CATTTCTAGGGCCACCAGATTGATTCGGAGGTCCTTGTCCATTTTGTTTTGGCATAATACATTCCTTTTTGTTATGGGTTAATATAATATCACGAAGATTCGTGACTTAAATTTATATGTGGGCGATACTGTTGCACCATTGTCGCCAGTATTCTAATTCGGGGAAGCTTTATCCCAATCCGGACTCACTAAATAATTTTGGGGTGAGTCATCACTTTCTTGGAACAGGCTCCAGATGACTCGATCCAGAAATCCCCCAAGCATAGCACCCCCAAAACCTTAATTACTCATGTAATAAAACATTGTTATAACGACCGTAATTACAAATATGAATATAAACCAGATTCCGTAGTTATAAGGTACTTGTTGAGTACGTTCACCGTAGACATACTTTACGGCGTTATCAATTGCAATATTTCTGATGTTTTGTTCTCCTAACCTCTGTATTGATACAGGTTTATCTTCTGATGTTAATTTTCCGATAATTATTTCAAGGTTAGGATAATTTTGTCGATGTGTTAATGTCTTTTCTAATTTCATTAATATATCTCCTTTAAAATAATAAGTATTTGATATTCACTTATTTATATATATAGTAAAATATATATAAATGATATTGTAAATTTTTTAGAACAAATTATATGAAACGTCTGCACGATAAATCACCCAACAGACTTTAAATACAAAACGAGGTTTTAGTCTGTAACCTGATAAGGAGAAATATCATGACTTATAAAGAAAATTTTGTAGTAGAATTAAAATGCAATGGTAAAATTATGCGTGTTAAAGATGGAGTTGTTTATTTACCTTATGGATCTGAATATACGCTTCTTCTCAAAAATCTTAACTCAAGAAAAGCATCAGTCAAGATTCACATTGATGGTCAGGATGTTCTTGATTATAGCAGTTTAATTCTTGAAGCAAATTCCAGTACTGAACTTAAAGGATTCCTTAATGGTTCCGTTGCTAAAAATCATTTCAAGTTTATTCATAAAACAAGAAAAATTCAAGAACATAGAGGCGATAAAATTGATGATGGATTAATAAGAGTTGAATTTGCTTTCGAAAAAGTACAACCTAAGATTCTTAAAAGATCTGTTATATATGATAATAATAGTTGGTTTGATGCAGATACAACTGTATATAAAACAATTGCTCAACCAATGGTTTCAAATAATGCCAGTAATTTTGTAAAGGGTTCAATAGATGGAAAAATTAGAGGTATTTCTAATGATTTTCACGTTGATTATTTGGGAATTGAATCTATTGGTCAACCTCTTGATGATGAAGGTATTACTGTTAAGGGATCTGAATGTAATCAATCATTTAGGTATGGAATGATCGGTGAAACCGAACAATCGAATGTAATAACCATACAATTAAAAGGTATGACCGGATCAGGTACTCAAGTAAAACAACCCATAACGGTAAATAAAAAACTTGAATGTTATATATGTGGAACAAAATCAAAATCATCATTTAAATATTGTCCTGTTTGTGGAACATTTTTAGAATAAAAATAAATCATGCAGATTTAAAAAAAACGATGGTTAATTAATTTTTGTTACCATCGTTTATATTATTTTAGTTCTAAACCTTCCATCAACTAAGAACAAAATATAAAGTGTGTCCACCATCGTTTTAAAGGAAACTTAAAATATGGAAAAGAAATTAGAATCAAAAGAAATTCTCATCAAAGATATATACGGTGATCATTGTTTAAACGATTCCTTAGGGGGTCCGTCTAGATCTAAAAAAGGAAATCCATCTGGATATGTTGAAATTTATGAGGTGAATGAAAATAATAATAAAAAATTACTTGGGCGATATAATCTAGTTCTTTATATTGGTCGAGAATGGTTAGCCCAAAGAATATTTAATGTAAATAATATAAATATTACATCAACCAGAGAAGAGTTTATCAGTTGGTTTGGATTAGGAAATGGTGGTGTCATTCCAGGTGACCCATTAAATCCATCCCCTCCAACATTAGATGATGAAGGTCTATCTTCTGAAGTTATGATATCCCCTTCTGATTCATCAGCTGCGGACTATCATGTAGTGGATGTAGATCATCCAGAAGAAGGTTATTATAAAATACCGTTTGATTCAGTTATATTTGAATCTGATGCTCTTAATAATGATAGATGGTTGGTAATAAATGTTACTACTACTGTCGGTGCTAGTTATGCAAACGACAAACAGTTAAGTGAAGCAGGTTTATTTTCTGCAGCAAGTTCTGTCGGAGGATATACCGGAAATTTTACAATTTTTTCAAGAGTTACATTCCCATCAATTGTTAAAACAACTGATAGAAGATTAATATTTTCATGGTTCATATATGTATAAAAATTATAGACCTGGAGAGAAAGGAAGATAAAAAAATAGAAAAATAAATAAACATTAGAGAAATTAATTTATTTAGGAGGAAACTAACATGGCTGCTAATGTTTCGCCAGGAGTTTTTAGTAAAATTATAGACCTTTCTCAATTCGTTCAAGCAGTACCATCAACAATTGGATTTATTGCTGCCCTTACTGAAAAAGGTGAGGATAATGTATTAAAATTTATCGGTTCAAGATCTGATTATATCAGCGAGTTTGGTGAACCAAATATTTCTACTTATGGAAAACAATATGGGCAAGGACCATATTGTGCATATAATTATTTGGGAGAATCAGGTGCTTTATATTTCATGAGATGCCTGCCTGATAATGCAACATTTTCAAATATTAGAATTGATACAACAGTTGGAGCAGGTGACTCAACCGCTGGGTATCAAATTACATTTGTGGAAGGAATGAATTCACAATCTGAACTTAAAAGCAATTTACAGCAAGATGGAACTACATATCCAATTTGTTTCTTATATCCAATTGGAAGAGGTCAGTGGTATAATAAATTAGGTGTAAGAATCACAGAGGTATCTAATCCAACTATTTGGGAGCAATATATCTTAGATATCTATGAAAAACAATCTGATGGGCAAGATGCAATTATTGAATCATTTGGTATTTCATTTGAACAAAATGCTAAAGACACAGGTGGAGAATCTATTTGGATTGTTGATGTTTTGAACACATATTCATCTGTATTAAGAGCTGAAATGTATGTCGATGAAAATCTAGATATTAAATCAGCTGGTTATAATGAAAATATCAAATTTTATGATAAAGATATTGATACAAATGTTAGAGTTACCTTAACACCTGGCTCAGCAGATATCACAGATATTAAACAAGATTTTTCAGATTGGGAAGGTTCCGCATCAGGTAATTTTGTTATTATTGCTAAAGATGGTAAAGGTAATGAAATTTGGGGTTGGTTAGGAACTGCCGGTGGCGTTGATGATGAAGTTATTACAGTATTTTCAGAAGTGTCACTATCAACACAATCATGGAATGGTTCTATATCAGAATTTGATGATGGAAGTACCATTGAATATCGTATTAAGAAATCATATGGTTCCGTAGTAGGTGCATTTGCATCAGCCAACCCTGTTCCATTAAGAAAGGGTGGAGATGGTGATTTGTTACAAGCTGATGGTTCATTAGATACAGTAGAAGCTACAACTTTATTGAACCAAGCCTATAATGGTATTATTGATGATAATGTTCTCGATAATGAAAATATTTATTTTTCAATGGTATTTGATTGTGGTTATCCAGCGGATGTAAAATCAGCTATCAGTACATTATGTCAAACAAGACGTGACTGTGTTGGTATTTTAGATAATGGTGATAATTCATCTGCTAATTTAGCACTTACTGCAAGAAATAATGTTAATACTTTTAATAATTATTTTGTTGCTCTTTATGAATCATATAATAAAGTATTTGATCCATTCACAGGTCAAGACGTTTGGTTTTCACCTATTTATCATATGTCTTATATTTTGCCAAGAAATGATACTGTTGCTGAACTTTGGTATGCAGCAGCAGGTTTCAATAGAGCAGCAATTGATACTATTAAAGAACAACGTTATAATCCAAGACTTGGTCAAAGAGATCAACTGTACTTAAAACAATTAAATCCAATTGTAAAATTTAATCCGGGTTATGTTGTTTGGGGCCAGTTAACCTCTCAAGCTAAAGCTAGTGCTCTTCAAGATCTTAATATTGTTCGACTTGTTTTATATATCAAGAGAGCGTTTGAAGACTTCTGTAGATTTTTCATCTTTGAGCAAAATGATGCAATCACTTGGTCATTAGTATCAGGTAAATTGGTTGACTTTCTCGAAGTAATCAGAAAGAAACGTGGTCTTGTAAATTATACAATAGATGTTGGAGCTACAGAGTACGAACAACGTACTAAGAGATTCCATGTCAATGTAACATTAGAACCTACAAGAACTGTTGAACAAATTGAATTGAACTTCTTTATAATATAAGTAGAATAAGGAGCCGCACACATTAAGTGAGTGGCTCCTTTTTTTCGTTGGAATATTTTATGGAGATAGTGGTTTACCCAATGGTACAACTGATAACGAATGTTTTAATGATCCATCTAAAATTTTAGTTGTGTAAACCAAATATACTAACATATTCATTTTTTTATCATAGAATCTAGCAATTTTCATTACCTTTGATCCAATGGATTTACTGATGTGAGTAATGTTTGTTCTTGTTGTTTTATCAACTACCATTTTTCCATTTTTAATGGGGATTTCCCCTGTAAGTCTTGCTGCAATTGCTGTGTTACTGGGGTCTGCTATTGCGAACATTCGACCAGATTTGATTGTTGTGAAAACAATTGAAATGAATGGATTATCAGGATCTTGAACCCTAATTATTTTTATTTTATCCCCACCTTGAATTAATCGTTTAACACATTCAACTTCACCAATTTGAACAATTGCATCATTTCCTGCAAACGATTTATTTACACCAATCATACCAATCATAACAAGCACTATACATGTGAGTTTTACATTTTTACTCATAATTTTCCCTAATCAATTTTAAATTCATTTTTATTAACTTCTATTTGAAATTTATATATATCATTCATAGCATCCCATGATTCATCAATAATTTTATTATTTAATAGTGGTACTATATTAATGATGAGAAAACTAATTGCATGTTGCTCTTGTATATATCCGGATTTATCATTCTCGTATCTTTTTGAAAGTTGTTTATATTCAATGTTGGACCTTCTTAGAGGATTATAAATATTTTTTATAATAAGATTCAATTCACTTATTAATTGAAGAAAGAATAAACATGTATTTGAATTTATATTTGGATTGTTCATAGAACTAAATAATGCTGAGTTGGCAACTCCATCTGAAATAATTGATAGCTGCTTTAAATTAATGTCTTTCAATTCAAATAATCCAATATGTTCTCTCATAGATAAATGACTTTGAATATCAAAATCTGGAGGGATAGCTACAAATTCTGCTAAAACATAATTATCTATAGTACTTTGATCGATCATCTCATGAGAATTATCGATAGGTAGACTATCACGGTTTTTACTGGTCGGTTTTATAATCATTTCATCTTTATAATTAATGTTGACTGACTTTGATATATGGGAGTCCACCCCAGTCGTTGTCGTGTTCGAGGTCAGAAAAGAATTCACCATCTTCATCACCGTATTGAAAAAAGTATATATATCCATTATTCTCCTCTAGTAATTTTTTGCCTTTATTTAAAGCATCATTTTTTTGTATCATATCTATTTCATCATCACATTGTTTTTGCCATGCTTGATTATGCCATAAGTCCCTTTCTGTTATTCCTTCTCGCTTACAAAAAGTTTTAGAGTGGTCCCATGATGAAATAATTCCATCAACCCAACCTGAACACAGAACTTCAATAATTTGTGGCAAAGCTTCTGGTCCAGCTTTTAATGGTTTTTGTTTGATGCCATCGGTAAATATTTGTTTTTGAAAATCAGGTCTACTTATATAACGAGATACATTTTTTTCATTTTCAATCTTACATGGCCAAATAACAATGAATGAAGAAGAACTTGAGTTAGTTACAAAATCACTTTTTATTTTCATTTTATAATCCTAGTGGGCATGAGTATCTATTATTGTTTAATGATTCTCTAAATAGTTGAAATGGGGATGTATTATTCCAGATATATTCAATGTCGTGATCGTTTGTTATGGGAACTGACCACAAATTCTTATCTGCAAAACTACATGGCATAAGTCGCATATCTGGAGTTATATATGCTGACATTCGTGCCGCTTCACAGGAATCAATTGACATTTGTTGTAGTTTATTTGGAGTAACATATTTTAAAACATGATTTACTAAACAGCTATCCATTCCAATTTTAAATTTACTTTGTGGTTTGAAAACAACTTCTGAAAATTTTTTCAATTGGTGGGGTTCGGGTACCCAATCAAGGTTTACACCTGCACCTGCTGGTTTGAATAATAGAAATATAACAGCATTTAATTTATCAATATCAACCAAACTCGATTCACCTTCTTGCCAAGGGTTTTCTCCAGATAATATTTGTACTGCCATATTATATGATTCTTTTGAAAAAATTGTATGGATGTTAGTTTTAACTCCAGCATTCAATAATTTTTCAATGGCATTATATGTATACTCTTTACAATAATTACTAATTGCAACCGCTCCACACACTTTTGATATTTCAATATGTTTATCTGTTAACCCAATACCACTTGTTGTATAGTTTGGTGTAACCCCATTATCTTTGGCATATGTCACAATTTTCTCAAATTCTTCATGCTGATTAGGATCACCTCTACCACCCAAAGCAACTTGGTTTGTGTGATGTTTAGTTTGATCTATTATTATTTTGAAATTATCAAATGACATGTTTGGTTCATTGATATGACCTTGATAACAAAATTTACATTTGTTTTTACAATGACCCATAATTCCAACGTCAATTAATGAGGGAAGATATAATGAAAAAGGATCTTCTTTTCCAGTTGTTCCTCTTAGTACTTCAACACCGGTTGCAGTGCTAAAAAATAATTCATAGTCATTATTTTTAAAAAATTTATTGAATATCATAATTTTTTCATGCCGATTTCGTTGTTTGGCTTTTCTTTCTCAATGGGTTTAATTTTTTCCACCACTTCGTCTTCAATGGTTTCTTTTTCAATAGGTTTTTTTTCTTCTTTGATATCTTGTGTCTTGTCATTTCTCTCCTCGCCCTTTATTTTAATTTCATGTACAACAATGTCTACACCATCTTTTATAATATTAATACCATCCTTCATAATTACTTTTGTTTTTTTACCAAGTTCTTTAAATTTTATTTCTAAAGATGACCTCCCTGTTGTAACCTTTTGGTTAACTTCTGTTTTAACTTGGTTGATTTTTTTTTCATCGTCATGGTCATTTATTACAATGTAGCTTATGATAACAACAATAATAATTGGCCAACTAACAATAAATCTAATTATTTTACTCATATTTTCTCCTTTTAAAAAATTAAAGTTAATTATTGTTTCATTTATTAATATATATAGTTATTGATTTAATTTATGAACAATGTCCCACACAGTTTAGAACAAAATATAAAATTGTTCGCCGGTACTATATAAAAATTATGGAAACTAATTATGAAAAAAGTCAAAGATAATGAGGCGGTTGGAGGGTTTGCTATCGACTCGTTTCCACGAAAAAAGAAACAGAAAGATAATAGAGTTGTATACCCAGAAATTAAATCTGAACCGATATTTAAAAGAGCTATGATTGATCTTGATGGTACTATTCATAGATATTCTCAGGGTTATAAAAATGGTGAAATCTATGATGATGCGTTTGATGGAGCTAAAGAGGTCATAGAATGGTTAAAACAAAATGGGTACGAGATAGTCATATTCACTACTCGAGCATCAAAACAAAATGCTAAAGAATTTGGTGGTAATGATCAAGAACAAATTAAAAATGTGGGTAAATGGTTAACTGATAAAGGTATTTATTTTGATAAAATTACTGCTGAAAAACTTGCAGCGGATTTTTATATCGACGACAAAGCCATCAGTATTTCGAATGGTAATTGGAAAGCAGTTTTAAATGTAATAAAAAAACGTATAAAGTACAAAGTTGTATAACAACTAGGAGGATACTAAAATGGGTATGAAATACTCTTTTGCCGAACTCGGAAATAATATATTAACAAGAAAGTTTGGTGGAACAACAGCTGGTGTTGCTGATCCTTATGTAACTGGTTATCATTTCATATGGTTTGATAAATTACCTGGTGCATTGGAAACTTATGTTAAAGAAGGTAATTCAGGGATACAATCAAATGCAGAAATTAGAAATGTGCTTGCGGCATCTTGTTTGTCAGTTACTCCACCAGGTGGAACTCTCAATAAAATTGAGTACACTGGTCTTGGTGGTGTAAAATGGGCTGTTCCTGGAAATATTGATTATGGAAATACTGTATCAGTAAAATTCTTAGAATTTAATAAAACTCCAATTCTTGATATTATGCATTCTTGGGTTAAACTTATTCGCGATTACAGAACAGGTATTACTGATCTTGATGATGGTGATAATGGTGAAGGATATACCAAGAAAACATATGCTGGATTGATGTATTACTGGACAACAGCACCGGATGCAAAAACAATAGAATACTATGCAGCATATGATGGTGTTTTTCCAGCAAAAGATCCACAAGACTTATTTACAAGTGATGTTGAAACAGTTGGTAGATTAGATTTAGAAATGGAATTCAATGTTGATTATGCATGGCATGAACCTTGGGTACTTAATAAATGTCAAACACTATCTGCACCATTTACTAAATCAGCTGATAATATTAAAAAATATGGACCAACACAGGCTGCTTAATGAGGCAAATATATGTTACCAAAATCTTATCTTAGAGTTATTGCTGCCTATATGGTTTACGAATCTGCACTTTCAAAGATTGCTAAAATTCAGGCGTTTCGTTTTATTGAACTCGAAGCGTCTGATATACAACTAAAAGTATTTATTAATGAAGGGAAGATTCGTCAAGTATATGAAGGTGAGATGATTCAGGATGCAGTTTTTATTCCTGCATTGATAATTGGAGCAGCTCTTGGGGCAGCAAAAATGGCATATTCTCAATTTTTATCAAAAGCTGCAATAAAATGTAAAGGGAAAGAACATTCAGAAAAACAAAAATGTATGCGGGATTATAGAATAAAAGCTAATTATATAAAAGTTGCAGCATTGAAAAGGGAAATAAGTAAATGTAATCAAACAAACAATGTCAAAAAATGTCGAGATTTATTTCTCAAGCACATAAAGAAGATTGAAAGTCAAATTCAAAAAGATAAGATCAAAAATATTAGGAGGTAGTTACAAATGGATACTAATAGAATGAGGTTAGGTCTTGTATATATTTTCGATGAAAATAAAAATATTCCATCAAAAGCCAAACTTCACTTGATTAACTTTATCGAAAATGCTAATAAATATCAATTAAAAGTTTTAGCGATGGATGGTGAGCTTATACCAAAAGAATCAATTGATGAAAATACCAAATCTATCATAGAGGATAGATTTGAAACAAGAAATGATATAAATGAAGTATTAAATAAAGCATCGTTAAAAGGGATTAAAGAAAGTATTTTTAAAAAGAGTAATAGGACTTCAGCAAGACTTGAAAAATCTCTTAACTATTACAAACACAAACTTGCACAATGCCAAAAGAAATATGTTGGGAAACCAGATAAAATTAAGTTATGTCAAATAAAAATGAAAGAAGCTGTCAAAGAGTTTCAAGCTGCACTACAACATGTTAAACAAAATATAGCAGCTCAAAAAAATAACAAAACTAAATAAAGAAAAAACTAATTCGATACGAAAGAAAGGAGATAAACAAATGACATTCAAAGGATTTGCAGTACAGTATCCGGAATATGAAGTATTAACGCCACAAACCAAACAATCATATACTTTAAGATCTCTTAGTGTTCAAGAGGAAGAGAGATTAAAAGGTAGTATGATTACACCAACTAAAATTGCGGAACATCTGAATAGTTGTATTTTTGATTCTTTAGTTAACAAACCAGAAGATGTTACAGATCTAGATTCATTTTTAAGGACTACAACATTAAAAGATAGAGACGCTTTATTATATGGTCTTTATCACATAACATATGAAGAAATTAGAAACTATCAGGTCAAATGCACATCATGTGCTACTGAATATGCTGTAACAATTGCAGCATCTAGTACATTCAATTTTAATACTTATCAAGGTACAAATGTTTTAACTGATAAACATAAATTTGAGTTACCTGTTTCAAAGGGTGTTTTTGTTACAGTTAAACAACCAACATTATTTGATGAAATTACTGCAATAAAACAACTGGGGAACAGACCTGGAAGTACAATTGAATTAATTACCGAAATTCTTATCATTGATAAATTCGAACAGGATGTTAAGGAAAGTAAAAAACAAATTCTTTATAATGATAGAATCGATATTCTTGATGCTTATCTTTCGCTTCCTGCTAAAGATAAAAGAGAAATTTATAAAGTATATAATGAATCTTTCGGAAAATATGGTGTTGATCTTAAAATGCAAAGTAATTGTACAAGTTGTGGTAATCAAGATAATTATGATATTGATTTAGTGGAAAGCTTTTTTCGCTCATTGTTCTCAGCATAATCAAATAGGTGAATTTAAAGATAACTTGTCTGAGAACATATTTTCGTGTATGGAATTAAGCAAACAATCATATAATGATGTTATACTTATGCCCGTCAAAAGATTTACAGACTATCTCAAATGGAAAAGCAGTTTAGAGGAAGAAAAACAAAAGAGATACGAAGAGGAAACAAAAAAATATGGCTAATTTATTAGATAGATTTAATGAAACAGTTGCTGGTTCAAATTCTAAATTAGCTGATTATATTTCAAAGATTTCTGTAAGAAGTGATTTTAAAAGAATTACAGATATTAAAGTTTTAATTAATTCTTGGAACAATATTTTGATAACTCCAAGAAGAACTTATATGTATGACCCTGAATATGGTAGCGAATTATATAAAATGATTTTTGAACCTGCTGATGAATCAACAGTTAATAAAGTTATTGAAGAAGTAACATCTAATTTATTGAGATATGATGATCGAGCAACTATTGAAGATGTGAATGTTACGTTTTTTCCTAATAGAAAAGGGTTTTCTGTTGCAGTTGATATAAATTATGAGGGGGAGACCGGTCAATTAGAAGTTATAGTTGATGAGGATGTTTACTTTAAATTTTTTGAATCTACTGAGGCGAATTAAATGCTTACTCAATATAATAGACATATTTTAAAAGAGGCTGGACAAAAATATTTATTCGATATTGCTATAGATAGTCAAGTCTTAAAGAAAAAATTAACATTTATAGAACATGTTGAATTGTGTAATTCAATTTATTCTCTAACATATGAGGAAATTATTGGCTTAACAATTACAGAAGATATAAAAGAATTTGAAAGTAAATTTAAAAAGTTTTTAAAATATAGTCTTGCCACAATTGCAAGCGCAATCACACTTGGTCCTCTAGCTCCACCGATTGCAATGTTTATTTTATATTTATTTAGAAAGATGACTGATACATGTTCAAGAAGATGCATTAGAATGATGCCAACATCAATTAAAAGAAAAATATGTCGTTATGAGTGTCAAGTTAATGCATGTCGTCAAATTGTAAATAAATTGAGATCTGAAATATCAAGATGTAGTACATTTTCTAATAGTGACAAGTGTGAAAAAAAATTAAAAAAAGAATTTATTAAATGGTCAAAAAGACTTCAACAACAAATAATTAAATTACAACAGGCCAAATTAGGTGTTGAAGAAAAAAAGAGAAAATTAAAATCAAAAGAACTTTCAAAAAAGATAAGAACAATTACTAATAATTATAATTTACCAAAGAGCCAATTAATGAAAATAGTTGTTGAAAGTAAAAGGTTAAGACAGTCAATTCCATTTAGAAATCATTTAAAAATGTATCAAAGAGTTACAGCTTTAAAAGAAAATGAATATACAATTAACCCTCCAAAAATTGATCCTGCAAAAGAAAAATATGCAAGACAAGCTCTTTACCTTGGTTTGTGGATTATACCAATACCATTTTTTAATGATGTTGTTAATTATATAATAAAAAAATATAATTTTGCATGTGTTGGAAAATGTTTAGGGCAGAAAAAATATTCTAAAATATTATGTATTCACCAATGTTCTTATCTTTCTGCACAATATGGTGTGCAGTTGTTAAAAAAACAGCTTTCTAAATGTAATAAATCTAACAATCCAGTTAAGTGTAAGAAAAAAATTTATAGTCTTCTTGAAGATTGGAAACAAAGAGAGATTGAAGCAAAAATTAAATTTCAATCATCACTAAGAAATGAAATGAGGAAAGCTAAAGAAAGAGAAGGAAAACAATAATGTCGGATATTCAAAACTACGAAAGAATATACCAGTATGTGCATGAATATCAAAATTTGTTATATAAATATTATAGCAAACATGTCGTTAGATATTTAGTAACATATTACAATTTAAATATTGATAACACTATATGGGAAGATGAAGATGTGTTTGGTGGTGCTTATGAACAAACCGGTAATCTTACAGGTATAAGAAGAAATAAAATTTTATTACTGCCTGTATATTTTCCGGAAGAAATAAATACAGCATTTGATGGTGAGGATGTTGGTTATAACAAAACTACAGAAACAACTATTGTAATACCAAGCACATATGGATTTAAACCATACCCACATGATATTATTAAACTAGAACAGGAATTTTTAAGAACCAATGATGATACATATCCATTATATCAAGTAACTGGTGTTGAAGTTCATCCCAATACAGATAAAAGATATTGGAAACTAAAATGTCAAGTATTTCAAAGTGAATCATTAAATGTAGTAGATGAACAAGTTGAAAATATATATTCTTTTGTTGAATATGATAAACAAATTCATACTCTTGATAATAGTCGATTCATTTCAAGAATGTTATATAAAGATTCATTGTTAAAACCAGTTTTAAAAGATGTATTATTTGATAATAGAGTTGGTTTTTATTTTACACCAAGAACACCACCTGGATGTTAAGGAGATAACGAATGGCTGATACATTATTATCAGAACAAATATATTTATCTAGAGATTCGTTCCGTGAATTGATTTCTGCTGAGGCGAAAAAATATTTAGAACTAGAAAATGTGGATTTAACGAAATCGTCATTTCTCAGTTTCCTCATTGATACAATTTCTACAGTATCTGGTAATCTTTTGTTTTATCAATTATCATCATACCGTGAATTTTTTCTCACAAAGGCTCAATTACCCGAATCAATTCTAAATCTTTCTTCATTTCTTGGATATAATACAGTTGAAGCAACACCAGCTACTGTTAATGTTTTAATGACATTCCCGTTTGGTTTTGAAGATCCAATAAGTCAATTTGTTATATCAGAAGGGTTTGTATTTACTGCTGATAATGATGTTGATTTTGTAACATACTATTCAACAACAGTGGAAGTAATAAATAATGCAAATGTAAATGTTCAAATTACTGAAGGTAATAAACGGTATAATTTACCAGTTGAAATAACAACTGATTCATTTAGTTTTGTTTTACCATTAAAACAAATCAAAACATCTGAACAGGAATTTCAAATTGATTCTGATACAAGAGAGTATCAATTTGTTTCGTTGAATGTTCCTATTACAGGTGAAGTTGCCGACTTACAAATTGAAATACAAGATCCTGGAAGTTCTGGTACAACAATATGGGATGAATTTACAAGTTTGTTTCTTATGTCGTCTTCTGATAAGGGTTATATATCAAGGAGAACAGATTATGGAAGAGTTGTGACATTTGGTAATGGTTTAATTGGTGTTCAACCAACTCCTGGTTCTTCTGTTTTTATGAATATATTAACAACATTAGGAGCTGACGGAAATGTAATTGCTGGATCAATAAGAGAAGGTGAAAGAATTTATTTAACAACTTTAGGTGGTACAACACAAATTGTTGATTACGAAGTTATTAACAATTCTTCAGCGTTTGGTGGTAAAGATGAGGAGTCACTTGAAGAAATAAGACGAAATTCAATTGAGTCGATTAGGTCATTAGAGCGTCTTGTTTCATCTGATGATTATAAAAGTATCAATATAGTTGTTCCTGATATTCCATTTGCTCAAAATGCATTACCTGTTTTAAAGAGATCTGATTTACAAGTTAATGAAATTGAATTGTTTACTGCTTTACTCTTTGGTTCTAACGAAGTAGGTGAATTTTCAAATCTTGTACCAACACGAAATGCAGTTTTTACAGTTCCAATAACAACATCGAGATTGTATAGAAATGATATAATAACGATTGGAAGTTCAGAATATTATAATATTTTTGAAATAGAAATTGATACACAAAATACTGTTGGTATTTATGAGTATATTATTTTAGCAATCGAAGTGATACCAGCATTAGAAACAAGTTATACATCTACATATAACATATATGCAGATCTTTTAGAAATCGAAAGAAACGGAACAGAGGGTATATTTAAGTTACATTATAAATCACTTGAAGTCGACCCAGACTTAACAACATGTGAAATGGTAATACAATCAAGTGGTTCAACGAAGACAATGATTAATGATGCAACCAATGGCTATTTTATTTATACATTTGATCCTTACACAGGTATACCAATTGGTGAGCAAACATATGAATTTACAATTAGTGACCCATATGGTTCTGAGGTTGCTTTATATTCGAACAAGGTTACATTTAGAGCAGACTTGAGCTCATTTATGAGATCAAATGTTCAATTTGATTCAACAAATGTTATTATTTATGATGTGCCGGTAATTGAAAAAGAATACTATGATTCAATTGATCAAAAGGGATTTGAACTTCAAGTATTACAAACATTGATTAGCAGTGCTGATTTATCAAATGCAAGAATGTTAACTGATTTTTCAAATGTTAAATTTACAAATACACACGGTATTCTTAATACTATGCTTCTCAATCAACCTACGATTACTTCAGTTATTGATATAGTAGAAACCATTCCTGTCACACCTGCGATAGGTGATAGATATATATTTTCACCAACATCTAGAAATGATGAATATCAAGATAATATCATGAGATGTACTAGTCTTGGTCCTGTTGAATTTGTATATGAAAAACCTGTTGCTGATTCTATTGTGTATATTACAAATATTGGTGAGAATTATATTCATTCAGAATCAGGATGGATTCCATTACCAATTTATAACGTACCAGTTGAAGTTGAAATAGAAGTATTTAGAGATAACACATTCACCGGGAATTTATCATCTCTTCAAGATACTGTTAGAACAACTATCATTGAAGCTTTTGAGGATAGATTTGGTACTGCTGCAGAGATATATAGATCAGAAATTATTGATACTGTTCAAGAAATTGCTGGTATTAGTCATTGTAGATTACGAAAACCAATAACTAGTATTTTCTTTAACTTTGATTTGAAGGACTTAACCGAGGATGAACTATTAAGATATGGACCAGAGTATGTTTATTTTACAAAAGACACTATTTCAGTTAGGGTGGTATAATATATGGATCAATTACTTGCAAAGGCAAAAATTAATGATGCACAATTAAAAAGACATATAGTGAGAGTTGTGGCTAAAAATTTGGGTGCATTAACCGAACCTTGTTATTTTCCGCAAATTAAAAAAAATTTTTATGAATTTTTAAAGTTAACTAATTTAACAGAACAAGATATTAGAGATTTTGCTAAGCGAAGATGGAAAGGAAGAAAGGAAGCAAAATTCGGTACTCAAAGTAGTCATGTTGCAAATTTTTATGTTTTTCTTATGCAATATTTTTTGAATAAAAGAGATAAAACAACATATAAATACCTAATGGTTTTTTATATGATTAGAATTTATGCTGGTTTTATGCATAAGGCTTTTAAAAAATATTGTAATGATGATGTTTTTAAATATGCATTAGATACTTTAACAAAAACACATTTATTTTCAAGAGAAAAAACAATACCGAATGCTTTGTTTTATATTGCAGGTGAAATGGTTAGACGATGGACTAAAGGAATAAGAACAGGTGATCTTGATAATATTTCCAAATTTATGCAGGATAGTAGAACAAGAGTAACTCAGAGTATGAAAAGTTTTGCAAATACATATTACAAAGCATCTGATGCTGGGGTAGGTATTAAAAGTGAAGAAGAACCATCAGATGATGAAAATAATTATCAAATAAAAGTTGCTGATAAAGGTATAAAACTTGCTGATACTATTACAAAAAAAATAACAGTTTATAGATTTACAGATCGTAAAAGTCAAGAAAATGCAAGACGACTTGCAAAAATTAATTCATCGCTTGCAACCCAAATTGTTTCTAAACTTAATAATATTAAATTAGCAGATAAGTTAAGACTTATTTTCAGATTATATATGAAGGATTTACCCGACGCTGAATCTATATGTGGAGATAAATATGAATCTTACATTAGACAATTAATGTCTATTAAAAGAACAAAAATAAAAATTTACTTTAAACAACAAGTTAATTTATTACTTATAAATATATTAGATGATATTAACTATAAAGATAAATATGATGAACTTACCTCACAAACTCAATTTCTTATTAATTTATTTCTTGCCTACTATTTAACTATGGTATTAAAAAATACTGTTTGTGTTAATTAAGTAGTATAAATTGGCCCGCCCTTAGCAACTAAGTCATCTTCTGTTTTTTTACTTTCATGTGGCGCTCTATTACTAGTAATAACTTGACTAACTTCTGCATTTTGTCTTTTTGCTACAGCGTTATTTCTTGCAATTAAATCCATTTCTTCTGTAATATTACTTCTTGAAGCTGATACATAACCTTTAGATGCTCCATTTGTTGAACCAGCTAAATTTGAAGCAATAGAATTTACACGACCTCTCTTTGTTGATAATGACCTATCATCAGCTGATAAAGATTTAAGATAACTTCTTAGTGTTGGTCTATTTGAGAATTTTTTATTTTCTTCTATTAAAATACTTCCATATAAACTTGTAAACTCTATTCTTACATCAACCATAGCAAGCTTTTGATTATATGATATTTGTTGTTGATCACCACCTTTAATGACAGTAACGTTTGTTATAACAGAAGGGTCCAGATTATAAATACCAGGAGCATTTATTTTATGAAAAAATGGCCAATTATATGTTTCACCATCTTTTGATCTTGGAAGAGCAAGAGCTAATATTACAGCGAGAGGTCCAATGATATGTTGTTTAGTAGAATTTTCATTGCCAGGATTTGGATTGTATAATCTAACGGTTGCTGTATATGAAGGTTGAAAACCACTATTTCTCCATACTTGAGGAAAATCAACTCTATGACCAGCAAGCATACTATTAATCACCCCTGCTCCACCACCTACCATTTTTGAAAATTCCGAACCTTCTTGATTCGCTTTTCCAGCAATTTTGTTTATTCCACTGGCCATCTTAGTCATACCACCACCGCCGCTTTTAAGAATACTTCCAATAACTCCCTCCATACTACCGCCAAGATCAGTCATGGCCCCACCCATCTTTTTTACACCCTCACTTGCGGTTTCTGAACCTGTCATTTGCATTAGTTGAGACATACCTTGTGACGCAACATCTGTAAACTTTTGTAAGAAGGTTTCTCCGTATTCATTTGTAAAGGTATCTGTTGGAAAACTATCTGCTAAAAAAGCTAAATGAATAGGTACTTCTGTTGTAAAACCATGACTTTTCAAAATCCTTAAATAAGATTTTTTATCTTCTTCAATGGTAAACAAATTTAAACCAGTTGAAAAATGTGGCTTACATGGTTTGATTTCAAATACTGGCATGGTATTAACAATCATTTCATCGCTAACCCATGTACTTGGAGGTAACCCAAAGGCTCCATTAATAGGTTCTAGACGCATTTTTATCTCCTTACTTGATATTACACATAGTTACATCTCTTGCTGCATTAAGACCAGAAGAAAATTGAATACCTCGACGTCCTGGCCCACCATGATTAACAACTTGATTTGCAGATTTATTAGTTGAAGTTAAAACATTTGTATTTTGTACAATTGCAGCTGTTGTTTGTGTTTGACCTTTTTCGTAACTTGTGGCCATTCGTTCAGCAAGAGTTTTATATCCAGCTGTTTTTGCTTGAGCTTCTGTCGCCATTTTTGCTCCACTCATATTAACAATATCTTTTCTTCTTGTTCCATCTGAATAATTATCAATACCAATAATATCATTATATAATTCTTTTTCAATATTATTTAATTGAGCTTTTTTATCTATTGGTATTTTAGTTGCTTGTATTGTTTTTCTTGTATTGCTACTTTCTTCCAATGCCTGCTCTAATTTATTAGCTAAATTTCCTTCTTTGATATCTTTGATAGTTCCAATCAATTTCTTAAATATAGTTCCGATTACAGGAAGACTACTAATTTTATTAACAAATTGATCTTTTAAATAAGTATAAGCTTTTTTCAATCCCACAAGTGGAAACATAGCAGTGAATATAATTTCTTTTACAAGATTGCCATATCGTTTTAATAAATTATCACCGAATATACCTCTTAGTTTTTTACCAAGCCATTTAAATGGTGTCATAATCCAGTTAACAATTTTTGATACCCACTCTGAAACAAAACTTACTGAGTCTTGTAAAATACCTGGTTTTGCCATCCAATCATTTATCCATTTTTTGACGTTTCCTAAACCAAATTTTGCAAGTACCCAAACACTTTTTATACCTTCTTTAAATGCTCTAAATGGAAACATTGCAATATTCCACATTCCTTTTGCGAGATCTCCAATTGTTGATAATGATTTACTGATACCTTCAGATATTTTCTTACCACCAACGAATCCTAAAACACCACCAGCTACTGCACCGATTGCACCACCAATTAATGTACCAATACCAGGCACAACACTACCAATAGCTGCACCCATTGCAGCACCTTTCAATGCACCATGTGTAGAACCTGCAAGACCAGTTTCTTTTCCGCCAACAAACCCAGCCAACCCACGAATTAAGAAATTACCCATAAATGCTTCTGGGTCTCTGATTGCTTGTATGGCATCCCATAACCCCATTCCACCAGCAACAAGACCTCCACCAACAAGACCAGCTGCCGAACCGGCCATTTTTAATCCACCACGGGCCATATAACTAACAACCCCTCGTGCTCCACCACCAGCTGCTGCACCTGAAAAACCACCCATATATTTTCCTACTGCACCAAACGGAGATGTGAGGAGTCCTTTTATACCTTTACTACCAAGTCCTTTAAATAATGTTCCAAGAGGACCGAGTACTGTTTTAAATACTCTAAAGAATGGTCCTAATAAAAATATTGACATTCCTGCAAGTTTATTAAAAATACCAGTGGTAGTTCTTATCAATGTTGAAGCAAAACCAATTAGAATACCAGTCCAACCTTTTCTATCTTTTCTATTTTGTGACAATATCCAAGACATCTTCTCTCTAATCCATGAAGATTTCTTGTTTTGTTTGTTTAGTTCATCTAATTTTTTTGAAGATTGTCTACCTTGTTTTCTCATTTCTGCTAAATGTTTTTGTGTCTTATATTCATTAGAGTAACTCTTTTTATATCTATCTTTTGCTGCTTTTTTAAATGAAATGATACTCTTCTTTATTGATGAAATTGTTTTGAAAATTGATTTTAAAAATTTATTATTTTTGAGTCTAGATTTTATACCCTCTACTGTTGTTTCATATAAACCTGAAATTTTTTCTTTTGTATCATTTACAAGCTTATTATTTAATATAGCTTCTTTTGCAGATGTCGCTATATTCTGAGCCATACTTGGAGAATGAGGACCTTCTCTTTCTTCTTGCGCTTCTTTCATTTTATTTAGATTTGAAATTTTTTCTGCAATTTTAATCCATAACTTATAAATTGAAGACTCTTCAGCTGCTTTTCCATACCCCTCAAATATTGAACCACCAATATTTTGTTTTGATACACCCATATTTCGAAGTATTTTTATTGGATTGAGAAGATTCATAGGGGTATTTATGCCCGCTTCTCTCATAGCATCTCTATCAAGATTATACTTTTCAGCGAGGTTATCCATAAATCCTGGTCGTTCACCAATTTTTCTTGAAGTTAAAACTTCTTTAATTTTTCCAAATATTGTATAAGTATATTGTTTAGGACCTTTTATTTCTTCTCCAACAACAGCTTCTGCTGACGTTTTTGTATAAAGAACTAGTTTATCAAGTTTTGGCATCATATTACTATATATAAGACCAAGAAGATTTGATATTCTTAAAAATGCATTGCTAGTACTTGTTGCTTTTCTTACATCACCTGCATACCCACCTCTAACTCCAAAAAGGAATTGCATAGGCGCAAGAAGACCTGATTTCATTAAATCAGTAAACATAAGCATATTTCTAAATGTAGGATGTTGTAATAAAGTTCTCTGCCATGCAATTGTCAATCGAGAAGTCATACCAACCATAGCAACTTTTAATTCAAGTATACCTCTTAACAATCTCTTTTGAAATGTTTCCTCATTATCCCCCCGTGCACGTTTATATTCATCCACGAATGTTTCTAATATATTATTTGACCTTTTATCTCTTTCAACAACAACTGTTTCTAATCGTATGAGATTTTCAGACATCATTGATAGAGTACTATTTAATTTTTTTGAGATATCAGCAGATTTTGCTTCATCAATCTGTTTTAAGATTTTATCAATTGGGGCAACAATTTCAGCTGAATGAACTTCAACAACACCACCTTCTTTAATATAACCACCATCTTGTAGTTTTGGTGGATTTGCTTCAATTGTTTGTTGAAGTTTTTCTAAATCAGCTATTGATGCATGCTTTTTATCTTGTTCTTCACCTTCGATTTTTTTACCTTTTTTGAAAATATTTGCAATACCGCTACCTGCTTTTGACAAGCCTTCGGTCATTGCATTACCAACTTTATCTTTTATTTTACGAGCTGCACCTTGAAAAACATCTGTTTCCATGAATTTTGCTGCAAAGAAACCAAAAAGAGGAGTGGCTTTTGCTAAAGACATTGCAACTGTATTAGTTTTATTTATACTAATATCATCTCCAATTGCTTTACCATATTGTGAAACAGCATCTGCAGTTGCTTTACTTGTATCAATAGTTATATTTTTAACGCCACTTGCCAAAGAATTGATTGTTCTTCCTAATCCTTTTAAAACAGTATTATATCCTTGGGCTGTTTCAGCTGTCATATCAGTACGTTCTTGGTCAAGTTGCGTCATCATTTTTTGTTGTTGTTTAGTAATCGAACTGATCTCAGTTGATATTTGTAACCTTTTCCTATTTTGCTCTTGAACTAAATCGTCAACACTACGATGCAAACTATTAATACGACGAGCTCTATCACTTGCTATATTTTGACTATTTTCATCAAGTAAGTTTGTTCCTGGTGGTAAATTTTCATTAGCAGCCATTAAATATCTCCTTACAATTTGTTAATCAGCTTATAAACTTTTTGACTTGGACGTTTAACTAATGCAGGCAATGAGATTACCTCTGATGGAGCATATAATTCTTGGTAACATAATTCTTTTATATGTTTTACATTAATTCCAAATACAGTTTTATATGCTGTATAAAGAGGAGTAATAAATTTTCTATTTACAAATACTACCTTTTCAATAAGTTGTGGTGAATTTGAAGATATTCCTTTCCAGATAATTTTTATCATTACAATATAGTCTGTAATAAGTTTTTCTATTTCTTCTTTGTTCAATGTTGTTATATCAGTAAAAGTTTCCAATAGTAGTTTATGATACTGACTTAACATTTTATTTGTTCTTTCTTTTATTTCAATATTTAAATAAATAAACGATATTAATTTTTGTGTCTGTTTAATATCTAATTTTCCAGACTGTACTGAAAATATTTTTGACCAATAAAAATGATAAAACATTGTCAATTCAGATTTGAATGTTTGATAAAATTGATTCGGAAATTTATTGGATGATTTATGTATAAGTTCATGTAAAGTTGTTATTGATAATTCATTATTTGATGCAAAACCAAATATATTTACATCATTATCAACAAATACTAAAATATATTTACCCATTGTAAAACCAGCGTACCCTTTAAATTCCGGAGGTTGTCTTTTTAACAATACCTTATATATTTTATCTGTCAAATAACAAGGGAAAAATTCTCCTTTTTTCATCAATTTAACCAGTGTTTTAACAATAGGAGCAACTCGTGAAGTCTTACCCATAGCTTTAATGAAGTTTTGTTTTAATAAAACAGAACTATATATGTTTACACCACCCATATTTAAAACGAGACGAAGATCTCCTTTTGGTGCAGCAAACATTTCATTAATATGTGTAATTTGATCTCCCATATTTAACATCTCCTTAATTTTTTTCATATAAACTTAATATATCTATAAATCCACCCATTTCTTCTATATGTTTTTGTACATGCCCCATAACGCCTTCATTTGTAAAATTATTTGGCACATCACTATTACTAGAAATAATACTTGCCATTTCATTTGTAATCGCTGAGAATTCTTGTGTATCTATCATCAATGGAGGATCATATTTTCTTACATAATGTACACATGATGTGGCTAGCGCCAAGTCATCGTGACATCCTGTATCTGCTTCAACTCTACCATTTGTTTTAGTAACAAGCCCAATTAATTCTAGTACTAATCTTTCAGATTTAATACATTCAGGATATTGTGTTGTGTATGAATATAATGAATCAATCATTAATGGTCTTGTTTTTGAATTTGTTGAAAGGCCCGGAAGTACAGTTTGCTTCCCACGTTTTTCTTTATAAATCATAAAGGAAAATTCACTGTTATTTAATTGCTCAACAACTTGATTACCATATGAATTTGATTCAACAACAATCATTCCACTATATTGTTGTGCTAGAACTTTAATAACTTTGACATAATCCAGTACCTTACATTTTCCTTGATATTCAGCTACCTGTTCGAGAGTCTCATAATCCCACACTGTAGCTGCCGATTTATCTTCACCATGTTCAGGAGCTGTATCGACGCCCATTATATAGTATCTACCGGGTATTGGATTTTTAAATTTCCACAATTCTCCGTTAAATAGTTTCAATCTTTCAATTGGTTCTGTTACTGAATTTTGTAGCGCCTCAACTGTATCAGTTTCAAAGAATGAACCTTCTGTTGGTAGGAATTTTAATTCCAATTCCTGTGCAATTTTGCGTTGGTCACCATCAAATAATCTACATTGAGTCTTATACCAATCCGGATCATCAGCTAATTCAGGAATCATTTTCCAATGAATCACAAATGGTTCAAAAATATCATCTCTTGATACTGCTTTCATATATCGTTGAAAATACCATTCCCCAATACCATTGGTTTTATTTGGAGTAGATAAAACAACTGTTCCATATGGTACTTGTGCTTTCTTAGCTTGCATCTGGTTTGTAGAAAGTGCTGGCACAAGTGAAGTCCAAGCTGTATCAATGTGATGAACGAATGCTGCCTCATCAATTACAAGAAAAGTGATAGCTTTACCACGAAGAGTTTTATCTGGAGCATTTGGATTAACAGGTGATGCAAATACTTTACTTCCATTTGTAAGAATGAATGATTGCTCTGTTCTTTTTGAGAAACCTCTTCCTAAAGGTCCTTTTGGTGGTTTCATCCAATTGGGTAACTTTTCAACCATACCTCTAATTGCACGAGCAAAATCAGTGGCTTCTTTTCCATCCTTTGAAATAATACCGATAACAGCATTATCAAAAAATACAGTTAACCATGCAGAATATGCCTGGATAATTGTTGATATTCCTATCTGACGACTCTTTAGAACGAGTACGTAATGTTTTTTTTCAATGAGGTTGACAAGTTCAACCTGTTTTCGATATGGTTTTAAGTTTACATCTCGTCCCGGTATTTCGATTAAAACATAATTGCGACAAAAGTGGTCAAAATCAGCCTTACATTTTAGGTATTCCGAAAGATACTCATCAGCTTTTCCCTTAACTTCAGAGGCTTGTAATCTTGGCATATTATTCCTTTTTACATTTTATAATAGATAATTTTTGAGTGTTGCATTCTGTTTCTTTTTTATGACCATATTTATAATGACACTTCTTACAAACAGCTATTGTATAATCAGGATCAAGTGCAAAAAATGGTTCTAATTTTTTTGGTTTTATATGATGAACTTCTGTTGCTTTTTTACCACAATATTGACAAGTATAATTATATCTTGTCATTACAAATTGATTAAGAGTATGGAGTTCACTTGAACTATATGTGAATTTATCATCTTCTTCTGTTTTATATGGATCATTTCTTAGTCTATATAATGGACATTCATTTTTACATTCTTCACAACAATAAAAATAACTTCCACCGTTACCTTTTTCTAATTGTCTTATTCTTTCATAAAGTTGAATATAAGTTGGTGTAAACCAACCACCTTGTTCTTTAGAATTCGAGCAATTGTGATTTTTACATCTAACTTGAATTTCTTTTACATCAATATTAATAGGGTTATAACGCATTTCTTCAATTTTAGAAAAAAACGGATATCTTTTATTAATAACTTTTATTGTCATCCTTCTATTTTCATATACACTTTGTTTATATTTTTTTCCTTTGGCATTCACATTTCCTTTTAAAGCTTTTTGTAGTTTTTCTTTTGTCTCTTTATTAATTATTTTTCCTTTGTGGGAATCACTAATTTTTTGTTTGTGTATTTCTGTTAATTTTTGATGATGCCAATAATTTTTTATTCCTGAATGTGACTCTTTCATTTTTTTTAAAGTTTCTTCTGAGTATATATTAGTCTTTCCTTTATTCCATGGAATATACTTTTTCATCTTTACGCTTATTTTACGTTTTACTTCGGGGCAATGATTATAATTTTTACTACAACACCATTTTCCATTTTTAAATTGGTAGTTTACTTCTTGACCACATCCATAGTCACACTTTGGCATACTACACTCCTTTATTTTTTGTTCTAAATTAGTATATATATCTCAAGTTATATATATTAATAAATGAATATAAAGAATGGTTTTTAACATCGGGAAAGGAGAATCGGGAAAGGAGAATCGGGATATGCAAAATGTAAAGACTAGGAAATGTTACACACAACGAAAATTAAACATTTATTTTTTTAAACTTTGCTGACGTGATAATAATAGTGAATATAGGGCGTTGCCCTATTTCTTTTTGTTTGTTCTAATTAAGTTTACTACCGCGGTTGTTTCCCAATCTTTTTTTCTTTCGAATGAAACCTCTGAACTCCACAAGATATATTTTCCTTCAAAATCTTGATATTCTATTGTCATTGGTTTAAATTTTACACATTCACCAACATCAATTAAATTCAATACTGGTAAATTTCTTTCTATATTTATTGAAATGCTTGATAAATCACCAACTGTTCTTGCATATCTCGAATTAAATATTATCTCATTTTCATCAAACCCTGTATCTTCATTATAATATCTTACTCGATCTGCTGATGAATCTATATTTAATTGTGGGGGTAATCCTTGTGATGAATAAATTAATGAATAATCTTTTGCAACATCTTTCAATTCTTGTGTTATTGTTTTTGTAAGTTTGTTTTTTGGTCTTATTAAATGTTTTAATGTAGTTCCTAACTTCGCAAATTTTGCATTACCTGAATAGTCTGTCTCAATTGCATCATATGTGTAAAATGTTTTTCCTTTCATAGCTTCTTGTAATATTTTATTTGACTCTTGTTTTTCTTGATAATTTGCTATTTGATATATTGTAAAAGTTTGATCTTTTTTAAACTTGTCGGTTAAATTTTTTATATAAACTGTATTATCATGTTGACAAAACACTCCTGGTACTCCATCAAATAAACCAAATCGTTGATCTAAATATCCATCAAATACATCCGGATCATTTCTTGTATGCTCTTTAATGATTTTATAAAATGTTGTTGGTGGAATACAAACTTGACTAATTACTTTTTTATTTTGATTTTTCTTATCATATTCTAAAGTTGCTCCAACATCACCTGCTAATTCATCTAGAATCTCGGGTATTTTTTTTCCAATAAAAACTTTATTAACAAGAGTGTTCATTGTTTTATAGGCTTCTCTTGCTACAGTGACAATTGTAAGTACAGTTCTATCTTTATCAGGAATCTTTGACATTTTTTCTTTTTGTATAAGTTGAAAAGATGATGTGATATACATTAATTCAATATCAATTGATGGTCCTGAAACTGTATATTCTCTATTCAAAGTAATTTGTAGTTTAATTGGTTCACCACCAAAAATATCTTCAATGATTACATCAGTCGGATCAATAAGCATAGATAAAGTTATTACCTGATATGCACTTGATAATGACGATCCGATTACAACATTTATCATTTCATTTGAGTAATCCAGATCTTTAATTTTTACCTGGATTTCATATAGTTGTCTTGGGACAAACACTTTTTTAGTTTCTGGCATTACACATATCCTTTATTTTTTTGTTCCAAAAAAAAATATATAAAAATATGAAGAATGGGATAATAATCTTAACCAGGTGACCGAACCCAATTAAGTTCCCATCCTTCACTTAACAAAAGGAGTAATCCACAATGTGGATTTATGATGACTGAAGTTGGTCTAATACTTCATACATCCGAGGTGGAATAACAAGTACAGCTTCCGCAGCATTTTCCAATAGTCTTTTAATATTCAAATTGGCTTCAAAACTACTATACCGTACAATTGCTAAAAAGATGTTCCATACTGATGGCATACCACCTGTTGGAGTCATCTCTGATAGAAGAGTAGATACAGCTTCTCTTCTTTTTTTACCGAACCCTTCAATAACATCAAGGGTGGACATCATATCATCTTCGGTTAATGTGGTATTAAAACTTTGAGTAATCATGTCAAAGATATTATCTGTAAATACCGCCATATATGAATTGACAGCAGAAGTCATACTTGTTGTTGAACTTTCAACATGAACCTGACGAATTTCACCTAAACTAAAACCAAATGTACATCTTTGACTGTTATAATCCATAGTAATACCAAAAGAAATAGATGCCGCTTTTGTTCCGTTGTAACTATTGTTCACAATCATAACAGGAAGAATATCACCAACATTTACTACATTTTGTGAACTCTGAATGATAATTTCATTCCTTAGTTGTGTAAGAAAATAATCAGAAACAGCATTCTCTGTCATAATCGGCATACCAACTTCTGTAATTGCATCCCTGATTTTTTGATTGAGTACATCATTTCCCATAAATTTGTATAATTGTGAAACGTACCCTGCATGTTTATATTCTTCCCATTCAGGAGATTTTGTATAAATAGCTATTTTGGGAACTTCAAGCCCATCTGTTGGGTGAATATTTGGATCTTCAAGATTTAATAATTGAGTTGCAAGTTGTCTATATACAACTTCGCCATATCTATCACTGTATGAAAATAGACCTTTTTCAGCAAGAGAAGTATCAAGCCCCATTGCTTCAGCTCTTTCACTAAATGGTGTCATATTTTCCCCTTTCAATTACTTTGTTAATTGCTGTTTTTATTTTTGTTTGCATCCCTGCCTGAAATAGTTTTAAACGACCGTTAAATAAATGTTCAGTTAAAATAAGTGATAAAATTTCAACCAATTCTTCAGTTGTATTCTTACCATGCTGACCATATCTATTTTTATAAATATCAATACCATGTATATGATCTAAAAATATTATGATGTCTGCACTATACACTTTTTCATTTAATGTTGGTCGTTTAATTTTATAAGAACGTTCTGAACTCATTAGATTCTTTTCGCCTTGAATCTGAGATATATATTACGTCCATCGAATGAATAATTTTGATCAATTTCTTTTATTACAAATCGTCCTTCCATTTGAAAGAAATGAATTGCTCTGTCGGCAGTCCATATTGAAGCATGTGGGCATCCCGGTTCATTAACAAGTTCGGTTGTAAGAAGAATATTATTCTTTTCAAAATCAGGATGGTTAACTTTTTCATCAAGTAGCATTTGAGCAAGAATTCTATAATTCGGAACAATTATATCAATCAATCCTCCCTTCCGAATAACAGTTGATAATAAATATATAAAATACATTATTCTATCGAATGGAATATGTTCAAGAAATCTGTATAAGCATATCCTATCGAATTGTATGGTTGTTCGTTCCATAAATTCAAATGCATCTTTATTACAATAATATTTAACATTACACCGATCACCATCACTATACCACTTAGAAAGATCTGTCTCAATTAATTCAGGTGCAGTAGATCTATAATATGACGTATCCAAATTGACCAATGCGTATGATGCTAATTCTTCAACATCCTTCAATATCGGTTTGAGTTTCCCTGCTGCTATGTTTAATATAAGCATATTTTATCCTTATCATCTAACAAATTCTATGACAATACTTTTAGTAAACGGTTCAATATAATGTTTAAAATATCTTTGTTTATCAATATCGTCTGTGTCGATGATTTTTAATGTTTGTGATGAAATTACTATTTCACCATATCCTTTAAGAAAGATACTCACTTTTCCATTTTTTAATGGTATACCAAATAGTCTAGCATTTTTACTTGCTATAAATTTATCTTTTATTTTTTGAAGATTTCTGAATATTGAATCCTTATTAGCAAAATTAATTCTACAAATCTGTTCAAATATTTTATCAATTTCTGGATATCTATACGGGACACCTTTAATAGATATTTGATGTTTGCTATCAAATGAGATATATTTTTTTCGGTCTATAGATGAAATGAATATTTGATAATGCTTTCTTACGTGTAAAGGAACATGATTTAAAAAAGATGTCTCGTTTAAAGTTTTTGTTATAATAATGCCATCATATTGTCTAAGAATTATATCATCTTCTGTAATTTTATTTCTCAAAATATATTCATCTATAATTGATCGTGTTGTACTTCGTAACATTGATGTTAATTTAGGATTTTTTTTCATCATTTTACCGATCTGAGTATTTCTTTGTAACTTATTATTCTTATCAATACCAGGCATATCAATTCCGAGTTTTGTTAATATTGTATAATGACATGCTTCAATGTCATATAAATAAACATCTCTTAAAACTAGTTTTGCATTTTTATTAATATTCATAGTAAGTAAAGGACGGGACTACTAAGTAGTTACCCGCCCAACATCCTTATGTTAAAATATTAATTAGAACACCATCAATTTGAAGATGATGGTTAATATCTGTAACTGATGCCTGACGTTCAATAAGCCAATTCACAACATCCTGAATTGTTGTAAGATCTTTAACTGCTTTTGCACTTTGTTTATATAGAAGTTGTAATGATTCTAGATCAGCATTCAAAGGAAGTTTTTCAATGACTGATGCTGGATCGTTTGTAACAACTTCAAGCTCAGTATCTTTCTTTTTGGGTTTGATAATTGTATATGGGATCAAATTTCCATCAATGTTATTACAGAAAACAGCAATCATTCCTGTTCTGACCCCATAACATTTGATGAATATGTTATTTTGATATTCATAAACAATCCTGAAACCATTGTTATATACATCCATCGTTTCACCAGGCATATTCAATACTGGGTGAGTATCGGCATTTTCATAAACACGAAGGCTTCGTTTATCGTTACCTTCCGAATCTTGTTCACCGGATAAATTTTTCACAGCCATGATAAGAGTCTTTTCTGAATTGACTCCACGAATAGCTACTTTTACTTGATTGATGTTTTCAAAATTGTTACAGTTTGATTCAAACCAACTTGCTAAAGATGTAATACCGATTACATCTGTAGTTTCACCTGCCTCTTCTTCAACGGGAACGGCATTTTCTGGGATATCCAGGTCTGTTTCTGGGAATACAACTGGTTCATCTGCCGGTGCGTCTTTAACCATTTGGGATAAATTCTCGTTCATAATACTCCTTTATATTAAAATGTCTTTTTATTCGTTGAGTTCTTTTTTAAGTTCAGGTCTCCAATTTTCGGCATCTACATCTGTATATGTTTCTAGTGCAGCTCCTGCTAAACCCATAATTTTTATAACTTCTTCATATGCCTTAATAGGTGCTACTCCATGATTTTGTAATTCTCTACAATCCTTTAACCATGTAGGTTTTTCTCTTTGCCACTTTCCTGTATATGCTGTAATTGCTTTGTCAACATACGTTTTCAAAAATAATAGAAAACTTGGAAAACTTAAAGATTTATCATCGATATATTCGCCGAATATATGAGTTTCATAATCACGTTCTTTGATATATAATTTTATAACTTCTAATTCTTTTGTTTTACTCATATATTATTCTCCAATAATTCTTTTATTTGCTTGAGAAACATGTTTCGAGAAAATTCATTATTTCCATAATTTTTTATTAATTCTGTTATAAATTTTGAAAGGTTAAAGTTATAGATAGACCATATTTTATTTGTAATATGAAATGGTTTTTTCATTTTTACATGAATACCACCTCCTTGTTTAATATGTGGAAATTTTGATATTATTTTATATGGGTATGTTGTATAATATTTCCTTATATGACCTGGTTTAGAACCAGTTAACATCATAATAATTACACCATAATCTGCAAAGGTACGATATTTATATTTAACAACTCTATATCTATTAATAACAATTCCATATTCATTCATTGCATAAAAAGGTATTTTTTTATTTCGTCTATAAAACTTTTTTTTATCTTCTTGGTTAACAAACCACTCACGCCAGTCATAAAAATTATTTTTATGATAACCGCTATTGAATTTTATTATATCTCCTTTTCTACTTGAAAGTTTTTTACTATCAAGTACTGCTTCAAATGTTCGCTGAAATATTGAATGACGATAACCCATTCCATGATAATAATCACTATGTTTTTGATAATCCCATACTTCCATTATTTGGTATCCTTTGTTAGGTCGGTTTACAATTGTATCTTTTATAAATAACGTCTACCATCAAATCCGTTAATGTGACCGCCTTTCCAATTAACTGCAATTGCTTCGGAAGTGTGTATTGATTCCTCATGACTACATTTGATAATCCAATCTATAATACCATCCAGTGAATTAATCGAAGTTGAAATTGATCGTATAGCATCTTCAACAAACATTGGATTTTCGCCAGCAATTCGAGCAATTTCTTGTTCATCAACTCTTTTAATTATAGGGTATGGTAGAGTTGGAATAACATTTTCAACAGCTTCAATAACATCTTCCAGCCAGACATATTTATCGCTGGATGTATCAGTTTCAACTAATACATCTGCATATGATCTTTGATTATGAGGGTATCCTTTTGTTTCAAGAACGCTACATAATTCAGCAGAACACGGACAGTATGATGCATATTGTATTGTTGCTCCCTGAAAGAATCTATAATACCAATTTTGTTGATCTATGATTACATCATCATATAATTGACCTTCAAATCTACATTTATAATAAAGCGGAAATTGATTATCAGATATGACCGACTTTCTAATTATTGGTATTCTGAAATCAAATGTCATGTATGCAGCATTGGTTCCAGGTGTTTCATTCAGTCCAATATTTTCAAGTAATTTTTCAAGTATTTCTTTTATCAATTTGCTTTTTAAAGGCAAATCCAAATATGGTTTTAATGTAAGTAGTAATCTTGACATTGAAATACCTTTAATATTAGAATCAAGTCTTGTTCTTAAAGACACATTGGCAATTGCTTCATTAAACCCGCCGTACTTAGATTCTAACTTAAATGGTACCTCCACATTTTCAACCCCAACTTGCATAATGGGCATTTTAATGTTTGGTATTGTGCATTGAATATCTGGTAAATCTTTGGACATAAATAGTTCTCCTGTTGTTTATAATTATCCAAATTATCTGAGTCAAAAACTGGCAAATATCTATATTATTCAGTTATGGTCCACTCCTATGACAGTAAGATAGGAATTAAGTAATTTAACTGATTCTGGTGTTGTATCTATTGATTGTTTCTCATCTGTTAAAGTTGAATTGATGAAAGTACGGATGTAAGAATTTTTTAAATCAATACAGTCAGATTTAGTAGTAAGAAACTCATGTAAATTACATGGTGCATCATGCCCAATTAAACATGCAGTTTCCATCTCACCACATCTTTGACCGCCTTTATTTTTTCTACCACCCAATGGTTGAAGTGTTCTCCTTGCATACGCTCCAATACCTCTTGCAGCTAATTTTTCTTCTGCAATATGAACCATTCTAAAAAAGTAAATAAACCCAACTGCAACAGGATTTACTAAAGATGCTTTTGATAATGGATCATATATTGGAAATTTAAAATCGCTTTCAACGTATTCTATTGCTTTTTCAACATGTTGTAATTTACATGATTGAAAGGGTGCTTGTATGATTGTAAAATTTTTCAAAAATTCTGCATTGATTTCTTCTGGTAATTGTTCATTAAATTGGTTATAATACCAATTGTTATCTGTACAATCTATTACCTCAATAAATCCCAGTAAATATTTCTTTATTTCTTCTTGGTTAATCCCATCTTCAGACATTTTTATAATATTTTGTTTGAGTTTATCAACAGCCATAGCCATATGTAATTCATACAACTGGCCAATATTCATTCTCGATATAATACCAAGTGGATTAATGCAAATATCAAGATGTCTCCCATCTGGCAACTGTGGCATTTTTTCATGATCAACAATTCTGGAAATTACTCCTTTATTTCCATGTCTATTAGCCATTTTATCACCAACTTGGACTCTCCTGAAATGAACACCAAACATTTCAACATGTATCCCATTGATTCGTTCACGTTTCTTTTTATATTTCCCAACGAACGAAAATTTATCAAGACTTTTTTCTCTAATAACTTTTAAAGCATCTTCTTTCGACATAACATCCCGTAGAATTTTATGAAGAAATTTTTCTTTATCTTGTTGATCTGCAAGTTTATTTTCAACCCACTCTTTGTATTCAGGTACTTCTTCATTCCATGTATTTCCGTATATATTAACTTCGGAAATAATATAATTTTTTCGGGCTTCTAATGGTACAGTTTCAGAAAATACTGAATATTGTTCATCGGAATTTAATTTTTTCAAGATGGCATAAGGATCGCCAGATTTAATTGTTTCAAGTTCTTCAGGTAATGGTTTATACTCACCATTTTGTAATGACAAAAGAACCTTATCTGGTGTTATTGTAAATGATAAATCTTTATAATGAACTGATGTTAAAACGTCTTCCTTTACAAGTCTATCTGATATAACAATTCCATCCTCATAATTATTACCGTAATAAACCATAACACCAGTTAATAAATTTTTTCCAATATTAATATTACCATTATTACAGAAATTACTTTCTGCAATAATATCCCCTGCTTTAAATTTATCTCCGCTTTTTACATATATATTCATAAAGTCCATATGTTCAACATAGATTTTTCTATAACGGATATCAAATATATCGGTATCTTTATCATTATAAATAACAATTATATATTCTTTATCAATATGAACGACTTCCCCATCTTTCTTTGCAATTTTAACGAATTGCGTATATGATGTGTATAACCCTTCTGACCCTGAACTGATTAGCGGAGTATCAAATTTTCTAAGCATAATTGACTGTCTCATTTGTGATGCAGCCATTTGTAGTCGAGTTTGATCATTATGCTTTAAAAATGGAGTCATTGATACCGGTATTGATATTGGATGTTTGTCACAAATTTCATCTGTGAATTTCATCTTTTCATTGATATGTACATTTGGAAGAATGTTTTGTAATACTCCACAGTTGTCTCTATCTGGTGTATCAACAGGACATAATCTACCGAACATACTTGGGCAAATATCTCTTAAATGCTTGGGAATGTTCTCCCGTTTGAAGCCTCCGGGTCCAAGAAGACTAATTCTCGATAACTTTGTTAATTCTTCAATTGGATTAATTGAGAAATCAAATTGAACAATATCTGAAACGTTACACTCTGAAAGTATTTGAGTTGAATTAATATTAAATTTGGGTTGCCTTGCAGTTCGATTTGCAAAACATAGATCGAATATGATTTTTGAAATTTTTGCAATGACAATATATTCAAAGCATCTGATTCTTTTATTCGTAAATAGTGTATCATCAACCGAACCAGTTTTTAATATTTCAGATATTTCTTCAAGGATTGTTGGGTATGTCATAAATTGTGCTGTAATTAAATCAACTTTTGGTATTAAATCAATTGCGTAAAGAATATCCTCACCTTTTGATTTTGCATTATACCTAGAATAAAGTCTTCCAAGTTCTAATATAAAATCGTCTATTGTGTAACCAATTGATTCATCAATGTATAATTTTAGATCTTGTCTTAATATATCAAAGAGGTTATCTCTTTCTTGTTCAATATCTATATCTAAATCATATTTTTCTGTGATACCTTCAATTCCATAATATGCAAGTAATATTAATGATAAAGGAACTTTTTTACCCATGAAGCTAATTTTAATACGTGGTCCTTCTTTGTCTTTAAATGCCATTATGGTTGCTACATTCGTACGTAGCTTTATATTTTCTCCCCTTGTTACTATGGGTATATCAAAAAGTTGTAATAAGGGAATTTTTCTTCTTCCATTGATATAAATATAATTTTTATCAACCAATTTTGGAATGAAAATACTTATATCAATTTCAGAAGATCCTTTTTGTAATTTAATAGCCAATGTTTCTTTGAGTGTTTTGGCCAATTCACCAGATGAAAATCGTGAATCTTTTAAACTAATATCATTTATTTGAAATCCGATTTCTTCAACCGGTTTTACTATATTTTGTACAATAGGTAAAATATTTTCATAATCCAATTGTCTTAAAGTGAATATATTATTTTCACTATTTTGTATTACAGCATTCGGGTTGATTATTTTCAAACTGAATCCTCCTATCTTTACAGTATACTTTCAAGTTTTCCTCCAATTTGTCATCGTCAATATAATAAGGATCCCCATGTACTAATAAAACATTCATAATAAGTTGAGTTAAACGAAGATCTGGGTTATTGTACCAAACCTTTTTAATTAATACAAGAATTCTATCAATTCTTTTTATGTCTCTCATAAAATGTATCTCCTTAGAACTATAGCTTGATACCATGCTTTATGCCACGTTCTATTATAATTTGCTGTTGTATTACAACTATTACAAATAGTTATAAGATTTAATGGGTTACAATCTTTTTTATTATAATTGATATGATGAACAACTAAATTTGAAGGATTTATTAAATAATTACATACAGGATTTAAACATCTATAACCATCGCGATATTTTATATATTCTTTGTAGATGATTTTTATATGTTCCTGAAATGAATTTGTAACCATACATGTTTAATGTTTTTTTAATATTATGAATACTTTTCTTTTTTTTTACCTGAGCATTTTAAACATCTTCGACCATTTCTAAAATTATTTTAAATGAATGATTATTATCACATACCCAGATTAAAGGATCATATCTTGTTTTGTATTCTTTTGATATACAAACATAAGAAAATTGCTTAGCATATTCTTTTATGAATTGTATGGTTACTTTTTTCATCTATATAATTTTTTCTCCCTTTAGTATTTTATCCATAACACCAGAATATCTTCCTTCATATAGAATTCCTTGTAGAATTGCTCTTTTGGGATTTGAGAACGCCATTGCCAAAATCCAACTTTCTTGGTTGGGTACAGTTTGAATACTATAATACTTTGGAGATACTTTTTCACGATTTTCTATCAATCTCCATTTTTTATTATCTCTCCACATTAACTGAGCAACTACAGATTCAAAATGAACATTATGAATATCTTTACCATATGCATCAAATAATTCATCAACTATCATGGTATATGTTTTATTTTCGAATTTATGTAATAATTTAGAAACAGATGCAAGATCTCCAATAATATCCTTTTGCTTCATAGATGTATCATCATCCCCTATTTCTTCACCTTTGATGACTGCTGATCCAGAAGTATGAAATGTACGAAGAACTAATTGAGTTCCTCTCTCACCCAATGTTTGAGCTGCTATAATTCCAATAAATCGACTATTAAGAATTTTATATAAATCACCATAACACTTTTTACATATTTTAGGTGATTTACATAATATTGGGCTTCGTATAAAAATAATTTTTCCGATTATATTTTTATAATTATCTTCTGTGATTTTATATAGGGTTTTATCTTCTTCATTAAGAGCCCATCTGTTAATTAACATTCGAGCTTTTCTATTATTTTTTACATCAACTTCCAATAAATCTGTTGTACCACAATCGTCAAGATCTTTATCAATCTGTAAATTGGCACATGTAAAAATAAGTTTTCTTGAAAGATAACCTGATGTTCCTGTATTTAATGCAACGTCCAACAAACCTTTTCTACAACCATATGTTGAATAGAAAAATTCTTTTTGTGTAAGCCCATCAACTAGAGAATTTTTGATTGGATGGGGTAAAATTTCTCCATCGAAGTTTGAAATAAACCCTCTGGATAAAATTAATTGTTTAACTTGTCCCCAACTTCCTCTTGCACCTGATTCTATCATATATGAATATTTGAATTTTTCTTTTAACTCATCAATCAAACTTGGATCCGAAAATGCAGTTAATTGATTTCTTATACTGCTATGTGAAAAAATATCATGTCTTATTTTCTTTGCTCCTACAATAGGAAAATCTTTTAGTGACATCGTTGTACCATAAAGAGTTGCAAATTTAAACCCGGTCTTTTTAATATTATCAAGAATTACAATTGTTTCTTCTTGTGGGTATTTATTTTTAATATCATTCAGGATTCGAAGTAAACCTTTTTCTGAAATCTTTTTATCGACAACTGGATAATCTTTTGGTAATTGTCTATTAAATTCAGCTCGACCGATTAATAATTTATGTTCTTTATATGTAATTATTTTTTTTGAAAATTCCTCAGATGTTAAATAATATATTCCCAGAATAATATCTTGACTCGGTGTTGTTGTTAAGTACTCATTAGATGGACTACTTAGATTCGATGTTATTACAATCTTTTCTTTAATTTCATTTTTGGCGTCATCTGAAATGGGTATATATACAGCCATTTGATCCCCATCAAAATCTGCATTAAATGGAGGACATGCGAGCGGATGTATTTTAATAACTGAATCTAATGTAATCTTAATTTTAAAACCTAACATTCCAAGTTTGTGAAGCGAAGGTTGTCTATTTAATATACAGTATTCATTTTTTGTTACGTCTTTACAAATTTTTAATAAGACAGGTGTTTTATTTTCAATACATTCGTTTACATAATCAATTGATTTATTGAGTAATTTGAATTTACCAAGTTGGATGATTCTTTTTGCTATAGGAAGTTTAAATATTTCAAGTACCATTATATATGGTAACTTACACTCATCCAATGAAAGAGTTGGATCAGGGGAAATAACTGCACGACCGGAGAAGTCAATTCTTTTTCCAAGAATATTCCCTCGTATCAACCCCTCTTTTTTAGCCATCTTTTCAAGAATTCTTGTATAAAGTTCGCTAACGTCTTTTTGTAATTGTTTAAAATATGTATAATAGAGAGCCTTATCACGTTGAATATCAATAATTGTGTCTCTCATAATTTCTTTTTTAGTTAGTATTTGAACATAATAACGATTGATTTTATCCATTAACTGTTTTGTTTCGCCTGAACTTTTTGATGTTGGTCGTAACTCAGGTGGTAATACAATAATCTGATTTATCAATAAATTACTTAGATTATCTTTAATAATTTGCCATTCTGGTGGGTTATCTGGGTTTTCAGCAACAGCTCTGACCAACTCTTCAATTGCTTCCACTCGTTCCCACTTTTCTGCACCTACTGGTATTTGATCTTCACTTATTGTAACTACATATTCATCTAAAGCTGAGTCTAAATAAAGAATACTTTTATCATTTTTCATAAGATCATCGATTGCTTTTTTTAAGCCTTTACCGCCCAAATTAACAATTAGATCATAAAATAATGGATTAACCACAGATATCGGTATTACAATTTTTGCGAATGTTTTTCTTCTGGAATCACTATTTATAATAGGAACACCACAAATATCACACACACTACCGGATTTCGATACACCATGATAAATGCCACATTGGCATGTATAATTTCTCACTGGCCCAAATATTTGTTCAGAGAATAAGCCTTCTGGGTTAAACTTTTTCTTTCCGAATGTTTTTAGAGACGTTACTTCGTCTAAGTTTTCACAGAAATCACTATAATTTAAAATCTTAGGCATATTTATTCTCCTATATTTATATTTTCAATTATGAATTGCCCTATTGCAAGAAAATGACTTTTTATTTTTTGAGCAATTATTCGATCTAAATCAGGCATAATTTCATGAGCTATAATTTTTATATCATCTACTGACAATTCAATCTTTGAATCTTTTATAGCTTTGTCAACTATGCGGGTGATTTCCTTTTCTAATAGTGATGGTTGTTCGATATTAATCTTTTTCATTTTTTTTAGATTCCTTTTTATCGATCTTGATTTTTATCTTATCAACTCCTTTGTCAACTATTTCATCTGCTGTATCAGCAGTACGTTCAACCATCAGTTTAATTAATGATCTTATTGATTTTTTACCTGTTGTTGCAATATCATCAATAATAATTTTAATCTGTTTTTTCACTTCTTTATTAGTTAATTTTTTTTTATTTTCCATGCTCCTAACACCTCTTGTTTTTTATATTGTATTTCATCCCAAGGTGTAAAGTAACAGTCATCTAAATTAAAGCATAATAACATATTAGTAATCATATTTTTAGACTTGTTCGTTAAATTATATTTTCGTAAACTATGTGGTATACAAAACTCTCCACTTTTTGGTATTGCATTTGGGTGTGGATTATCTAATATAACCATATCAATTTTACCATTAACAGTTTTAACAATAAAACCATCAACTTCAAATTTATTTGCTAGTTTCGTAATTGTATATATTTCATTTTTATATATTAATTTCCTTGGTTTGATAAATTCGGTTATTTCATGATTTTTTATTATCATCATGCAGCTCCGGTTTCAGGAATTAACTCGACATAAACATTACTGTTTTCATTGTATAGTGATATTACAAAATTATTAAAATCTGTCTGACAAGATACTAAAGACATAAATAATGTAATTAAATCTTTACCATTTTTCAAAGAGTTCATTGGAATCACTTTTTCAGAAACAGGAAACATTCTACTTCCAAGAAATACAGTAACATCTTTATCTTTGTTTATATCCATTATTGGGACAATTTTATCTGGCAAATTTAAAAATTTTTCATTCCCCAGAATGTTTTCATATACTATATCATAATTTTTATTATCAATATGCTTGACATAATCGAGTTCATATTTTTGAATAGATTTACTTTTTATAAGAGTTGTAATTATATCACAATGAATCAACATAGAAATAATTGAAGCAGCATACCTCAAATCATTTCTTGATAATTCTAAAATATATTTTCCAGCCTGTAAGCAAGAGTATGTAACATTTTTTCTAAAGTCACCCATTAAATATCTTGATGATATGTAAAATCTTGCATCAATCTCTTTTTGTCGATCATAGGTATAATCTCTACAATCAATTACTAAATCCTCTTTTATAAGTTTTGTTTTACCTTCCTTATATTTACTTTGAAATGCACATATTTCAAGATCAGGATTTTGATCATGTAGAATATCTTTTAGAGCTTCGACTTTTGGGGCACCTATATCGACTTGTCGGTAAATCGAATTCTTCAAATTCTTTTTCTCAACTATATCGTGGTCTAATATAACTATCTTCTCAATTCCTTCCAAATTAGCTATAGCTTCTGCTACAAATCCACCGAGTGTTCCTAACCCAATTATTACTATATTTTTATACACCACGGGTCATAGTCTCCTTTACTGATATTGTGGGGGGATACAATATCCCCCTCATTATAAAAACTGATATTTATAGTTGAGCTTCCTCCATCGGTTCAGTGAAAATATCTAGTTCTTTAAGCATTTGTTGTTCTTCAGTACCAACCGGAACTGGTCGATAATGTGATTTATACTTAAAGAAATTATTTGCCAATTTAATGGGATAGCTTAAGGGGATATTATATGAATATTTCTTTATTTTACCACTTTTCAAAATATTAACTGGTAATGTCGGATCTATTCGTGATAATTCTCCAGCAATTTCACTCCTGAAATGAAGGTCACCTTTTGCATCTTTTACTTTAAAAGATCGGTTAATAACTTTATCATCTCGGGATGAACCGTTGATTTTCATTTTATTTTCTTTTCTGATCAATGCTTTCATAGCGCGACCAAATGCTATATTTTTTCCTTTTACTTTTGAAAATGTATCGCGTAGAGAGCATATTGCAACTCCTCTTGATTCAATACGTTTTAACTTTGAATTGATAAAAACACAAGCTGTGAAAACATTATTCGCAATAGCACTTCCTGCAACATAAAATGCTACTTTATCAACTCTATTGTTGTTCAATATCTTTTGTGTTTCAGGATTCATATCATATTCCTTTGTTATTGGTTAGGGGGCCCGAAGACCCCCATTTCTAATGATATTTAACCTTTCTTCCCTGCTGGTTTCAGGAATTCCAGATTGTCGCCGGAGTTTAGAACATACTCCGCATCGACTTCTTTGCCATTAACCAGTCCTGTAGAAAGACGATCAACATTCAGAACTTCACGAAGGAAGTCACCAACTTCTTTTACGCTCTTACCGGCAACTGGGAAATTACCAGAAGATGCTCCACAAGATACATGAATGGTTGTGGTGGCACGGGAACCGAAAGGGGCATCGGGTTTAGTAATTGTACTTTGACCGGTAAACTGAATACCGGTAAGTTTTTCCATTGCCTTTTCGGGAGCTTTGCTAATTGTTGAACCACCGCCATAACGAGCGAGAATTGCATTGATAACGGTATTTTTATTTTTTTTGGAAACCCCCGGGATATTCAATTCATCAATACACATTCTTTTAAGGGCTTTGGATGTTTTGGCTTCAAGTTCTTCTCTTTTGAAAATTCTTCCCATTGTAAAATCTCCTTTGTTAATGTTTCACGATTCGAATTTTTGCATCTGCAGTCATTTTTGTTAAATCAAAATAAACTTCAGATCGTTCATACTCGTCTTTGACTACAACGTTGTAGAAAGACCAACACATCAAAGTTGCAACCCCCAGATTTGCAAAGTATAGTTGGGGGTCAGAATGAGCAAGCTCATCACAACTCATTTCTTCTGGTAATTTATCATCTGGCTCTGCTATTTCTGGATGATATGCACATAGATCAGGAGTTAAGTCTTTTCCATCTCTTCTAATATAAATCTGCACATTACCATCTGTATAGTCATTGCCACCAGAAATTAAAATAACATTTTGTAAATTTTTACAGTAATTGGATACAATCATTCTGGTTTTGTGATTATCAACACATAGAAATACAATATAGTCTTCTTTAATAACTTCTTCTACAGTTTTTTCATTTACAAAAGCTTCGAATGCATTAAACTCTAGTCCATCAAATTTCATTTCAAGTTCGGTAGCTTTTATATCAGCTTTATTTCCGATACGAAAAAACTCTTGTCGTTCATAATTTTTTTGTTCATACTCGTCTCCATCCACCAATAGTAATTCTGCATCAAGATCTTTTGAATAGTTTAAAAATCTACATAATCTCTCAACTAATATAGAACCAACTCCACCAAGTCCAATAACTGATATAAACATGTCAGACATTATAAAACCTCTCTTTTAAATACTTTTTTAAACATAGCCATGAGACCATTTGGTTGTTCTGATATTGGTATTATGGTTGATCCTGGTTCCGGTATTCTTTGAATAGGTTCATCCTCCTTTTTAGCAGCTTGAGTTATCTCATCTACTTCTCGTGTTAAAAGCACTCCTTTATTTGTATATGGTTGTTCAGGTTTTTCTATACTATTAATTGGAGTGTAACAGAAAGGACAAGTTTCATCACTATTGTTTAAGTGAAAGCCATTACCACATTCTTTACATTTAATATATGAAGATTCTTCAATTTCTTTTGTAGAATCTTTTTTAAACATGTGGTCATATTCATCGCCTGGTATATATTGATCTGACAGAACTTCCTCTTTATCTAATAGAATAAGATGTTCATTTGTATTACATGTGGAACATTGGAGTTCGAATCCTTCTTCCTCTTTAACAATCTCGCCACAATTTTTACAAAAATACATCTCTTCAAAATCATCTTCCTCAATCTCAGAAGTAAGTTTGCAAAGTCTATGAGTGCATGTGGCACATGGTACAAAGTCACCATCCTGAGTATGTGGAGGGAACTTTAAAGGTGTTGGTATCACTGGTTTAATACCTGGCTTGGAAGCACGTGAATTAATATTTTTTCCATTTTGCTTCCAAATAGAACGATCATAATTAAAACCCCAACCATCATTATATGCATGAGCAGCATATCCATACCATCCAGCGTATCCATTACGATAACTTGGGAAGGTGTAAACACCCTTTTCTACCATACTCATCCAGTTTTTATTGAAAATACGATCCTCATCTGAGCATACTATATCATATCTACGATCAAATTTTTTACGCTCGAATGGATATTTGGGCTTGACATCTACATCTTCAATAAGTTTTCCATTTTTCCATTTATAAACTGTTTTAACTGATTTATTATCAATGGAATTAGTTTCAGACATACACACTATATTATCAATATATTTTTCAGGTTCTATCATTTGTCGAAACCCGTTTGATACAATTGATGAAGAAAGGCTGGGATATTTATCACCTAAATCTCCAAATGTCAGATGAAGTCCATCAAAATGTTCTTCATCACTATCATCAACTCCTGAATGAAACGCTGACATGTTTCCATGACTATGAATAGTTCCAATCATTGTATATCCATCAATAGTCAAACCTTTATCATAATCACAGCTAGCACCTGCGACTTTTTGATGTGGCGGAACAATTTTATGTTCTCCCGTTTGTTCATTATAGAACAATAGAACGATTGCTTCTGATCTGTTATATGTATCATATACTTCTCGAAAAAAGCTTATAACTTTTGCAATATATTTTCCAGGAATCTTTGTAATATGCATTCGTGCACTTGATGCCACACTTTCAAGAATTGAGATATTTTTAACCGGTGCAATACTTTCCATTACACCAAGTTTCTTTTTAAGAAATACTCCCTCCTTACCAATAATATAATAAATATCATCTTTAGGCATTTCATTTTGCCCATCATTCAGGACTACTTTAAACATTAATCATACTCCTTTCATCATTTATGAATTCAAATATTGAAGAATTACAGGTATAAGTATGTCCGTGGCAATTTGTCCAACCTCTTTTAGTACCAATTTCATTCTGTATTCTTTGTGAAATTCTTGGATTTAATATATAATCGAATTTGTAGTTTACAGCAGTATATTTATCCAGTAAAGTATACCTTGGAATTCGTGTATAATATTTCAAGTCTAATATATTTAACTTATGATTACCGTTTATCTTAAACACAATGCAACCGGCATCGGTTTGATATTCATTCTCACCAACAATAATATCACCAGGTTGAAATTTAATTTTTGCAATATCAATGGGGGCATGTGAAATAGTTGCCCATTTTTTATTCGTCATTGAAATTTTCTTGAACTTATTGATTACATCACTGTACCATAAAGTACAACAATTTGAACATAGTACTAATGGATCAGACCCACCTGTATCTGTTATAAAACCAATGATAATATGTGTATCTTTTTTAAGGAAATGTAAAATACCAGTCTCTTGAGCTTGAATTTTCATCCCTGCTGTAAGGTTGCCATATACATTTGTAATATGCCTGATTTTTCCTGTAAATATTGATCCGGTTGGTCCATCAACATACTTTATTTGGTGTAGTATACCTTCCTTATCAGCTAATATAAAATGTATATCTCCTCTCTCTTCATTAAATTTAAATCCTTGAATTATTTTTATCGAAAGCATATTTATTGGATTTTCCCAATCAGAAGTAACAACTTTGTCTCCTATAGCAAAGTCAATGTTCATATCATAACTTTCAACTCTGAATTTATCATCGTTCAAAATATATTTTTTTATTTCCAATGGTGATGGAATTGCGGCAGATTGATATCTATTATCAATTGCGACACCATTTGGAGTACCAAATGTTGTACCTTCCATGGGATCATGTGTATTTCGTCTCGACATTATTAATGTACGACCGACTCTAACAAGTGGCGGTAATGGTTTGATAGTTTCTGTATCAAATATCAATGAATTGTGTATTGTTGAATCTATGTTTATTCTAAAATAGTCATTATTTAAGTTATCATCTATACTTCGAAATTGTAGTTTTAATCTATCTGTATGATCAACATTAAAATCATCATATTTTACCAAATAACCACTGAGTAGGGGGGTTTCATTTGTTGCACCATTTATAAATAAATAAGTTTTATCCTTTGTTAGTTTAAGACCATTATATACTGGGTTTGATAAATTATAAACTTTCGCTTCTAAATGTTCAAGAATATAGAAACCATCACCAAAACATGCTTCGTGATATCCTTCTTGATTAAGACGAATATAACCAACCTTCTTATATACAGTATTACCGATACCATTTTTCATTTGAACAATGTCATCCTTTTTAACAATATCACCATTTTTCAACGTACCTTCTTTTTCGTATCGAAGTTCTATAGTTTTTTCTTTCAGAAATTTTGAAAATGCTTTTGTGTTTTTATAAATAATCAAACGACCATCTTCTCTTTCAACTCTGAAATATTTGATACCTCCACTATTTTCAAAACTAATAAGCGAATTGATATAACACATACGTTTATTATTTTTAATAAGGAATGGATCTCCTACATGAATATAAAATTTGTTATCCAGAAATACACCCTCTGCAACATCATAGTATAACTTATATTTCTTTTTGGCTCGCTTTGTTGGTTTGGCAACTTTACCTGTATCCATTTTTGTTGAAAACATTTGAGTGAGGGATTTATATTCAACTTGTTTTGTGGTTTTATTATTATGTCGTTTTATTTCATCAATGGCTTGACCAAAATTCATTGGAATTTTAATCCAGTCAACATTATAAATAAACATAGGATTTAATTTAGATAAACCCTGCCATTCCATATATGTACTAACACCAGCAACTTTTTCATATGCATGATAGTTATACATGTAGTCATTATTAAACTCAGCACCCCAGAATACATTAATTGCTTTTTCAACTGCTGCATTCAATGACTCAGATATTCCACTTGATTTAGTACCAAAACAAATATACTGACTTTCTGAAATATTTGGTAATGGTATTTTAAGAAGATAATCTGATAATCCTGTTAATCTTGCAACTCTCAAAAATGCCTGACCACATCGTATATCATAAAAATCATCGATATATAAAATAAAGATAACATATGGGAATGCCAAATTAAATGACGGTACTTCATCAATGTTGGTTGTAAAATTTTCACTATAATCATATTTTTCAAGTCTACCACTACGTTTTAGTATATTAGTTTCACGTTGAAAATTTAAATCGATTTTAATTGTTCTAAACGCTGGTGGTTCTTCAATAGCAATGATATACCCACCTTGTACTCTTTCCATAAATCTACAATTTGGTGGTAAAACATTCATTGATTGATCGTTTATAGTAAGTGCAATACGTTTAAGATAATCTATAGTAAGAAGGGATTTCTTATGAATAACTGGTAATGAATCATTATTTAATATTGAATCCTTGTATTCAGATCTATATAAATTCGTATACTTTGAGTTTATTCTTATTTCATTTTTTAAATTCATCATAACATTTATTCACCTCGTAGAAATTTATATCGTTTGGCATATTCAGTTAATATCATTTCAGGTCTATTATCATTGATTGACCATACTCTTTGCCTCTTTATTGAGAGAGTTTTTGATTCTCTAAAAATATATTCTTTTCTAGATGTTACAAATAATACAGCTAACCAAACATCTTCACTTTCACGTTCTAATGAAAGAAAAGCAATTTCATTTGTTATTCTTCCAGGAACTTCCAGTGTAAGAAATAGATTTGGTCCCTTTGGAATTATTTCAGTATGTATAATATTTTCTTCTTCTTCTTCAGAAATCATATCACATAATTGTCTTATTTCATCAATATTATTATCACCTTTGATTTCTGAAAGTAATTTATTTAAAATTCCCATTTAGTATCTCCTTTATTAAGATTTACTTGTAAGGTGTTCTTGGCGGTTTGGATTTTTTTGTGTAGTATCTCATTGTTTTAGTATCCATCCATTCAACTCCATCAAACGGAACAGAACGCCACGCTTTTTTATCTAGATCATAAACATGCATTATTTTATTTTTTTGAATCAAACTAAGTATATTTTGAATATTAACACCTTTTGGGTGATCCTTCTTTGGAATTTTTGTAAAATCCAATGTACATCTCATAATACGATTAGTTTTATCTTTTTTTTCAAACTTGATAACAACTTCTTTTTCATCATAAACTTTTTTCCAAAATGTGATCGCACTCATAATTACATTGCTATCTAAAGGTTTTTGATCTACCATAATTTATTCTCCCCGTTTATCAGAGTGTACTAACGTATTTACTCCTTCTTCTGTTTCATCAAGATATTGACTCATCATCAAGCATGAATGATTACAGGATTTACAATAATATTGCTTGTCTGACACTATTGCATTGAATACATACGCAGATATAAGATGTGGATCTGTTTTATCAAACAACTGTGTTACATTCAATTCTGGACTCGAAACACCCTTGATTCTCAAACATAATCTAATTGTTCCATCTGCATCAATTGAAATATTATGCAAACCTTGTTCCAATTTGCAATCATAATTTGTTGGTAATGTATTAAACATTTTTGGGATTAAAATGTCTTTCATATGAACATATAAAGATAGATTGTTTACAATATTAACCAACTCCTCTGCTAATCTGAATGTTGGTTGAACTAATGTTTTTATATCCCAAACATTTGAAAAGTCGTAAAATGGACTTTTTGCAATATCAACAAATGTAATATCGCTATATATGTTATTCATACTCAACTGTTCTACGAGTTTATACAATAGATGTTGATTATGATTCATAACTGTTATTTCAGCCACAACATCCTTAACTTTACCTGCTTCCTGAATCTCCTTCAATCTTTTGAGACCTTCAATGCTTTTCATTACTCGATCTTCATCTGCACCGATTTCATTAAAGATTGGATCCACTGAACTCGTAAAACCTTCTATATGATCAACCTTATCAAATAACTTTTTGATTAATGGTTGAATTGTTGGGGTGTTGTTCGTAATAATGGTATAGTAGATTTCATTGTCATTACAATAATTTATAATATCAGGTAGATCAGGTCTTAATAATGGTTCACCACCATAAAATATATGAAACACATCTGGATTGTGAACCTTAAATGCTGCAAGGGTTTTAATAACAACTTCTGTTGGCATTTCATTTTTGATATAATGTTTCATATCAGGATATAGATATGGTTTTCCATTATAGTTTCTCACAATAGCACAATATTCACATTCAAGATTACATTTTCTTGTGAGAAGCCAATTTACAATTCTTACTTGACTCATATTATTCTCCAGTTATACTTAATGTTTGACCACCACGTTCTTCAATTAAATCAAGGAGTTTTTCATGCCTTTCATGATTGTGTCTATTCATGACCACATAGATAGCATATAATCCTCTATCCAATGCTATACATGAAATATCATAACAATGTTTATCCATCTGACTAAATACAGAAGGAGTATTCCTTGCTTTTGATATCCAATCGTTTTTGCCTTTTTCTGTAAAATGAATAAGACTTTTTTTATTTTTGAAACATCTAAATGTTTCACCCCAATATAACTTGAGATGTTTTTCAATATATTTTCTCAAAATTTTATTGGGGGCCTCAAAAACATACATAGTAGATGAACTGTTTGTGTTAAAGTCTTGTTTGATTTTCATAATATGCCTAATGAAGTGTTAATGTTTCATCAGCTTCCAATTGATCTTCATGACGATGAGAAATCAATACTATTGATTTACCAAACTTCAAGTTTGATAACACTTTAGATACATAACCAATATTTTCTTCATCAAGACTATCAAAAATTTCATCAAATAGTAATATATTTATTGATACATCTTGAATAGTCTCTTGTAAATTACCAAGAGTTAAAATAGTAGCAATATCAATAATTCGTGTTTGACCGCCTGATAATTGAATTCTTGAATTTGCTCGAGTATGTGTATCAACAACATTCACTGATATTTTATCTCTGAACTCGCCAGCTTTGGTTGATGCTAGTGTATCAAATGACACAATATATCGCCCGTTTGTAAACTTATCTAAATAATAAGCTACCTTTTCATTCATAAATGGTATTGCTTCATCAATTAACATTGATGGGATACCCGAAGATGAGAAAGCTGTTTTCCAAAATTCAAGTATTTCACATTTTCTAATCAGTTTTAATTGTTTACTTTTAAAGTTTGTCGACTCTTTTTCAAGATCAACTACTCGTTTATGATATAATATAAGTTGTGTTTTATCATATTTAACTTTTTCTTTTTCCGTTATTTGCATTTTTTCTTGACTTATATTATTTTTCAGAGTTTCGATTTTTGTATGTATATCATTCATTTCTTTAATTACTGCTTCTTGATCTTTTTTCTTTTTTTGCAATAATATTTTGGTTGATTCAAGCTCATGTGTTGATTTTTGTATTGCAGTTTCTTTTTGTTCTTTCTCATTTGATACTAACTTATTAACTTTATTAATTGTATTAGTTAATCTAAGATCCAATTGTTGTAATTCAATTTTTTCTTTTGATATTAATTCATTATTTTCGTTTATAAGTCTATCAACACACAAGTTTAAGTCATCTGTCTCTTTAATTATTTTACTATTTAAATCATTCATTTTTTCTTTTAATGTAATTATTAATTTATTTGCTACATCAATATTTATATTGAACTTATTAACTTTTTGTTGAAGTATATCAATTGTTTGATCAGATACTTTTTGTTCACATAAAGGGCATTCAGCAACACCAGCTTCAATTACATTTGTTTGAATTTCATTTATTCTTTCTTTCCAATTATTAATATCAGAATAATTATTGTTAATTTTTAATTCAAGTTTATGCTTTCGAGCCTGACTTGTTGTAATAAGATCATTTCTTATTTCTTTTAATTCTGCTTTTTCTTTTATTATACGATCATATTCGACTCTGAATTTAGATTTGATTTTTGTCTTTGCATCATCTACAGCACTTTTTAACTCAAGCATTTTACTTATTTTTCGTTGATCAATTAATTTGAGCTCATTATAAAGTTCTGTTTGAAATGTTTTTATATGTGAATCAATATCTGCAAGTTCTGACACAGTATTTTCAATATCAGTATCTTCTTTTTCAAAATTTTTAAATGTTTCTTGCCATTTTTCTAACAGATGTTGATTTACTTCAATTGATTTTTTAAGTTCTGCTATAGCAGTTTCTTTTTCTGTTTTATATTTTTTCTCTACTGCTAATAGGATCTTAATTTGTTGGTTTGCATCTTTATTAAGTTCATCATTAATCGCCAGTTGCTTCTCAATCGCAGAGAGTTTCTCATTAACTATTTTTAAGCGTTTGTCAACTTCTTTGTAATAAATTTGATATAATTCTAATGCTAATAGTTCTCTAAAGATTAATTTCTTATCAGAGTCAATTAAATCTGTAAAGAAGTCTTTCACCTTTTGTCCAAACATTAATGTGTTCACAAATGCTCGTTTTGAACAAATTAACCGTACAATTTCAGGGAGTACTTCTCTATGACCTTGTTTAATATCAACATTGTTTTTATTCAGAATAACTGTATTACCGAGTCTGGTATATTTTTGATATCGAGTTATTAAATAATTATCTGAGTCAATTTTAAACTTAACCCATGTCTTACAATCTTTACCTGTAATATTATTTACAACATCATCACCTTTTGCTCCACGACTTGTAACTCCATATAATGTATATGGTATTGCATCAAGACACATTGTTTTACCAACCCCATTTGGGCCAGTCATCAAAACCATAGTGTTATTTTTAAATTGTAATATCATCGGGTCAAGATATGGACCAAAATTTTCCATTCCTACTTCTTCAAAATCAATATGTCTCATATCACACCTCACAATTTTCAATTATATCAAATACTTCTTGTTCATATTCAATTTTAAAATTATCCGGGATTTCTTTGATTTCAAGATAACGTTTTATTCTATCTTGTTGAGACATTGTACTTGTTATGCCTCTATCGGTTATATCAGTTTCTGTTTTATCAATAATATTAAATTTTCCTTTGAATGGAGTTGTATCAACACGATCATCCAAAATAACTTTTACATGATGCCCATTTTCTTTTGCTTCTTGAGCAGATTTTAATGCATCATTTGTATTGTCGCTTCTTACATGAATTTCAATATGTTTTTTATACTGTGTTAATGGGATTGATTCAACATCAAGAGTATCTGAATCAACAATCAAAAATCTTTTTTCTTCACCTTTTTCGCCCCAATCTAATTGAATTAATGAACCAACATAATAAAGAGCAAAACCTTCTTTTATAATTTCTTGAGGTTTATGATAATGTCCCAGTAATACTAATTTATAGTTTTTTACCAAATCTGCCACGCTAATATCAGATATAATACTCATACCTGAGTTCAAAACTCCTTCACTTAAACCAAAATGTGAAACAAGAATTTTAGCTTTGTTTTCTTTCACAACTTGTGGTACATTATATGAGTAAGGAACAAATAATATATCTTCATCATCCATTCTATATGTTGTATTATGAGGAATCCAGTTAACACCTGGTATTGAATTAATAGATTTTAATGCTGAAACAACAGTTTGACCCTTACCAGATAAATCATGATTTCCATCAATTACATAAAAGTTAATAAATTTACCATAGTGAGTAAGATACTCAATTATAAGATCTTGGGCAATTGCATAAATTATCGACTTTCCATGAAGTATATCACCACCAATAATAATAGTTGAAATATCATGACTAATAGAATAGTCTACAACTTCGTGTAAAGCTAATTTAATACTATGCAATCGTTCAGGAAGATTTGATGCATATTCAATTTTATCTTGAGCATATCTCGAAAGATGTATATCTGCAATATATGCAAATTTCATAATTTCTTATTTACTCCTTTTGTTTTAAGATTACCTTTATAATTTTTGTCAGTGGGTTGAGTCTGTTCATTTGTATTATTCAATTGTTCTTCTTGTTCTTGAGTTATAACATTTTTCAATAGTGAACCATCGTTACTCGTAGGCCAAATATTTAAAAGACCTGGAAGTATCAGTGCTGCAAATATAGTAATTAATACGATAACAACTAATACTTCAACCAATGTAAATCCTTTACAACTTTTCACTTTTTGTATTAACATATTTATTTTACCTTTTATTGTGTTAATTAATAACTTTCATATTTTATATTGTCTCTATCAACACCGATTTCTGATAAAATCCATAACATATCAAAGTTATCCATACTTGTTGAACCTTCAATTGTATCTTTGGTTTCTGTTATCACCCATCCACTATTGGTAGATGATCCAATATTATATCGATGATACATTTTAGCATATTCATAATGATGTTTAATTAAAAGTATTTGTAGTTCTGTAATATTAATCTTTTGAATTATAAAACTAGCTGATGAACTGTTGGTTACGAAATCTGATTTTATTTTCATTTTTCTACCTCAAAACAATTTATTATACTCATTTCATTATCAGTAGCACATTTAGAACATATTGGTGGTCCATTATAAACTGCTTCGTAAATATCACATTTTTCTATATTTTTACACTCAACACACTCAAATTCAATTTGAATAGTTGATGGATTTATCATTAACATTATTCACCTCTAATTATTTTATATGTCGTTTCTCGGTCTATTTTATTTAATTTATTTTTTGAGTATATTAAATATTCAATAGGCCAGTTTTCTTCATTATAATAATGTTCACGTTTATAAAATGTATTCGCCATATATTTACAACCATAATCAACCATATCAACAACTATTGGTGTTAATTTTCCTTCTTTATTTCTAATAACTCTTCCTGTTAATTGTTTAATGTTTGATATAGGGGATGTCATAATAACTGAATCTTTCCATGGTGCATCAATACCATCTCGACATTTTCCGGGAGTTGCGAATGTTATTTGTGAATTAAGAGTTTCAAGTCCACCCGTCCCACAAAATTTGGCTTTGTCTTTATTAGGCATTAGTTCATAAAGATCATCAATCAACTTAATTCTTTCAGCTATACATATCAGTTGTCTTGATTTAAAACGTCCCAATAAACCCCTCATTACCTCTATAAACGGTTTTGATTTTTTTATTAGATTAAGATATCTAGATCGTTGAAAATCACCACCCCAACGAATATAACGTGACCTCCTTGGTGTATCTATTTGATAATCTAATAAAATTACAATAACTTTCGCTGTCATTGTACCTTCTGAATCATCATCTGCATATATCGGTCCAAGATGAAATTCAATAATATCTCCATTCCCATCATGCCTATATGGAGTTGCACTCAAACCATACACACATCTTGATGGAATATGTATTGAACATTCTGAAAATGTTGGTGCCCCAACTGTTGTATGTACTTCATCTGCTACACACACGCCCACATTTGCGTCATTTAATTTAACTAAGAAATCTTTACGTTTTCTTTTTAATAATGATATAAATGTTTGAACTGTAGTAATAATTATTGGTTTATCAAGATCCTTTTCAAATGTTGCTGAACTTAGAGTCGCAATATTATCATCTTTCAAATTTGTAAACTCTTTGAATCTATTACGCCATTGTTTTGCAAGAGGATCTCTATGAACTAAAATTATTGCTTTCTTTTTTCTTTCAGCTATCATGTAAATTGAAATTATAGTTTTACCAACCCCCGGGGCTAGTTGTAATGTTGCATTTTCATTTTCCATGATATGTTGTATTGCTTTTACTTGTGCTTCACTCCTTGGGGTAATATTATGCTCAATATTTATGTCTTGCCCATCATGCCTAATATCCTGGATTTCACAGTCAGATATGTATTTTTGAATCGGAAAATCCCGTGGTATTAAGAGAAATTTCTCCGATTCAATATAGAAAGTTTGGATAGTATAATTGGATGTATTATATGCTTTTATCCTTCTTTCCAAAAATTCTTTTATTCTAATGTACCATTCTTCATATTGATGATCCTTAGAAATTAGTAATCCAGAACGTTTTATAATTTTCATTCTCTACTATATACCGCCTTTGAATTTTCATTTTCATAAACTGTTACATACTCAAGTTTAAATTTAATCTTCATATCTGAAAAGATTTTATCTAATTTGAAAAACAGTTGTTGTGAAAGTCTTTCTGCTGTTGGATCATGATCTTCATTATCAAAAATCATTGATCTTAAGCACATTTTATCTGCAAGTGGTTTCAACCATTGTTCATCTATCTTATTAACTAACAATGTATGATCATATTGATCAAGCAAAGAACCAACGATTGATTTTAAATCTGAAAAGTCAATGATCATATCATCTTTATTTAATTTCTCACTTTTCAAACCAACAAGAATTGTAAAATTGTGACCATGAATAGAAAAACAACGCCCTTTGTTTTTACTCAATCTATGACCAATTGGTACTGTGAATCTTTTTTCAATTCTATACATAAACTTCTCCTTTTATGGAAGGTGATGATCTTAAATAATTTTATCTTTTAAAGTCGTGTTCATTTTGAAATTTGAAATTTGAAATTCAATCTTCACATCAACTATTATTCCAAGATTCATTCCTTGGTTTCTTATTTCATGCACAAGTATATCAATATTATTCATTGTCATTCTATATACCAAATTATGCTCAGGTGAATATGATGGGGGGGTACCTACTACATTAGATACCCAATCAACATTTCCTTCACCATTACATTTAGTACAAATTTTTTTAATACCTTCAATTGCTTGTGGAATAGCTCCATAACCACCACATTTTCTACAAGTATATTCAGAGATCATTATATTGCTCCAATACAAATTTATCAATATTTTTTAAATTAGTTGTAAGTTCTTTTATTTTATCATCTATTTCAGTTGTATCTGTATTTAATGTAAACATTTTATGTATTCTATATTTATTAATAAGAATTTTTGTTTTTTCAATAGATACACCTGTTAATTTCTCTATTTCACTAAGAGCAAAATCAATATCATTATTCTTACTAATATAATCTCCAAGTGGTTTACGAATAAGATCGAGAATTTTATATTCTTCAATAAGTTCCGTCAATTTCATAATTTCACAATCCAACATGCTTTTATTCATTGCTGAAAACATTTTATATGTTTGTAATAACATATCATCAATAGATCTAACAACTACTTTTTGATTTGCATCTGTAAGATTAATCTCAAAAGATATAACCCCTACTACAACAGATTTTAACTTTTTAACAAATTCTTTGTATATCTTATCTCTATTTCTTTCACGCAAAACTTGAAATTTAATTTCTGTTTCAGATGCTGACATATCTGTAAAACCAATCATCCCATCACCAAGCTCTTTTGAAAATTTATTCAATAGAGATTCAAACTTTTTTCCTGGTGGCCATGATTTCAATATAACTGTGTTTGTTCTAGCATTTTCTAAAATAATACCTTCAACTGCAATTTTTGCTTTACCTGTAGTTAATAACAATTCAAGTTTTTCTGGTTTAGCAGTAATATTACAATTTGATTTTGGTGCAATTGTTGGCTTTCTTTTTCTTATTCCCAGCAACCATAACAATCGTTGTTGAAGATCTCTTTGATCATAACATGGTATAACTGTTTTAAAACCAAACCCAATACCTTGTGTATAATCACTCCCCAATAAACATGCAGGATACATTATTGGAAGAAAAGTTGGTTCCTTATCTCCCAATTCACTAGCAATCCATGGTACATGATCAATATATTTAAATGCTAGATCTAATGTTTTTGGGTTCATCTTACATTCAGTATATCTTGGAGCAGCAGGCCCAACTGGTTCAACACCAACATTTGTACCAAAATTTCCCTGACCAATTAAAAATCCTTGACGAACCAATTGAACAATTGTACCATAACATTCACCATGAGGATGATAATGACCAATTGTATACGCATCAACCTGCCGCGATTTTACAAACTTATGTCTCGCAATTTTAGATGTTGATAATAATACTCTTCGTTCAACTGGTTTTAGTCCATCAATGTCAAGTGGAAAGTTTCTATAGTTAGAATACTCACCATAATCTTTATACAGCCTTGGCAGATTGTAATCCATGTTTGTAATTTTTCTCCTGTGTTATATCTGTTACTATTGAAGGATTATTTTGCATCGTTGGAAATTTTATACTATATGGAACAAATGAATTTTCAATACTCTCTCCTTGGATGAATTTTAAAGGATCGAATAAATTTCCAATACTTGGTGAATATGCAAATACTCTTTCCTTTGTAAAAATATATGAATAATCAGTTAGATAACTATCTGACCATATCCATGGCCATTTATCGCCATCTTCTCTAATGAAGGAATCATCTCTAGACATATGTAAAAAATCCAAGATCATTTCTTCAAACATAATAGGATTTACTTGAATTAAAATATTCACTGGAATTTTTAAAGGATTACCATTATGTTTTTTACTTCCGATCCATACTATTTTATCATAATTTTCCATGTAAAAATCAGCTTTTGTTCCCATATTTTTCATCTCCGTTATTTGAGGATGTCTATATCACCATTTTCCTCAACTTTTTGATGCTCATAAGGTGCAACAACTCGTCGATAAAATTCCATCTTTGCAGAATCTAAAACACCAATACATTCATTCATAGTTGTATATGATTTACCATTATCTTTTACATATCTTTGAATTAAACATGTAATACAATAATTCAATTCACCTGGTGACATGATTCCAATTGAAATTAATTCTAAATGATGATCTAATGATTGACGTATATCTTTTTTAATATATGGCATTTTTATCTCTTTAATTTACATATCAAGGGTTTCTTGCCTTTTTGGGGTTCAAGGATTTTTTCTTGTTTACCCCAATGACATATCATTTGACTTCGCTTATTTATCTTCATGAGTTTACATGCACTACAATCACTCGTTACTGATTTTTTTCTCATAAGCAGTTTTCCTTATTTTTAAAAATCAAATTTATTAATTCTTTTCTCATAATGTAAGAATATCATGAGGCTTTTTAAATGTTTTATTTTGATCTACCAATTCTTCAACTGTAAGAATTTGTATCTTATCAACATCACCTAATTGTCCGTATGATTTAGCTTCTTGTATCATACCCGATGTAACTTTATCTTTAAATGTTATATATACTCCAAGTTCTCCTGTTCCTTTACCAATTTCAGAACAGAATGCTTTAAGATGGTTTTTATCGACGCCTGTTGTTACCTGAACTAGTCCATTACGCATCTTGTCTTGATATTTAAACATAAAACGTCCATCAATAGATTTATCATTACCTTGCTTTTTATTGCCAATAACATTGTTTAAATAGTATCTTATAATAACATCTTCAAAAGCAAATTTACTATTTTTCTGTTTACCTAATAGGTTATTATCAACTAAATGTTTTAATTCACTACTAATTTTCGTTTCTCTTGTGCACTTGAAAATAATTTTATAAGATCATTTATTTTTTTACTATATGTTATCGGAGTATGATTTCTTGTTGCTTCATCTAATAAACATATTTTTAGTTGAGCAGGATTCATTTCCCCAAGACCTTTATATCTTTGAATATTTCTTCCTTTGTTTCTTGCAGCTTGTAACATTTTATCATTCCATAAAGGAATGAATACGTTTTTCTCTTTAATTGCAAAGAGTGGAGTTTGAGCAATAAAATATTTCCCTGACCTTATCATTTCAGGTAACAAGACAGCAATAACCATTGTAACAAGACATGCAATATGATTTCCATCATGATCAGCATCTGTTGCACATACTATTTTGTCATATCTCAATTTTGATATATCAAATTGAGGATCAATACCTGTACCAATGGCTCTGACTAATTCTCCTACTTCTTTATTATCAAGAATACCTTTCTTTGTTGTAACATTTGGAATTGATTTTCCTCTTAATGGTAAAACTGCATGTATTCTTGGATCTCGTGATTGTATAATAGAACCACCTGCTGAATCACCTTCCACAATATATAATTCACCTTTTCTACTGGTACAATCTCTTAATTTGGTGAATGTTGTAGATGCTCTTCTTCCACCAGTTCTATTTGTTTTCATTTTATTTGCATCTAATTTTTTTCTATATTCCTGAAATCTTTCCAAATATTCAACGAGTATTTGTTCTTGGTTTCTTGCAAAAGTTTCTAATTGTTTTCGAAATTCAGCTTCGAATCTTTTAAAATCTGATTTTGGATTAATCAATCTATCTTTTGTCTGACCTGCAAATTTTGGTTCAATCATACTTAATACAAGATAAATTCTTAATCGAAAGAATATATCATTTGGTTGAAATTTAAATCCATATTTTTTTGCTTTTAACATAAAAAAGTCTCGTAACATATCACAAAACCAACCTACATGATTTCCTCCATTATCAACTGGTAATAGATTTACCGAAGAAAGTGCTTTATAACCAACTGCACCAGTAGGTTCATATGTAAACAACACTTCAAATTTTTCTGGTTTCTTTTCTGAAATTAATCTTATTATATTAATATTTTCTATTGGACTATTAATAGTTGATTGTGTAAAATGAGTTTTTACATCTAATTTGAATACTTCTTTTACTCCATCAATAATTAAGACAAAACTTAAATCTTCCGGTAACTCTGCTGATGCGGTTGTTAGTCTTCTTCTTAACCTTTTTAAATCTGGTTTCAAAGTTTCAAAATATTTCTTATTCGGTTTGAATTCGATTTTAGTTGAGAATGGGTGGTCTCCATTGGGTTTATCAATCTTTTTTGATTTCAATTTACCATCTTTAAAAGTAAATAATGCATGTTTCGTGTTTCTAAATATTTCAACAGAATAAACACTACTGAGTGCATTAATGGCAATTAAACCCACACCATGCAATCCTGAACTAATCTCATATGCTGTTTTTTTATCTTGAAATTTTGCACCTGAAAATAATTTTGATGATATGATAATAGGTGTATCATCTTCAAGAGGTATTCCTCTTCCATTATCAAGAACAGAAAAATTATTTAATTTTGTATCAATAATAACAGCAACAATTGTGGCATGCCCAGCAAGAGCCTCATCGAGTGCATTATCTAAAGCTTCTTCAATAAGATGAACAGGATTTGATGTCTCACCTATATACATTCCAGGATTTAATCTAACATGCTCAATTTCTTCTAAAACCCTGATATCTTTTGATGTGTAATTAAGAGACATTATTTTTTTCCTTTTTTCGTGGTTTAATACATTTTTTAATAATTTTAGGGTTTCTCATTGGATTATCATCTCCAAATATTAATTTATTATTTGTATTGCCTAACATAGAAGGTCTTGGTTTACCTGTTAATGATTTACTTATTTTTCTTTAAAAAACACCAATGAATAAATATTCTAATATTTATTCATTGGCGTTTTAATTAATCCTCCGTTATATATAATGGAAATATTAATACTATACCATTAAACATTCCCATAATTGAAAATAATAACATCCCATCGCTTCCCTTATTAATAGCAGAAATGAATTTGCTTAATATATAAGTATAATAAAACATTGATAATATTAAATGATGTTTCATATTTGTACCACATACCCTGTTCGATTAACATTTTTTGCTGTACCATTTTTGTTAATCACCCAAATAATTTTCTTTGGTAGTCGTTTTCTTGAAATAGAGTTTATATCTTCAACATAGCCATCCGTAAAAACTAAACAAACATCAACATTCAATTGTTTTAATCTTTCAAGACCAGGTAGTAATTTTGTTCCACCACGACCTTTTACATTAAATTGAATATCTCTAACCCTTTTTACTCTATATTCTTTTTCAATAATAGTATCAACTTCGAGTACAGTTGTATAACAATAACGATCTTTTTCAATTATACTCTTGATGCCTGATAAACCCTCCTTAATTTCATCTATAGACATACTAGCGGAAACATCAAGAAGAACACCAATATCGAATGTTGTATCTCTTATTTTGCCTGGAAAAGGCGATATTTGTGGGATACATTTATCATCCTTTAATGTAAAAACATATGTACGTTTACGGTTTATCTTTGTAGGACTTCTTCGAAATTTACTGAATCTCGACCCCCGTACTAACTTTCTGATAATTTGATAGTATGGTGCTTTTGGTGGGGCAAGAGCTCCTTCAATTAAAGTCGAAATATGACCTGGTATTGTTCCACGATGTTTATTAAAACTTTTAACTGACTCTTTAATAATACCTTGAACATGATGATCTATTTTTCTTGATAATGAACTTAAATCAGCTACTCCATCAACTCCGTTATTCCATTGTTCATGCCCATTAAATGCTTTATTCGATGGGAATTTAATTGTCTTTGCATTCTTTAATAATTTATAAAAATAATATTCGGTTAATTTACCTTCTTGTAACTTAAAGTTTTCTGGAAGACATGGTTTCCAAGATTCACCATTTACTATAAGAGGAGTCCTAATATTTGCTTGAACATTAACACAACAGTCTGCTGCAATATTCCATATATTAAACTTATCTTTCTTTTTTTCCTCAGATGTTTCATTTGCTAAAATTCTGATATATCGTGATACATGTTTATTTAAAACATGCATACCTTCATGTTCAATTATTCTCAATATTTCCTTATCAGTAGTTCCAGCTAACAACTCTGGTTCATAATAAAGAGATAAGGTCCCATCTTTCTCAGAAGCTATTCCCATTACCGATTGAAGTTTTGCAAATGTAATAGGTTTTCTTCGAATCCTTGAGAACAAGTAACCCCAATAATTATATTTCAATACAAATCTTGCAATTAATTCTTTGAGTCGTTCTCCTTGATTTTTCATTAAAAATTTCCTTCACCAGCTTTTACAATCGGATCGTAAAAATTTTCTTTGTATGAAGATGAGCTTTTTAAAAGAGATAAATGAATCTTTGTCATGTATTTAAATGATTTACTATTTCGTTCAAATGAATCAACCTGTGATATAAATAATGCCGCTGTATCAATGGGCATCATTAATAGAAAATCAAGTACATTATTCAACTGCGAAAGATTATATTTAGGCATTGAAGTTGTCATAAATGTACAAAACCCGACCATCAATTCACCCAATTTCGCATTATCATTTTCTTTCAATAGTTTTTGGATCTGAGGTTTTATATGACTAAAATCATAGAATACATCCTTTGGATTGATATCTTTCTTATCTCGAGCAAATTCAATAAACATTCGTGTCATGTTTGTATTAAGAAGACCAGCTGCTTTATGTTCTATTTCATCAAAATCAATTTTACCTCTACCAATTTCCATTTTCCATAAATGATCTGATAGTTTTTCATAACTTGCTGGATTTGCATACACAGATCCAATTTTTTGTGCTTGAAAATCATATAGATATTCTGGATGAGTTTGAATAAACTCAATTACATATGGATGAAAATTACATTCAATTGCATATTTTAAGAAATCTGTTGCAAGCACTTCTGTATAAATATGCAATTGTCTTCTAAGTCCAGCTGCATCTTCAAGATTATCCATTGAATATTCCGAGTCATCCGGATTATCAATTGATACAACAAACCAACCTTTTGGAAACTGATGTCTGTGAACAGAGTATTCATTTTGAATTTGCCATAGTAGTTGCTGTAATTGATGGTCACCACGTGAAAATTCATCAATAACAAACAAACCATAAGAGTTTTTCTCTTTCGGTACAAAATCTGAATACAACATCCTAAATGATGGATCTCCAATTTCTGCAGCAACCGGGAATGGAATAATAAAGTCATCTCTTGATAGAACAGGAGATTTAACCATAAGACATTGAAACTTCATATCTTTTTGATCGGCAAATAAATCTTGTGTTAATTCATTTGCAATTTGATAACATATTTGTGTTTTACCGACGCCCGCTGGTCCAATAATATGATAACATTGTTTGTCAACATTACGACCTTTTTGCCAAGTACTGATCGTATCTTTGATATCATTTTTCAGTAATGTCTTAATCTTCGCAATTGAGAGGACTGAAATATTCAGTCTCTCGTAATATTTCAATTCTTCTTCTTTAGTATTTTCGTCAGGCATTATTAACTCCTTTTATTATTTTAACTAAAATTGTATATCATCAAAACTAAATGTTTTTTCATCTTCCGGTGTTACTTCCTGTTGTTTCGCAGGAGTTTCTGGTAAGGGTGTTTCTGTTTCTGGTGAGGGTGTTTCTGTTGTTAATATACCATCTGTTTTTGCTCCATACCCAGTGGTTTGTGCTTGTTTGCTTTTTGACCAATCGAATTTTTCATTAAACTTCCCAACTGTATCTTTAGATAATTTTAATATTTTCAATACAGCATCCTTTGGTAATTCGGCACCCTTTTTCATTGCAAAGATATTTACCTCATTATTATATGACGAAGTTGCTGTAGTTCTCGTAATATTTGTCACATATCTTTTTTGATTCACAACTGATTTCTCGAACATTTTACTTTGTTCAGTAACCGGTTCAAAGATGGGGGGCAAATCTTCATTATACAGATTATTAAGATATTCGGAAATATTTGAATATTTCATCCCTTTCCCTCTGATAAATATAAAAATTGGTTTCTTATCATCAGTCAAAATGGGACTGCCGTTTTTATTACAATAAATACCTGCAACTAACAACTGTGATCGACATGCATTACAAAAATCAACCGTGGCTCTTTCCGCTGAGGTCATTGGGCATGTTCTTATTTCACCATTTGCCAATTTACTTGAGCCTTTCCATGGCGGAGTTCCTTCTTTGAAAGAAAAACATATAATTGTATCACGTCCACGTTCATTTTCAATTTTCGCCAAAATCTCTTTGGTGTGCGTAATAATCATATTTACTTCACTCAAATTATATTCAACACCTCTTATCTGAAAGTGCTCAATCTTTTCTTCAATATTCAAATGGTTTTTTCTTGTTTTACCGGAAATATAAACACTGTGAAAAAACTCATCCTCTGGAGCAATTTTTTCGCCACTACCACCTTGAAAACCAGTTCCCTGTAGATCTTGATATTCCTCAAAACTCATAATGTACATCCTCCTTTAAAGTTACTTATTTGGTATCAAACACCAATTTTGGCCATTTCTGTCATCTGGTATTGTAACAAGAGAAAACTCGTTGTTAAACCAGCATCTTATATATTGATCTAATAAATCACTTGAAATAAAATCACATAATTTATCATATTCAGGTAACGCAACTAAATTTGAATCTTCAATTGTAATTGGGGTGATTTTTCTTACCTTTGAATCTGTTATATCACCTGTGATTAATTTAGGGTGTGGGCAATAAACTATTACTAATCTTTTTCCCACCATTCTAAAGATTTCATTTTTATACAAGTACGTATTTGTATCTAAATCATATGCAACATTCCTGGCGGTTAATACTCGATCAATTGATGTATGTTGTCTGCATAAAATACCATCTTTAGCTTTCATTTTACAAACTTCACAATTTGAATGATCAACCGTATATTTAACTCTTAGTTCAAAATTATCGTTTGCAGCTTTAGAAAAATATGATATTATCCGCCGTTTATTTAATAAAAATTTTACAATAGTTATTGGGTATACATCTGCACCCATTTTTTCAATGAACTTTTCAACTGAAACTTGTTTCATTTATTAACTCCTTTGCTTTTTTTCTTTAATTTTTTCAGAACAAAAAACCAGCTATTTTGGCATATCTCCCACTTAGTAAAATTTAATATAACTTTATTACCTAAATTAAAAGGATATAAAAGCTATATCAAACCACTAAGTGGAGAGACGATGCTAGTATTCGCATTGAAAAGTTCATATATATCAGTAGATAATGTTTAATTACTATTATCCTTAGATATATACCGATTTCTGATATTATCAGAAACATTTATTTTACATATATCTGCGACCTTGATTAACATCTCAGGAGTCGTATTTCTTAAAAATTCCTCTATACGTCTTCGCAGTTTTCGAAGCTGGTTATCAATCTGTTTCATTTATTCCCCTTAAAGTACGAGTGACAAATATACAGGTTTATTTTTTTGGTAAATTATATCACCACCACCAGATGATGTTTGGATCAATGTTGTTTGAAGTGAGCCAATTTGATCTATAGTTTTACTGGATTTAATTTTAATATTTTCCATAAGAGGTAATATTTCCTCTCTAAGATGTTGAGAGAATTTTTCTAAAATATATTTAACATCAGATGGTGTTGCATCGTTTGGAAATTCTGGCAATAATAATACTTTATTATTCAATTTACCCAATAGTTTTAACCTAACCATTTCTGCTCCATAACATCCACGGATTAAAAGTTTCCAGTATTCTTCCCAATGCTCACTTGATGGCATGATTTCGATACCAACTGGAACACCTGAAAACATAATGATGGCACCAATTTGATTTTCAACTGGTTCAAACTCTGCCGCAAAAATTTCGAGTTCTTCTTTAATAGTCGGATTATCATAAAAATATCTCAAATGCGCTGAACCAATATTAACACTTGGAATTCCCCTAAGCCATTCACTAATTTTTCCCCATAATTTTGAATAATTTTCATGAGATCTGATTGATTGTTTGAGTAATGTTTTTCTAAGGGTAATTGGTAAAATATCACTATCTACAACATCATTTAAATAACCACCCTGACTTTCTTCAATACAACATGCATTCTTAAATGATCTTGATTGTTTTTTCATTACAATACCAGAACCACTCATTGCATGATCCTGACCTTTAGTACTTCGGACCATTATATTTGTGGGGACAATGGCTTCTGCTGAAGTATCTTTATTTTCAAAGACCATTGTTCCATATGAAGTTGTCCGTTTGAATGACAAATTTGTTGGTTTTGCTATATCACCCCTTTCATCCCCCAGTATCGGAATAATGGCCATCTCATCAACAGCCTGAATGTTACCAATCTCAATTTTATCAAAATTGAGTCTTTTAAAAATTGAAGACATTTATGACCTCCTATTATTTCAATTGTTTATTAAATTTATTGATGAGTAACTTCTTGACCATTTCACGATTATCAATCATACGATTAAAGATCATTTCGGTTTCCAAATACTTGTAATTCGATACAGGCAACGGGTTTGTATCTGCTGTTAACCTTCGTGTTGTACCGATTTTTGCATCTGCAGAAAACACAGGATTTAAATGAATCAGGTTAAATTCATAACCTGACTTTTTAAAATGATTATAGGTATGTTCAAACATACCTTTTATTGTATTTTCATAACCGTCTGATATAACAATAATAGTCTGGGGTTTGGAGATTACTGCATCTATAAGAGCTTGCCATAGTTTTGTATCATTGTGTGGAACAATAACACTAATAGGATCTTTCGTTGGAGTTTCCATTCTTTTCCCACCAACATAGATAACATCCTTGACGTTATCCAATATTGACAAGATTGATAATGATGTAAGAAATGGATGCATTTTTCTTTCGTTACTACCCATCATGGATCTTGAGGCATCAATAATAACAACACACTCTCCAATATCAATATGATTCAATTTTTGAGATTGATATTCAATTCCTTCCATGATTTTTTCAATATTGACTGAATCGCCATTGAATAATTTAAAATAAAATGCCTTCCATAGATCGTAAATATCTTGATTTTTATAGTTGATAGTTTTTGATTTGGTTGCACCACTACGTTTAACAGCAGATTCCATTTGTAGTGCTTCTCTATCACCCATCTTCGCTTGTTCGTAAATTTCAGATATTTTAATATTTACTTTATAAGTATTTCTGAAACCCATTACTGTTCGGTTCGGCATGCCTTTCATCAATTTCTTGAATCGTTTAACATTGCCATCTTGGGCAGCTGTACGAAGATCCCAATATCTTTCAATTTTTGGGTATCTAACCAAAAGAATATTTTTTGGTGGTGCATGATCAAATATATGATAAACCACCGGCATGGATTTGATATTATATCGACCGATTCTTTTGTTAAACAATTCCTCATCACCATTCAGGATTTTAAATACTTCCTGCTTTCCAAGAGCATGTCTAACCAATTTTTTCAATTTTCTTTTATAGTTAATTGCCAACCCTTCAAGTTCTTGAGTTGAACGGTCGAATATAAACTCAAGAATAATCTTTCTAGTTCTGGAGTTGTTGACTTTTTTAAAACCTTCTTCACCGGTGAGCATCAAAAGATTCTTCAAAGCTCTTGGTATTTTTTCTTTGGAAAGATTATATTTGATAACTTTTTGTTCATAGTCGAATGGTAAACCACTCGGGATTAATTCTTTTCCTGTTACACTTTGAGGATTGGCAAGTAACATATGACTCATTGCGCCTTTTGAAAATCCAGTTCCCTCAAGTATTGTTGTTAATCCAAATAATGTTCGGTCAAATAAAAACAACTCTTTCCACATTTTGTATACTCGTTGAAACTGTTGATTTGCTTCTTCATAAAACGCACCTTTCGGAGCAAACTGAAGCATTCCAGAATCAATAGTAAGTGATTTTTCTGTCATTTCTATGAATCTCCTTTTTTTTAGTTTCAACGTAAGATAATCATAACTAATTTTTTTGGTTGAAAAATAAAAAGCATCTTTGGCCTTTTTGTTTCAAATATGACTTATATAATATTCGATTTGAAATTATATCAAATCGTCTCGAAAAAATTCTATACCATTTAAACAGTATATTCAAAAAATAATCCTGAAAGTAGAAAATGTAATAGGTACTTGATAAAGTAAGAATTGAACTTACCGTCTTTTGCGTATAAGGCAAATACCCCACCATTGGGATTTTTTATCTGAAATCACAAATAAGTCTTTCAGGAAACTGTAAATTGTATAATAAAAAGAAACTAGAAGTTGTATATGTAATATGATGTTTTGGCTTCTTCTCAAAAGAATAAAACTGAAATTACAAAAAGTCTTCTAGTGTTAAAATACACCCGAAGTAGTAAGTGTATTAATTTGTCATACCACAGATGGCGTGGTAGAAGGGACTCGAACCCTATACGTTGCTTTATAAGAGCAGTGCTGAACCAATCAGCGATCAGAAAATACGTCTAAGTCTTCGGGAAAAATATAAAATGGAGTTATAAATGTAATTGGTTGATTTAACAATAATTTGAAATTACATAAATTCTCCAAAATGTTCTTAAACATAATAAATCATTATTCTTATTCAGATATTAATATATATAGTTATTATATTTTTAAATGATTAAGTAACATCTACCATAGCAGGTTTTCTTGTATTATCTAAATCAAAAATAATCTTTTTATTTGAAAAATGATTTGCGGTATTCTTGATGATTTGTTTCATACCTTGTGGCATAAAATTATCAGTATAATATAATTGAAGTCCATCTTTGAAGCTAAATGCAATACCATCATGTGTTTCATTAACTTCAACTAAATCACTTCTTTTGATTTCAAGATTCATAGTACCTTTTTTAATGACAATCATTGATTCCTCAGTCATGTTATTCTCCTTCAATTAATTTCAAGTATATTTCATTATTAAGTTCTTTTGATTTCTTACAAAACCATTCTGTGATTTTATCTTTATTATATGTTCTTAAAAAATTAGTAATTAACCAAGAAAAGTCTTGAGAATTTAACTGTTCTTCAATTTCAAAAATAATTTCATTTTGATTTTGTTTACAAATCTTTTCAATATGAAATGAATCCAATTCTGGATCTAGATATGACCATATTTCTATAATAAAATTTTTATGGTCATATTCAACAAACTCCAAAAATTTTAAGATATTTATAATATCAGATTCGCTATTTGTATTAACGATTATAGATGGTTCATAATTATACACTTGCTTAACTCTTTTTAATATTGATTCTGCCAGAACCTGTTTTTGTTCTATTGGGTATTTTATCATATCAGGATATACTGATAAATATTCTTCTTTAAAATCTGATTTACCAATATTACGAATAATTGTTATAAAGAAATATTCTTTCAATGCTTCTTCTTCAACGGGATACCCCAATTCACTTTCCACTTCTGCATCATCATAATCTACTTCTGGCTCTTCAATAGAGTTACCAAGAAGTATTTTTAGATCTTCTGATTCAAACATTTTTACCTCGTTAACATTAATGATATAAAATATGAATTTAATAAATCTTTTGCTGGAGATATTTTTGGTTCTTTATAACCAGCATTGCCATTTTGAATAATCTCTGCCATTATTTTATCTCTTGTTATATAATCATCAGATAATGGACCCATAAATTCAGCTAAAACATGTGGACAATTATATGAAATAAAAGAATAAGTATCAAGTTCACCCAGTCTTTGACCTCCATCACGTTTTTTTCCACTTGTAGGTTGTGATGTTTTACCTGTTGTTGGACCGGTACCACGTGCATATATTTTCGCTTCGCCAAGATGTTCGAGTTTTGACATATACATATAACCAACAGCAACTTCAAAATGGGTTTTAGTATTATATTTAGGCAAGAAAAGTTTATATTTTGTTTTCAAGCCTAATACTTTCAATGATTTTTTAATCTCAGTATGACCGGGTGCTTTAAATGGTGGTATAATAATTGGATAAAAACCAGTCTTTTTAACCTGGTCAATCATTTTTACATATTGTGTTGTTGTCAAACTTGATAAATTTCTAACAAGATTTTCTGTTGCTTTTTTATTTGGTGACATATCAAGATTTACAAATACTTGTTTTATGAGTGCAATTGTTTTTGGTTTTGTCATTGTTGGTAATCGTTTACCTAATTCTCTTGCCATCAATCCACAATACATTTCATATAACTGACCCATATTCATTCTACTTAAAAGACCGAGAGGATTTAAAATTGTTTCAATGATATCACCGTTAGGAAGTCTTGGCATTAATTCATCGTTTTCAATTAGTGAGATGATTCCCTTATTGCCATACCTATTCGCTAATTTATCACCAAGTCCAACTCGTAATTCCTGTTCAATTCTAAATCTTACTAATACTCCTTTGATTGTTTCACCTTTGACCGTAAACGATTCTTTTGCTGGTTTCATTGATTTAAGATTTGTTTTTGTAATCAACTCTTTTAATTGTGGAAATAGTTCTTCATCAACATTAGAATAAACTTCAATATCAACAATTTTTCCACCAGGACTCTTTTTAATAAATTGTCCAGTAAACATATCAGTTGTTTCATCATCATCGAAACCAATAATATCTTCAATATCACCAAGAGTCTTTCTTAATAATGGTTTTCCTTTTTCAATTTCATCACCAATTTCTGCAATATATAAAAGCCTATCATTAGGAGCAATTAATATTTCTTCTTCAATACCATGTAATGAAGTCAATTTATCCTGTTCTACAACTGATTTACTAATAACTGCACCATCTTCAAAATTATATCCATCATATGGCATAAGAGCGCATAATAACGGTCTTCCAAGTGAAATTGATCCATTAGACATACATGCACCTTCTGCAATAACATCACCCTGTTTGACGGTTTCACCCACCTTAATCAAAGGGTTAAATACACTTAATGTATTTTTTCCAGAACCAGATTTTAAATGAACCGGTGTTATATCAATTATCTTTTTTGTTTTACCACATTGAATTGTTATTAAATCCTTATGAACAGAAGAAATTTTACCATTACAAGGAGATTTTTTCACAAAGTTTTTTGATAAAACACCTGTTAATATTGATTCATATCCAGATTGAACAACAGGGGGTTGTGGATTTCTTAAAGGCAACATTTGTTTTGCCTGATTTGAAAGCATAATAACCCTTGCACCATCTGTATTTTCAAGGAATGGAATCATTGATGTAGTCGTTGAAAGCATTCCACTTCCTTCATTATCTGATATATCTTTTGTTGTAAATAAACCTCGTGATGACGATATCAATGCGTCTATGGTTAACTGTTGAACAATTCCAATATTGTCACTCTCGGATGTATCAAGAGGATCAAGATTTCCAAAATATGAATTATGTAAATTACGAGCATCATTATGAATAGCTCTTTTATCAGGAATACCTCCAACCTTTTTACCAGCAGGAGACACTCTTGTCATAGTTGACATTTCTTCAAGAGGATTTGCGTATTCCATATCAACAACTAATTCAGTCATTAAAAAATCACTTAATACTTTAGTTGGTACTATTGTTAATTTTGCTTCTGTATTGCCTGATAAAACTTGCTCTTTATATACTGTGTAAGCTGCAAGAATTTGTTTTTGTGCTAAATGGACAAGAACTTCTGAATTTCTAATTCGTTGATTACTAATATCATTTCTTGCAATATAAAACCCATCAACAACTTTTTCTGTCATATATTTCATAATCATTTCAAGATCAGTTGGTAATTGTTTATTTAATAATACTTGCTTAGCAACAGGATCAACAATATTTTGAAGATTTGAACTAATAAGAAATGTTGAGTTTAATCTACCTGATAATTGAATTATTAAATCTTCAAAATATTTATGTGAAGCAAATTCGGCATCACTTTTATATTGTTGTACTTTACCATGAATGAATGATTGGCATAGTTGTTTTTGTAAATCTGTTTGGACGTTTTGGAATATAATATATTTTTCGTTGTTAATTTTACATGAGAATTTTTCACTTGGTTTATTATCTGACAATATATATTTAATATTATATTTTTTTAAGGTTTCATCAAAACCAAAACTAAACGCAAGCAAAAATATTAATGGCATTTTATAAGACATGAAAGCTTCAAGATATTTTTCACGTCTTAGCTGTTTAACATATATTCTAAAAACAGAATATGAGCTTTCAAATCTTGATTCACCTGGTGATGGAAATGTAATTGGATTTTGTACAATTTGATTGATCAAACATTTTTGTTTACCATTCAGTCGAAACACTCCAGTATCAGGATCAATTTTTGGCAACTCCATTTTTATTTCATGTTTGTTTCCAAATTCATCTGACATATTAATTGTAGCAATTGATAAATCAGATCTCATTACTTCACCCATTCTTTGAGGTTTATCAGCAAGTGTAATCCCTTCAAATTTCATAGGAATCTCTTTTGATTCTAAAACTTTGAATGAGTTTGTTAAATCCTTTTTCAGATTTGTTTTGAAATCAACCTGGCGTTTTTCATATACATGTTCAGGAGATTTATTATCAACCATTATTTGTGGACTATATACCTGAACTCTTGGGTCAGTACTTAGATTTACAGTTTTAACAGGTTTTAACAGTTCACTTGAAAAGTTTTTATCTATTGCTTTTAATGCAACTTTCTTTCTTGATTTTGGTATCTGTCTTGCAATAGCGGTTGATTTAGATTTATCGCCACTGACTCCATACAATATCGCTGAAGTTGCTATATCTCTCACATCATCGCCTGACGCATCACCAGAGGTTATTTTAATAATATCATCTGGATTTGTTTTTAAATATTTTTCAACTGCGCCAGCAACATTTTTTATATTTTTTGGTTCAATATCAGTTGAAATAGCTTTGCTTATAATTCTTGCAGCCTTTTTTGTTTGGTTTTCAACCTCTTCTTCTGCTGGAATACTTTTAATAGTTCTTATATAGTGGGTCAATCTTGCGAATTTATATTCATTATCTTTCACGAGTAAACGATATTTTGATGAACTAGCATCTAAATAATTTATTATCATATGATCAAATAAAAAGTTTCCATTTTTCATATCTCGTATAACAGGAAATATTTTTTTGTCAATAAATGGATTGATTTCTTTTGAAATATCAACAGAATAAAATAATATCTTTTGATAATTATCTGGAAAAGCATCTGACATTTGCTTCAAAATATTTGTAATAAAAAATCCAGCTCTTTGTCTATACGTAGTAGGCTTATAAACTGTATCAATAGCATTTGTATATTGTGATAAATCTACAATAACATTCTTCCCTTGCGGTATATTTTGTTGCATTGTATAAGGAATTAATCCAAGAGCTTTATACATTTTTACAAATTGTGCTGTCATTCTTGTACGTGGAACCTGTGTAACTGGACTTGCAACAATACGAAAATCAACTCTTTTTAAATTCAATTTTAGGTAATCTGTAATGAAATTAGAATTTTCAGAAAAATATATAATAAGATATGGTTCTTTTGGATTTTGCGGAAACCTCACACCATCCGTTACATGCGTATATTGTTTCCATGATTTAAATTGAATCACTAGTTTCCCCTCTGCAAATTATATTTGTTAGTTTTCCTGTTGAACATTCATTTTGATGACCTTTTTTAATATATTCGGGACAATTACTTGAATGTTTACTATAACACCATTTACCATTTTTAAATTGATAATTAGCTTCTTGACTACAACCATAATTGCATAGTTGTATTATTCCTTTTTTTCTTCCACAAGTGTACCAGTAAGGACTTTTTCAAGAACAGATGCTTCCCCAGTTTCATCAGTAATCAATCCAGTTTTTATAGCTTCGTTGATATTTTCGAAGGCCAGTCCCTGAATAAAACTTGTCTTGAATACAATCTGTTTAATATTAATCATAACAGGATCCCATTTACGTCCAAGTCTTGCAGGAATACTCTGATTGGCTCTATCTCTTAATGATTGTGATAATAAAATTTCAATATGAACACTATCCATATCTCTAAGATCACCATATATTTTAAATAATTTTAAATATAAATGATTAGCATCTTTATAAATTTCACGCCCTCCAATTAGTCTTTCAACATATTGGATTTGTTTTTTCATTGCTTCTGTTTCTGTTGGTACTTCTAATATTGTACTATGTTTCTTATAATATAATTTGATTGTTTCTTTATTTTCTTCGATTTCATATATTTGAAATTTAATTGGATAATCAAGAATGATATTATAGATTGAATCTGAAAATTCAACTATAGCTACAGAAGCTCTTATAGACAAAATAGTTTTTGTATCATTAAATGTCAAATCTCCTGATACTGGGTAATCTCCTTTTGAAATTGTAACTGTACAATCATCGTTACATGCCAATACATTATCATTTTGTATTAAAGTCTTTCTTACAATCTTTTCATCTACAAGAGCATCATTCTGAATAATATCGTCAATGATATTTCTTGAAACAACACTTACTGCACCGCCTGTGTGGAACGTTTTCATAATAGTCTGTGTTCCAGCTTCACCAATAAGCTGTGCTGCCATTACACCTGCATATGGACTTCGATGACGTTCTAATAGTTTTCCATAACAAGTATGACATAGTTTTGAAGATTCACAAAATACGGGTGTTCGTAAATGAATTTGATCTCCAATCTTATAATTTACAGGATTAAATAATTGAGGTTTACCATTTTCAAGAACATAACGACCATTCAGTCTAGTTGATAGTTTTTTAGTTAACCTTAGATCAAGAGTCCTTTTTGTTTTACAATCTTGTAGATTTGGATCAATCTCAACACTGTTTAAAACATATGCTAATTTTCTTGCCATGTATCCAGTATCTGCAGTATTTAAAACTCTATCAATAATACCACTTCTTGCACCAGACGCTGCTGAAAAATATTGACTATTTGTTAAACCATCCGAAAACGAACCATCTATTGGAGGTAATACTTTTCCTGTTGGATCAGATACTAAACCTTTAGCAACAAAAATTTGTGTTGGTTGTCCCCAACCTTTACCTCCACCTGATTCAATTAAATCATAAACACCACTTCCTTTCAAATGTTCTATTAACATTACTTGCATTTTTTTCAATAATACATCGGCTTCCTCTGTTGATGAATTTTTCAATTGTTTTTTAAGCTCTAAAATTTCAGGTGGTAATTGAATATCATCTAATGTAATACTTGGTGAAATGATTGTTGAAAATTTAAATGAAATATCTTTTAATTTTGAAAAAGATTTAATTGCTTGTTCCTGACCATATTTTTTAAGAATTGGAGAAATCATTCCATTAACAACTTTCTTTGTCACTATATCATTATAAAATGGAGTATCCAATGGAAATACACTATTAAAAAGAGCTTTTCCCATTGTTGTAGTTTTCTTTCTATATACTACAGGAATATATGGATCAACAGCATTATCTAAATCTTTTTGTGTTACTGCAATAGGAGGAGTTGTTCTTTTTATATCTTTTGTGATTGTAAAAAGTCCAACACACATTTCTTTTGAAAGTTCAAAATTTACAGATTTATCATTATCACCACTTTCAGATCTCATCATTTTAGTTTTTGCTTCAAGTTGTGCTTCATTCGTAATTGGATGAAAAATTGCCATAGTATCACCATCAAAATCAGCATTGAATCCACCAACTTGTAATGTACATAATTGCACTGTATTCCCTTTAATTAAAATTGGATTAAATGCTCTAATAGATTCAGCATGTAAACAAGGGTCACGTTTTGCCAATACAACACGATTCATCATAGCAACTTCTGTTGCTTCAAATACAATATCATATAGTTCTTTTGGTATTTTATCTCCACTTTTAATAGACTTGAAAACTTGTTTAACACCATCAACAGAAAGTTCAAATTTTGTAAACTTTTTAACTTCATCTGATAATTTCTTTTTATCAACCCGACTTGAAAATAAACGATGTAATATAAATGGTTCAAATAAACTAACAGCCATCCGTAATGGTATCCCAATTTCATTTACTTTTAAATCTGGACCTGGTGTAATAACGGCACGACCAGAAAAATCTGTACGTTTACCAAGCATTTGTGATCGAATTAAACCACGTTTTTTCTGAATTAATTTTCTAATAAAATTGTCATGATTAATAATTGCTTTTTGTAATTCAAAATTCAACAAATCAAATAATGGTCCACTTTTTGCAGCACTCCTTATCTGATGTGCTCGGCGTATAGTTGTGATATAATAATCATTTAAAGGATCAATAATCCACATTCCATTTTCATCTTGATATGCATCTCGTTGAATTGGTGGTATTACTGGTAAAACATCTAAAAATAACGTATTGTTTTCATATGATTCTTTTATCTTTTTAATGAATTTATCTCGAGTATCAGACCCCCCTCTAAATTTGATTTTTGGAAGTAACTTCATAAATGATGAAATTCCAGTAACACCTCTTGAATCTTTTTGAAGAAGCCCTTTTGAATCAACTGAAAAGGTTTCTTGCGCAGATATAAATAATTCAATTTGTCTATCAAGTTGAATAAGAAGTATATATGCAGATGGGTGAATAACATAAGCATTTAAATTAATATATGAAAATGTTTTCTTTCGTTCAGTAGATTCTTCGGATCCAAAAATTATTTCAGAAAAAAGACCATCAGGATGAAACTCCCCAGGTTTGGAAAATAATTCCGTTGTTGTTACAGGGGTCAATCCTTTTTTGAAATTATTTATATTCAGAAAATTAATCATTATACGCATATCCTTTGTGCCAAATTACCTGTAGAACATTCATCTTTATGACCATATTTATAGTGACATCTTTCACATACAGACCATGCTAAATCTGGATCTAACTTAAAAAAATGGGTTGCTTCTTTGCCACATCCATCACAAATAATCATTATTTATCATCAATTGCATTTGTTTTATTAATATCAAGATAAGATTTAATTTTTTTGAACATCCTCGTTACTTGTGCTTTTTTTGCAGCTGTGGATGCCGGTTTGATCACAGTTTTTGAAAGGACATTATGTCTATGATTTAATTGATTCAAAATACCTTGAAGTGTATTAGTATCAAATTTTCCTTTTGGATCATTCATTAATCTTTGAACAAGTTTTAATGCAACTGCAATTACTTTTTTATCCTCCATACCCATACGATTACAGATGGGTATAAGATATGGAGAAGTGTTTCTACCAATTGGTAACAACTTTAGAAAACATTTTGGCTTATCACCGTATAATCTATCTCTCAAATCCTTCTTTAGTAAATACGATAAACTATCTTCGGGATTAATTAAATCATTTGCCTTTCTAATAAGTTCCGAAAGATGTTTTATTTCTTCATTTAATTGGTCGCTCATCATTTAACCTCCGATAACTGGATGTAATATCTTATTTTATATTTGTTCTTAAAATATAATGGCAAAAAATATGTGGGGATAAAATTTCCCCACATATTTTATAACTTTTTATCTTTGGGTGTCGAATTTACTGAATCTGTATTTTTAATGCTTCCGACCCGGAAACGTAATATTATTGGGTTTCACATACTTTTAAAGCGTATTACATAAATATTTGTTTCTGGAAATTTATGCCAGGTTTTTACATCCACCAGTAACATTTCAGAAATTTGTTTGTCTTTTTTATCAAGTAATTCCAAAATAATTTCGTCATTGGTATTAACTTTTTTTGTTTGATCATATTTTGTTATTTTAATTCCATCGACAACAATACTATATTGTGTTTTATATAAAAATTCTTTTATAGATAAACTATTTTTATAATCTTCGTTTAATTCTATGCTACATGAAGGAAGAATAAAAATAAAAAACAGTAGTGAATAAAATATTTTTCTCATTCGCATCTCCATTAAAAATCAGCATTCATCAATTTTGTCATTTCATCAATTTCTTTTTTCATACCTCCTGAAAAGTATGCTGTAAAGAATTTGATCATACCATTTTCGATTTTTGAAAGAGGAATACCACCTAATCGTTTTCCTGTTAAAATATCACAAAAATCAACTCGAGAAACTCTACCGATAAAATGACATAATAATGTATGAGGTAATATCTTTGTAGTAAATCCAAAGAAATTTTGTGTTTCTTGTTGTGTTTTCAAATATTCATGCACAGCTTTAATTTTATATGTTGTACTCATTGATGGGCTTTTCATTGGGTAAAAGTTTAATAAAGTAAATAAGTCTTTATAGTCTGTACCGAATACTTGTCTAAATAAAACTTGGATATAAACTGCAATCACCGCTGTATGCTCAGGGGAAAGTGTTCTGAAATGATGGAACGGTATATGAGTCATTTGTGATAATATTGGAAATACTAATGTTTCTGCCAATGGAGAAATAAAATTAATTTCTGATGCTCGTTCATGGAATGATATAATGAATTCGTCATCATCAACTTTTTCAGTTGACATAGTTGATTGCCTTTGAAGTAATTCATATATTTTTTCATAAGCAATGCTTTTTAATCTTCCAAGAGTATCATTATAACTATAAGTCTTTAAGTTATCTGTATTAATACCTTGAATATCTTCTGTTGAAATACTATCATCATAAACAATAGAACCTTTATAAACTGATCGTAAAAACCATTTAACTGATTCATCAATAACTCCAACAAAATAAGTAATTGGATTTTTATCTATTTCACAAAGAATCAGAATATTATTCATAATGAAATTGAAAATTTCAATAACATGAACTCCAATATCTTTTCCTTGCACATTCTTGATATATTCCCACATAAATCTATCTGTTAGATTATATCTGAATGTTTTTGTTTTGATAACATCATAAATCTTTCTAATAATATCTGTTTCAACAATATCTGAAGCAAATTGGTTATAAACTTCTCGATGTAGTTGTGCTCCCAATTTCAATTTTTCATTGTTTGAAATCACTGAATAAATTTTAAGATAGCTTGATAGTCTAATAATTTGTTCAATTTCATCTGGTTTAAAAAGTATGGAGTTTTTCTTGACCTTTGTCATATCAACAAACTGACTATAATCAAAAGTTAAAGAATCCATATAACTATCAACATAATTTTTAATTTGAGGAATACTATCGACTACAGCTTTTGATCGCAGATTTTCATCATGGCAATCAGTTAAAAAATTAATAAACCAGTTGCTGAATCCTTCTACGTTATGTTCAGCAACTCTCTCGATGAATTTGGTCACAATAAAATATTTATTAGTGACTGAAGAAGGTGAGAGAAAGAGTTTTATTGGTTCAACATCATCATCTACTACAACTGACCATACTTTTGGTCCATTCTGCTCAATTCGTAACAAAATAAATTGACCTCCTTTGATGTTGTGAGACATTCATTGATAAAAAATACCAATGAATACCTCATGGACCTTTATGAGTTGTGGTTATAAAGATCCAATTCAAAAAATAACGAAACACTTATATCTTTCATTAGTTATTAATATATATAGACATGGAATATATAAGTGTTTAAGTTCTCATATTCAAAGATTTATATTTTACACACCAAATCTTTTAAGACTTGCTCAAATATTTCTTTTGGTACTGTTGTTGTGCCTGATTGTGTTACTACATAAGCAGCGCATTTATTTGCAAGAATGGCTGCTTCGTGTATAGAATAATTCATTGATAAACATAAACCCATAACAGCCACAACCGTATCACCGGCACCTGAAACATTGTAAACTTCAACGGGTTCTGACATAATTGAATATTCTTTATTATTCAACTTATTATATAAAATCATTCCATGTTTGCCTTTTGTTTCAAGAATAAATTTTACATTTTTTAATGAATATTTAGATGATAGTTTCATGATTTTCCATTCTTTTTCATTGGGTGTAATCATGTAAGCATCATTATATAAAAAGCCATTAATTGGTTTTGGATCAACAATGATTTTTGTATTCAGAGTTTTAAGAAATTCCATTAGTTCTTTTGTAATCATTCCTTTTGCATAATCCGAAACTATAATAACATCATATACTTTTCTACAATCTTTAAGGAAAACTTCAATTGCTCTTTTTGAATCAATTTTCGAGATTGTTTCTCTATCAACTCTTAACATTTGAACTTTACGGTCATCAGCAATAATTCTTTCTTTTACAATTGTTTGTTTTGAACCGTATGAACATAAATTCTTTGCGCCTATATTATCCAATTCATTAATTATCAACCCCCCATTGATATCATTCGAAATTGAGGACATACAATCAACTTGTGCTCCGAGTTCTCTAAGATTTCTACAAACATGGCCACAACCTCCCAAAGTATAATATTCTTCTTTAACGTGAACAACAGGTACAGGAGCTTCTGGGCATATTCTTTCAACTTTACCTATAATATATTTGTCAAGCATTATATCGCCAACAACTAAAACTTTCACATGACCAGTTTCTTTCATATACACCGCCTTTTTAAAATTTTCGTGGCAAAAAAGAGTATCGAACTCATTTTTTGTAAAGTGTGAGAGAGGTAATTCCGCTATCCCATAAGGACCGGTGATTTTGCGTCCTAACCTTGCGGTTAGTTTGCCTTTTTCTCTCTTAATTTTACATTATGTTCCAATTGTAAATTGTATAATCTTACAGTTCATTCAACATTTTCTGAATTTCGGCATTTACGAAAGCATTACCTTGCAACCAAGGACGATCTTCTGGACCAGCGGATCCACCGGATATTCCGGTACCACCAGTTGCAATTGATGTATCAGAGGCCTTGGCATATGAAAAACCAATACCCCATCCGAATGCTTCAATTTTACGATGGGCACCTTCAGCTTTAAATACAAGCACATTGGCACCGTTTTGCATGGCTTTCAGAGCCATTGCTCCAACTAATTGTACTGAGTTGGTTTTCCCGTTTTTGGCAGTACCGTTGATAAAAGCGACATGCGTTCCGGTGTTTTTAATTCCCTTAATACGATCAGGGTCGATTACAAGCAGGATACGACGATCATTTTTTTCACGTCCATTAACGCATTTTTCGGGGTTCACTTCAGCATATGTAATACGGGTCTCCCCCCATTTAGCCATATTTTCAAGGGCACCTTCGGAAAAGACTTTTCCAAATTCGAGAATGTTTTTGATTGTAACGAAATCGCCATCCGGAGTCGGTGTAGTGAACCATCCGGGTTGACCAGGAATCGGAACGGAACCGGCATTCGGGAAGGCACGGTCAGTAGCTTCGTATGTATTTATACTGTGATCATCAATGGATGCAGTAACATCATCGACATTTGCTTCGGATGTTGTATCCGCCATTGCGGGTATATAAAATGCAACAAAAACAAGGCTCATCATAATTACAATAATCTTTTTCATAAGATTTAATCTCCTTTTTCATTTGTATGATATTCGTTTTACAATTAGTAAGAATAGAACCCTAAGATTAGAACTCTATCTTAGAGTCCTATCTTTTAATAATTATCGTTAATGATTATTAGTTCCCTCCTACAACGCCATTGGCAGTTGCATGTGAAGAACCGGAAACGGAAACGTGGCTTCTGTCATTATGAACACCGATGTCGGCATTCAGAGTGGCATTACCGGATCCGTGAGTTCCACCAACAAAACTGAAGTTAGAAGCTCCACCTGCATAAGTTCCACCACGAGCAATGACTCCACCAACTCCACCACTACCCTGAACTATGCTGTACTGCATACCATGAGAAGCAAAGGTATTGGCTTCGGTATATGTACGGGCACTGATACTACGATGTGAACCATAAAAGTCACCGGTTACCATTGTATGACCTTCGACATTGGCACCACCATTGATCCAGTTGATATCTCTTACATACCCACGACCACTTTCATAATCATAGTCGGAAGCATAAAACTCTCCCATGGAACCATTTCCACCACCAACCCATGAACCACTTGGATAACCCTCTTCCATTGCGTTGTGATACTGACTTACCATACCACCAACATAGACGGTGCCTTGAACAACTTCACGATTACCACATTTACCAGAGGCTATACCCCAAGTGTCAGCTTCACCATAAAAAGAGGCACCGGCACCGGCACGAGATGTTCTGCTGTAATGATCATTGGTGTATGACCATGCATCAGAATGACTTGTAGCATTCATTCCGCCTGATTGATCGGCAGGATTGTCAATAAGATCATAACGAGGGACTGGAATCCAGATTCCACAACAAATATGTACCCAACTGGTTCCAACATATTGCAGAGATTGACCAGCAGCGTTAGCATATGTGGAAACATCCCCACCTGCATAACCTCTGGCAGATGAGTGGGCATCGTCATTATAAGCTCCCGGGTAACCGGAATAGGAATTGGAGTTATCATTAGATGGTGCTTCACCGTAGTAATAACCGGTAGCGGTCAAAGGGCCTTCACCTGGAGGGCAATTTCCGCCTGGGCATGCCATAACACTACCAACTGCAATTAACGTAATCATAATAAATGCAATAAACAATTTTTTAAACATAATTCAATTCTCCTTTTTCACATGTGATAAAATTAATTAAAATAGTACGGGTGTTATTTAGATATATCTTTTTCTTCTTCAACTTTCAACTTCTGTTGCTCGACGTTTTGCTCTTTTGACGCCAATGGAACAATAACAGCTTGTTGACCATCTCGAGAAGTGATAACTCTGCTATCTGCCTTTTGTTGTTCGACGGCAGCAAGTTTAAAGGTGTCATAATATCCAATATGTTTATAATTGGATTCAAGTGCAAAAGCAGGAGCAGTGACCATCAAACACATCAATAAAACAATTAGTATCGATATTATTTTCATTTAAAGTTTCGCTCCTTTTAAAAATGTTTTAAGTAATTTATTTCTTGTTGTTTATCCCCCTCCTTTCATACTGAAATGGACCAATTATGAAAACTTCAATTCCACCTGATTGAACTGAACCATAAAACATGATATTTTCATTATCCTGTTTTATCGGTAAATCAATCGTATAATGCCTATATATTAAATCACTAATTGCCAATCCATTATTTATAAAATCTTCTTTATGGCTTTTCATTTTTGATTTAATACTATAGTTGATTGAATATTCAACCAAGTTTGGATTGTAGATTTCCATAGTTACCATCACTTTAACAATGTCTTTATTTATTACTTGAAGTTTATCCATTGATAAAGTATGTGGGATAAAAATACTTGTCCCGTCTTTGTCAATAACAGTTGAAAAACCAGTGAACCAAAATGTAACCATCATATTTGTTTCACCAGATACATCTTTAAGAACGTAGTTCGGATTTGCTATTGGTCTTCCACTATTTAAACGAATGTTATAAACAGGGGCAGCACATGATACCAAAAATATAAGTAACATGACTGGTAACATAAATTTAATTTTTTTCATAACTTTTCCCTTCTATAATAAAAAATATTTAATTTAATTTCTCAAAAATAAACGTACAATATACAATTATTTTTATTAGTTATTAATATATATAGGTATATGAGTTATAAATAAAAAATTATATTTGGAATGATAGAAGTTCTTTTAAAGTTATTGATGATGATGAACCTTTAGAACGATTTTGATATGTAGGTATTACTTGTAGATTTTTATGATGGGCTATTAATTTAGGTGTTACTTTATTTATAAAACCATTATATATTGAATATTTATGATCCAGTTCATATTGATTTTTTATTCCTCTTAATTCAATATGTTTGATTTTATATTTTTTTAAGGTTTTTCTAGTTTCTTTATATACTTTGAAAATATATTCTTTAAACATAGATGATTGTTCCGGATTAATTTGTCTACCAAAATATTTACATTTATTTTTACATTCATTTGAACAATAGAAATATCCATTTGATTTTCCAGTTTTAAGAGATCTCAAACGTTCAGTCAATTGTATTCTATTAGGTATAAATTTTATATTACAATATTTACATCTTACAAATATAGTAGTACCAATAAATTCTGGGGTTTCGATTTCAAAAAATAAAGGATGCCTATATTTATATTCTTCTTTTGTTAATAAATGAGATTTTCTAATTTTTTCTATGGTATTTTTTGAATATATTCCAGTTTCTCCTTTATTCCAAGGAACGGAACCTGTTTTAATTTTAGTAAAATGTTTACTTCTTACTTTTCTTAGTTCATTACCTTTTTTTTCACCATAGATTTCTTCATATGTTTTACCTTTTGTTGATTTGGTACATCTCATCTTTTTTAGTGTTTCATTAGAATATATCCCGCTTTTTCCTTTATTCCAGGGTGTTCTATTATACATAGGATTATTCTTACCAGACCGTGTTTTTTTTATTTTTGGACACTTAGAAAAATGTTTTGAACAACACCACTTACCATTTATAAATTGATGTTTAGCTTCTTGTCCACAACCAAAGTCGCATAACATTATTTGATAATATACCGTCTGATTTGTGATATTAAACGATCCATATCTATGAAATCACCAGGACATGATAACTCCGTATTAGATGATACATCTCTATGGAATTTAACTTTGGTAGGAGAAATACCAAAATGATTTAACATAGGATTTATTAGCCTATATGCCAAAATTTGATACAGACGATTTGGTGGAATTTTGAAATCGTAATCGCCCAAAATTCCTATATGTATGGCTCTATTATTAATGTTTGGATTAATATCTTCCCAATCACATAAATAAACAAACGGACGACATGTAATAACAGTATAATCACTTTTTATCATATCAATTACATAATGATAATTTACATCACCCTGTTTTTTCTCAAGTACACCTTTAAATAATCCTGATACCTGATATTTCGGGTTATCAATTTTTGACTCAGGATTCTCATACATTTCTGCTGTATGGTGTAAAATTATCCATTTAACACTTTGTCTTCTTCGTTTTAACATTGAAGGTCTTAAAGGTATTCTTGTTGGCATATTTATTTCCTCTAAAGAGTATTATGAATTGGATTCCCTGTTACAAGTTGTCCAATTGTGCATCCAGTAACACGTCTTGATATACTAGATTTTCCTCTACCATTCGTAAAATTTGTTAGGCTTGCTGTTATAATTTTACCAGGATGACCACAAGTACCAATAACAATATCAAATAATCTTGTAACTTGAAAAGAAGATGAAATATGGTTTGGGCTTCCGGTTACTACTGGACCACTCATTGGTACACAACCAGAATGACAACAACAAACTCCCATCCATATATCTCCAATACGCGATATATTCAACATTATTCATAATCCTCAAAAATATCTAAAGAGTTATTAATTTTTTCTTTATTTTCTATTAGTAATTTTTTTGCATCAACTAATGCATTACGACTTGGTAATAACCCATATGTTGCACCAGTTGTGTATTCTCTTGTTAGATAATCTATTGTAAATTCAAATTTTTCAATTAACCTAAGTATATATGGATCATTATCAAAATTTACATTTAGACTATAAACTATATGGTTAAACTCATCCTTAAAAACCCAATCAGTTATATTTGTGCTGATTATATTTACAGCATCATCAAATGTACCCACCAATCCAGAAATGTCTTGTCCATAATAATTCTTATTATTAATGTATATTTCTTTTACATGGATGAAAGATGTCGAACCTATTGAGGTTGAATCTAAACCAAATGATATATAACCATCACCAGGATCTTCATCAATATTAGATGGATTATATCTCATGACCTGATCTTCGAGATCTGTTACTGAAACAACTGCTTCTGAAGTTGTATCCGTAGTTATTGTACCATGAACATTAGTTTTAATTATTGAAATATTAACAGTTTCATCTTTTACAAAATCATCAAAAGAGTCGCCTGATGAAGAATCGAATTCTACACTTAACTTTTTATATTTTCTATCGGGTATATCTTCTTTGGTTGTATCAGATATCAAATATTGACTCCAAACTGTTGCATTCGTACCATCATATGTTATTTTTAAAGTTGTTCGTTTAGGTGGTCCATAATTCAAACCAAATGAAATATGGTCTGCTGAAAGAGATATTTTTAATACAGGGAGTTTTGTATTTATTAAATATTCTGTCATCTCCCTTTCGACTACAGCACATATATCATTTGTTAAAGCATCAATTTGAGTATCAAGTTCTTTTATTTGATTTTCAATTACGTCGAGACTTGTATTTAAATTATCAACGTGTAATGGGATGTCTTCTCTCATATATCCCACAACATTTTTAGTCATTATAATCTCCTTTCAATATTAAAAAAAACCTGATTTTGTTAATTTTTTAACTTCTGCAACACTTTTAGTTATTGCATCTATAGCTCCTGTTTTTACATCAATAACTCCATTAAGTGCTGTTGTAAACTTTTGTTGATTCTCATAAGGCAGTGCAATATCATTAAACATCTGTTCGTAGTCAAATTTACCATAATTGATAGATAATGGATCACTAACTATTCCTGTTTGATCATATAAGGAATTTGTTTGATCTGTATAATTAGAGGCTATAGAAATATATTCAGGATCCTTAGCAGCACAAATCAATGATACACATTCAATAAGTTCATCTGCTTGGCTTAATGAACCACCCATATTATTTCCACCAGGGATTCCAATACCACCAAACATATCATTAAGTAAACTTCCCAATCTTGCAGCACCAAATTCAGGAATACCAATACTTTGAATTAAGTTATCTATTTTATCAAACACACCAGTAATACAACCAAGAATATTTGATATAGGAGATAATTGATTTAAATAACTACAGTTATCTAGAATGTTTTTCATCGCTTTCATATCATCCACCGAATCTCCTGGATAAAGATTACCCGCTGATGTCTTCATTGAAGTAACTCCATTTTGTACATCTTCAATATCAGGAGAAAATACCATATTCATTAAAGTATGCTTCAAGTTTCGTGCAGTTTCTTTTGCTTGACTTAAACCTAGATCTACTGGACCAAGAAGTGAATTAAAATCAGATGTCATTTTATTACACAAAGCTCGTTCTGTAGGTAACATTATGTGTCCCTCTCACCTTTTGGGTCTGTTTTAATAGCTGAAGTTGCAGATAATGCTGGTCCTGCTGCCCCACTTTGCTCAACTATATTACTTGCATCATGATTCATATTCCCACCAGCACGACCATTTATTATATTTGATGCCTGATAATTTAAATTACTATTACTTAATATATTAGTATCTTCTCCTGACTCGTGATTCATTTTAGCATTTGCTTTAACATCTATATTACCAGCTTCTGCTGTTACTTTTATATCCCCAGTTGTAGAGACAATATCTATATCACCATTACATGTTAATTTAAAATTTTCATCAGTTTTTATCAAAATATCACTTTTAAAATATGCCTGTAATTTTTGTTCGTCAATATCAATATGTAAAAAATCACCCTTATAAGTTCTGATTAAAATCTTTTCTTTTCCTTCACGTTCATCAAAAAGTATTGTTGTTTGATTACCATCAATAATATATACAGAACTTGTGTCTCCTGTAGGTGGAGAGTTAAGTTGCCTCTTTTTACCTGTTATTTCAGTTCTAGCATCAGATGCATCATCTGAAATAACAATGGCTCTACCTTCATGAGTTTTTAATAAAGTCCATTTATCTTGATAATTTGAACCCAATTGATTCTCTGGTAATACTTTAGTATTTTGTAAATCTAGAGCACCAAAGTAATATGGTGAATTTATATTACCGCCCTCAAAGAATACAAACAACCACGAACCTTTTTTAGGAATGAATGATGATCCCATATAATGATGGTCACTATCACATTCCATATTTCGACCACCAACTGGGTTATTAGCAGGACGTGCCCACAATCCTTTTTTTTCTTCAACTTCAGGCATCAAGTCGGGAATCCACACTTTAACTCTTCCAAATTTTTTTTTATCTTTATTATTGACAACCTTAGCTCTCCAGTTGCCGTAGATTGCCCCTCTTTCCATTTATTAGATATCCTTTATCCTTTTGGAGTTAATTTTTTAATCCAGAATTTTTTTGCAGTAGTTATTCTAAAGTTAGCTGGCTTCCATGTTTCTTGATCTTTTAATATATTTTCAACCCTCTTTTTTACTGGCGGGTGTTCATCAAATACTTCATTTATTTTATTTACTAGTTTACATACTTTACCACAAGGTCTTTTTGACTGTTGTTTTTTGACCCATTTATCTATTTTTTGCAAAGCTGATATTAGCTCTTTACCATACCCATATTTCGATGCAGTAGTATCAGCATGTTTTTCTGCTCTTCTATCAAGAGTCATTGCAAATATAGTATCTGTAAGACCATAATTTTTCGCCATCATTAACAAGAAATACACCATAGGTATAACAATCGGCGCTGCTGGTGAGGTAGATACAATACCAATAATCATAAGCATAAATGCATTGTCAGCAAAAATGTGCTTCCATGCATCTCTATTTTGAATATGACCAACTTCATGTAACATAATTGCCATAACTTCTTTTTCATTTAACTTTTGTATTAAGCCTGAATGAAGAAATATTTTCGGAGTTGCTAAACAAAATGCATTTGGTGTAGAATCCCTAATTACATATACTCGCCATTGCCTTCCATCTTTTAAAACGTTATTTAAGTTTCGTTCTAATTTTTTATTTCGTTTACATAATACAATAAAAAAAGCTAACGATCCAAATAACATAGATATTGTTATAGCCAATGAAATAAGCATATGCTTAAATACAGGATTTGTATTTTCCTTAAACGCTTCTTCTAATTTTTTACTATTCTTAGTACGAAAATAAACATTAACAGGTATTTCACGAGTGGTTATTGATTTTTGTGTTGCCCAATATGGATCAGATCTTATCACTATAATTGCATTATTATTGAATGGGCTAAGTTGTAGTTTTCTAATTATAACTGTAGCGGAATATGCTTCAAAGGTACAGGTTCCCTTACTAATAATTTTCATTGATTGAAATATTTTCTGAGCTTTCATACCATAAAATATTTTAGTATTAACCGAAGTATTAACTTTAGTCAATTTTTTAATATCAGAGGTTTTATCAAAAACTACCGCTATTGGCATACCAAAACGAAGAAGTGTGTTAAACTGTCCTCTATTTTGATCTATCTTTTTTTTATTATCAATAAAAAGTACATAATTCCCATTATTAAGACCACCTATTATCTTACCAAATATAGCACTACCAGGTATTTTTTGACTCAATGTATTTATTTCTTGAATATAATTTAAATAATCATCTAACATAATATTTATCCTCTTTTGAAAATAGTCTTTGCTATTTCAAGAATCCTATTAAAATCTCTTTCATTATATTTGTAAAGATATGTAGATACTACATTACTTCCTTTAATATCCGATGTTGCTATAGTTGCTATAAATCTTGAACAATCTTCTAATGCTGGTAAAAAATTAAAACCAAATTGTCTTAGTATTCTTGCTGTAAATTGATGTTTATTTAGATTTGGCATAACTCCAATTTCAGATAAGGATGCTATAAAATCATTTATATTTTTAAAATCATATTTCTTTAACTTATCAACTACTGGTCTATATTCAAAAGCAGCAGCTGCGGCAGCTCGTTTATATGCTTTAACATTACTCATTCCAAAAAATGAAGATAATATATATAGATTAGTTAAAAATTTTAACTTATTTATTTCAGATGAAAAACTTCCTAAAAGTCCATACTCTTTTCCAAACATTCTCAAAAGAATACTAACAAAATAATTTGAGATTGGTGATGAATATTTATCTGTTATTTTAAACTTACCTGTAATTAATTCTGAAAAAACAATTGAATATACCATAAGTGCATATAAATTTTGTGGGCCAGGTTTTGTTGATAATACATCATCAATACCAAATGGACTTAGATTTATTAATTGCTCATTAGTTGATTTATTAAATGAAACAGGTAAACTATATGTAGGATATACAATAATATTTAGTTGTTTTCTTTCTTTAATATTAGAAATAAAATTAAACACACCATCTTTTGTATAATGGTTTATTCTACTTTTCATCAATTCAAGAACAACGAATACTTTACGAGGACCGTTTTCAATTCTCATATTCTTTATTTTAGATGATGGAAGTTTTAATATATTATCCACCCCTTTTAGAAGATCAAACTTTTCTTTAACAATCATATTTTTATCCTATTACCAATTAACCTCTATTAGGTCATCTGTTTTTTGAATTGGGAATCTATCTTTTAACATTTCAACAACAGCAGAAAAAGATGGAACAATAACTGTATGAAGGTCAAAATCTTCGAGGGATGGAACTGTATTTACATACATGATCATATGTGCTAATGATACTGTCCCATATTCATCAAAACTTAAATAATCAGGTCTCATTAAATATTGACGTTCAAATAGGCGTTGTTCTGAGTGTTTAAGAAGAAAATACAAATTTTTATCAATAGTTTCGAGAGTAGGTGAAGGAAATGTAAATAAGTGATTTGCAGTTTTATACCTATTACCGGCAAAATTAATATCAATTGATATACGAGATCGTTGTCTACTTTCTTGATCAATTGTAATAGCCATATTATTTGATCACCTTGAGATTTTCTTTTTTACTATCAATAAACAACTCAATAATTGATTTTGTTATATAAATAAAAATAGCAGCAGCTATAAACATTATACCAGTGGCTGTTAAAATAGTCGATAAATAAAAAGTTGTAGTAAGGAAAAATTCTACAAGCCATGCAAGTCCTATAATATTTATTCCTTTACCAACCATATCTTTTTTTGATAACTTTATCAATAGATCATCAATTTTTTGTAATGAACTTTGTGTTTTTTCTTTGATATCAGGATCTTTAGTATCATTGTTGATTTTTAATAAAGAGGCTCTTCCCAATACCAATGATTGTTTTATTTTTTCAGGACATTTTTTAATCTTTTGTTCAACTACTTTTTCACTGTCTTTATATTCTTTAGCAAACTTTCGTCTTGCAATAGGAAGTATTTCCGATATTGGTATATCTTTTAAAGAACCAAATACTCTATTAATAGCTAATATATTACCACTTTTTGATTGTTTGACTATTTCGGAAGCCTTTGATTTAATTCCACCAAAATTTAATTCATGTAAAATATAGAAACTATTTAAATGCTCATTAATAATATCTAATCTTTTCATTACTTATATACCTCCTCCGAAACATTTGGGTATTCATCTCGACTCCATGTACAATTTGATTCATTTGTTGCTAATCTTAAGTCAATTTTTTCAAGTTCATCTTCATCTAAATATTTTGAGTATTCATTTACAAAATACCTATAATCCCCTTTCACAAATCCGATTGGAATTGTAAGTTTGCCATTGTGGAATTTTTCATGCATACTCTTTATCAACGTAACATACCCAATCTTATTTTTAAAATGTAACTCAATAGCTTCTTGGCAAATTTCAAATGTACAAAACTCTTGGTTTTTATCCATATGTTTATTTACCAAAGCTGATATTAATGAAAATAGTGATGGTAAATGATGATGAACTTCAATTGTTAAATCATGTATAGATTCATGAGTAATCATACATTCATTAATCTGAAGAACATCAATGATATAATTCCTCCATAACTTATATTCAATACTTCGCCTTATCATCATCTCGCAGTTTTTAATGAATTTCTTATATGATGATTCGTTTTCAAAATTGTTAATTCTTAGAGAAAGTCTAAATGGATAATTATCACTATAAAGTTCTAAATTTTCTATATTCGAATCTACATTAACATTTTCTGTATCCATAATTTTAATCCTTATTTTGAAATATTTTACGTATTGTGGTACTTTTCTTTCTGAAAAATGGACCAGTTGAACGTGCTGCATCTTCAAGATCTTTATATGCTTGATTATGCTCCTTTCCAAGTGATGAAAATATGAATGTGTAAGGAATTGTCGAACACACACCATTAAACTCTTTCATACAAAATGTTACCTGTTTATTTACATCATCTGTCATGATTATTGATGCCCAACCAAGTTTTTGTAGTTTTTGAACTGCTTGTGGTGATGTGAAAATATCATCTTGTTCAAGATCTAACTGGGAAAAACAAACAAAAGCATTTTTACCAAATTGACTCGATGCCCATAAAACATCTTGTTTAACATCTCCACTAACAGATTTCCCTTTTAATCCAGGTAATTTTTTAAGGACTCGATGAATAACTCTTATGATAGTTCTACTAGCTTTAGTTGAAAGATAATCCATTTTCTTTAATTCTCTATCACTCATTAAAAGACCAACCATACCTGTAGTTGATTTTACTTTAAACGGAACAACTTTAACACCAATAAGTTTTGCACCAACATTTGTTTCGACTTGTACATACGTTGGTTCTAACGAAACAGTATCGATTCTTGGCATTTCAAACTTTTTTATACTAGCTTGTTTTGATGCTTTATCAATACTATCTGCAGCTCCTTGTACTATTTGTTGTTTAGTAGTTGATTGGACTTTAGATCCAGTAAATTGTTCTAATTTTATTTTCTTTCCAACTTTTTTCATTCTGGTAACGACATTATCGTTTTTCATTGCATAAGCTACAGCAGCAGCAACACCACCAGTAACAGCACCAGTAACTCCAGCTCTAACAATATTTGATAATGTTGAATTGATGAAATTCAATACTTCATCAGTATTATTAACAATTATATATTTTTCGATTGCTTTAATTATACCAGGTAATAATGTCGGATTAACACTTTCCGAAGTTAACATGGGGTATACTATAATCATTTTAAGTATCTCCTATAATAAAAATTTAACATCAGGAATCTTTTTATTTATTTCCTGTTTATTCTTTTTAATGACTTCCTTTTTTGTTATTGATTTCTTCTTTCTTTTATATGGCGGAATAATTTTATTGAAACCATCGTCTTCACAAAACTTTTTATATGGGCACCATTGACATTGTTTCTTAGTTGCTCCAATTGTTTCTGGAACAACATTTTCTTCAATAGCTGATAGTAGAATTGGTCCTCTCATTAAAAATGACTCAGCTAATGCCATATCAATTTTAACATCAAATGCTCGAATTGTTTTTAAATCTCGTAAAATATAGATAATAGTAATATTATCAATTTCATATCCATATTCTTTAATCAAAATATAAGCATATATTATACCTTGAAACAAATGTTCTTTTATATAAACACCCTTAAATTTTGTTGGATCGATGCTCTTAATTTCATATATCACTTTACCCTTAACAGCATCAAGTCGCCCTTTAACTTTATATTTTTCACTTACAACACTTTTTTCAACTTCATCAAAGTTATAAAGATCTTGAAATATCTCATGAATAACATGTCCAATTTTTTGAATTAAATATAAATAAGCAAATCTAAATTGAGATTTAATATCTGATTGATATCGTTTCCTTACATAATAGTTCTGCCTCATACAAACATATAATTCGCTTACAGATATATAAGGTCTTTCATAACTTTGACGAGTTTTATATTCTTCAACAAGTTTACTTCTCATCATTGATTCGAACTTTATTACATCAAATGATTTTGATTGATTACCTTTATTTATATGAACAGTTGGTAAATCTTTAAAATCATCAATTGTTGCTTCTTCAAGCAATTTCTTTGTGTTTTGTGATGCTAATTCTTTTTTTGTAACTGTTTTTGTTTTGGTCTTTTCAGAAATAGGTGCATTATCGGCAATTTTCTTTATTTCTTGCTTATCTAAATAACGTACAAGATTCTCATATTCATTCGCTAGTGCCATACACTCTCACTTTCAGTTTATTTCTTATTTAGATTTTGCCATTTTTTTGGCAGCACTGGCTTTATATTTAACAATTTTTGTTCTATATGTATCAATCAATTTATCAAATTTAGCAACACATTTCTCTGGGTTTCTTGCGGTTCTACATCTTGATTTACCAGATTGTAATGTGGCAATACCTTTTTGTAATGCAGATACCCAACATAGATCAGTACATGCTCTACCAACTTTACTCATATTTAAAATACCTGTTTTAAGTCCAGAACTTTTATGGCATTTTGTTTTTCTACACGCTTCATAAGTAGCTTGTAACTGTTGACTAACTGCATTTAAGAAGCCTGAAAATTCAGACAACTCAGTCATAAGTTGTTCTGTATGAAGTTCTTCTAATTTTGATGTAGAATCTTCATCTTTATCTTCTTCATCAGGTTCATCAGCTTCTGTATAAATAAGTTCATAAGCAGATTCAATTAAATTATCACGAAGAATTTTATATGAATCTTCAATGATATTACCTTCCCATTCATTTAGTTTATCGAAACTTTTAGATTCAGAAACAACACGAGCAAGAAGAAGACTATCAACAGCAAGACTAAAAGCTTTGGTTCTGATTTGATTTTCAATTACTTCTGAAATATCAATATCCTTTGTTTCTTTAATCTTTATTTTTAATGCTTCTTTTATATTAGCTTTTGACTTTGGAGTTGACACAATTCTCTGTGCATTTTCTCGGGCTATAGTTGCTGATTTTTTTGCATTCTGAATAAGAATAGTTGAATTACTTTGCTCTTCAATAGTATTCGGGGTGTGATCAACAAGCTTTAGCATTTCAATGAACACTGACATAAGTGCCCCTTTAATTGCCATATATTCCTCTTTAACGAGAGGACAACAACTTTCCATTGCAGAAATATCTTTTCCAAAGAAAACATAATCTAATGCATAGAAATTTTCTAATACTCTAATTTTAGACTCTTTTGATAACATTTTATAACATCCTCCTTAATTAATATGAAAACTCTGAGTTTTCATCCTCTAATACTTCCAACATAACTCTTCTTGAGTCATTAGGATAGTTTGTATTCTTAATTGCTAAGCATAAAACTTTAAGAGCATCAATAGTACGCCCTCGTTTCCCTATAACTTTTCCACAATCTGACTGATCAACTCTAAGTTGAATAATAATTGCTTTAGTTGAAATGGACACTGATACTTCAACTACTTCTGGTTTATCAACAACAGCTTTTGTAGTACTTTCAATATAATTTTTTAATAATTGTGACATATCACCCATTTTCAATTCTCCTTTTCAGATATCTAGTAACGTATCTATTAATTTATTTTTTGTTCTAAATCTACACCTTAATTAGTTTAGACCTCAACATATTTTGTTTGCCAAATTTCTAGTTGAACATTCATCGCTATGAGCGTATTTATAATGACATTTTTTACATACAGACCAAGCTAAATCTGGGTCTAAAGAATAAAATGGTTCTAATTTTTGTGGACGTTCATGATGAACATAGTCTGCTTTTTTACCACAGTATTGACATTTGTAGTTATCACGTTCAAGAACAAATTGCCTGAAAGTTTGATATTCGCTTTGAGTATAGGTTTTATTATTTTCTATTAGAGGATCTATACCACGAGATCTAAACAATGGACATATTAATTTACATTCTTCACAGCAGTAAAAATTTGACTCTCCAATACCACTTGGTTTTTCAATAGCTTCTGTTCGTTTTGATATTTGACCATGACTTGGAGTAAACCAACCGTTTTGTTCTTTTGAGTTTGGACAATTATGGTTTTTGCAATGAACTTGAATTTCTTTTTCTTCAGGTTTATCTGGATTATATCTCATTTCTTCAATCTTTGAAAATACAAGATATTTTTTTTAATTTTAGATATAGTTAATTTGTTTGAATTACTTATTTTTTCTTTTGTTATGTTGTTATGATTTTTCCCATATAAAGGATGATTTTTTCCTGTCATATATTTTGAATGTTCTGGTCTTTTTTTATTCTTCCAAAAACCATCTTTCCCATATAAAGGGTGTTTTTCACCTGATCTATTTATACTCATTTGTTTTTTTATAAAAGGACAAGAATTATGACTTTTACTGCAACACCATTTATTCACCGTTTTAAAATAAAATTTTCCTTCTTGCCCACAACCATAACTACATAACATTAATTAAACCTTTGGGTTATATTTATCAATAATTTCAGTTTGTATTGCTTCCTTTACTGTATCATCAAATACTTTTTTAAATTCCTCATCCGTTTTGTACACTTCTGGAGCATCTTTGGTTCTGAATTTCTTATCAGGTAATGTTACAAGAAAGTTCCATGCACCAGAATTTAATCTCTTGGTTGATTTTAAGAAATTGTAATTTGTCCAAAAATTCGAGAAACCTGTTGTAAATGAACCAACTATTTCAATTTCAACGTTCGGCGGAAACAATTTATTCTTAACACATTTCAATTTACAAATAACACCTTCGAATCCATACTTATTTGAGTCTTCTGCTTTTCCTTCTGCAATTGCTGATTTTACTTTCATTTCAACTAACTGAAACGCATTGAATTTTAAGACGGTTCCTCCGGGCATATCTTTTGAGGCACTCATAAACTTCAAATCTTTAGCTGGTGCAAACTGACCAATATTAAGAACATCTCTTAATTGATTTATTGCAAGAAAACAAATATTATTTTGAGCGCACTTGGCTACGTACTTAGGGATAAGGATCGATAACAATCTTGCTTTATAACCGATTACACTATTTGGATCATCAGTTTCTCTTTCTTTTTGACTTAAAGTGTTTGCAATACTATCCCAAATTACAACAGATGGAGTTTCAGTAATTTTCTTTTCTTTCTTAAAAACTGACAACCCCTCCAGAAATTTAAATACCTTTTCAATTGTTATATCTGTATAAGGTTTGATTTTTGGATATTTTACTCCAAGATTTGATAATCTAAGACTAGTTGTTGCTTCTTCTGAGTCAAGAAAACTTCCAAGGAGTTGCCCATTGTATTGCTTTTGACCTTCACCAAGTGTTTTAATAGCCAACATTGTTTTACCACTACCTGGTTGTCCAACAATAATATTCAATCCACCAACTGCGAAACCTCCACCCAAGATTGCATCTACAACATCAATACCTGTAGAAATAACTTGTTTTACTCCAATGTCGGATACGATATCGGTTTTATGTTCAAGAAATGAACTAAACTCATCATACAACTCTTTAGTCTTTACCTCATCTTCAGATATTTTACCAGACCCCTTATCTACAATAGTTGAAACATCTTCATCCTTGAGTTTTACACTATCAAGAATTTCATCTGTTGTTTCATCCATAGTGATTTCTGTAATTTCATCCATATAAATATTCTCCTTTACATTGCATTTATTTTCCGTACTTCTTCTGCAATTTCATCTGTAGCTTGTTGACCTTCTTTAACAGATTTTGCCTTCAATGCTCTTGTTTTTTTGGTAAAATCTTCAACCTTATCAGCCATTTTTCTAATATCAATAAAGTCTTCTATATCAAGATTTCGATCCTTAATATCAATTTTACGACGCAATTCAATTTCATCTTTAAGACTCTTCTGAATTTCTTTTCTCATTTCTAGTAAAGCTCTAAAAAATTCAGTTGCTGTTTTTACTTTTTCTTCGAAAAATCTTACATATCTAGTATCAAGATTGTTTGGAATAAGTCTGTCAATCTTATCTTTTAGTTTTTCAATATCAGTAACCATATCCATAACAGCATTTCTATGTTTTTTAAATTCACTGAGTAATTCGGTAATTATTTCTTCATTTGTTTGTGTTTCATCAGACATAATAAACACCTCTTTTATATTTTGTTCTAATTATTCCATTAATATCTTCATTTTTCCTGTCTGATCTTCTCGAAGTCTTGTACCATCTGTTATAATTTTACCATTTTTAACATAGGAGCAATTGAATCCCATTGGGCGGTCTTTTTTAGCACCCCAACATTCATGATTAGTATTGTGAGGACAATTATTACTATATGGGCAAACAACTCCAGCTTCTAAAATTAACGACATGATATCTCCTCTTTTGATATAATATTTATAAATCACACGATCCTGAAGCACATTTTACATCTCCAACATGTAGTGTATTTTCAACTTCTTTTTTATTTGTTAAATATTTACGAACATCTTTCTCACTTATCTTATTTAAAATTTGACCGTCTCTTGAACCATCACGATATACAGTAACTCCTTTGAGATCATAAATATATTCAAGAAGTAACGTGCTCAATTCTTCTTCACTTGTTTCTTCTGGTAAATTAATAGTTTTACTTACTGATGCATCACAGTATTTTTGACAGGCAACTTGCATTTCAAAATGATCTTTTGGTTCAAGATCAAATGAATCAACAAACCAATCAGGAATCTCTTCTCCATTTTCAATGATTTCTTGATATTTTGGATGAATATACATTCTTTTACTAACTCTATCACGCCTCAACATTGCCTTGGCAAACAGAGGTTCAATTGAGCTGGTTTTATCAGCCAACAATGAAATTGTACCTGTTGGTGCTAATGCCATTAATGTACAATTTCTAACCCCATATTTTTTAATATCCATTCTTAATTGAGCTGGAAGTTTTCTAATAAAAGAAGCTTTACCATAAGCAATGGGATCAAATTGTGGAAATGCACCCTTTTCAATTGCTAATTCAACTGATGCTTCATAGACTGTATTACGAATAAATTGCATTAACACTTCAGTCTCTCTCACAGCCTTTTCTGAACCATATCTAATTTTCTTTGCAAATAGATATTCAGCAAGACCAATAACACCAACACCAACACGTCTGGACTTATGAGCGTTAATATCAATTTCTTTTAGTACATATTTATTGACTTCAATAACATTATCAAGAAAACGAACAGCAAGTTTTGTTATTTCTTTCAATTTTTTCCAATTTGTATTAACATTACCCGTAATAAAATTTGGTAAAACTAATGAACCAAGATCGCATACACCATATGGTCCCAATGTAGTTTCACCACACGGATTAGTTCCAATAACTGGTTCAAAGTAATATGAATTATTTTTTGAAAAGGTAGACCAATTAATTAATCCTGGTTCAGCACATTTAACCATATTATGAACAATTTTATTCCAAATATCTCTAGATTTAACAGTACTATATGATTTTTGTTTGAATTTAAATGTCCAATTTTTATCAGCTTCAACACACTCTAAAAACTCATTATTAATCATAACTGAAATATTAAAATGAGTAAGACTTCCTTTATCAACTGTATCTTTTACAATTTCTCGAATAGATTCTGGAGTATCATCTTTTAACCATTTACTAACATTTGGTTTTAATAATTTTGCATCAATAAAGTCTAATAATTCAGGATGCGAAACATCAATATGACCAATCGCAGCGGCTCTTCTACTTCCACCACTTTCAATCATTCTTGATATATAATCTGCACCTTTCATAAAACTAACTAAACCAGATGAATGACCACCTTTACCAAAAATTAGATCATTTTTTGGTCTTAGAGGTGAAAAATTTACCCCGACTCCACCCCCTTCTGACCATAATGTTAAGGCATCTTTATATAACTGCCCGATTTCTTCAATTGAATCGCCCACAGGAAGATGATAACAATTAAAAAGTGATCCTCTTGGTCTTGCACTATTTCTTAAAATTCTACCACCAGGAATGAAATCCATATTATAAATCATTTCACCAAAAGAATCTTCAATTCCTTTTCGTATATTTGTTTCTGGTATTGCAATATTTTTGGCAACTCTTTCTGAACAAGTTTCCCAATTTTCACCTTCTAAAAAATATCTACTCTTAGCTATTTCTAAGGCGTTATCTGATATTATCATTTTTTTCATAGAGGTAGTTCTCCTTTATTACATATTATATTTGCTAATTTGCCAGTTGAACATTCATCTTTATGACCGTATTTATAATGGCACTTTTTACATACAGACCATGCTAAATCAGGATCTAATGTAAAGAAAGGTTCAAGTTTTTGTGGACGTTCATGATGAACATAGTCTGCTTTTTTACCACAGTATTGACATTTATAGTCATCTCTTTTTAAAACAAATTCTCTGAAAGTTTGATATTCTTCTGAAGTATATGGCTTTTCAATTGATTTGTATGGATCTGAACGCAATGCATATAATGGACAGTCATTTTTACATTTATCTGAACAATAAAAATAACATCCATCATTTTGAAGAATTTCAATCCCTCTATTTCTTTCATATAGTTGAGTTTTTGTTGGAGTAAACCATCCCCCTTGTTCTTTTGAATTTGGACATTTGTGGTTTTTACAATGAACCTGTATTTCTTTTTCTCCAGGTTTATCTGGGTTGTATCTCATCTCTTCTATTTTTGAAAATAACGGAGATTTTCTTTTTTTATCAGATATAGAATCTAATGATTTTATTCTTATCTTAAATCTATGTTTATCAGAAAAAACTTTTCCTTTATTAGATATACTTATCTTTCTTTTATGTTCATCAGATAATTTTTTACCTTTATAATATCCGGGTGTTCCGATTCTTTTCAGTTTTAATTTTTCTTTATGTTCGTCAGAAAAAACTCTTCCTTTGTTAGATATACTTATCTTTCTTTTATGTTCATTAGATAATTTTTTGCCTTTATGTGATATGCTTAATTTTTTTATATGATCTTTTGAAAATTTTTTTCCTGTGTTTGCTTCACTCAATTTCTTTTTTGTATCGAAAGAAATATATTTACCCATATTTTTATCACTATTTATTTTTTTCATATTTGGGCATGATGAAGTATTATTTTTACAACACCATTTCCCATTTTTAAATTGATGTTTAGCTTCTTGCCCACATCCATATTCACAAAGTTGTATAAACATCTAACTCCTTAATAATCAGTCGTTATTGTGAGATGAAATGGTTTTTCTATATCATCGCGTTTCATAAAAAGATATGTATCAACTTCAGATACATTCCATTTTGTCAACTCACACAATTTTTTAACAACTAAAATTGTTGCAGCACGAATCTCACATTCTGGTCTTGAATTTTTTACAATTATAATACTTTCGTGAATTGCATCATCCAATTCATCTTCGTAAACTATACAATCATAGTATTCTAACACTCTGGGAATTTGATAATCTGCGGGGACATGTAATGAATGAAGATCTGATTCATACCATCCAAAACGTCTGAATAATTGAAGGAAAAATAATGATGCTCTTTTAAGAAATATATCAGAAGCAAAACCTGGAAAAGATAAAACCATTTCCATTAAAGGTATATCAATCGAATTATGATCTAAATATATTGCCTTTGCAAAATTCTCTCCATTCTCAACAAGTTGATTTAAATGTCTAATACGTTCTTCAATCAAAGGAAATCTTTCTTTTGATAAATTAGCTCCAAACCTTTTAATTACCCTTTCAAACGACATTTCATCGTTTATATATTCTTGAAAAGAATCAGCAAGGATATTATACATTGAACTTGATGAAGAACCATTGGGTCTTATATCATGTTGTGAATACCAATAGCAATAATTAACAGATGATGCAACTAATTCAAATACAATATCTTTATAAGTTATTTTATCATTTGATCTGTTGTATTGTGGTTTACCATTTTCAATCATTCTTTTTGCCATGTTTTCAATTCCTGCTTCAATCAAGAAAACATGCTTGGAATCTTTCATAAAACGTTCTGATAATTCATATACATTTTTAACTAAATTCATACATTCTCCTTCATATTTGTATTATTATGTTCTAAATTCTATATTAGATGTCTATAGTTAGCTGTTCTTAACTATACTACAAGAATACAAAGTGAATTAATTCAGTAGTAATCTATATTTCAAAATTTCAACGGATAGTAGGAAATATTTCAATTGAATTTAATTGAAATATTTCCTCCTGAAAATCGACAAACTATATTTTATTGCCAATTTAAATTTATTACAAAAATAAAAATGTTCATACATTTTTTTCATTATTCGCCTTCTTGTTTTATTTATCCATTATTTTTTGGTGAATCAAGTCCTGTAAGATCCACAACTTCTTCTTCACCTTTTTCTTTATTTGGTTCATGTTCAGAATCTAAATTTTCAAGTAAATATTCAAACTCTCCAATGTGTGCTTTTTCTTCATTTGCAATTTCGAGTAAAACTTTTTTAATATTGGTGTTATTTGTTTCACTTGCCATTTTTTCGTAAAGATTCACTGCATCATATTCAGCGATACAAGCAAGGTGTAATATAGCCATATCTTTTCTTGGACTATTTGTCATATTACTAATTTCATCCATTTGAATAAACAACTCATTTAATAAATCTTTTGGTTCAGGAATATCCACTTCCATTAAAATTGTTTCAGTATTTTCCTTAACCTTAATTTTATTAGGTCTCATGTTAAGATTTTTGAGTCTATTTAAATAGTCTGACATCTTAATATACTCCCAATTCCTTTAAATATTTATGCATACCCATCGATTTCATTTTAATTCTGAAAAACTCTGATATTGTTGGTGCATAAGGTGTTTTTACTAAAAACATATGCGCTTCAGAGGGGGTTCTGTCATTTTTTTTATTATTACATGGTTTACATGCAGATACACAATTTTCAAACGAACTTTTTCCACCTTTAGATACAGGTATAACGTGGTCAATTGTTAATTCATTATTACTTCCACAATATTGACATTTGAATCTATCTCGGATAAAAATGTTTTTCTTTGTGAAGGGAACTCTATTTTTATATAACATTCTGATAACTTTAATAAGTTTCATTACTAGTGGTATTTTTATAAACGAACCATCTACACATTTTATTTCTCTATCATCATATTTAAGAACTTCAGTCTTGCCTTTAATTACAAGGCATAATGCTCTTTTCCAATTTACTGTGTTTAAGAATGTGTAGTCTCCGTTTAATATTATACATCTTTCCATTTTTTACATAACTCCTTATATATAATTTACCATGTCTATTTTTATGGATTCAACTTTAATATTTTCCATTTGTTATATGATTCTTTTACATACAAAGTTTTAAATTTATTTACATCAGACATATCTATAAAAATTTTACTACCGTTAATATGTGGTGATACACCAACAACATAACCATCTCGTATCATAATTTTAGTACCTTTCACACCAAAATCTACATCATCTTTTGTTAATGTAATTTCTAATAACATTATTTACTCCTTTTATCCCAAGGTAATTTTGTCGTACTTTCTAATTCTTCATCATCTTCAACCGGAGATGGGCTTTTCTGTGTATTTACTTCATTTAATATTTTGCCTTTGAACAACATATATTGTTGTTTTTTATATTCTTTTTTCTTGCCTACTACTGCTATATTAATTAAATGATAAAGTCCTTTTACTTTATGACCCTTAAATTCTATAGCGATATGTGCCGTTCCGAATTTATGAATTATACATTGACCATCATCCCATTTTTTTAACTTACCTTCACCATAACCTTTTTTTATAGTACCCAAAAATAAGGCTTCCTCTTTTGTATGATTATGTGTTCTAATTGCTAGAACTTTTTTCCCTGGCTTTAAAGGAATACCTTTTCTTACAGCGAATGACATCCAAATATTTTTCTTATTGGGCATTTCAAACCTTAAATCCCAATGTAGTCTTGCCTTTTTAGCATCATGCTCAACTACAATAAATTTTGATTTTATCATTGTAAATCATCTCCAACTCCACCTGTTTTAAATTCATTACCAGGAATTGTGCCTGTTGGTTCATATATATCTGTATATAATGATTGTAGGAAGCTTTCTAATAACTGATTCATTCCTTTTTACCAACCTTTAATTTTTTTATAAATATCTTTATAGCTCCATTCTTATTATTTGATTTAATTGCTTTTTCAAATTCCTTATCATCTAAACAATATTTTATTCTTTCTTCAAGTTCTGGATGTTTGTTCAGTATTGTCATTAAAAACAAAAATGGTTTTATAATATTTGGGGGTTTATAATTATTTAAAGCTTTATTTAGCTTCTTTAATGCTGATGCTAAATATTTTCCGTAACCATGATTAATTACAAAGAAATCAGCCTGTTTTTCTTTTCTATATGAAGTAGGTCTTTGAACTGCTACTACTAATGAATAATCTAGTAAGAACAAAATAGGAGCCATCCACCAAGATAAAGAAGCACGTAATATTTGTCGAGCCAATACATTATTACCTTTATCACAAATTAATTTAATTGTTTTTGTTATAATCTTCTTTTGAAGATATTGACTTAATGCCCTTGCCCCATAAGTTTGAGCCACATTTATTGGAATATGTAAATATCTACTATGAGCTATCTCATGTAGCATAACAGCAGCAGTTTCATTTAAAGTTAATTTATCTCTACAACCCTTAGTTATATAAACTCTTATCTCACCACTAGATAAAGCATTTGGAAGTTTTGTATTTAATATTCTAACTTCCCATTTTATTTTTGTATCATTTAAAATTTTTCTAACTTTATCTGTTGCTTCTTTATCTAAAGTGCTGTTTTTAAATAAAAAATAACTCCATAAAATAGAGGGAATAATTGCTGTAGCAGCAGATATTAAAAATGAAAACATAGTTATTTCTTGTAAAATAATTTCGGTACGTTTACTCATTTTATTTCTCCATAACTTATATTTTATGTCTTTTAACATCTTTTTTAACTTCAGCAGGTTTCTTACCTTTACCTCTCCAGAATGTGGAACCATGAGCTTCATCTTTCAATGCAGCACAGAACCCTTCTGGATTGTCAACTTTACCTTGCATCTTCTTTACACATTTATCAAAGAAGTCTTTTGACTTGGCAGTTCCCTTCATTTTACTAGTGAATGTTTTAGTGTATTTTTTAATACTTTTATCAGTCCATCCTTCTGGTTTACCTTCAAAACCAGCTTCAGAAATTCCTTTTTGTAAATGATTTAAATAATTATTAATTATTTCCATTTTTATACCTCGTAAAAATAGTTCATTTTGTTTTATTAAATTTGAAATACCTGAACATTGGAACCTTTAACTTTTATTCTTTCTTTCTTAAATTTTTTCATTAATTCATCTAAAGAAAACACATTTACAAAACCGTAGTATATCATAGATATTATAGGACTGATTTCTTTATCTTTCATTTTTTTAGCTCTATTATATGCTCTTATTGTAGATTTAAGAGCAGATGTGCCCAACACTATAGTTGGATATTTTAATATTGTTGCTTTTTCTTCAGCAGTTCCATTAAATAATTCTAAAAATCCAATACCTTCTAATATCATTCTTTGAGTAGATTTTAGTTTGGTATTTAAACAGTTATAATATATATCATTCATTTTATCTATTTCTTTATCATCTATCGGTGGTTCCGGAAATTTCTTTTTAGCAGGCAACCAACATGAATCACCTTCAAAGAATTTAGTTTTATATTTTTTAGCTAACTTTCTTCCCAATGTACTTTTACCAGATCCTGCTGGACCTACTATTATTAACTTGTTAGATTCGCCACTGATAAATTTATCTATATCAATACCTATGGTTTTATTTGTAATAATTATTCCTTCTTGTAAATGATTTAAATAATTATTAATTATTTCCATTTTTATACCTCGTAAAAATAAAAGTTATCCATATATCCAAACTTGTGGGTCTGGTATACCTGTTATAGATGCTTCTCCTTTTTTTCTCCATATTAAAGTATGTCCTGTAGAAGAAGTAGATGTAAACCATCCTTCAATAATAATAAACCCTATGTGTACTTGTCTATGACAATTTGGGCATATTTTACATCTATTCCATTTGATGTTCTTTCCGCCATAAACCTTAGATTGAATATGATGAATATCTAGATTTATTTTCTTATTACAAATATCACACTTGGCCATCTTTTTCTTTAAATTCTATTTTATATTCTTCTAATACCATACGTGCTAATCCATATGCATCACATAGATTATTATCATCAAATTCAACCCCCCATTTTTTATATGTTTTGAGGAGCATTAACTCTTTCTTCGCATTCCCCTTATCTGCTACAAATTTCTTTAATGTTCCTGGTGTTATAATTTCATAATTTACACCACGCTTTAAAAAATTGAGTCGAAGTAAAAAATGTAATGCTCCCATTTGAAGGACAGCCTGTCCTGCACTTTGATATGATGGTCCTTCCATATATACTTTATACAAATTCATAATGGTAGGAATAAATCTTGTGGCTTTTTCAATATCGAGAAGACGTTCTTCAACTTCACCTGGTTTTGCTTTATAAAGTATTTGCTTAAGAATATTAGCTTTTTTATCTATTATAACTATACCCATACCATTAAAAGATGGGTCAATCCCAACAAAAATCGGGTCTCGAATTTTTCTTTTATCAGGTTTCTTTTGTAGTATATTTTTCTTTTCACCAACAATAACACCTGTTTTCTTCACATCATCTTTCATATAATATTCCTTTATTCCAAGGTACTTTATTATTTTTTACATTTGGACATGATTGCCAATTTTTACTACAACACCAATTACCATTTTGAAATTTAATGATTGCCTCTTTACCACAACCATAATCACACAAGTGTTTATTTTTATCCATGATCAATACGAATATTGGGAATAAACAATCTTTCTAACTTTTCAATCGTTTCAGCCTTCAATGTTTTTCCTTCATCGAATATTTCGGACTCCAATGGAATTTCCCCAAATGGAGTTCTAAGATTTCCCCCGCCGTATCTTTTTCTAATACGACCAAGAGAAACCATAATATCTGCCAATGCTAGATTTAAAAAATGTATATGAAGATCGTTCGGAATTTCACTAAAATCTTCTGACGACATTCTTTCATATTCAACTGTACACTTTTGTAATTCATTAAATGGGTACGGAGAAATACGAATTATATTTGGATGTTGAAATTCAAACGTATGATCCCATGACGAAAACATTTTTGTGCTAATTGATTCGTGAACTCTTAAAGCCATTTCACCAAGTTCATGATACGAGAACACTCCCATGGGTGGGTGTCCAAGTGCATACAATTCACCTTGATCGAAATAAATATCGATTACATTAAGTATTTCCCTTCCATCCGGTTCATTTAAATAAAATTCATTTGTTCTGCCAGGAACTCTATTTGCTTCAAGTTGAACATTAAGTGACATTTTTTTTACATCTGGTACATAATATGACCACTCTCGTATTGTTTCTTCTTTTACATATTCAAGTATATCTTCATCAGACCACTCTAAATGCATAAACGGAAACCCAAGATTTTTTTTAATATAATTTAATACTCGAGAATCATTTAACATAATATTTTACCTCATATAATTAACAAACTTTATGGGCTAATTTTCCAGTAGAACATTCATCTCTATGACCGTACTTATAATGACACTTTTTACATACAGACCATGCTAAATCAGGATCAAGTGCAAAAAATGGTTCAAGTTTTTGTGGTCTTTCATGATGAACATGTTCTGCTTTTTTACCACAATATTGACATTTATAATTATCTCTTTTTAAAACAAATTCTCTGAAAGTTTGATATTCTGCTTGTGTATATAGTTTGTTGTCTATTTTAAATGGATCGCTATATAAATTAAATAAAGGGCACTCATTTTTACACTTATCAGAACAATAAAAATAACTACCACCAGACCCAAATTCATTTTCTAATGCCCTAACTCGTTCATATAATTGGGTGTATGAAGGAGTAAACCAACCACCTTGTTCTTTTGAATTTGGGCAATTATGGTTTTTACATCTAACTTTGAACTCGTTGTTTTTTATTTTAATATCTTCTACCGTACAAAAAAAATTATGATTTTTTATCCAATCAATCTTTATTTGAATTGATTTTTTATAGTTATCAACACCATATTTTTTAATACAAGTATTTTTAAAATTATTCTTAAATTTTTCAACTTTACTTACATTATCGACACCATATCTTTCAATACATGTTTTTTTTATTTTTTCTTTATTTTCTTTTGTTTTATTTGGGTGATCAACACCATATTTTTTAATACATGTTTGTTTCGTTTTTTCTTTTATTTTTGATACTTTATTGGGATTATCAACACCATATTTTTTAATACAAGTGTTTTTAAAATTATTTTTAACAGCTTCACATTGAAAGTGATTCTTACTACAACACCATTTACCATTTTTAAATTGATGATTTGCTTCTTGACCACAACCATATTCACATATCATAAAGCATCCTCATCATATTTATTTTTTGTTCTAAAATAAAATCATATTCTTACTTTATATATATAAAAAGTCGATTGAACTTCCCTCCAAAAATACATTATTTTTTTCAAGAGCTTTTTTCATAGATTCTAAAGGAAATATTTCACGATCACTTGTAAAATATTTTTCAACTATTTCTCGTTTATCAATCATTTCTGTTTTAACTGGATTTTCGAGTGCTCTTGATATCAATTCAAATGATACTAATCGTAAATTATTAGATATTGTCTTGTGAGTTACTTCCGCATCAACTATGTTTTTTAGTTTTTTATTTACTATACTTGTTGGTACAGGATCTATTAATGGTCTGTTGTTTTCTATTTTTTCATAAATTTCATCCATATTACCAGTCATTGCAATTAACTGATCGAATACTTTAATGAAAGTAACAGGTCCAATTCCATTCACACCACTGACATCATCGCCTGGATCGCCAATTACAGCCATTGATAACGGCAAAAAATTATCTGGTATATTAACTGGTTTCTTTAAAAATGTTTCCATTACTTTTCCAGATTTTAAAATTTTCTTATGTTTACCAGCTTTGGAATATATAAAAACATTATCTTTTAGACATTGCCATAAATCATGATCATTCGAATATACTATATTTCCGACTCCATCACCACTCTTTACAAAATTTCGTGTAGTTATATAATAAGGAACAAAATCAGCTTCAAGGTTTGGAATCCTTACAACTTTAACGCTTGGCATTTTATTACATGCTTTTTCAACTAATTGGTAATTTGCATGTAAGACGCTAAAAAATAAATCACGATCTACTTTATCTAAACCGTAAAGATCATCAATACGTCTTGACATCTTGTATCTTTTATCAATATTTTTATGATATAACGATTGTCCTGTTTCAAAAAAGACTATAAAATTGATATTAATTCCTCTCTTAACACCATATATTTTGTGAAAAGAAAGGAATGATATCAATGACGAAAACACGGACGTATCCAAGAATTTAGATTGTTTAGACGCCTCGACTATATTTACAATAGCATGTTCCATATATAAAGATTGCATTACATTCTTTAAATCCATAAATATATTAAGAGTCTTATAATTTCCATATGATGCAATTTCGTCAAGAATTGCATAGGTTGGATAATAACTAAGTAAAGAACTTGGGTGCATTTGGATATATCCTTTTATTTATTACTATTATATCATGAACTTTTTTAAGCTGACATCATAAAATCTTCTGAACGAATTCTATTTGTAGCTGTAAACTAATATTATTATATATTATTCATCTTTTACTAACGAAGATCTTGTAAAAATTATCAATTCACAGTCACCAAGATTCGTTGTAAATGTATTCAATGAAACATCTTGATTTGAATCTTTATACATTTTGAAATTAATATTATCATCATGTTCAATTTGAAATGGTATTACACCAAGATTTGCTGAACATTTTTCAAAAACAACATTAGTTGAAATACCTTCTGCAACTTTTGCAAATTGATCCTTTGCCTGTGTTCCAGCTTTAATATTAGCCTCTTCACCATCAAGTTCAACCTGAATAGCTTTAATGTTAAAACTTTGTGTAATGATTTTAACTCTATCAGTAATCATAGTTTCTAATTCATGTTCAAGAATTAAACTATCATCATCTAAATTAAAAACGGCAACCAATTCATCTTCACTCATAAATTTATTATCAATAAACTGATAAGCTGGACTCATGAATTTTAATTCAGTGAACTGATCTGAAAAGATAAAATATTGGGTACCTTCTGTATTTATTTCAAGATTTACATCTTGACCAATAAACATTTTAAATAGATCAAGTTTCTTTTTAATATCTGAAATTGACATTGTTACAGCATCCGTTAAAATGGGAGTTAAATCAATCTGAAAAATAGATGTTTTATCATTGCTCCTTTGCCGAATTATACCATTTTTAATATCAATGTCATTACATTCTTCTTTAAGATTAGTAATACATCTCAAAAAGTCACTGAACTCTTCTGCATTTAAACTGAAATTTTCACTCATTTATTATTCTCCTTTTGTTTTATTCAAACTAATCAAACCTTTTTTATACATACATTTAATTGCTTTATAAATACGTTTTTTATCCATATCTTTCGTTTTTTCACCATAAACTTTATGAATCAAAAAAAGTAAATAGACATCAGGTTTTTCAGATAGTTTTTTAAGTTTTTTTATTACTTTACCATTCATATAATATATCTCTTTCTATTTGATTTTTTTTATTGCTGTTACATATACAAATTTATCTTCCTTTACTTCTTCGGATTTAACATGATCCAATGTAACAAAGCATCTCTCAATTCCACCAATAACTTCCATCACTCGTTCAGCAACATTTTTTGCACCTGACTCTTTTGAATTAATTGGTATAGAAAAAATCATCATTACAGCATCTTCATCAGCGTAACTACAATTAAACATACATAAATTATTTCCCATGAGTTTATATAACTGATCTTTTGATGCAGCTTTACAAAATAATGTATAATAATCAGGATTTTCAACAGTCCCTTCGTATTTAATTCCAATCTCTAACGTGTTTTCAAAAATTTCTTTCAAACGTTCTTTTACATGACTCATATCAGGTATCTCCCTTACATAACAAATTTTATAGGTATAACAGGAGTATCGTTGAAATCCTTTCCTGTTTTATTATAATAAACTGTTAATTTATTAATAATATGTTTATTAAAATGTTTCATAGTTTTATAATATTTTCTTTTAATTCCTCTATCTGATAGTATAATTACTTCAGGTTGAAATATTTGCTCATGAAAAATTATACTTTGAATTAAAGAAAGATATTTTGATGATAATGCAGAAGCATATAAATATACATCGTTTTTAATGTTTAATGAATCATATATGTGTTCTGAAAAAATATCAAATATTCCTTCTGCTAGAACTATTTTATTTGATTGTGGAGAATTACCTGGTAATTTATAATAATCAAGAAAGTTTGTTTGCTGTATCTTTAATTTAAAAAATGACATATTATGTGTGTGATCGACATTTCTAAATATTACAGTTGAATTATTTTCTGTTAAAAAACCAACAAAATTATTTTGTAAATAATCTTTTAATTTAAATATTGTTTCAGTAATAGGAATTCTATTTATTTCAAGGAACTGTTCAACATCATATATCAACCCTTTAATATTAGTTGATGGTATACTTGAAAATTTCATTCTTTTTTTTATATATAATTCTTTTCCAACCCATCGTTTTTTATCTAATTTTGGTAGTACAATATTAATAGTTTCATTTTCTTTATCAATAAATATTTCTTTTTTCTTTTTTATTTCATCAAATTGTTTTCTACTAACAAATGTTTCAGAAATATCATGCCCCTCTAATCGTTTTAAAAATTTTCTAAGAGTACCATGTTCTTCACAATTAGCATGAAAACAATGGAATATAGGGGCTTCTAAAGAAATATACATATGATAATGATTTTTTGTCTTTTGATATTCACACCAAGGGCACTTTGTAATTATATTCTTTGCTGATACTTTTGTATAACCTAATCTATCTTTGAGATACTCAACAAAATTGTCTTGATATATACCAATCATAAAATATACTTTGCTTTTGATAAATCACCACCTCTTAGATGTGTGATCCAATCAACAAGTCCTTTTTGATTACAAAGTGAACAACCAAATCCATTACAACTACGGCATACAAATTCTCCATTAATTTTTTTAAAACCTGTGTAACCAATACCACCACAGTATACACAATAATTAAGAGAATGTTTATTTGAGATACCAGTTCCTCCGCAGTGACCACATTTTTTAATATTACATTTTTTAAATTCTTCAGGAAATAAATTTTCAAAATCTTTTACTATTTTAAATATTCTATTGACTCTTGATAGTTGTTTATAAGTTTCTGTCATTTTGATGTCATAGCTTTCTTATATGCTTGTAATGATTTAAAAATATCAAAAACCATCGCCATAAAATGCATATGGGGTATTAAACACCCTTGATGACTATTTGAATATTTATTAATAATTATCTTTGCGGGTGCAGGAATTTTATTCATAAAAAATAATTCTGTATAAACATTTCTATATTCAAGATCTTGTGCAGATAATACATCAATTACTTTATTAATAATTGGACCTATTTTATTATCTTCACCCTTTGTAATACAACTAATAATCTCAACAATATATGAAATTAAAACTCTCTCATTTGTTATAACTGAATCTTTATCAACAATTAATTTACCATTCCAAGAACTACGTTGAAGAATATTAATAATTCTTCTCACATCAGGATATAATTGATTAATAATAAAGGTAATATCTTTTTTATCATATTCAACTTTTTCAGTTTTTAAAACTATTTCACAATAATCATGAACAAAATCTTTAGGAATTTGTTGAAATATATAAGGAGTAAATCTACTTTGTACTGGATCTGGGATTTTTGAAACATAATTACAAGTCCAAATAAATCTTCCATATGCTTTATGATATTTTTCAATAATACCTCTCCAAGAATCATAAGCATCACCTGTAATATTATCAGCCTCATCCATAAATACTATTTTATATCGATCACCGCCAGCTGGGGGATGTTTTAAAAATGGTTCCACAACTTGATCAACAAAGTTAATACTTCTTTCCTTTTTTGAAGAACCATTTGCCATTAATAAATTATCACTTTTATTTTGAAGTACTCCATTTTTCGAACAAAGAATTAATGCAAGAGTTGTTTTTCCACCACCAGGAGGACCTGAAAATAATAAATTCGGTAACATATTTTTTGTAATAATTCTTTCAAAATCTTGAGAATATCTTTCGGGAAGACTAACATCTTTTAAAGTTGCCGGTCTATATTTTTCTACCCACATACTCGATAGTATATCACTCATTTATATCTCCTTTAACATTTATATGCGTTATCACTATTCAATAACATCTGAGTATAAAATTGATTTTGTATTAATTCATTAGATATTTTTTCAATTTTAGTTTTCTCTATAAGTTTAAATGCTTTATCTCCTAATATACATTCATTATTTGCATTAAAAATAAATGATTCCATTACATCTACATCCCTGTTAATTTCACTAAGTATTAATGCTAGATTAGCTGCTTTATCTGGTTTAATAGTAGCCTGAAATGAAACAGCTAAGTTTTCTTCTTTCGTACTTGCAAATAAGATCATTTCTTCAACATAAAAAATATGTTCATTACATCTTTCTTTTGATGGGTAATCAGTAAAAATTTTCAAGCCATATTCATTCATTTTATATTTAATCTTTTCAACAAATGTCATATAATACTCCTCTAAAATGTTATTTAATATTATGTTCCTAATAGTGAATAATTCATCCAATAAAAAATATCATTTTTTTGGAATATGAGTAGCTCTGGAACAAGGATAACCTAAATCCTTGAACCAGAACCATTCACAACTCGGATATATTGAAAAACTACAACAAAGTTTATTATCGTATATTCGCTTGAAAATATATTCACACCCTTTGCATTCTTTAACAATTTCTTCAAAGTCGTTACAAGTGAATTTACACACAATATTTATCCTCACTTGGGTTCCTGTCTACCCATAATAGTTATATATAATAAATAATTTTTTACTTGATCTTGTTATTGCAGTATAAAGCCATCGAGCATAATATTCGTCATCCCAATAATTAGATCTTTGTTCAAATACAATTACTTTTTCCCATTCAGATCCTTGTGATTTATGCACACTCATGGTGTAACCATAATCGAAAAAGTCAACTCGGGAAGCTCCTTTTGCTGCTGCATATTTTTGCTGTTGTTTTAAATGTTTGGTACCATCATACATGGTATATGTTACCTCACCAAAACATTTAGGAGACACCATACATTCAATAGGATCAGGGTCTCCTAAATCAATTGTCATTCGATATAAACCATAATTTTCAGGCATTAACCATTGAATTGTACCTATCTGCCCATTCATAATTTTTATATCATGATTATTTACAAGGCATACAATTCGCTCACCCGGATATGGAATTTTATTTTTTGAATATTTAAGTTTCCTTCGTATCTTATTGTTTAGATTACATCTTGTTGTATTAAACCCACATAAAGTAATCAAATTATCATCAAATATAACTTTATTTTCCCAAATTTCTTTACAGTGTTTATTATTCCAGTTCAGTCTGAATACATCTTTGGAGAAAAACTTGTTGTTTTGTGGTATATACCCTTCTTCTCTAACTATTTTAGATAATGCGATTATAGGTGAATTCATTGCCTGTCTATGAATTTCAGTTAATTGAAAATCTGTATGTGTCAATAAATTGAATTGATCGCCAACAGGCGGTAATTGCCCATGATCACCAACTCCTATGATTGGTTTGTTAAATTTATTCAGATCGTCCCATATTTGTTTTGAAACCATTGATGCTTCATCAATTATAATAATATCAATATAAACTTCATCTTTATTTTTTAATTCCCATCCTATTATAACATGTGTTTTTAAGTCGGGATCATATCTAGTTTTTGCTTTATATATCAACCCATGAATAGTTCCTATATAATCTTTTGGATATATAACATTAGCATTTTCTAATTTTCTCTGTAAAACAGATGATGCTTTACCAGTAAAGGTTACAAAAGAAACATTAACACATGGAAAATATTTATTTATTTCTTTTCTTAATTCACATAATAAAGTTGTTTTACCAGTACCTGCAAATCCACCAACTGTTAAAACAAATGGATTACAGAAAAATGAAGTCTTACGACTCATCCCATTGGATTCCAATTGACTTATTATAGCATCAACTATCTTTTGTTGTTCCAGTGTTAATTCCAATTTTGTTTTTTATCTCCTTTTTAAGAAATTATTTTGCACCATCCGATTAACCATGGTATAATAAGCAATAAAATAATTATTGTAATTATAACATAAAAATAAATTCTATATTTATATCTTTCCCATAATATAGATAATATTTTAATCACCTCCAATTCATTAAATTGTGTTATATTTCAATATTATGCAAAATTTTATAGTTTGTTCCAAAAACTTTATTCAATTATTAATATATATAGATGGAACATATTAATAAGAATAAAATTTTAACTTTAGGAACAAACAACAGAATTCAAACATTACATGAAAAAGGAGATTTTTAATGAGTGATAACGAAAAAGATATTCAGGCTTTAATTAAACGGTATAGTGAGCAACAAAGTGCATTTCAACCAAACCCTCAATTTACAGGAAATACAAACCAAGGAATTAATTCTCATCAAGGTATAGATAACCAGGGTGTTATTAGTAAAAATACACCATTACCACCAGATATAATGATCCCTCCCAAACCAATTGAACCGGTGCCTGTTGGTAATATATGCCCGCAATGTAATATGATGCATCCTCCACTTAGACCAGGTGAAAAATGTCCTAATGCAATTACAAAGGCTATAAATGAAGAAAGTAGTGACCCCACAATCAATATTAATAAATATCTGGTTTCTCTACAAAATATTCTCATAAGTCAAATTGAAATAAAAAAAATTAAGGATATTAAGAAACTTTATGAGAACATAACCTTAGAAATAACAAAATATTTGGAGGGATATAGCGAATAAAGAAGGTAATGAAAGCTTGTGGTCACTATATATTAATTAAAGATTTTGAACAGGTGAAGGATAATTTATATAATGGTTAATAGTAGAACTTTATGTTTTGATGATGTTGTATTTTTTAATTATAATGGTTCGATACCAATATATAAGTTACTTGCTTTAAAGTATCATGAAACAATTTACAAAGAAGATTATGTAGTAGATCATGAAAAACAAGAAAGAGATCTTATGAATAATTTAATATCAGAGGATTTTGGAGGTGTTTTTTACCATGAATAAAGTAGAAAATTATATCAATGCTTGTACGTTGAATAATATTCGTAAAAATTCTAATGTTCTTGGTATTATAACTAATACAGAAATAGAAGAAAAGGGAAGAGGTATCGGAACTGTAGTATTATTTGTGAATCTTAAGAAAAAATCATATTTTAAATATGGAGATATTATCACATATAATAAAAGTAAATTAAAATGGAGTTCAAAACCAGATAAAGATGGATGTAGATTATATTTGATAAATCCATATTGGTGTTCAGCATATAATCATGATATAAAAATTCCATGTGATGTTGATGTTTTAAAAAGTTATGAAGAAGGCGGAAATAGAAAATATCACATAGAAACTGAAAAAGTATATATGTCTAAAAAACAATATATCAAAAGATATAATATTGAATTATTTGGAGGTGTAAAATATAGAGTTATTTTAGCATGCCAAAATATGTGGGAACGTATTAATATACACAAAGATTATTACAGAGCTTTGAATGAAACATCTAAACATTATATGATTGAACATGAACAATTAAAAAGTTATTATGGTAAATATAAAAATGCTGCTGGTGTTGCTGTAAGGAAATGGGAAAAATTCAAAGTTGAATATTATACACAAAATCAAAATGAGCAAGCTTTACAATTTAAATTGGATGAGTTAAAAAGTAAAAGTGAATCAAATATTATTAATTTTAAAGCTAATATGTGATGATTTCAGTTGGAATCCAAGGTAGTTGGGACGAGCCAGCTTATAATATATGTAATATATATTATAGCTAATGATCTAAGTATATAATAGATGAAATAATATAAAGAGTAATAAAAGGAATTAGATTAAAAAATAATTTCAAAAAAAGTATAAGTACAAAAACAACTATTAAACTAAAGATATAAATTCAAAAATACAAATAGTAATAAAAGGAATTAGATTAAAAAATAATTTCAAAAAAAGTATAAGTACAAAAACAACTATTAAACTAAAGATATAAATTCAAAAATACAAATAGAACCTGACGGTTCAAGTACTTCTCATAAGGCCCTACTCGGGCAGAGCAACCCTTCGGGTTGATCAAGGGCGCTAATGGAACAAATGAATATTAAAGAAATAAATTCAAAGGAGATTTAGATGTACGAAAATAAAGAAAATATAGAATGGTTTAGTCAGACCTTAATGACTTACAAGGATAAGGTATATGGAACCGATGGTTATTTAAGAATTTCATTGTCTACAAATACTGAAGATTATAAGTTCTTTAATCCACCTTTATTCAACCTTTCAATTAGCAATAACTATCAAAAAAGCTATAACCTCAACTATCATAATGCAAGTGATCTATTACAAACTTTACGTTTAGTCAAAACTCAAACGAATGGTAATAACTCTGAAATTCAGAGAAAATATCAAAAGAATATGATGTTATATATCAAATTCTTTGTAGAGAGTAATAATAAAAATTCAGTTGTAGATATAAGATTATTATCAAACGAAACAGATTTTACGAAGATTATAATTCCAGTTGAAATATTTGCAACTTTAGGAAAATGTTTAAGATATTATGTAGATAATTTTTTTGAACTATGTACTAAATTATTAGGTCAATCAATACAATCAAAATCAAATCAGATAATACATCAATTACCATCATTAATAAAAGGGATATCATCTCAGATTGTAGGGCAAGAAATATCTCCAGATTCCCCCAGGTCGGCGCCTGAGGTTGTAGAACATGCCGTAAAAACTAAAGCAACAATTGCTGATTTAGATAAGTTTTTGGGTGATGATATGGAAAATATTACGGTAGCTGAATTAGAAGAAAAAAAGAAACCTCTTGTTGAAGTTGATAGTATATTTGTAAAACGTGTATTAAAAAATGATTTATCAAATTTTGAAAGTATGTTAAATAATCACTCGATCAATCCAGATCCAATTTTAACGTTATCAAACGAAATTCAAAATACCATTGAACCATATATAAAGGGTGAATTTTCAATGTTACCAGGGATTAGTGATGATGATATGAAATCATTATTATATATGTCTAAAGTGTTCTATAATACGTCATATTTAAATCATTTGATAAATAATAAGGCATTACCATTAAGTATACCTGTATTTAAATATAATAATAAAATTCGAACTCCTGAAAATCAAGAAATCGCATATGATTTATTTCTTTTTAGTTTATATATTCGTTGTATTAGAAGTCGTCTTGAAGGTAAAACAAGCGATATTATTACAAATAAGGCGTTGTTTCATATTCAATTACGATGTTTTACAGATGTTTTTGTATTTAGTTTTATAGGTAAAGATGATATTGAAAATTTAAATTCTATAATTTCAAATCGTTATAAATATTTTGATAGTATTGGTGTATTTGATAAATATAAACAAATGCTTATAGATAATAAATGCCCTGAAATTAAAGATTTTAATATTTCATCTGCTGTAGATGAAGTAATTGATAAGGTCATTGGTAAATGTCTTAATATTATGAATTTACATGATAAAGTACATGATAATTTCAGATTACCATCTAAGAATACCTTTAATTTAGAACAAATTATAAATGAGATTATTCCACTTGAAGTCGCTGAAAAAATAGGAAAGGATATAACAAATAAAGAAGTATTTGACGAAATTGATAAAAATACCCCAATTTCAAATGAGATTTCAAATTTTTTCTTTAAAAATAAAACTAAAGTTGGAATAAAAAAAGAAAATATATTTAGTAGTAATCTTGAAAGAATAGTTAATTTTTATTCAGATGAAATACCTGAACAGTATAAAGATAACTTTATTGAATGGATAAAAAGTCATTCTGAAATTAAAATTGATTTATCAAAAGATGAATTTCCATTTGATGAATTTGGAGATAATATTGTTAGAGCATTATATTTATGGGACCCACAAGGTGATCCTAAAACTACAAAAAGTTATAAATATTTTCAGATGAAAATACAAGAAGAATTAATGGAAAAGAAATTAATCTTGGCAAAAATAAACGTCGAAGATAATAAAGAAAGTAATTCTGGTGATTGGAATTTTTTATCTGAATAAGGAGTTAATTGCGAATGAGTTTGAATCTTGGAAAATCATTTAATAGAAGTTATAATTTACGAATACCATTTCTTGATGGTTTTTACAATATTGGAATTTTTCTTAATAAAAAATCAACATTTCTTTTATTTAGTGTTGATCAAGCAATTAGATGTGGAGGTAGTGAAGGTATTAAAATAAATATGTACAAAAATCTTGAGTCATCAAAATTTTGTGAAACATTTCTTGAACTTCACAATTTTAGAAAGAGTACATTAGATATTTTAAATCAATTCAAAAATATTAAAGCAGAATATTATCATGAAATTTCATTTGTAATGAATGAGAGTATTAATTTTTCGAAGATTGAGATAGATGATAAAACTTTGTTTGATTGTTTAAATATTTATGGATTTACTTTAAATTCATACCAAAATGAATTTTTATTTATAATAACTGAACGTCAGAATATTGTTAAAAAACTTAATAGAAAAATTGTAAGAACCAGTGGAGTACAAATTGCTACATCTCAAGCATTGCATATGTTGAATGACTATCATGAAGAAAGTAAAAATTCTGGAAAAGCGGGATTTGAACAAATAGTACCTACGGATATTTTGCATAAAAAGATTATTAAGTTGGATGAAGAATAAATAATGTTTTGTGAGTACGGTTGTGGTCAGGAAGCAAAATTTGAAATGAAGAATGGTAAGTGGTGTTGTTCACATCATTGGAATGCTTGTCCGGAAGTAAAAAAGAATAGACTTGGTAAAAAAAGAAGTGAAGAATCAAAGAAAAAAATGAGTGAGTCACATAAAGGGAAACAACCATGGAATAAAGGTTTAAAAGATATATACTCAGAAGAAAGTAAAAGAAAAATGGGTAAACCAAGATTTGCTTCTGATAATCCTTTTTTTGGGAAGAAACATACCAGAGAAAGTAAAGAAAAAATGTCTTTAAAAAGAAAAGGTAAGACATATGAACAAATATACAATAAGGAAACTGCTACAAAAATAATAAACATAAGAAAAGATAAATCATACGATCAAATTTATGGACATGAACGTTCATTAATAATAAGAAGTAAACAAAGTAAATCAATGAAATGTAGTGATAGAATTTATAAGAAAATTACAATATCGTACTTAAATAAAAGATATTCATTTTTTTCAAAAATAGAAGAAATGAGATATAATCCATATAATAAAAAGGAAATTCAAGTTCATTGTAAAAATTATAATTGTAAAAACTCTAAAGAACAAAATGGTTGGTTTACTCCTACATATATTCAACTTTATGAAAGAATAAGACAAATAGAAAAAGATTATGGTAATGGTGGTTGTTATTTTTATTGTTGTGAAGAATGTAAAGGAGAATGTCCATTATATAGATTAAGAAGTGATCCATTTCAAGAAACTACAAAATCATATACACAATCTGAATATCAACAATTTAGAAAATTTGTATTGGAAAGAGATAACTACATTTGTCAATACTGTGGTGAAAAAGCAGACTATGTTCATCATGAAAGACCTCAAAAATTAGAACCATTTTTTGCACTTGATCCAGATTTAGCATGGTCTGTATGTAAAAAGTGTCATTATAAATGTGGACATAAAAATGAATGTAATACAGGAAACTTATCAAATATAGTTTGTAAATAAGAGGAAAAAATATGGGAGCAGATCCACAGGGGTTATCTTCACCTCAACGAGAGATGTATTTTTTTATACATAATGTCTATGCGAATTTTTTTAAAGATAGTCTTGATTATTTTTCTTTACATTTATATCCTAGATTTGAACATAGAGTTGTGGCTACATATGATAAGGCAGTTGAGTATATAACAAAGACATGTCAATATAATAGAGAAATGGATCGTCCAACCCTGCCCGCATTAGTTTTAAATCCATCTGGTGAGTTCGATGTAGCTGATGCTAATGCTGGTGGACGTCAACTTTGGAGGTTCCCTAATTTAGCTCCTGGTATGATCAAAAGAATATTTGATCCTGTATATCAAGATGAAAATAATAAAGTAACAGTTGGTTTCATTAGAATGCAGGGTGATATTGAATTGATAATGTTACTTAATAGTTTTTATGAATATTGTGATATGAGAATGTTGACACTTCAAATATTTGGTGGTTATGAAAGATGGATATATCCACAATATTTTACAACTTTTGTTATTCTCCCAGAAGAATTTGTCAACTACGAATATTATAATCCATATACAGGATTAAAATATAAATTAGATTGGACAAGTTCTGGAGCTTATGATAAGATAGTTAAATCTACAGCAAAAAATGAACTGGTCATACCGTGTAATATTAAACCAATATACAAATTAACGAGTGTTAGTGATGCAAGTTCAAGATATGGTGGAACTGATAATCTTGCTGATTGGAGATTGACTGCTACAATTAGATATGAAATCGAAATACCATCATATTTAATATTAGAATCAGATTGGTTAGTAAAAGAAATGTCAATTAATCTTAAAGCCGGATCTACATATTCACATTATTCAAATTATGATGTTCCTGATTTTCAAATTAAAGGAAATGTTAAAAGAGATTGGGGATTAGATGAAACATCAAATTCTACATTAATATTGGATGGGACTTGTGAAGAAACTATGACACATGATGAACATTCATATGTATTTAATACAAGATATTTTCATACTATTAATCAAACACAAATTGATTCAACTGGAGATTTATTAATATCTTTACCTGAACCTGTTGACGATTTAGCAGGATTTATTGTAAATAGTAAATATGGTCCGATGGATTATGGCGATCATTATTTAATTTCTGATGATGGTGAAGTATTAACTATAAAAAAAGATACAGTTGAATTAAAAGATGGAATGGTTATTGAATTATATTTTTATAAGAGGGTATAAAATGATTCAATTATGTGAATATGGTTGTGAAAGAATAGCATTATTTCCACCAAGAAAAGGACAAAGAAAATGGTGTTGTTCTGAGAAATTCACACAATGTCCAGCAATGATAACAAAAATGAATATAAAGAAACGTGGTCGAAGCTGGGATGAAACGTTAGGCATTGCTGAAGCAAATAAAAAACGAGAAAAGTTAAGAAAAAATATGTTAGAAAATAATCCAATGAATATTATGGATCCATGGAATAAAGGAAAAAAAGATATTTATAGTGAAGAAACTTTAAGAAAAATGAAAAATAATCGTTGTAGTAATAAGGGAATTTCATGGAATGAATTATATGGTGGTGAAAAAGCTGAGATTTTAAAAAAAGAACAATCTAAAAGAATGACTAAATGGAATAAAGGTCGAAAACCATGGAATGTAAATAAACCAGGTTGTTTTAATAAAAGAACGTTGAATTTAATGTCTGAAAAAGCAAAAGGTAGAATGAAAGATAGAAAATTAAGAAATAAAATTTCAACTACTCTTAAAAAAGGAATTGATTATTATTTAGAAACATATCCTTTTTTCTCTAACATAGAAAAAATAAAAGAAGGAAAAAATAAAGAAATATTAGTAAAGTGTAAAAATTGTGGAAAATATTTTGAACCAAATGGAACTCAGTTATATGAAAGAATTAGACAACTTGAAAAAATTGATGGGAATGATGGGTGTTATTTTTATTGTTCTGAAGAATGTAAACAACAATGCCCTTTATATAACTTAAAGCAGAATCCTTTAAAAATAACTAAAAAATATTATACAGATGAGGAATATCAAACATTTAGGAAATTTGTATTGGAAAGAGATAATTATAAATGTCAGTATTGTGGTGAAAAAGCAGAACATGTACATCATGAAAAACCACAAAAACTTGAACCATTTTTTGCACTTGATCCTGATTTTGCCTGGTCTGTATGTAAAAAGTGCCATTATAAATACGGTCATAAAGATGAATGTTCTACTGGCAAACTATCTAATATAATCTGTGGAGATAAAAATAATGAAAAAATATAAAAACGCATTAATCGAATCTATAATTGGTCATGATGATAAAGTTGAAGTTGTTATGAATGTTGCTGCTGGTGTTATCATGAGAATAGATGAGAATAACACCAAACAAATTTTATTGATACAAAGAGCAGAAGATGATCATTGGCCAGGACATTGGGAATTCCCTCGGGGCAAATGCGATAAACCAATGGGTGAGAATTTGATAAAATGTTGTAAACGAGAAATTAAAGAAGAGACTGGACTTGATATTGAAGTTTTAACTTTAATTGATAAATTTGAATATTTAGCAGATCATGGTAAGAGAAGAAGTATCTGTCATAATTATTTATGTAGAATAAAAGATCCTGAACAAAAGATTAAACTTTCATTTGAGCATCAAGATTATCATTGGATAAGTGAAGTTGGTGAAGCTCAATTGATGGTAATGCCAGATCAAAAAAGAACTATTGAAAAAGTATTGAATTCTGATCGTACTATTACTAACAACCCTAAAAATGATTTTACAGATAATAACACACAACTTGAAGGATATTTAAAATGGCTTACTATAAAAAACCAATGACTAAAATTGAGATTCTAGTTAGAGATAATGATGATCAGTTGGTTAAAATGATTGAATATATTCGAATACTTTCAGCTCCTGGTCATTCATTTGAAGTAATAGTAGATCCTGACAGAACAAAGGAAGAAGGAAAAGCAATATTTTTTATGGATGGTGATGGCTCTTTTTTTATTAAAGATATTAAAAAAAATGGTAAAAAAGTGAAAACTAACAAACATGGTAAACTCATTGATGAATATTTAAAGATAATAAAATGATAATTTTAAAGATTAGTGAGAAAGGACATTATATAGAATTTCCAGGAATGTCTCCATTTAGAACTCCTGCTGAAGTTAATATTTCACATATTAGTATAAATCTCGTCGTATCCAATCTACAATCACAAGGTATTAAAAAATTTAAAATTATTTCTGATACCAAGGGTAAAGAGACAGTTTTGACTAATAATGATTTTACTGTCGATAATAGAAGCCCTAAAAAACGAAAAATAGATACATATGAAAAAAGAATCGATCAATTAGAAACATTAATTGGTAAACTTATTAGACATCAGACGGTTGAACCAGATTCAAATACAGAACAAATTAATAATAAACTAAATAATATTGAAAAGTTATTAGAAAAACAATCAACAAAAGTAGTTCAATTTACGAAGAAAAAACAAACAAAAAAAATAAAGAAACAGAAGGGACCTGTAATTGAAGAATTGGGTGAAACTTTTATTCCATCTATTAATGTTGATGCTTTTGAAATGAAGGGTAATGGAACAAAAATAAAAATTGAACAAGATAATTCAAATCTTGATGAAAGTGCTGATTTATTATCAAGAATTATGCAGGTAGATGATTAAGGAGGTAGTATTTAATGACAGATGAAGCGAACAGCGAAGATAAACAAAAAGGCGAGACTATTTCAATTGGCCTTGATTGTGGTACAATGCATATTGTTTGCGCCAGATCAGATTCTAATGAAGTTAATATGACAAGAAATGTTTTTCTTCCACTTGATGGAGATGATATTCAAATATCAGAATTGAGTGATATCAATTATGTGCGAAGCGATGATGATGAATTATTTATTATTGGATCTGATGCTTTTAAATATGCAAATATTTTTGGTCAAACTATCTCACGCCCAATGGAAAAAGGATTGATTTCACCGAAAGAAATTTCTGCAATTGATGTATTAACATTGATGATTAGAGAATTAATTGGAGATGTTCAAACTAAAGATGCATATTGCTCATATTCAGTTCCTGCTGAGGCTATTGATGAAGGTCGATCTATAACATATCATGAAAATGTATTTGCTCGTATTTTAAAAACACTTGGAGTAAATTATACATCAGTTAATGAAGCAATGGCAATTATTTATTCAGAATGTGCCCAAGAAAAATTTAGTGGTATTGGTGTGAGTTTTGGTGCAGGAATGGCAAATATTGCTATAGCATATAAAGGTATTCAAGCATTAACATTTTCAACTGCAAGAGCAGGAGACTGGATTGATAATGAAGCAGCAGCTTCACTTGGTATGGTTGCAAATAGAGTTACAAGTATCAAAGAAAAATATATGCAGTTATCAGGAGAAGTACATATTAAAAATAAAAAAACAAAAAGAGTATTAGAAGCTCTTTATTACTATCATAAGGCATTGATTGAGTATACTGTAAAGAAGATCATTGAAGAGTTTAATGATAAGGTTGATATCGAAGTTGATGAACCAATACCAATTGTTATTTCAGGTGGTACAAGTATGCCTAAAGGATTTGTTGAATTGTTTAAAGATGTTATATCAGGTTATAATTTACCATTTGAACTTTCAGAAATTAGACGAGCAAAAAATCCTTTAACAGCGGTAGCAAATGGTCTTCTTGTAAGAACAATGTCAGATGTTAAGGGGATGAAATAATGTATAATAAAAATAAAACAGATTGTCCAAGGGGTTTTTATTTTAACAAAGATAAACAGGAATGTGTTCCTATTCAAACTGGTGTTGAGGATAAACTTATATTAAAAGCAGAAAGATATTTTTTCAAGGAAAACAAAGATTGCCCAGATGGTTTTCATTGGTGCGATCAAACAAATCAATGTATTGAGGATGACTCAGAAAAAAGACAGGGAAAAGGAAAAGGATTTGGGAAAGGAAATGGGCCAGTTGGTGTTCCTAAAAATGAAGATGTAAATGGTGTTTTTGAAAAGATTAAAGAATCAGAAATAATAATTGACAAAATTCTTAATAGGCTTGAAGAAAGTAATTATCTTAATGATGTTACTTTAAGTACGATCATTATGAAGTATGGAATTAGAGCTTCTAAGATGTATAATAGATGTATGGATAAAGCAAAAACACATCCTATATTAAGTAAAAATAGAGCTTTTGCCAAAGCCACTTGTAAATATAATGATGCGATGTATAACGTGAAACAGTTAAAAGCTCATATAGGAATGTGTGCACAAGCAAAGAATCCAAATAAATGTAAAAAACAAGTATTGGATGCAATAAAATTGGATTTAAAGTTGGCAGCTGTTTATGCCAAAAGAATAAAAAAATTGAAACCAAAACTGAAAAAAAATTGATAGATTTTATATAAAAAATAAAAACGAAAGGAATTAAAATGTTAGTTGAGTCGAAACGTGGAATTTGGAGAGAAGACACAATTCAAAGAGATATATTACCAATACCCTCACAAATTATGCGACAATTTGGTATCTCTGCCGAAAATGCAAAACATGTATTGAAATTAGAAGATTTAAGAAAAACACCACCTAATATTATTATTGCTGAAGCAAAAAAGACTTTTGGTTTTATGCAAAATTATTTCAGTAGACAACAATTAAAAAAGAAACAAAAATATGTAATGGGACTTGGTGTTTTCCAACAACTTTTTAAAGATAGAAAAAATAAAAAAATTAAGTTGTTGAAAGCTACAGTACCAAAATTTAAAAATGTTTATAAGCCATATATTGGTCAGGATATAACTGACAAAACTATTCTTGTATTCCGAACTGGAGGAATAGGTGATCTTCTATTTATTCAACCCAATCTAATATATTTAAAAAACAAATATCCCACATGCAAAATCAAATTTGCCTGTGGTCCGCAATATCAACCTATGGTAAATAATTGGCCTTGTGTTGATGAAGTTTTAGAGTTACCATTCTTATTTAAACATATGATAAAGTCAGATTATCATATGTTATTTGAAGGTGTTATTGAAAGGTGTGAAGAAGCAAGAACGGTAAATTCTTACCATCTTTTTACACGATGGCTTGGGTTAAATTTACCAGATAATTTACTTATCCCAAGACAAGATCCGAAAACAGAACTTATTGATAAATGTTTTAATATATTAACAGAATGGGGGATTGTGAATAAATCATTTGTATTGATGCAGTTACGTGCAAGTTCTCCCATTAGAACTCCAACACATGAATTTTGGGTTAAAATTATAGACGAACTGAATGAGAGAGGTCACTATGTTGTTTTAACTGATAGCCCAAGACAATCAGAAAAAATTGATGAATTTATTAAAATGTTGAAAAAACCAGAAATGATATTTAACTTTTGTAAACATTCAAAATCTATTGCTTATACAATTGCTCTTACTAAATTAAGTAAATGTGTTTACGCTACAGATTCAGCATTGATGCATATTGCTGCATCTATGGATATAAAATGTTTTGGCGTATTCGGGCCATTCCCTGGTTATATTAGATTGAGTACATATCCTTATGCCTCTTGGGTTGATGCAAAAAGAAAGTGCTCACCATGCTGGATTCATTCACATAAACCTTGTCCACAATCGAAAGATGGTTATAGTCCCTGTTATGATGAACTTGTAAATACTGATGATAAATTGAAAAAAGTCATTGATAAATTTGAGGATTTATTAAACAGATGATTTTATGCGATTATGGGTGTGGTCGAGAAGCTAAATATCAATTTAAAAATGGTAAATGGTGTTGTAGTAAAAGTAAAAATAGTTGCCCAAAAATGAAGGAATATATGTTTAGAAATAGAACAGGAAAAAATCATCCTTTATATAATAAAGAACCTTGGAATAAAGGAAAAATAAATATCTATTCTAATATAACACTTCAAAAAATGAAGGAAAATAATACTGGTAAAAAATTATCAATTAGTACAAAAGAAAAAATATCTAAATCTTTAAAAAATAGAACCCCTTGGAATAAAGGTAAGACGTATGATGAATTATTTGGAAGAAAAAAATCTGAAAAATTAAGATTAAAACATAGTATATTTATAAAAAAATTAATCAAAAAAAATAAATATACAACAAATACAATAAGTAAAATTAAAAATAAATATCCATTATTTTATAAAATTGAAGTAATGAGATATAATCCAAATAAGTCTGTAGAAAAAGAGATTCAAGTACACTGTAAAAATCATAATTGCCCAAATTCAAAAGAACAAGGTGGTTGGTTTACTCCAACAAAAACTCAACTATATGAACGTATTAGATGTATAGAAAAGAATGGTACTGATAATTCATATTTCTATTGTTCTGAAGAATGTAAAAGTGAATGTCCTTTATATAATTCTAAAGGTGGTGATCCATTTAAAGATATTATAAAGCCATATACACAATCTGAATACCAAACTTTTAGAGATTTTGTTTTAAAAAGAGATAATTATAAATGTCAGTATTGTGGTAAAAAAGCAGAACATGTTCATCATGAAAGACCTCAAAAACTAGAACCATTTTTTGCACTTGATCCTGATCTGACTTGGTCTGTATGTAAAAAGTGTCATTATAAATATGGACATAAAACAAGTACAGAATGTTCAACAGGTAAATTATCTAATGTTGGTTGTGGAGTTTAAATAAAATGATTAAAATATTTCTTACAGTAAGAAATAGACTTGCTATAACAAAAAAATGTATTACAGCAATTCGAAAACACTCAACACTACCTTATCAACTTTATGTATATAATAATCAAACAAGTTATAAAATTGAAGAACATTTTACATATTTTATGAAATTGTATAAAAATAAACAGGTTACACAAATTACATTTAACACAGATGCGTCTACATTTAATGCATTTAGTAAAGGTAGTACATGTAATTTTTTTGGCAGGCAACATGAAGAAGATCCAATGAAGGATAAATATAGTTTTTTAGTAATGCTTGATAATGATATTATCGTAACGCCTGGTTGGGATACAAAATTATTAGCTGCTTGGAAATATGTAAATGAAAATAATATTGATAATATTAAAGTAATAGGACAATTACCTGGTGGTATTAAACAAAGAACTGATGTTCTAAAAATAAACCCTGAGTTACAAGGAAAAAGTGGAAAATTGGGCGGGTCGGGTTTATGGAGTGTTAAACCTAATTTTTTTAGAAATGTTGGTTTTTTAGATTTGAAACTATTAGTTGGTCATAATAAAAAACACGATCAATTATATTGGAGGTTATTAGATAGAGCTTCTAAAGGAAAACCATACATTCTTGGTTTAAGAAATAAACTTGGAATACATTGTGGGAAAATGACAGGGTCGGTCTGTAATAAATTAACTAGAGGTAGAAGTATGGAAATAAATAAAAAACTTAAAACAATTGAATTTGAAAATGCAGATAAAAAAATAAATGCTTTAAGTTTTGATGAGTTTTTTAAACTATTAATAAATAATAAAAATTTACAGTCGGATTGGTAACTATATGGAAAAAGAAAATGCTATTTTGATGGGGCCATTTGTAGGTGAGTTGTATTGGGAAGCTGGAAGATTTGCCCCAATGCTTCCAAAAATGTTTAAACAAAATAAAAAAAATCAACCAAAATATATAATATTAACTAGATCTGACAGATTTGATTTGTATGGTAAGTTTGCTGATATATTAGTACCTTTAAGAATACCCGGTGATTATAAAGATAAATTTCCAGAGTGTTTTAGACTTGTTGGTTTTAGTATGGCTGAATATAATAAAATTATAAAAGAGTTTGCACAAAAATATAATGAAAAATATAATATTATAAGACATTTATATCCAGATATCAGAAAGGGGAAATTTGTTCAGAAGAATCAATTTTCTAAAAATCAAATGGATTTTACCTTTAGACCAAGAGCTCAAAATTTTCAAATAGTTAAAAACTATTTACCTACAGATAAACCACTTGTAGTATTAGCTTCTAGATTTAGAAAAGGTTTTAAAAGAAATTGGAATCGTTGGCCTGACTTTTATGATCTTATATTTCAAGATGATACTTTAATGAGAGATTTCAATTTTATTATATGCGGTAAGGAAGGAGAATATATTCCTGATAACAAAAATAGATTTTTTGATCTAAATCAAATGAAACCAGGAAAGAAATCATCCCTCATTGGTTTATTATTAGTAATATTACAAAACACATTTTTTACATTTGGTTCTCAAAGTGCAATACCCAATTTATCATTATTACACAAAGTTGATGTATTAGAATTTGGTTGTCAAAAAATGTATCATACAAGAACATATAATATACACAATAGTCCTATAACTTTTATTGTGGATAAAAGATATAATATTGCACCAAAACAAATATTTACAAAATTTAAAAGTCTGTTATATCAGAAAAGGAGAATTGAAAATGGCACAACAAACAAATAATATATGGATTCAACAAAATAAGGATAAACTTGAAGCTTTAAAAAGACAGTTAATTGAATATAATTATCAAGGATCATATGGTGGTGCAATTGATTTAATGAAAGTTAATAATATGATTGATGGAGCAATAATTGAAATTCTAAAACTTCAAACAGAAAATGAGGTTTTGGCTGGAGAAGTTCGAAGACTTACAGATAAAGGGTAAATAAATGAAAGCAAAAGCTTTTTTATTCGGACCATTTATTGGTGAATTATCTTGGGAATTTTTTAGATTTGCCCCTCATGCAATTTACTTAAAGAAGAAAAATCCGGGGTTGTGTATTATTGTTTTAACTAGAGAATCTCGGTTTGATTTATATGGCCAATATGCTGACATTCTTGTTCCATTGAGAATTAAAGATGATTCATCAATGGAAAGAGACTGCTATAAGTTATTGGGTTATAAGGAGGAATATTATAATACACTTGTTAAATATTTTAAAATCAAATTTAGAAAAAGATATAATATCATAAAACATTATTTTCCGGATATTAGACTTTGGAGATATAAAGTAAAATGGCAAATTCATAGAAATGAAATGAATTATGATTTTAAACCAAGAAAACCAAATATTGTTATGGCAAATAATGCGATTAATGGTTATATAGGTATAGTTGATAATTTAGAAACAAACGCAAGAACTAATAAAAATAATATAATAAAATCAACTACCTTAATTAAAAAACTGCATAAAATAATTGAACCCCAAGCTACACTTATGGGAGGATTGATTGAATCTATTAAAAATGTTAAATTTGTAATTGGGACTGTCAATTCTGATATTTCACAATTAGCATTACTATTAGGAATTCCGTTGATTCATATTGGTGAACCAATTACTTTGGATTATGTAAGTTTAATAAATCCTGGTAAAACACCAGTTATTATTGCCAAAAATATTAATGAAGGAATTAGAATTTATGAAACTATGTGATTATGGGTGTGGTGAAAAGGCAAATTATGAATTTAAAAATGTGTTACTCAATTACATTTTTAGTAATGGAAAGGTTTAATGACTATGAAAATAATATTTGATTTAAGACGGACTGGGTTAGGTAATAATGGTGGTTCAATGACATTAATCAGATCGGGTAATGCACTTGTTGATTTGGGTCATAATGTTACATTCATTGATAGTGGAAGGAACCAGCATACATGGACTCCATTAAAATCCAAACATATAATATGTAATAGTGATGAAAATATTCCTGATTCTGATTTTATAATCGCTACAGGGTATAAATCGGTTATCCCAACGGTTCAAGCCCCAAAACGATGTGGTGTTAAAATACATTGGTTAAGAGGTTGGGAAACATGGATTATGCCTGAAAATAGAATAATAGAAACTATTTTAAAAGCACCAACAATTAAATTGGTGAATAGTATATGTTTACAAAGAAAATTAAAGAGATACGGAGTTGAATCAACAATTATAAGACCTGGTTATGATTTGGATGAATTGTATCCAATGAATGTAAGAAATGATCGAAAAATAATAATTCTTGGTGGTCTTTATTCAAAAGGCAAACATTGGAATATTAAACGAACACAGTGGATTTTTGATGCTTATAATATTTTAAAAAATAAATATGATGTGAAACTATGGATGTTTGGAAATAGTTCAATGTCACATAAAGTTGATAAATATATTCAAAACCCATCAATTAATCAAAAAAAATATTTTTATAATAATATTAATATTTGGTTAGCGCCAGCTATGCAGGAAGGTTTACATATGCCACCTGCTGAAGCGATGATGACCGGATGCCCAGTTGTTGGTACAGAAGCAGATATGTCGGGGATTGAAGATTATTTGGTTCATGGGCGTACTGGTTTTATAGCAGAAAATAATTTTGAATCATTTTTAGAAAATATTGAAAGATTGATAAATGATGAACCGTTGAGAATATATATGGGTGAATGGTCAAGGGAGATGATAGAACACTTAGGTACAAGACAATTTAATATGTCAAAACTTATTAAATATTTTATGAGAATTATAAATGATATATAAAATAGATGATATTTTGGGGAAATTAGAAAAATGTATAATATATAAAATTCCATTTTCACATATCCGGTTTGGTGATGGTGGTATTAAATTTCTTGATGCTATTCTTCGAGGTAATTTTGAACAATTGGAAATTATCATTAAAAAAGAAGGACTTCCCGCAACAAAAGTTGTTGAAATTTTTGAATTATGGGGTTATTACACAAGGCAAGCTGATTTTATTGATTGTCCTGAAATGTATTTTGATGATACATTCTGGCCAAGAATTAAAAAAAAAGGAAAATCAATCAATGAAATAACTAAAAGAAAAATGTTACAGTGGCCACAGTTGTATCATGATTCTGAGTTTGATATTAAAAATTATTGTAATCCAGAATCTAATTATTTAATGACTTTAAGAAGACCTGGAAATAAAAAGAATATTCTTGATTTAATGAAAAATAGAAAAATTGCTTTAATTACAGCGAAACCAAAAGTTAAAGAATATCTGTCAAAATATTCAATAGATATAATTAAAATTGTGGGTCATTATGAAAATCAATATACCAATTCTTATCATGAAGTAATCGATATTATAAAACATCGAGCAACTGAATATGATTTTTGGTTGGTTGCCGCAGGTGAATTAGGACGTATTTATACAGGTACAATAAAAGAAAATGGTGGTAGAGCCGTTGATATTGGTTATATTGTTGAATTCTGGAGTGGTGAAAGTCTCCATCCGAGATTAACAAGTTTTTTAAGAAGAAACCCGAATAATAATCTTGAACTACAATTAACAGATGAAGGCATGACTTATATAAAAAATATTTAAGGGGGAACATTTTGCAATTCATATTACCAGTAGAATCAATTATACAAAATAAAGGTGGTGTGATTTTATATGATCCAATCGCTAATAAAATTCTGAAGCAATATGTTCATGATAAAAAATGGACTCGAGTTGGATGGCGTGGAGGTAAAGTATATAAAAAATATTTAATTGCAACCGACTGGTCAGATTTACATTATTTTAATATAAAGTCTTGGAAATATGAAAAAACATTTAAAAAGTCAACATTTAATGATCTTCATTATGTTGAAGTATATAATGACAAACTTTATGTAGTTAATACTGGTCTTGATGCAATTGAAATTTTTAATACCCCATTAAACCCACAGTTTGAAAAAATTGAATTCTTATTTGAAAAAAGAGCGGATATTTTTAAACAACGAAACTTTGATTTAAACAAAAACTATAATGAACTCATGAAAGTGAAACCACATTCATGTCATCCAAATTGTATATCATTTGATAAAAAGAGAATTTTTATTACATGTTTTGGAAAAAACCAAAAACTTAATTCAGGAGAAGTTATTGAATTAAATAACAATAAAAAATTATTTAATAGAAGGAATTATGATTGTCATGATGGTATATTTTATAACAATGATTACTATTTAACTCATACACGACATGATATTATTCTTGTATATAAGGATTTATATACGAGCAAAATACCAATGGAACCAACTAAAAAAATTAGGATTGGTGGTGGTAAAGGTTGGTGGAGGGGTATGGTTATTGTTGATGATGTCATATATATATTTGCAAGTGATGGGTACAGAAATAAAAAAACTACAATCAGAATGGCGACAATAAATTTAAAAACCAATAAAAAAACAAAAATTAAACTTCCGGTTGTTGATGGTATTCATTGGGATACTATATATCAACCAAATTTTTATGCGGGATAAATATGAAATTACCTGACTTTATTATTATTGGAGCGGCAAAATGTGGCACCTCTGCACTATTTATGAATTTGGATAAACATCCAGATATATTCATGGGACAAAAAACTAAAACTTCAATTGAATTTCATTTTTGGGGTTATCCGAAAAATTATAAAAAAGGACTCAATTGGTATAAGAAAGCGTTTAAAAAAGATAAAGTATGTGGTGAAAAAAGTATTGAATATTGGGTAAATCATAAATCAATGAAATTAATAAAAAGATACATACCTAATGTTAGATTAATTTTATGTGTAAGGAATCCAGTTGATAGAGCGTTTTCAAATTACCAACTGCATCATCGAAAGGGTCGTGTTGGTGCTTTTACATATAAATTATTTAAACAACAAAGTGTATATTACAAAAGAGGTCTTTATTATAAAGGTTTAGTTACAAGGGTATTGAAATATTTTGATAAAGATCAAATTTATATATGTGTTACTGAACATATGAAACAAAATACAACAGAAGAAATACGAAAAATATATAAATTTCTTGGGGTTAAAGATTTTGTATTACCAACAAAAAAGATTTCAGGTAATGTTAAAGAGAGGGCATCTAGTTTTGGTGAGGACTTCATTAAAAGTAGGGAAGAAAAATTTTATCGTGTATGGGATAAAGGTACAATGAAAATGGAACCAGCACTACGAAATCAATTATTACAATATTATCGTCAATCCAATGAAGAATTATTTGATTTTTTGGGGTATAGAATTAAGGAGTGGATGAGATGATTATACATGCTTATTTGACAAGTGGATTTTTTCCTTGGGCTGAATTATTTCTTAAATCATTAAAGTACCACAATGGTTTATATATACCTGTTGTATTAAGCACAATAGGTTTAACACCAGAACAAGTTGATACATTATACAAACATTATAAAAATTTAGATGTTAAAAATGATAATTTTAACATGGTTGAAATGGCAAAGACTGCTCGAATGTCAGTGGATAAATTATTAAGATTGAAAAAACAAGTAGAAGAAAAACATGTAACTGAACATAATAAAGTATGGAAGTTAATGATCGCTGCTGATGCTCGAGTGAAAAGTATTTTAGGAGTAATGTTGGAATACACAACAGAAGATTATATATTACATTTTGATATAGATATGTATATACGAGGAGATCTTAAAAAACTCATTGAATTTATAAAATCTAATGATATTTCAATCAGATTAAGATTACATTCAAAACCAAGTAGAAAAACAATGATTGGTATACAAGGGTATAAAATAAATAAAACATCAATAAATTTTTTAAAGAAGTGGATATCATATGTTGAGAGTGTTCCACCTCATAAAAGACTACTTGGGTATGGTCAAACTTCGTGTTGGTATGCATACAAAGATTTTAAAAATAAAGTAAGGTGGGGGAATATTCCACGAACATTTATTTCACCACAAATGAACGATAAAGATATTATATGGAGTGCTAATACTAAAGAAGGAAAAGTAAGAAATTTAGAAATTTGTTATGATGATTTCAAAAGGATGACTAAAAATGACAATTGAACTTATAACACCATTTAGTAAATGTAAAGTTGAGAAGGATGTTAAACACGGTAAAAATCATGTACCCAACATATTACTTTGCATATTTTTGGAATCAAAGAATATATAGAAAGCTTCAAACTTAAAGAAATATTTAGAGATGAACGAATTAACCTTAATACTATAACAGGAATTTTTAGAAAGAGGTAATTATGAAAATTTTAATATTGGGGTGCGATGGGTATATTGGAAATGCATTAACTCAACGACTTTTGAAAAAAGGTCATGAAGTTTTTGGCGTTGATAATTTTTTAAGAAGAGAATGGATTCATTCTGATATGGAATCTATATCAGCAATTCCTATACTTTCAATGGATGAAAAAAAAGAATTATTTGAATCTATGGGTAAGTTCACATTTGCGTATTGTGATATTATGACGCAACCAGAAAAAATTGAAAATATCATTAGAGATGAGTGCCCAGGTACTATTGTTAATTTAGCTCACATACCATCAGGACCATATAGTCAAATTTCAAGAGAACATGCAAGCATCACACTTTTGAATAATTACATAGGAACTAATAATATATTATGGTTTATGAGACAATATTGTCCGAAGTGTCATTATGTCACAATTGGTACAACTGGAGAATATGATCATTATTCTAATATTGATATCGAAGAAGGATATATTAAGATAAATCATAAAGGTAGAGAATCTGTAGAAATGATATATCCAAGACGTCCTGGTTCTATTTATCATTGTAGTAAAACAGCATCTACATATTTGATTGATTTTCTTACAAGAGCATGGGATTTAAAATGTACTGATATTCAACAATCAGTTGTCTTTGGTGCATATACAGATGAAATTGATGAAACAAAAGTATTTAGTAGATTCGATAGTGATGAAGCTGGTGGAACTGTTGTGAATAGATTTATAGTTCAGGCTGTGCTGGGTGTACCTCTGACAGTTTATGGTGAGGGAAAACATCAAAGAGGTTTTCTTTCTTTGAACGATAGTATTCAAGCATTAGAAATAGCTATAAATCATGAAGCAGTCAATGGCAGGGTACAAGTTTGGAATCAATTATCAGAATGGCATTCTATGAATGATATTGCTTTAATGGTTTCTGATGTTATTGGTGGAGTTAAAATTGATCATATTAAATCCCCAAGAAGTGAATATACAGGTGAGCATTATTATAAATATACTGTAAATATATTGAAGAATCTTGACTACAAACCAACGCGAAGTATTAAAAATGAGATAGAATATGTTTATAATATTCTAAAGCCATTATATGAAAGGGGTATGTTGGAGTGTTTAAGAAATGTTGTAAATCCAAAGATTACATGGAAATAATATTATGATTATCACAGCACCGCATGAACGAATATTGGAAATGTCAGCAAACTGGATTTCTCAAGATGAAAAGAGAGTTCTAGAAATTTTTTGTCATAGAGGAGAATTTGCAGATTATTTAAGAAAACGAAATATAAAAAATTATGTAGGCACTGATCCACTACAAAGAAACGTTGATATAGCAAATTTGAATATATCAGACTATAGATTTTTATGTGTTGATATTAGAGAAAATTATCATTATTTAAGAAAAGTATCGTTGATTGTTGCCTTTAATTATTTACAGACTGTACGAGATGATTTGGAATTAATTAATAATATCAAACCAAATACTAAACTGATTTTCTCTGTTCCAAATATTGAGGTTGAAGGTTGTAAGAGATGGTATGATCTTGAAGGGTGGGAAGAAAGATTTAAACCATATATTAATATAAATAAGATCATTACATTTCAGAATCCATTAAGAAAAATTAAACAAACATTTCTTTTTAAAGGCACAAGAAATGAATATATTGTTAAAAATAAATTACAGGTTTTTCAACATGTCAAATTTGATATGACAGCTAAGATGATAAAAGGGAGACGATGATATATGGTGCAAATATTAATTTTAGGATTTCAATCATCAGGTACAAGTATTGTAAGGAAAATACTTACAACTCATCCACATATAAAAGGTATATTTTGTGATAAATTTTTATTGAAAAAGTATGATTTTAAAGACAAAATTATTGCATATTTAGATCAAAAATTTAATAATTCAAAGTGTAATTGGGGAGAAATAATATCATATTATGATATTAATGAAGGTATTGAACCAATTGAATATTGTAGAAAATGGAATGAATATTTTTTACCAACAGCTAAAATAATTCATATAGTTAGACATCCTTTAGATGTGGCTGCGAGAATTAGAAATATTAAAGGTGTGAAACAAAAAGAACCACTTGAATTATACTCAAATAGTATGAGAAGAATTGTACCAAAGCTTTGCGGTATGAAAAATGTTATGACAATTAAATATGAAGATTTATTATTAGATCCTGATTTAATTATACCACGCATATTTAATTTTTGTGGTTTAAGTGATGATATTGATTTTAGAGCTTTAATGAAAGTAAATAAAAATATTGATATATTGAACCCATCTGGTGTTTTTATACATCAATTTAAAAAACAACCTATACCACAAGTAGATTTATCAAGCACTTATCAAGTATTAAATCAATATCTTTCTGGAGAAATATATTAAATTAAAAGGTGCTTAAATAAATGGTTTATTGGATAACTGGTAAATCGAGTTCGCCAAAAAAAGAATGGAGAACCTGATCATGAAGAAATGATGTGCGAAGGATAAACTATTATTTTAGAACAAAATATAAATACAGAGGGCGATGATAGATGTAGTCAAGAGGCTACACACCAATTTAAAAATGGTAAATGGTGTTGTAGTAAACATGTCCTATGCGAAGAAAGATGATTAGTAATTTTACAAAAGAAAAAAATGAAAAATGAATCTATAGAATCTAAAAAAAGAAGATGTGAAAAACTTTAAGAAGATATTTAAAGAGTCTGTAAAGAACGGCATGCATAAAGAGAGTGTTAGAGAGAAAATTAAAAAAGATCTTGGGAGTATTATAAATGGGATATCCTAAAAATCCTAATACTATAATTATAAAAAACAATTTTTATAAATCTGGACTGAGTGAATTGCAAGTATGGAATTACTATCAGAGTGTTAAAGCTCGATTCCTTCAAACAACGAAAAATAGAGATTTATCTGTTTTAATAATGACTGAATTAAATAAACCTATAATAAGAAGAAATGTTGGTGGAAAAACTATAAGAATAACACCACAAAATTATGATAAGATTATAACGGGAAGAACAATCGGATTTTATTCTGCTATGACTTCAATAGAGCAATATGGTATTATTGATGTTGATATCGATCCAGGAGATGGATTTCATTGGGCAAAAAAAGTTACAGCGGATGTTTATAATTTTGTTATGGATAAAATGCCTCTTGTAAGAAAAGTTCATATTATTTTTACTGGTAAGACTTCGTTTCATATTATCTGTGATTTTGGAAGAAAAATGAGAATTGACACAATTAGATTTTTATTAAAAAAATTTCTTCAAAATTCAGAATTAAGTAAAGCATATACAATTGAAGCAAAAAGAAGACCAGGTATCCCGAATTTAGATTTATCACCAAATAAAGTAAGAGGGAACTATATTACATTACATTCCTTGTCAATTATTGGTTTACGATGTATGGAAGTTCCTTATACACAACTTAAAAATTTTAATCCTATTAAGGGGAGAATAAAATAATGGATTTAAAGTTTGAGATATTATATGATTTAGTTAAAACGGGATATATTCCTGTTAGTGAGATATCATTTTATACGTCACCCAGTGTGAAGAAAATTATAAAACAAACCCCGCTTGTAACAAAAAACGAATTTGTTAATAAAATGATACCAGGAGATATAGTTGTAGCATTTTCTGCAAAGAAGCAATTTATTAAAACAAAACATGCCAAGTTTATGGCTAAATTAATGGCGACAGCTCAAGGAACGCCTTATACGTCTTCTAAGATGGTTATAGATAAAAATCATGTTGCAGGTTACGGAATACAAATTATTGATAAACCTGAAGAAAATAAAATAACGGTTAAATCACTAAAACAATTTGTTTCGGCAAGACCAGAGATGATGTTGCTTCGTATTCCAGAATTAACTGATGCACATATAAAGAAATCTATATCGTTTATAAGAAAAAGAATTGGTTTATCATATAATTCTTCTGCTTTGTTTAAAACTGCATGGAATAGATTAGTAGGTAGAAAACTTATACCATTAATGAAAGATAAACCTTTGAAACCCGATGAAGTTAATGCGATACAAGAACCATTATTTTGTAGTAATTTGATAACTTTAGCATTGATTTCTGCTGGTTTTACTAAGAGATTTAACAACAAAAATACATGGGATACATGGCCAAGAGATTTTATTATTTCTGATTTGACTAGAAAAATATGTAGAGTAGATTATACATAAGAATGTTTATATAGTAAAATAATTAATGTGTTGAAAAGATAAATATTTTGGAGAGGGGTGGTTATGAAAATATCAAAAAAAATACATTGTGATAATATTATTATTTGTAAGAAAGATAGAATGCAAAAAGAGATTGATAGAAAATTCAATGCACCAATATCAGTTGATGCTCTGTTATCAAGATTCCCATTAAATTATAGAAAAGACCCACCTGATAAACGAGATTATAAATTTTCTACTATTAAATCTAATGCTGATGTAAAACTTAAAGCACCACCTTTTATTGATCATTCGGATAGAATGTCAACGATAAAAAACCAAGGACGATTAGGGAGTTGTGTTGCTTTTGCTGTTACTGCTATGAAAGAATGGCAAGAACAAACTGAGCACGAACAAGAAGTATCTGAAGGAAAAAGAGATACAAGAAAAGAACAAGAATATAATCTTTCAGAATCTTGGATATATTGGAAAGCTAAAGAAATTGATGCATGGCCAGATGAAGAAGGAACATCTATTCGTTATGCTATGCAAATTTTAAAAAATCATGGGGTACCGACTGAAAAGGGTTGGGTGTATGATGATAAAAATTATGGCGAACCAAAACGATGGGCCAAAATGGTCGCAAAATGGTCATTAATTGATTCATATTGGAGAATTGAGAATCTCGAAGATTTACAATCGGCATTGTTAAATGGACCAGTACCAATTGGGGTTCCAGTTTTTTATGAATTTTTCTATCCTGGTTTTGAAGGAATTATTAGACTACCTAAAAACCCGAATAATATGTATGGTGGTCATGCTGTATGTGCTGTTGGATATAATAATGAAGATAGATTGATAAAATTTAAGAATAGTTGGGGAAGTGATTGGGGTCAACAAGGATATGGTTATTTGACTTATGCATACATAAAGAATTATTTATGGGATGCTTGGGCATGTAAGGACCTAAAAGTAACAAGAGAAATGTTAAAACGATAAACACTTATTGTACAACTACAAAGGAGTATAAATGAGAACACTTTGGTTATTTAGATCGAATATTAAAGAACTTGAATACTATCATGAATATAAAAATCTAAAAGTATTTGAAAGAAAATGTCATGATTTTTATTTACTTTTTCCTCTGTGGTTGCTTCGAAATGATTATTTTGATAAAGTAATTATATGGAGATTGTCAGATAAGGTTCATTCTGATATTACTTTTGATATCAACGGAAAGAAATATATTCAAAGATGGGTTCGTAGTTTAGTTAAAGTTTTTAAAGAACCACCTCCAACTGTATCATTATGGCGAGGTGGTTTTAGAGAATATGATGCAATAACCAAAACTGACCATAATCTTGGAATTAAAATGTACTTGGGTACAGGTAAAAGGACATATCCACAGTATGGTGGTATATACGATGTAATTTTTCAAGAAGATAAAAAGGATTTTAATAATAAATTTCTCTGTATGCCATTTTATAAAACAGCTTCTCCGTATATATTTTATGAAAAAAAGGAATGTGAAAAGATATGGGATATTTGTTGGCCATGTAATTTTTCACAAATAAGTCAGAAGGGTCAAGAAGAGTTTATTAAAGTAATATCAAATAGTTCTGATGATCGATTCCAAAAACTAAAAATTGTACATTGTGGAAATAAACCAAAAGTTGGTAAAAAATTATGTGAAAAGTATGATGTAACTAATATTGAATTTATGGGATGGCAAACAAGGAATGAATTATGTGATGTATTAAATAGAAGTAAATTTGGTTTGTGTATGAGCAATAGAAAGGATGGGTGCCCAAGAATTGCAACCGAAATATTAATGACAAAAACTCCTATGATTATTAGTGAAAAAACACGATTACTCAATATATATAAAAAGAGAGGTGTTGTTGATGTTAATATAGAAAATATAGAATATAGAATTTTGTGGGCACTAGAACATTATGAAGACTTCAAAAAAGAAGTTGTATATGCTATAGATGAAACACTATCTTTTGAAAAAATATGCCAAAAAAATATTAATAGGTGGAAAGAAGAACTAAAAATATAAGCCCCCATAAGACTTATATTTTACAACCAGTGGTTGATTGTTAAGGATTCATAACATATTCTTTCACTAACTTGGGGATTTTGTTCATTTGTTTTATTTGCTTTTTAAGAAATATTTCAGTATTATAATTGTCTGTTTCAACTGCTGAAATATACATCATTTTAGTCATTGGCCATAGTAATGCTTTAATGGTCTTCTCTGAAATAGGACCAAGAATATTTCTAACACCGAGGTCAATCATATTGAGTCTTTTAAATAACCACATGTTATGAATGATCATATTAGTAAGTTTGTTATGCGGTAGAGGCCCATTTTTGTACATGATATCGTATTCTTTTTCTCGTAATTCAGTTAATCGTTCTTTTCTTGTTTGATGTTCCTCAGCATCAAATTTATTTGGTAGTTTTCCAGTTTTATTCCATCTTTCTTCATCGCTTCTTAATTTTTGAAGCATTGTATGTGCCTCATCTCTTTTTTTATCAGCTTCTTCCAATGAGTTGACTATTAGTCTATAAATAGTTAATGCTTCCCCATAATTGTCGATTATAAAATTAACTCGATCTTCTATACTACCATAATGGAAGTCCGTACTGGTTAAGTCTTTAACTACGTTATAAACATCTTGCATAATAAATTCCTCCTTTAATGTTTTATATTCATTAATTAATATATATAGAATATAAAAAAATAAATAAAAAAAGTTTTATTAAAAAATAAGGAATCGAATTAATTCCTTATTTTAGATGCAGTTATACTTGATCTGGTACCGGCATTTCCTCTTTACTCTCATTGAAATTCTTATAAAGGATATATGTGAGAATTACCGTTCCGATGCTAGCTGTTGCTGTACCGACACCAACGAATACTTTTTTAACCGATAGTGTGGCTGGTTTTTTCTCACCGACATCTTTTTTCGGTGCTGTCTTGGTCTTCCTGGAGAAGAATTTTCTAACTTTAATCCATTTGGTTTCTCTTTTGGACCGGATGTATTCAGCTTTTTCTGAAAGATATTTATTCTCTGCTTTCTTCAGGCGAGTATTGGCAGCCTTTAAAAGTTTCTTTCGAAGAGCTATGTCTTTTTCACCGGTGGCAGTTTTCAACATCATTTTTGCCTTTTTGACAGATGTTCGTGCTTTTTCTACTTTTAATTTCAAACTTTGTAAATGGTTTTCCATGGTTAAACTCTCCTTTTGTAAAGTAGTGGAATAAATAAGTAAATATTTATATTTCACTAATTAATATATATAGTTAACTTTTGTATAATGGATTGAAATATAAGATTTTATTATTAATTTTAGGAACATAATAATGAAAGTAATTTTAAATGATTTTGATAAATCGAATAAAAAATGAAAGGAAATTTATGAGTGAATTTGTTATACCACCCAAACAAAAAAATGTTGTAATACTTTATAGCGGAGGAGCTGATAGTGTTCTAATGTTAAAACTCGCTCAAATGTCAAGTAGAAGTCCTCATTGTATTTTAATTGATTATGAACAAAAAAATATTGCTGAATTAGTTTTCGCCAAAAAACAATTAGATAAATGGGGAATTATACATCAAACAATCAAAATTGAAAATTTAAATGTTAATAGTGGACTAACCGGCGATTTAGTTGAATCACAATATAAAGATGTTCATGATATGCATGTTCCAGCAAGAAACACAATTTTTATTGCTCTTGCAATGAGTGTTGCTGAAAGTAAGAATATTGATGAAGTTTGGTATGGAGCGGATTATTCAGATCGTGAAAATTTATTTCCGGATTGTTACCAAGAATATGTTGTAAAAATGAATGAAATGATGAAAGTTTCAGGACCAAAACCAATTAAATTAGTAGCTCCATTATTGGGTATGTCAAAAGAATTGATTCTTGAAATGCTTGATTGTTGTTGGGGTATTGAAAATAACGATTTATATAGTGGTTATGAAGCACTCACAACATCTGAATAGAAACTAAGACTTATCATTATGATAATTGTTCTTACAAAGATTGAAAAAATAAGGAGAGTAACTAATGAATGCTAAATTTAATATTAATAAAGGTGTACAAACAGGAACGATCATTAAAGAAAATAATAAAACAGTTTGGGTTAAATTTAAATATAAAAAGAATATTGCCGAAAAAGGAGCTGAAGCTCTTTATAAAAAATTTACAACTGTTATTAAACGTCATAAAATTAAACATAATGTAGTAATGGAGGAAGGCATCTAATGGATTTCAATGAATATCAAAGAGAATGTAGAAAAACAGATGTTGGTACTGCAGCACAAAATTGTTTGGAACCTGGTTGGTTATATTATGCTCTTGGGATTTCTGGAGAAGCTGGTGAAATGACAGAAAAAATCAAGAAACTTTTTAGAGATAAAAATGGAATCGTTGATGGTGAATTCAGATTACATTTGGTTAAAGAAATTGGAGACCAAATGTGGTATCAAGCTAGATTGTTGGATCAATTTGATATTAAATATGAGGATGTTGCAAAACATAATGTTAAAAAACTTTTAGATAGACTTAAAAGAAATAAACTACATGGGGATGGAGATGTGAGATAACGATGAACTCTTTGAATATATATCACAATGTGAAATTAACTCCTCCTGAATTTGATGAGAATGCTGGTGATGGCAAATTTGATTTGATTTCATATATTACGGATAAACCTAAAAAATATATTTTTCACTGAACATCCAGGGCTGGTAATATACAAGGTATAAATGGTGTATAGATTGGAGATAATATGAGAACAGGAATGAAATGGGATGAATGGTATCTTGAACTTTGTAAAGTAGTTGGAAAGAAAAGTCAATGTCTTTCAAGAAAAATTGGGGCAATTTTAGTAAGAGATCGGGCTATTATATCACAAGGTTATAATGGTCCTCCAAGGGGAGTACAAACTTGTGATAAACGATGGTTAACTGATAAAAAAATGCGACAAGTAGCAGGTTTCGAAAATAAAGAGTGTGAAAACGATGAAATGTATGAATTATATAAAAGTAAATTAGAAGGAATATGCCCAAGATATATTTCTGAAATGGGATTCAAATCAGGTGAAGGTCTTGAATGGTGTGTTGCTGGACATGCGGAAAGAAATGCATTGATCAATGCTGCAAGAGCAGGAATTAAAACAAAAGATGCTATTATGTATATGGATTGTAATGTTCCTTGTACACCATGTCTAGTTGAAATTATCAATGCTGGTATAAAAGAAATTGTTGTTGTTAAAATATCTTATTATGATATATCTGCTCAGTACATTTTACAAGAGAGTGGATTAAAAGTTCGTGTGTATGATCATTTGAAGTAAAATATCATATGAAGAAATATATGAAAGAACAGGTATGAATTGTAGTTTAATTAGAAGAATTGAAGCAGCAGGGAATACCCAAGTTGCAATTGGTAATGTATTTGAAGTATGTTTTATTTTAGGAATTCTGTTGAAGGGGGTGTGATGAAAAACATATTTATAATTTATCAAAAATATTATTGTATATGAATAAATTATTAACAGATAAAATATCAACTGAGAATATTTCATTTAATGATGATTTTAATACAACATATATTACGGATTAACGGTGTATTTGGTGGTTAATCCACAACATATATTGTATTATTAATGATAGTTTAACTGATCATTAGAACGGTTTGTGATGTATTTAATTATCATTATGGGGGATACTGTGATAAAAAAAAGAATGATATTGATATGTGGTCCATGTGTAATAGAAAATTTTGCATTTTTAGAGGCAGATGCTAATATTATAAAAAAAATAACTGATAGATACTCAGATATTGATTTTTATTTTAAATCATCATGTGTTAAAGATAACAGATCTACATTACTAAATTACAGAGGACCTGGATTTGATGTGGGTATTGATTACTTACTCAAAATAAAATCTAAAGGAATTAAAATCACAAGTGATTTTCATAATATTGAGCAGATCAAACAGTATGGTCATTTAGTTGACCTCATTCAAATTCCTGCTTTTTTAGCTATGCAAACCAGTCTTATTAATGAAGCAGTTAAAATAAGAAAACCAATTCATATTAAAAAACCTCAATGGATGCCTCCATATGATGTGAAAAAGCCAATATCTAAAGTATTAGAACAAAACAGTGTTGCAAAAGTTTTTATAACTGATAGAGGAACAACTTTTGGTTATGGAAATGTAATGTTCGATCCGAGACATATTAGAATGATGAAAAATAATGGAGCTAAAGTATTGGTTGATATAACACATCTTCAAAATCACTCTACCATATATGATCATACTTATGCTGAACAGGTTGGTATGGCAGCAATCGCTGCTGGTGCTGATGGTTTATTTATGGAATCAACTTTTATTCCAAGAGATGCAAGATGTGATGCTGATGCTATGATATCCACAGGTGTTCTTTATCGTTATATAGATAAATTTATCAAATTATATAGGTTTATAAATGCTTAATACAAATGAAGTAAGAATTGAAACTTGCACCAAGTGTAAATATTCATGTATTTTTTGTCCATATTCTACTACCTTTAATAGAAAAAAGGAAGTTATGAGTTTGGATACATTCCATTTTATTGTTGATAAAATTAAAATAGAGTTGCCGAATATAACTGGTATAACAATTTCGGGATTTGGTGAATCATTCATTGATGATACTATATTAGAAAAAATTAAATATACAAGAGAACTTGGTTATAAAGTTTATATTGTAACTAATGGATATTTGTTATCACAAACTAAAATAAAATTTTTAAATGATATTGGTATTGAAAATTTAAGAATAAGTCTTCATTCGGTTGAATCTGAAGCTTATAAAAAATTAACCGGTGTTACATCACAACACTTTAATCGTGTTATTAATAATATTCAAACTATAATTGAAAGAACAGATATACCTTTAATTTTAACATTTGAAATTATTCCTGGTATTAATGATGATCAAATTGAAAAAATTAAAGAAATATATAACGATAGTGCTACTGTAGAAATTTGGAAACCTCATAATTGGGTGTCATCTTATAAATATAGAAAAGGAGAAATAATAAAGAAAACTTGTAATAGACCATTCAACAGTCCATATCAGATTCAAGTAGATGGGACTGTTAATATGTGTTGCTTTGATTATAATGGTGAATTGTTATTGGGAAATTTTTTAAACCAAACAATGAAAGAAATCTTTACAGGTGATGTATATTTAGATTTAAAAGCACATCATAAAAATGGAACTTTGGATCAAACTGATTATATTTGTAAAAATTGTGATCAAAGAAAATCCCAGGATGATATTATTTTGTATAATAATAAATTTACAAACAATTATAGAATAGGACGGACTTCAACAAATTATGCAAAAATCTGATCAAAAACTTATTGTTATACATGGTTCTCATAATTGTGGAAAAACTATTTTATATAATTTATTTAAGAATGAAGGTGGATATATTTGTTTAGATTTGTATAAACCACATTATAAAGTATATGAACAACAATCTTTAGAACAATTAGGTAAAAAAAATTATGAAAGATTAAAAAAATACATTCTATCTAATAATACTTCGTCGACTGTTGATTTGTGTAATGAAATTACTTTTATGATGAATCAATTTTCTGATTATGATTTTGTTATAAAACCTGGTATGTCATGGGCCAATTGGAATTATTTTATGGAATTTTCACCGGTTAAACTAGAAAATATTAAACACTTTCATGTATTTAGACATCCAAAAATATGGTTGGCTACATGTTATAATAAGAAGTTAAATATAGAAGACTTTATTTTAAACGTCATTGGTAATTATCAAGATTATAAAGACTCACCGGAAACACATCATTTAATTAAAATTGAAGATATTAAATATAACAGTTTACTAAAAACATTACTTAAAAATACTAATTTAGATAATTTATTACCTTATACTATTTTTGATTTGAATATATATCGCACTAATATATTTAACAGTTTTGATGATTTCAAAAACGATTTGAAAATTATTGAAATAAAGTTAAAAGAAGTATTACAATATTTAAAGTATGATATTGAAGATGTGAACACACTAATTTATTTAGAAAAATTATATAACTTATAGGAAAATTTTATTATGAACTCTAAAAATGATCAAAAACTTATTATAATAAATGGATTATTAAATAGTGGTAAAACTATATTATTTAATTTATTAAGAAAAGAAAAAAACTTTATATGTTTAGATATATCACCACATCATTATAAAATTTATGAGCAAGAAACAATAGATCAAATAGGAAAGGAAAATCTTATTGGATTGAAACCATATGTTGAAACAACTGATATTTTTATTACTGAAAATTTTTTAAGGGAATTTGGTTTGTTAATGCAAAAATTTCCGGAGTATAGTTTTGCTATTAAACCAGGAAATTATAACTGGGTTGCAAAAGAATATAATGATAAATGGTTAAAACTAAAAGAACAATATATGCCTGGTGTAAAATTGAGTAATATTCATCACGTATTCGCAATTAGGAATCCAATGATATCATGGACCACAACATATATGAAGAATATGACTAAGTTTCTTGAATTGTGGGGAGGACAGAATTTAGAAGACCTAAATTTATATGAAATAATCAAAATTGAAGAAATTAAAGATAATAAATTATTTAATCAAATAATTAAAAATAACGACTTGAAACAGGTTGTGCCTTATACCATATTTGATTTGAAACAAAAACCTTTCAATAATTATGACAATCTTATGCAACAATTAAAAATAGTTGAAAAAGAATTGAGAGGGTTGATGGAATTTTTAAGTTATAAAAAAGAAGACTCTGCTATTCAAATGTTTTTGGATGATGATTTGGATAAGTACACAGGAGGAATTTAATGAAGTATATTATTGATACAGCATTTCAACCAGATATTAATATATGGAAAGATCATGTCGTGGGTGTTACAAGTAATCCAATCCTTTTACATAACTCAAGAATAACTGCTGTTAATTTTTTTATTAATAATAGACATCTATTCAATAATGTTTTTGTACAGGTTAATTCACAAAAAGATATTGATGAATTACTTACAGTGGATTTAAATAGAAATAGGATAATCTTTAAAGTTCCTCTTGTATTAAAACATGAATTTAATGGATATAAAATGCTACAATATTTAATCAATAAAGGATATAGAACATGCGCAACTATTGTTTATGATATTGAGCAGTTTGATTATGCATGTGAAATTGGATCGGAGTTCAGTATTGTATTATATGCTAAAAATTCCAATAATTTTATAATGAGTCAATGTTGTAATTTAAAACGAAAAATGGGTTATAAAACCAAAATTATTGCAGCAAGTTTCAGATATGCTGATCATGTATTTGACTGTATAAAAGCTGGTGTTGATTATGCTACAGTACCACCAAAAATTATGGAGAAAATATTTCATAATAAAAAAGCAATTGATGAATACAATAGATTTTACGGGATTGAATAATGAAAACAGTTGCTATTATATCAACAAGATTAACTTCACAACGATTTCCTAATAAATTAATTCAAATATTTAATGGGAAAAGAATAATAGATCATGTAATTCAAAACACAAAAAAATTAGATTTTGTTGATGATATTATAATTGGAAGTAATGATAATCAGTTTGCTCAGCAGTTATGCAAGAGCTATAAATTTATAAAGAGTAGTCATACATCTGAAGCAACTTGTGGAAGTCAGAGAGCGTATAACTTTTATTTAACTGATCCTAGTTATGATTTTTATATGTCTGTACCTGCTGATGAACCAGCAATTAATCCAATTGAAGTGAATAAAGTTTTTAATAAAAAGACACAGTTTAATACAGATGAAATTATAACTTTTTACACAAAATTTTATTGTAATAGAGATCTGACCAGTCATTTATCTTGTAAAATAGTTTCTGATGATAAAAACTTTATGATTTATAATTCAAGAGCTGTAGTACCTGTAAATAAAGATGGCACATATTTGAATTTGGAACAATATAAAAAACATGTTGGTTTATTTGTTTTTCCGAGAGAAGTATTTACCAAACACGGTAATCTTTGGGAAAACACAACTGATATTGAATCTCTTGAGCAAAATAAATTTATGCAGAGTTTTGTACATGTTAGATTAGTTGAAATGAATCATATTGGTTTTGGTATTGATACACCAGACCAAATAAAACAATTAGAAAGTAGGTTAAAATGAAAAATATTGGGATTGTTGGTACTCGAAGTAGAAATACATCAATGGTTCGTACATTAATCGAAAAAAAATTTTGGAAAATATACGAAGAAGGTGATTTTATTTGTTCTGGTGGGTGTCAAAAAGGTGCTGATAGGTTTGCTGAACAAATTGCAAAGAGTGAGGGTATTCCGATATTAATTATATATCCTAACTATAAAAAATTCAAGTTGGGAGCCCCAATTATTCGTAATGGTTCTATAGCAGAGAATTCAGATGTTGTAATTGCTTGTGTAAAAAGACCACAAGAAGGAATAGAAGAAGTATTAAAAAGAAAAAAAGGTGGAACAGAAGATATGTTAAAAAAGTTTATTAAGATGAAACCACAAGGTCAAATATTTTTGGTTTAAGAACAAAATTTAAATAAGATAGGAGAGTTATGTGGTTTTTTGTATATGAAAAATTAATGCCTGATTTGAAAGAGAGTAAATAATGAATAATATAGAAGAACAAGAAAGCTTAGAAATACAAATGTCAAGAGTTGTTGTAGAATCTCCTTATTCTGGTAATCATGATCTGAATGAAGCATATGCGGAATTTGTAATGTATGATTGTATTATTAATTATCATGAAAGTCCTTATGCATCACATTTATTATATACACGAAGATTTGTTTTAAATGATGATGTAGAAAGTGAAAGAAATCTTGGTATTAAAGCAGGATTTTGTTGGCGAGATGTTGCTGACAAAACTGTTTTTTATACTGATATTGGAATGACGAAAGGAATGAAAAAGGGTATTAGAGATTGTATTACTAAAAATAAACCATATGAAATTAGAATATTGCCTATTGATTTATGGATAAAATTTTCAGATTTTTGTATGGCTCAAAATTATATAGTTAAAAAGGATAATACACAGGAGGTATTATTATGATAACAATTATAGAAAAGACAAAAGATGAACTTGAACCAAGATTTGGCTTAGCCAGATCAAAGCAAAGAGAAGTGTATATTCGAGAAGATTTACCCAAATGGATAAAAATGTCAGTAATTCTGCATGAACTTTATCATATTGATGATGATGCAACGAATGTATTTTGGCGTGAAATAAAAGCCATTATGTCTCAATTATTTATGACATTTTTTGGTGGTATTGGATGTATTTTTATGAGTTTATCTATTAAACGATTAAAGTTTTACATCCAACGGATAAAAAATAAAAAATAGAAAGGTAAAAATGGAAACAATATATCTAGTAGGTCAGATTTCACCAAAATATAGAGAAACATATCAATGGAGAGAAAACTTAGAAAGTTATTTCAGAGATTCATCTGATTTTCAATTTATAAATCCTTGTAATAACCTATTTAATAGAAAGATATTAAAAGACGGAGAATATGTTATTACTAAAGAACGACGTATTAGTGGAATTGATATATTACCCTCAAAGGATTATACCTTCTGTAAACGGTCTTCTATGGCAATTGTTAATATGAATCATTATGATTCTAATAAACCATTATTGGGGTCATACTTTGAGTTAGCATGGTATTATACAATGCCTGAGAAGACTGTTATTGGTTTTGCAAATGATTTGGATGATTATGAATGTCAGCATCCATTTGTTCAACAAGCAGTAACTACATGGTGTAATGATGAATTTGAAGCTGCAGCACTTATTGATCAATATTTTTCATTTGCCTATGGGATGTAATTAATATGAAATATAAAATTGGTATTATTGGTTTTGGTTTTTTGGGGCGTGCCTTAGCACATGGTTTTGTGTTGCATGCTGATATTAAAATTTATGATAAATATGAAAATAAATTTGATACACTTGAAGAAACTGTCAATGAATCAGATTTTATTTTTGTTGGTGTACCTACACCAATGAATGATGATGGTTCACAGAATTTATCTAATATATATGATGCTATAAAAAATATTAATTCTGTTGCTACAACTAATAAGATAATTATTTTGAGAAGTACAATCATACCTGGAACAACTAGGAGTATTGCAAAAATATATCCAAATCATGATTTTGTTTTCTTCCCTGAATTTTTAACTGAAAGAACAGCAAAATTAGATTTTATTAATCCAGCTCGTTTGATTTTTGGTGGTGATGAAATAGTCATAGCAAGAATTGTTGAATTATTTCGATTAAGATTTACATATACTCCTATATTTCAAACCACATGGGAAGCAGCAGAGGTATCAAAATATATGGTTAATTGTTTCTTTGCTGTTAAGATTTCATTTTTAAATGAATTATATGATATTGCTGAAAGAATTGGAGTTGAATATAATGATCTAAGAGATATGTGGCTTGCTGATTGTAGAATTGGTAATAGTCATGCAGATATCCCTGGACATGATAATCATAGAGGGTATGGGGGGAAGTGTTTTCCGAAAGATGTGAAAGCATTTGTTAATTGGGCAGAGGAACATAATTTGAATGTGGATATGTGTAAAGCAGCGGATAATGTTAATGAAAGAGTAAGAAAAGAAAAAGATTGGTTTAATATTAAAGGAGCTACAACAAAAAATTTATATGAAAGGTAGATATGTAATGCATGAAATTCCAAAAGAAAATGAAATAAAAGAGTATATCAGAAATACTGATGAAGAAAAACAAATGGGTCAAAAAGTTGCTGGAAGATTCAGTGCTGGAAAAATTCGTCATGATTTAATTGCACCTTGGGCATTGAATGAACTTGCTAAAGTTTATACTTATGGTACACAAAAATATGATGATGATAATTGGTGGAAAGGATTGAAATGGAAACGTGATGTGTTTGGTTGTATTCTTCGTCATGTTTGGAGTTGGTTCCGAGGTGAAAAATTTGATGATGAAAGTGGAGTACATCATTTGGCTCATGCTGCGTGGAACTGTTTTACATTAATGTCTTACGAAAGACACAAACTAGGTATTGATGATCGAATACCATTTGAACTTGATTTATTGGATTCGCAAGAACGTACACGGAGAATTGTCATGTGGAAACAGATGGTTTCTGAAGGAAAAGAAAAAGAATATAACGGTCTTCTTTAAGAACAAATATATGACTTACAAATTAAGTGAGGAAAAAAAATGAAAAGACGAGTCGTTATAGAAATAAAAACTGAATCATATATGGAGGAGCAGTTTATTCATGATAGACTTCCAGATGCTGTTTGGGTAGGTAATAGTGGGGGTGGAATGACTGTATTTTATATTGATATTAGTGAAGAAGAACGAGTTTTAAAAGCATTAATAGAATGGAAGGAAATCGAAGAACAGGGGTATAAAGAAACATAATTTATTTTTATGTAAAAAAATCCGCCCAGTTATAGGCAGGATTTTTTATTTCATTTATTCAAATGAGATTCCGTTATTGAAATATACTTGTGAAGGTTCGTTGATTGATGATGTGTTTGACATAAATATATCTTTTAAACCATCATTATTGACATCTTCAACATTTAAAGTATCATCCCAGTTACCGGTAATGATTATTTCTTGATATAATACTACTTCTCCATTACAATTGTTAATATAGACTTTTATGACTGATATATCTGAATAATAATTAGTTTGATATATAACTAGATCATCGTAATCATCATTATTAACATCACTTGCTACCATAGAAGTAATGACTGGAGGATTATCTTCATTAATATAAATATCTGAATAAGCATCTATAGTATCAATACTACTGAAAGTGAAACTGGTCATGTTATTTCTCAAAATCGGTAATTCAGGAAATTCAGAAGAATTTAAATTTGGATCATTCGTTCCACCAAGTATAATTTCCTTAATACCATCATTATCAATATCTATTGAAACGATATTAGTGAAAAACAGTTCACTATTACCCCTGTAATCATTTAATTCATCGATAGGAATCCAACTGTTATCAACTACAAAATTACCGTTACCATCGTTGATAAAGGCATAAATGGTATCATGAAGTGCACTTGCCATGAAATCTAAATACCCATCATTATTGATATCTACTATTTCTAGGCCATGCCAGAATTTATATATTTGCTGGACCTGATCGGATGCATCAATAAGACTACCATTTTGCTCTTGAATCAATAAACGAACATAATCATTACCAAATGGTTCTCTGTCATAACCATGGTCAACAGATACAATATCATCTAAACCATCACCATTAAAATCAGCAACTTTTACAAATCGAGCAAACATTTTGATAGATGAAGTTGTTTTTACATATTGATCGTTCCCATTATTGGTAAAATATACCATGGCGAAGTAATCACGAGTTTCAGTTCCGTAATTATCATCAGCGTTTAGGATTATGATGTCTTGATCACCATCATTGGACAAATCAATTTCAAATGTATAAATCCACCCATCAACTTGATCTATATAATTATTAACTTCTGATAAATTACTAACACTCGGATTGGATTTGTTACTGGATGTATCTGAACTGCTGCCTCCACCTCCACCTCCACATGCACAAATCATTAAAGAAAATACTGTAATAATTATAAGTTTAATAAAATTTTTCATTATCATTTTCCTCCTATTTTATAACATTAATATTAAATTATAAATAAAATCCTTATCATAATTTAATATATATAGCAGAACAGATATTACTTTAATATCTGAGATGTTATTTTGTTATTTTGGAACATAATTCAAATATAAGTATCATAATGAAAAATGTTTATACAGAAGAATCAATAAAAGAAACGGAGAAAAAATGGAAAAAAACATGAGCGAACAGGCAAATGCTGGAATGACAAGAGATGATAGTTCAACTGCAACAAGATTACTTGATAAAAATTGGAGTCCTTTAATTGTAAGAAAATATCAAATGGAAGGATGGCCTTTATTTGTATCATTAATTTGTGATGCTAATCTAAATGATCTTGATCAAACAGTTTACGAAATTCACGATCAAGCAAAAGAAGCTGGATTTGTTGACGGAACAATTCAGGGGGGTAGAAATTATTGTGGTTTTTTGAGTGATAAAATTAAAGAACATTATGATGAAATAAAAAGAGGCTGTGTAGAAGGAGTAGCTATATTATGGTATATTGATAAATGTTTTATTTCTAGTCTTTATGGAGATTTTATGGTTCATAATTCATGTAAAAATGAATTATTTCAAATAATTAATACACTACCACATATATAATTTATAACAACCTTCATGATTTAGAACAAGATATAAATCATGGAGGTTGTTAGTATGAATGAAAATCCGTTGTGTAAATGTGGTTGTGGAAAAAGAGTTGTAAAGCCAAATAATAAATATATTTTAGGACATAATAAAACAGTTATGACTTTAGGGGCTAAAGAAAAACAACGTGAGAGAACATATGAAGAATTATATGGAGAAGAAAAAGCTCAACAAGTAAAGAAAAACTATGAAATTAATCCATATAAAAAAAGAGTTGAAGTAGTACCTGAAGTTAGAAAAATAGTTTTTGAGAGTTAAGTGGAGATGTCAAAAATGTGGGTCCTCCGAAAACCTTGAGTGTCACCATATTGATCCAATATCACAAGAACCATTTTTTGCAAATGACCCCGATTCTTGTATAACTTTATGTAAAGAATGTCATAAATTTATACATACTAAAATTGATGGGTGTAAATATAATGAATTGAAAACGTGCTAAAAAGTTAAATAATCAGGAGTAAAAATGTGTTATGCGAGACGATTTGTATTTGAAAATTTTTTACGATTAAAAACAGATAATATTTTAGAGGAGAATGAAACACCAATGATTGTAGTCGATAAGAGTTGGGGATGGGAAAAATGGTTTGCTGACAATAGTTTATATTTTGGTAAATGTTTATATGTTAAAAAAGGTAAATGGTCTTCTTTTGGTAATTTTCATTATCATAAAATCAAAGATGAAACTTTTTTTGTTATTTCAGGTAAGCTACATCTTGAGTATGTAATTGAAACAGAAAAAGAAATGGAAATTTTAACTTTGATTTTAAATAAGGGTGACTCTTTTAGAGTAAAACCGGGTGTGAAACATAGATTTACATCGACTAGTTTTCTCGGTTGTAAATTTATTGAAGCATCTACCACACATAGGGATGAAGATTCATATAGATGTTATTGGGATGAGAATGGGAATAAATGGGTTCTAGTATAGTATTTACAAATGGGTGTTTTGATGTTTTTCATTATGGTCATCTGCATTTACTGAAAGAAGCCAAAAAATTTGCTGATTTTTTAATTGTTGGTATAAACAATGATGAATCAATTAGACATTTAAAAGGTGTTGGGCGTCCGATATTTCCTTTGAAGTATAGAATGGCAATATTATCATCATTAATTTATGTAGATGAAGTCATACCTTTTAAAGATGACACACCACTTAAACTTATCAGAATAATAAAGCCTGATATTTTAGTAAAAGGTGGGGATTGGAAAGTTGATGATATTGTTGGGGCTACTTATGTGATGAAACATGGTGGGAAAGTCAAAACAATACCATTCATTGAAGGATTTTCTTCAACTAAAATATTACAAAATAAACAATATGAAAAAAATATATAAACGAAGAATATATTGGTTTAGTACAATAAAGGCTTGTGGTGCTGTGGCTGTTGATCAGAATGGTTTTGTTTATAATCTTGATACAGCACCAATTTTTAGGTGGATGGTAGGTAAAAAATTTGTAGTGATGAAAAACTTTTTAAGAAGTAAAAATCAATTCATTGGATGTAAAAAAATAGGTGAGGAGGTTGATCCATTCTGATGATTTATTGTATTGATGTAGATGGAACAATATGTAATGAAACATGGGATGTTGGATATAAATATGCCAAACCAAATCAGAAGATGGTTGATAAAATTAATCGTCTTTATGAGGAAGGACATACAATAAAAATATTTACAGCAAGGGGTCAAGTAACTGGTATTGATCACGAGCAATTTACTAAAGATCAATTAAAGAAATGGGGTGTAAAATATCATGAATATCATAAAAAAACTCCTGGTGATTTTTATATAGATGATAAAGCAGTTACACCTGAAAAATTTTTAATAGGAGAATAAAATGGCAAATTTTGATGAAGCATTTAATATAACGATGGGCAACGAAGGTATTTATTCAAATGATCCTAATGATGCTGGTGGTGAAACATATCGTGGTATTGCAAGACGTTATAATCCACAGTGGAAGGGATGGAAAATTATTGATGATACAAAACCAGATATTGATTTTTATAGAATGGATTCAATTGTCAGAAGATTTTATGAGACAAGATATTGGGATGTAAATCTTTTAGATGAGTTTCCACAATCAATCGCAAATGAAATGTTTGATACTGGAGTGAATATGGGCATTGGAAGGGCTGCAAAGTTTCTTCAAGAATCGTTAAATTATTTAAATCGTGATGAAACTTTGTTTACTGATCTTGTAGTTGATGGGGTTATTGGTTCAGCTACACTACATGCTCTTTCTAAAATGGATAAATCGGATAAAAAAATTATTTTGATAATGTTAAATGTATGCCAAGGTCGACATTATATGAATTATATGAAAAAATCTTCAACACAAGAGAAATATGCCCGAGGTTGGTTTAAAAGGGTGTTTCTTTTAAAAAATTAAGAGGGAAAAATGACACAAGAAAAAAAATATACATATAATTTAAATCCTTTTTATAGATATAAAGGATTAGTTCTGAGAGTGATTGATGGTGACACTGTTGATGTTCTATTAGATTTGGGGTTTGGAATGTCAACTAAACAACGGTTGAGAATTGATGACTATGATGCTCCTGAATCATGGCGACCAAGAAATGAAGCTGAAAAAAAGCATGGTGAAGAAGCAAAAGCAAAAGCAAAAGAATTACTTGATGGTAAAACATTGATTTTTACAACATCAAAAGCTGTTGGTATATATGGCCGATATGGTGCGTCTATAACGCTTGAGGATGGTCGTAAGTTTAGAGATGTAATGATCAATGAAGGGCTGCAAAAGAGGGATGAATATTAAATAAGTGCCTTAAATATAAAAAATATATGAATATTTGGAGTGTATATGATAACAAAAAATAAAGCACAGTGTAAATTATGTAAAACTATAATTGAATCTAAACATCGTCATGATTTTGTTACGTGTAAATGTGGTGAAATTTTTGTAGATGGTGGATTTGATTACCTCAGATCTGGTGCAAAAGATTTTATTAATTTTATTGATTTATCTGAATCAGATGATAAAGAAAGATCTCATATTGATGAATATAAGGAGTTATGATGCGAGAAACATTGAGTTTATTAAAACTCTACCACTGGAAAAAATCGTTTTGGACAGGTCATTACTTATGGTTAATACGCCAATGGGGATGGAAGTATATCTTTATTGATACATGGGTGGAGATTATAAGTCTTGTAAAACGTAAAACTGGTGGAAGGTTGGCTATAAATCCCCAAGGCAATAAAAGAGATGTGTATTTATGGCCTTGGGAACAAATGCCAAGCGGGTATCGATGGTTTTAATCAATAACATATAATAGTAGTTCCCTCAGTGGGACTTGAACCCACAACCTTCTGATTAAAAGTCAGATGCTCTACCAATTGAGCTATGAGAGAATGAGTCTTTTACAATAATTTCAAATGACTGGTAATTTTATCAATATTTGAAATTTCATCTGGACCAATTGCCAATGCTGTATATGTTGCTACTCCGTGAAATTCAGTTAAACCAGAATCATGAATCAATGCATTGATTATTTTATAATCATCAGCAGATTTTTTTAAAGATAACAATTCTTCTTCTGAATCACAACTAACAACAATTTTTGTAAATAAACCAGTTAACCACTGATATAAAGGTTTATCATGGTGCATTGTCACCCCTATTGTTGTATATTCCTCGTAAAATTCTGAATGATGCATTAAATCTAAAATAGCTTTCATAGAAGCGTGAGCTCCCTGAGCAATCATTTTACCCTTCCTCATATTTAAATCTTTTCTGATTACAATTACTTGTTTAGTTTTCATTATAATCATATATTTCCTTTCTTGTGGAGTCGGTGGAGGGATTTGAACCCCCGATAACGGTGTTGCAGACCGTCGCCTTAGACCAACTTAGCTACACCGACTTAAATATAAATAATAGGACTACACTAATTTTCGTCAAAATTATACCACCATTGTCCTTTTGGACTTTCCATATACCTCGTCCTATTATGAAGGATAATGTACCGGAAGTACTCTTTCGAGTGGCACTTAATCCATTCAAAGGAGTGTCCTCGGATTTCAAGCATTCCGGTACAAGCTATTAACGAGAAGCTTTTTTAGCAGCTTTTTTGGCAGCTTTTTTAGCTTCTTTTTTGGCACGACGTTCTTTATTTATTTCCCAACGACGTTCAATATTATAACGGGACTTGGCAGGACGACGTCCAGAACGTCCATGTTTGCGACTTTTTTTACCAGTTTTAGTATTAGACAAGATGTTTCACCTCCTTTAAAATGAATTTACATCTTGATAATACCTCCTGCACTTAATAATTTAATCATATTTTTTCTCCTTCAATTTCTTTTATATCATCTTTTACTTTTGTATAATCGACTCGTTTTTGATAAGTGCCTTGCAATTCTTTTGCTAAAGCATCTTTGATTTTTTGGAGGTCACCGAGTCTCATTACAACATCATCTAACTGCCCATCGCTCATTAAATCATTAATTGTATCTTCAATAATAATCAAAGGGTCAAACTCTGACTGACGATTTTGAGCCTCTGATCTTGATCTTGCTTCTAGATGATCACATATCATTAAAATTGCTGATTCTATGCATGTTGGAATTGTACCTTTATAACGATAATGATCCTCAACGTCGCTTCCTGATTTTTTAAAGAAGTATTTCATTACTGAAGTACCATGATGTTGAGTTGCAATTTTAATCAATTCAATGGGAAAAACACCTTCGTGTAATAATATAAAAGCTGTGTCCGAAATGTGTCTACTTATAATTTGAAAACTTATTTTTGGATCAAGGTTATCGTGTGCATTTTCACTATCTAATTGATTTTCTGTAAAATAGTTGGGATTTATGATTTTACCAACATCATGATACAATGCCGCAACTTTCATAAATGTTATATCAAGACCTAAGTCAATTGAAATTGCTTCAACCATCGATGCCAAGTTTTGTGAATGTTTATAACTACCAGGGCACATTTCTCTAAATTTGTTTAATAAAGGATAAGAAGTTTCAAGTAGGTCTTTTAGAACATCTTTTTCTTTTTCATCATGTTGACTAATTTCATCGACCATTATATCTCCTAACTTTGATTAAAATGGTACCCCCGGCAGGATTCGAACCTGCGACTTCCTAGTTCGTAGCCAGGCGCTCTATATCCACTGAGCTACGGGGGCTTATTTATTAATAAGGATAATCAATAATTGTAATTTTATCCGAATAGTACCACTCAAACATATTTCTTCTAAGTTTAGCCATATAGATTTTATTTTCAGCTTTTCTTCTCAGATTATAAAATACTATACCTTCTGCCATAATATCTTTATTTCCTTGTTTTGTAGCAAACCGAGAAATAAGCCAATCTTTAAACCATAGACTCCAATTATCAAACGTTCTATCATGTTCATGAAATGATCTATATGATAGATGTTTAACTGCTTTTTCAAAAGGATACCAAATATGTGTTTTCAATTTATAAGGATTCCCCTGTAGTTTTGGTCCTATTAATTCGCCAGCTTGAACCCCATCTTGTTTTACATACCCTTTTGAAATTGCTTGAAAAACACCTTCGATGATAAATGTTTTTCCTTTTATAATTTGTAATGGGTCAATTACATTTTTTCTATTTTGAAGAGCAGTTAATCTACCATTTTCTGTCATGAGTTTTATATTGCTACCATCTAATTTTTCTACTGCAAAAGTATCTTTATCCTCAAATACCCACTCATATCCAGGAGTGATTTCAGTAGTTACTAAATATGCAGATGGTCTTCGTAATTGTAATTTTCTTCCATATTTTTTCCATTCAGTTATGTTCACGTCAAAGTCCTTTCTAATAAAAGGACATTGTAGTTTTGGAAAGTTTGTTAGTACCATTTTTACACCTATATGTATTATTGTGTTTATTCAGTTATTGTTCTTAATTTATTAATATACATTTCCATTTCATCAAGAACTGAATTGATTGAGATATTCGTTGTAATTGCATTTTTTAAAGAACCATAATGATGCTCGAGACATTGAAGAAGTAAAGATTTGATTTTATCTTCATCTGGAGAATGTTGTAATGAACTAAATGTATATAATGACTCAAGTTCTTTTTCTTTTATTTTAAAGTATTCAACTAATTGGTCTTGACTCCATTCACCACTTCTAATTGATTTTAACTGTTCTCTATTTCTTTCAAGATCAAGATTATGTTCAGTTAGTATTTGTTCTATTTCATTTAATAAACGAACTACATGATATGCAAATTTTAAATCATATCCATATTTCTGAATCATATCATATCGTGAACTTCCAGGTTCAGGATTTTTAATTTTCATTTTATGAAGTTGGCTATAAGCATACCCTTTAAATCTATACCATGCTCCTTTATGAAGAAACAATTTTCGGTTTTCTCTGACTAATTCACCTACAGCAGTAGAATGTAAAATACACCGTATAGGAACGAAAAGAGAGTCAATCATATTGGGATTATTTTGCATACACAATTGAAAATATTTAACAATTGAATATATAGTAAAATCATATTCTTTTTTAGCACTTATATCATTTACATGGTGTTGTTGCCATTGTTCAAATCTTTTATGTTGTTTTCCAAACCCTTGAATTATTCCATTTAAATTAGGAAATACAACATGTTTTGGTGGAATACAAAATCCATAAATATCCATATCTGATGTATCAGATGAAACACCATAAGCAACAGACCCCATAATTACTTCATATTGTACATTGTTTTTTAGAAATCCAGGTGGTCGAATTAATTGCCTGGATGTTAGTCTATCAATAATTGATCCCATATATATCACCTTTTATATCATGACCTATATAAATTAAATTTTTATTCTCTTTATAATTTTAATAAGGTCTTTTTTATTATTCACTATTGGATTTTCAATCACTGCATCAAGTAATATCTTGAGAATTTTACCAACGTTTGGTCCTGGTGGAATATTTATACATTCCATTACATCTTTACCATTAATTGCTAAATCTGTAACATTAAATTCTCCAGATAAGGTTATGTGCCTAGCTTCATAAATCATCATAACCATTTTTTTCAATTCTGTTTTTGAATAATCAGAAACTCCCAAATTTCCTTTTTTATCAGCTACTTTTAATTTAAACCAATCTTTCCAATTGACCTTATGTTCAGAAAAGAGTCGTAGCATTCTTCTTACCCCTTTTCTTTTTATATCTTTTGATAAACTTCTCATATGAAATCTTGTTAGATCACTTACTCGTTTAATTTCATCTTTACTAAATACATATTTGTTCATCCACTCTTTAACAAGTCTTTGACCAATATCTTCATGATCAACAAAATTTTCTTCGTTTGATTCTATCCATGCATCAGGTTTGCCAATATCATGAATATATCCTGTTAATCTTAATATAGGATCTTTTGGTGAAATATTATCACCAACTAATTTAAAATGTGTACATAAAGTTTCATTGTGATATTTACCACCAGGAAACCCATATAGTCTATCAAGTTCAGGAAATATATTTTTTAATAAGCCTGTTTCATGTAATACATCGAAAAATATACTTGGTTTTTTGTATGGCATTGCTTTCATAAATTCAAGTCTTATTCTTTCCGGTGAAACTTTTAATATAAGATCGCAATTTTTTTTAATTGCTAAAAAGGTAGATTGATCTAAGGTTCCTTCAATCAGGCAAGTAAATCTTGCGGCACGGATCATTCTTAAATAGTCTTCATAAATTCGTTGTTCAGCATTTCCTACAAACCTTATAATTTTATTTTCAAGATCTTTTCTACCGTTGAATTTATCTATCACTTCACCAGTATAAGGACATACTGCCATGGCGTTAAATGTAAAATCTCTACGCATTAAATCATCATCTAAAGTTTCGCACGCAGTAGTAATACAATTATGACGCCCAGGTTTCATATTTTTATCAGATCTATATGTTGAAACCTCAATACTATCTATTAATGTTACAAGAAAGCTTGCTCCTACAAGATCTACTTTACGATCAGGAAAGATATGTGCAAGATCATCGGGGGTTGCATCTGTAACAATATCATAATCATGAGGATCAAAATCTGCAAATATATCTCGTACTGCTCCTCCAACTAAATACGCACTCCAACCACATTCACATATTCTTTGAATTAACTTATCACTTAATTCTTCTTCAGTATTGCTTTTCATAACATACCTTTTTATTTATGGGGTGACCAACGGGATTTGAACCCGTATAACAAGGGCCACAACCTTGCCTCTGAAACCATTCGAGTATAGCCACCATAATTAGTTTAACTTATTTTCAAATGGAACAAACCAACTTTTCCATGATTTTTCTGTTACAATTTCTTTTAATTTTGTTGTTGTTAAATTCATAGGAATGTCTTGTAATTTTTTATACGTCCCCAATTTTTTTGTGGCTTCTAAAATGGGAATGTTTTCATTACATAACAAACACCTATATGTATCAGCGGTATTTATAATATTTTTAATTGAATTTGCAATATCTGGATATATGTATTCTAACATAGTTGCTCTAGTGAAAAGTTCTCCTGTTTGAACATGTATATTAATAAATTCTTTCATTAATAACCATATATTTTTATTTTCTCGTATTTTATATTCTTTTTTTATATATCTATCATTAGTTTTGACAGATATATATTTTCTATTCTTTCTTTCCAACATCTGTCACCTCAGTGTTTATTTTTCAATACATTGTAGGGCACATATATAACAGTAATATTCTCGGTTCGGCATTTTGTAAGTACTTTCGTTAAAAATTGAAGGCTTTCCACCTTATCGCCAGGTTTGCTCATTGAGTAGTTAGCACTTTATTAAGACGATTGGTCACGTCACCATTTCTGGCTTTGGTTGCCACTGGACTATTGCCAACGAAGATTGACCATATAGGGATATATCTTGAAGGCTCATTATTTTTTGGTGGAACTCCTCTGTATCGAACAGAGTTCTTTCGGGGATTCAACCGGACGATATGACCTCATTAGCTAGAATCGCCTCCTTTTCCACCTTCATGTAAATTATAATAATTATTAGAAGATACACAGTTATATTTTTTATATAAAAAATCTCGAGTTTATTGAGTTCATCTTTACTTTTTGCTTTCTTGATAATTTTTATTTTAAACTTGGATTTCCATATTTTTTAATACAACACCACTACCAAGATTCAATGGTTTGAATTTTCCTTTGCTTTGCCCTATATATTTTTTACCATTGATAAGGTTTGTTGTCTCGTATATATAACCGTACATTATTTCCCCTTAACATTAGCCCAAGCGGTTACTCCCATATACGCACCAATTATAGAGGTCATAGCAAAATAAAACCATGTAATTGTTTCAGATAATATATTAAGTTTTTCATTTGAAATTGGAGCGAATAAAAGAATTAATGTAAACGTTAACATAGATAACAGTGCAATCCAACCCATTTTTCTTCTACCTCTCCATTTATTCCGTTCTAATTCATATTCTTTTTCTTTTAAATCCAAATTATCTAAAGATATAGGGTCTACCATAGTATTACCTCTTATTATATTTAACTGGAGCGGACAATGAGATTCGAACTCATAATCACCTGCTTGGCAAGCAGGTACTCTACCTTTGAGCTATGCCCGCTGTGTTACTCATTGAAATTGTTAAATCATGATATTTTTGTGTTCTTACTTTTTTATGTTCAGCATTTATTGGATGAAGGGAACCAAACACATGACCGAAACCATCCTGGTGTTGATGCATAATAATTTCAATCTTTTTCATTTTTGACTTTTTCATTTTTGACTTTTTCATTTTTATTCCTTTCTTGAATGTATAAAAACTTATCTACTTTATCAAAATTATTTAAACCTTTTTAGATTCCATTTTTAATACAGTTTTTTATGTCACCAATTTTAAATACAAATGTGATCATTGATGGTCCACGCCCAAAATCTATTTCAACCCCTCCTATATGCCCGCCAACAAAAGTCATTCCTTTATTTATTTTCATACTATCAAGCTGCTTTACCATGGCTGGTGGTATTGGAGGACCAACTGTGATAGTAATATCTTCAGGAACTATAACTGGTTTGAAATGTCGTACTGGTATAAATTGCATTACTTTAGAATCTTTTTTTAAGATACAAGTTTGACCTTCTTCAAATGCATAAACAGAAGGTAATATACATATTGATATAATTAAAATTGATAATATTACTTTAACAATATTTTTTAACATAATTTAACCTCAATCCCACCAACTTTCTATATGTTTACTCATTAATTTAAATAAGTATTTAAGATCATTACGTTTTGAGTATTGTTCATGTTTATAAGATGCATGAAAATCTTTTTTTTCCTGAATTTTGTCTTTTTCGGTTTTAACATTCGGACGAGTTAGGTGAAGCTGATGCAAGTCAGAATTATTTTTACACACTGTGTATGACATTTTAAGTTCACCCCATTTTTTGTCTATATCTTTATATGCCATTATATGATATTCATCTTTGATTAATCGGTCCAGAAGATTAATACATACCTTTATTTTATTAGCATCATGTTCTGCATTTAAACTTATTCCTTTATATCGAATAAATTGTTCAGTGAGATGAAGTTTGTGTCGAAGAATTATATAAATATAATGATTGTCCCAATTTCTATCTTTCCATATAACAGGAAACCATTTTATTAAATTTTTAATACCATTTTTAAAATTGTATAATAATTCTTTAATTTTCTCCAATTTATCTCCTTTTTAAGAGTTTTGGAGCGGGCGGCGGGATTCGAACCCGCGATGCATAAATGCGTCAACGTGGAAGGCTGATGGAGTACCGGACTCTCCAACGCCCGCTATTTATTATTTGATAAATTATATAATTCTTCCATGATTTTTGGATTATCTATCTATATATTCTTCTGTTGCTTTTAACAGTTCCTTTCATTTGAAATTAAATGACTAAGTTTTTGGAGTTAGATAAAAATATTTTCGTTCGTTATTATATTTACCCATGAAATATTGTCTTTCATATGTATAATATTTTTTTGTATGTTTTTTCATGTAATTAATTGTATTCATTGAATGAAAAGATATTATTAATATTGGACAATGTTTTGAAAAATCAAATGTACTGAGTATTTTATCTTCCCAATTCTCTACATCCATTTTTATTAAATCTGGAAGAGGTAGATTATTTTGTTTAATAAAGTCATAAAGAACAACTGTTTGTACTTCACTTTTATATATCCTTGAACGATTATCTGTAGGATATTTTATTGAGTCATCATCCCTTCCTAATAAAAAGTTTTTGTCAAATGATGAACCCCCATCTTTTACAGGTACATTATATAATGTTAATTTTTCATTTTTATTACTTACGCCAATATTGAAACTATTAATTTTATTTCCAAATTTACTGACTAATAAATTATATGGATTTGAAGCAGGATCAAATGCATATATATTGACATTGATTTTTATTAATTGATTGAATAAGTTAATTGTATCTCTATTTGGATATGCACCTAAATCATAATAATTTTTATAATTATGAAGTTTACATAACTTAACTATCAACTCTTCTTTTGTCATATTTTATATGTCCAGATTTTCAATGTTATTTTGTATAATGGTTCTCCATTAACTGAAATTGGGATTATTTCTGATATATTCAAATCCTTTATTTTAAAATGGTAGCGACAACTGGAATTGAACCAGTGACCTATGCCTTATCAAGACATTGCTCTACCCGACTGAGCTATGCCGCTATTTAATATTTGTTCTAATTATTCTATAATAATGTGGCTGACGGGGTGGGAGTCGAACCCACATCTTCTTGGTTAACAGCCAAGCGCTTCACTGCCATTCTGAGCTACCCGTCAAAAAACATTAATACCATTATCAATATGTTTTGCTTCAATGACCATTTTGATATAATCTTCTTCAGATTTGACTTTCCAATATTTTACAACATATGGAGAATTAAAATATTCAGGATCCGATTCGACTACAATAAAAGGCTTCCAAATTATTTGACCATTTGTATGTAAATAATAATAACCTGGTTTCATAAATATCCTTAAAAATTGTGGTAGTCCCGGGAGGACTTGAACCTCTCTTCTTACCGTTATAAGCGATGCGCTCTGACCAGTTGAGCTACGGGACCATATACATGATTTAATCATCTATATATATTAACTAATGATTTATATTAAATCATTTTTAAATTGGTGGACCGGAAGGGACTCGAACCCTCAACCTTTGCCTTGCAGGGGCATTGCTCACCCAATTGAGCTACCAGCCCATTATGAATGGCGCCCATGACGGGAATTGAACCCGTAAATTAAGGTTGACAACCTTACGTAGTTCGCCTAACCTACTACCACATGGGCATTAAAATTTTATCTTTCTACTTTTGATCCAGCCTTTTGCTAACCATGATAAAAGGTCTATTGATAGAATAATTTTATTTTTTTCCTTTAAATAATATTTATATATCTAAAAAGTTTACATTAAAATGAAATATTTTTTTTCATTGAATAAATTTTTAATTACCTTCATTACAGGCATATTAATTTCCTCTGATTTCTTTTGTTTATAACATTCGACTATTAATCCTTGACTCAATGCAAATTTTTTTACCTCTTCAACAGTGAATATTTGCTCATAAGCAAAAATATCATTAATATCAAGTAATTTAAAAAAGTCAATATGATTTGTTAGAAATCTAAAATATCGTATTTTTTCATAATAAATCCTTTTTCAAAAAATGGCAGGTCAGTGGGATTTGAATCCAACTTCTGGGTTTGGAGTCCAGTATTCTTACCGTTAGAACTACTGACCTGTAAATATTTTTTGGTGACCCCGACGGGACTCGAACCCGTGTATTGAGGGTGAAGGCCTCATATCCTTATGCCTATTAGGACTACGGGGTCATTGTTTAACTTTTCTACACTTATCACATAATGTTGTAAGCCAACCATCACTATTTAATGTACCAGCTTTACCACATACTTCACATACATATTGAGACAATTCTTCAGCATCATTAACAAAATCTTGAATTTTTTCCTCTGTAGATTTCCATATATATTTTCGTTTGAAATGTATGATACTATTATATTGTACACCTAATTTATGATTATACATGAAGTTTCGAAATTTGTTTGCCAAAGAATCAATATAAGTTGGTTTATATTCAAGATGATAGTAAAAATTTAATACACCAAATTTTTCTTTGATTTGGTCAGCAATTATTTTTACTCCTGTTTTGTCAGATATAGTTTGAAGTTCTTGTAATAAATTTTCAAGAATAGCATACCAACCATCACCATGACTCATACCCCATGCCATACAAGTATATCGCATATCACCACCATAGTCTTTGAGTATAACTGGGTATTTATTTTTTAGTTTCAATTCAAGTTCTACGTTCATGTGTATAATTCCTTTATATCAAAATAAACTATTTTCGAAGGTCTTTTTTTAAAGACCACTGGACGAAGATCATCCGGATGCCATAAATAAGTTTTTATTATTGCAGCACGGACATAATTTTCGGTTGTAATCTTGTCTATTTGATAAGGATGACCAGCCATTTTGCGCATAACAGAATTAACACCAAATAATTCTTTAGTAGTTTCTATATCCTCGTTTATAACAACTGTCATACCAACTTTCATTATATCTGGATGCATTTTTAAAATCCTTTTTATTGGTGGACCAGCTGGGAGTCGAACCCAGTTCCGCAAAAATTCAAATTAAGTATCTACACTCATAGTCAACTTTTAGATTTAGTTACCCCCACGTTCAAACACGGAGTTGACATAACAACGGAGCCAACGGTGTACATTTGCTGGTAAGTTTGAAAATAAGAATGCCAGTTTGCAGTACCATTGCCCATTCTTATTTCGATCTCTTTACGTCGATGCCCCATCCCAATTCAAGAGAATAATTGGGTGGAACAGATTAAGCAGCTTTTGCGAAATCGGTGTAATAATCGTCTGCAATTATTGTTAGTGATAATGTTTTTACGGAGTAACATATCATTCTCCGGAGTGCAACTTTTTTTTCTTTTCCACGTCGAAACCTTTTCTGGCCCATATAAATTTATAAGTTCAATAATATATTTTTAATAAAGTTTCCATCAGATCCTTTAAATCGTTTCATGATTGGACCCATTGCTTGCATTTTATTCTTGAATCTACTCATATCAAGCCCTTTTATATATCTAATAATTTCTTCTTTATTTACTTGAGCAGGAAGATATTTTTTAGCGATTTTAATATTATGTGATATTAATTTATCGTCCAACTTTTGAATTTTATCTTTGACTATTTTTTTAACTTCTGCTGGAGTCTTACCAGATACATCAGCTTCTTTTAAAAATTTTAGCTCATACAATCTTCTTTCTTTTTCTTGATTTATATATTTTTTCAATAACTTGATGATATCATCATCGGTAATATCTTTTGATTTTTTTCCAGTTTCAGGGAACATACTTATAATTGCTCTTGAAACTGTTTTTTGTGCAATCATAATGTTATATGCTGTTTTAGTTTCTTTACTGTTAGCCAAAAATACAATAACTCCTTTCTTTCTATATTTTATTTCAATTTCCATTGCGTATTTCAGATCAGCTCTTATTCTTTTTAATATTTTACTCATTATTTTATCCCATTTATTTTCTGTATGGCCCAGGTGGGGATCGAACCCACGAATGAGGGTTTTAGAGACCCCTGCTCTACCACTAAGCTACTGGGCCTCTAATTATAGTAGAAGACTCTTAAGATTATAACTATACATACAGTATGTATATACTAATATAACTAATGAAAAACATTTAACTAAAAGAGTTGATTCCCTTTTAGTTAATTGTTTTTTTATTCCTTTGATTGTCAAATATAAAATTAATAATAGAAATGGTATTTTTGTTAATAACATTGTTGTTTGAATGCCAATAATTCCCATAAGGTAATTAATAATGGGGTTCATTTCTATAGCATCTTTGTCTAAAATAATTATAGTTGATATATAATCAAAAATATTTATGAGCCAGATAAATACACAACTGATAATTAAAAATTTATTCATAATAAATTTAACCTTTCTGTAAACTTGCTATTCATATCAGTTGCTATTGCAGTTGTTTCATTATTCATATCTGGTTCTTTGAACTCAGTGTATGGAATTCCTTCTCTTTTAAATTTTATTTTTAAACTCTCTAACTGGTTCAAACCCTTAACACCCAAGTATATTAAGGTACCATTGTTCCAGCGAGAGAGAGGGCTGTGAAGCATATAGTCAGCAACCGCATGACCTGCTTGCACAGCCCTTTGAGATATTGAAATATCTTTACGCACAATTACGTAGAGCTTCATCAATCTTACCTTCCCATGATAACATGTAATTTTCAATGACATGTTTACTTGGCTTGTCATTACATGAAATTTCAATCATATTATATGGAGTTCGATTAAATAATTGACAATAAGCTATATGTTTATGTCTATAGGTCCAACGATTTTCATCCAACCCATGAACAAAACCAAAAACTTTATCTTTTCTTGTCTTTTTCTGCTCTTTGATCTTTTGTGCTAAAGATTTTTGCTCTTCTTTTATCTTATTTTTTAATTCCTTGAATGTCATGGTAATCTCCTTTTTATTTCAGTTTAATTAATACAAAATACAATGTTTTACATTATAACTGAAATAGGAGGTCCACGACATATCTATGGAAATTGTGACTGTGCTAACTAGTCATCAGTCCACTCAAAGTGGCATTCTGACTCGCAACACTTATTTGCACCGTGAGATTTATTAATCTCTTCGGCGTCTTTGGCTTCATCTATTCGATGATCGCCAGAAATACCTTTATCCTCTGATTTTCTTTCCATTATATTTTACTCCTTTGTTAACGTAATACTTCAACATTTATATTATGTTCTGATAAATGTTGTATAATAGTTTGAGAAATTGATATGGAGTGAAAATGGTGGGGGGTGGAGGAGTTGAACCACTTGCCACCGCCTAACATATTTTGGCAACGATTTTACAGACCGCAGTTAGGAACACCCCCCATTATTTTAAGTCTTTACGTTTCCTCTCGATTACATATTCAATAACTTCTCCAAACTTATCAAATTCGATACATTTGAATTTTGTTCTTATATAAAAATAAAATAACCCAAATCTTTTTTTAACTCTATATTTACCCTTACCGTAATTAATTATACGATAAGTTCTATTTGTATTTTTAACATGTGCTTTCCCATGATTTTATTCCTCCTTAACCTAGTTTTCTTCTAAAATCTTTATGATATATATAGTTACATCCCATACGAATGCACCATTTTGTAGCTTGATTATTAAGATATAAAAGACCACAATATTGACAATATAACCATGGGGTATTCTTTAATTTAATCGGTTTATGCCGTTCATATGAATAAGTAAGAGAGGTGTCTTTAATATTGTCTACTGTAATCCACATTCCTTTTTTAGACATATTATGCCTTTCAAAAATGATAATGTACAAGTGCTGAGCTTAATCTCAGTTTCGTTACCATCAGGAGTTACCCATCACATGGCACTTGTACGTATTGGTAGACGTGGTAGGACTCGAACCTACATATACCATCTTGTAAGAATGGCGGCTAACCAATTCGCCTTCACACGTCCTTATAATTCATCTGTTAAAATTACAAAAGTTATAGAGCCACCTAAAAAAATTGTTACACCTTGTAACCATCCAACTGATATAAGAAATATACAAAATAAAGCTAATTCCTGCCAAAATCCAAATGGGTCGATCATTAATCTTACTAATAAATATAACCATAAAGGAATTAAAGCAATGATCCAGATGATTGTAATTATAACAAATTTTGCGATAATATTTAAATTTATAATTTTTTTTAATTTCTCTTTAATTGAATCATTTATTGTCAATATTGTTTTATTTTTTTTTATATTCATTATCTTTCCCTTTGGTTTCATTATTACCAAAAACTTTTGTATAATTATCTCGATAGTTTTTATTTGTTGCCTTATGGGAAGAGTTCATCATGTTTTTACTCATATTAATCCTTTATATATCCATATTCTAAATCTTTTGGTGGTTCTTCTCCAAGACTAATCTTTAATTTTTCAAGGGCGATTTTAGCTTCTTCGGGCATTTGAAATCCACCAATTTTTGATCCTTGTCCTTCTGCGTGCCATCTCGGATCATTTTCTGAATATAACCACCAACTTCCTGTTGTACTTTTGCTATAGAAGCCCATGAATCATCTCCTTCCATTGGTAACCATTGATAATCGTCTTTTTGTAAAGTCATTCCACTCCAATATGAATAAAGTTTTGCATCAATAATGGGTTTGATGTAATTGAATAACTTGCTAGGTATTCCTTCATCTTTTGATACACTGGTAAATCCAGTACAACCTGATTCCTTCTTAAATTTACAACGAAAAAGTTTAGTTGTTGGAAGACTATGAGTGGTGTCAACATCATCAACGTAAAGCATCCCACTACATACTTTTAAAAAAGGACTAATATGGTCGAATTTAAATGTAATTCTAATCATACTATATAATTCTTTTTTTTATGTATTAACTATTTATTTTTCTTTTTCTTTTGTTCTTTCCATTCTTGTTTGGAACAAAATTTATACCCGTCAGAATCAACTAAATTATGTGCTAGATCATTATTTACACGACGAATCTTTCCATTTTTTTTAATACACTTCATCAAGATTTCCTTTTTTTAGAATTTTATTTACGATTATTTTTAATTCAGGTCTTTTATTTTTGATTTAATTTAAGTAATTATCAGATTTTTCTTTAAGAAGAAATTCTATTCTTCTTTCTTGTGCTTTAGAACTAAACATAATAACCTTTTTTATATGGCGGAGGGAGTAGGATTCGAACCCACGGAGCTTTGACACCCAACGATTTTCAAGACCGCCGCCTTAAACCACTCAGCCATCCCTCCATAATTATTATTATCCTATACCAAAACAACACACATTATTAAATCGTGATGGTTTCTCAATGAGTAAATCATACAATTCAGTTTGTGGATTCCATTTATACCATTTCTCCATTCTTGGGAAAAAATATATTCCAGGTTTAACTTCCTCAATTACACAGTATGAATAATAACCCTCTTCAGATATATCTAAACTGTTATTTATTACTTCATCTTCTGCAATTTTGAGATTGAAAAAGAATCCAACACATCTAGAAAATTTATGTGGTATGCGTGGAATAGTTGTTATAGTATAAATAACTTCATTTTTCAACATACAGTACTCCTTTTAAAAATGGCGGTGAGGACAGGAGTTGAACCTGCATGACTGTTACATCGACTGATTAGCAATCAGCTGCTTTACCATTCAGCACACCTCACCGTTTGTTTTTAATATATTCTTTTCCTTCTATGAGAGCTTCTATAAAACCATCAATGTTACTTTCTTTTTGTAAAATGAAAGTTTCTTCAAGTTCAACATAACCTGTGAATAACATTATAAATGAGCATTTTATTCGTTTCCACATACCTTGAAGCCAATTAAGTTCACCCCAATGAGAAGCCCATGCAATTGTTTTATGAAAGTTTAAGAAAATTATTCCTGGAATTTCTTTATCAATTTCAAACTCAATAACAACATCATGCTCATTGGAACCACAATCACATTCGACACGATAATATATAGAATCCTCAAAACTATGTGTTTTCATTACATTTTTACTAATCATTATTTTTCCTTTTAAAGTATGCCCAACCTACCCTAATTGTATCAGTGGATATTCTTATAGAAAATTTTCCACTAAAACCAACTCCCAAGGATTTCAATATCGGAAGTCTTTCATTACTCAACGATAGTAAAATATTATTGGTAGCGGAGAGGGGATTCGAACCCCTGTTCTTATTACAAGATCTGGCTTATGAGACCAGTGAGCTAGACCACTACTCGACTCCGCATTAAGTTTTATTCTATATTTATAACGACAGCACGTCTGTTTGTTTCCAATGTACTACCAAATATATCAGTTTCACCGAATGCTCGGTAGGTGATACGTTTCATATCAATACCTTTGTCAACCAATTCTTTTCTAACTGATTCAGAACGTTTATATGCAAGACCCATATTATATTTTTCAGATCCTTCTATGCTGGCATATGCCATAACCATTACTAAGGTATCTGGATACTCCTTCAACATATCAACGATTTTATTAACCTTTACCATTTCAACATTGGTGATGATGGAACTATCATATGGAAAAAGGATTACTTCCTCTAATTCTGTAACCGTAATTGGTGCCGGTTTTAATTTCTTTAATGTCTCTACTTTCTTCAACCACTTGGAATCGGTAATCTCTTCAACTACTTCAGGAACTTCAACTTCTTTTGGACCATGATATAAAACATTATTGTTGGTTTTCGCTATAATAACATTTCCTTCATCAGTAACAGTTGCTTGATCTGAAAGAGGTGCAGAAAGATCTGTATGTGAAAGAACACTTACACTACTACAACCCATAAACATAAATGCTAAAGCAATTGTCAATGTGATATTAATAATACTTTTCACGTTATTTCTCCTTTTTAATTATTCGTTTGTTTGGTGGCCCAGGTGGGACTCGAACCCACACGGGAATATTTCCCACAAGATTTTAAGTCTTGAGCGTCTACCAGTTCCGCCACTGAGCCAAAATTAGTTACTAAGTTTATTTTTTACGGTTTCATCAGTAATTGGAAATCTTCCTTGTATTCTACCACAATCAAGGCAGATTTCAAAGTTAACATAATCACCCTCTCCTATATTTAGATCGGTTGGTACATGACCATCTCTTCCCATTTCATTATACATTACACAACACATATCATTACATTTTGCATCGACTTCCATTAAACGGGTACTACCACATTTACATGACATTAATATATTCCTTTCAAAAATATGAAATTGGATCCAAAAAGCAGCCAGAAGTGAATTGATGCTGATAAGAAGCTTCACTTAACCTGGATTTATATTGGTGTTATTTTTAACACTCCCAAAACTTAATTCTTTATAACTTTAATCTTGACTGGCGCAATATTTATTCTCGTTGCGGTACGAGTTAAACTTAAGGCTTAATTCTTGAAACTTGATAATAAGTACCAATTTACATAGTAATATAGCTTTGTAGGCTATTATCAGTAAGATTCATATTTAACCCGATATGAGAGGGCTTATCTATTTCATTGTTTACACTAGTGAATCCAAAGTTTTAAGTTAATGACCGCGTTTTAGGTATGTCTTGAAGGTAGGTTGTTGCATTAATAACTTCAAGGCGTCCCTCAATAGTCTTTCCTGATGTTAAATCTTCCCATTTTCTTTGTCCTGACCGTTTAACATTTTCATTATATAATCTTATGATCGTTGGTGCTGCCGAATCTTTCTCTCTATAACGAACTTGATTTCGATTTGCTTCATTTGTTGATAAAGACCTGAAAGTCTGAATTAATCGCTGACCTGTCTTTCTCAAAACAGTTAACCAATTATGAATACTTCTTGTTTCATCATCAATTGTAACCATAGTAATTAGATTGGTGTAGTCGATCATTGCTTTGATATGACAATACTCTTTTTCTAAATCATTATTGGATTGAATCAGTTTTACAACCTCTTCACTTTGTGCCTGTTCAGTACCAAAAATTGGTTTTTCATTTGAAAGAAGTGAAGAATATTTTTCAATTTCATCACAGTTCTTTGCCATTCGTTTGTCAATGAGTTTTAATTTCTTAAGTCCTTCAATAATTGTCATATTATTCATTTTTACAATTTCCTTTTGAATAAAAGTTTAGTTTTAGATGTTATCAATAATAACAAATTTGATAACTGCTACTATAATATTAATTATTGACATTATTATACATAATGAATTAAATTTCATAAAATTAATATTACCATCTATATCACAATAACTCAAATAGTTTATTTTATTTTCACATAATACAGAACAACATGGTGAGACCAAACATTTTTTACATGGATCTTTAACAAAGAAAATATAAAAAATCCTATGACGAAAACTTTTTGGTTTATTAATGTTTATGCTGTTGTATATCATTGAGTAATAGATTCCCCAAATTCAAATTTAGCAAAATCAACAAAATCTCTACATCGACATAATAAAGTTACTATATCAGATACGTTTATATTTTCTGCAATTATCGAATCCGGTGATACACATTCTAATTTATCAGACATGTTTATTATTGATGATTCGAGTTCTTCTATTTTTTTTTCTTTCATAAACATTCCTTTCAGAATCTAAATTGGAAGCCCCTCCAGGATTCGAACCTGGGAAAATGACGGGTCCAAGGCCCGCCGTGTTAGGCCGCTTCACCAAGGGGCTATAATATTACCTTTGTCTTTAGAATATTTAAATACAGAATTATGTTCTAATTCACCTATATGGATTAAAGATGGAACCCCCAGCAGGATTCGAACCAGCGACTATGAGATTAGAAATCTCATGCTCTTCCTCTGAGCTACGGGGGCATTTTTTAAAACCAAACTACTGGAAATTCTATTATTCTATTATTTTCTAATTCATCATTTGCTTTTTGTATAATATTATGTAACTCTTATTTTCGAAATGTAATACCCATAATACATATACCAAGCAAATATATAAAATATGATTATATTCTTTTTCCCAACTATGCTCCAATAAATAAAAAAATAAAGGAATGAGTAGATCAAATCACGAAATATGAATTATTATATATATTTCGTTATAATTATGGAGCCGCTGAGAGGATTCGAACCCCCGACCTTCTCATTACAAGTGAGACACTCTACCCAACTGAGTTACAGCGGCTTATATATATCTTAATAATTGTTTAATTTTTATTTCAAGATCACATTTATCAAATTTATATTTTTTCTCCTTCTCTCCAACCAATATCAGATGATTTACCACATACAGTTTCATATAATTGTAATGGATCAACTTTGTTGTTAATGATACCATGAACAACACCGGTTAAATTATTTTCTGATTTTTATATGATTGATTTCATAATTGCGGTCCTTTATTTAAAAAATTGGTACCTGCGGAGGGAATCGAACCCACAAGTCATTTAAACACTAGATCCTAAATCTAGCGCGTTTACCTAGTTTCGCCACGCAGGCTTATATTTTTATTCTTTCGGGTTATCTTCTGATGGGTTTTCGTCAGGATCTGATTGAATCTCGTCAGTTTTCGGGAGGACTTCATCAACATCGTTTATACCATCATCATCAAGATCACAACTCAGAAGCTGTTCAATTTTTATCATAGTTGATTCTGACTTGTGAATTTCCATATTACTATCTTTTATGTCTGATCTTTTATCTTTTATTTCACTTTCAAGCTGTTTGATTTCAGTTTCAATGGTTTCAATAGTGTTTCCCTGATCTACAATGTATATTGACAGTTCAGATTCTATCTGTGTTAATGGAGAACAATACTTGCATAACTCTTCGGTGCTGCTTTAAAAATTCCCATTTTCGCAATTCCCTTTCGATGGTCAGATTAATTCTTAATGTTGGTCTGGATGAGAGGATTCGAACCTCCGACTCCCTGATCCCAGGTCAGGTGCGCTACCAGACTGCGCTACATCCAGATGATTTTGATATTTTAATTATGTTCTAAGTTAAATACGGTTTTTAAGTAAGAAACGAACTGCTTATTTTCACACATACCTTTACCAGGGGAATTTGAAATTTTTGCTACAGGTTGACCATTACATTTGGTCATTTTGATTACCATATTGAGAGCAGGATTGGAAAAATTATTTGTTAGTTTTGTTCCGATACCAAAAGAAACTCCAATATGCATGTTAAGTGCATTGTAAATTTCTTTTGCTTTTTCAAAATCTAATCCATTGCTAAAAACAATGGTTTTTGTCAACGGTTCAATTCCTCTATTTTTATAGAATTTAACCATACGAAAACCAAACTGAATAGGGTCAGGTTCGGAATCCTCACGAACACCATCAAATAGTTTATACAATAATGGATCGTCAAAATCATGTAAGAAAGCATCTGTATTAATAACATCGGACAATGCTATTCCTAGATCGCCACGATATACTTTTATCCAATTTTCAAAAGCCATTTTTTGACTGAGATCTAATCTATATTCAAGTTGTTGATGTGCTTGCAACCATTCATGAGCCATAGTACCGATTGGTTTTACATTGTACTTCATAGCCAATAATAAATTACTAGTGCCAATAAAATTATTGGTTGCATAGTTTTTACAATATTTTACAACTTTAGAATGCCATCTATAACTTCTTCTTCTTCTGGTACCAAAGTCTGCAAACTTCAATCCTTCTGGTAAATAATAAAGATTTTCACTCAGTCTCATCTCGGCATCTTTGTAATTGGATATACTAAGATTACAAAATATTTCACTAATAATAGACATTAAAGGAACTTCAAAAAGAATAGTTTGAAACCAAGGTCCTTTGATATCAATATTCAGTTCACCAGTATTTGTATTAATTGATGTTTTAACTAAATCTGTATTAAATTTATATTGTTTTAAAAACTCAATATATTCTTCACTAAAAAAACGGAGACTTCTTAAATAATCAAGTTCATCTCTATGAAAATATAGACTGCGTAAGGCATCAATATTAAGTTCAATATCTTGTATTGACTTTTTAAAATTTACACCTTCATAATTTCTACATTTGAATTTATATTCAACTGGAGTTGCTGCATAACCTAATTTTAATACTGCCTGTTGCATAGTAAATTTATACTGGTCATTATCAAGTAAACTATTCTGAATCATTGTTTCTCCTTTGTTATAGTTAAATAAGAAAATATAGAGAATGGATTCTATTCCGGTTCGCCAATTAGCCACCGGGGAAAATCCAGCTGGAAGCCTCAATCGTTTTGGGAGGCAACGGGTAAATATGTAGCTATTTTGTTAGTGTCACATAACGTTAGTTCATCTTGATATTCTGGTGGAACACCCCATATTAATTACTTAAAAAATATAATAACTCTGCTTCATTAATTAATATATATAGATATAATTTTTAAAAATAAGAACATAAAAATGTAGGGTAGGTACAGACTATTTAAGTTTGTTTCCTTCCATTTATCTTAAACAATCAATTGGTTAAAAAAAATGTTTTGAGTAACAAAATAATAAAAGGAGATGTTATTTATGGATAATGTTGTAATTGCTGCACCTCATCCTGATGATGAAATAATTGGTTGTTATGAAGTATTAACAAATAGTATAAATCCAGTTATTATTTATTCAGATGAAACAGATGCAGATAGACGTGAAAAAGTATTGAAGTTGAAAGAACATGTTGATTGTAAATTACAATTATTTCAAATGTCAATTCCACAAACATTTATGAATAAAATAAATGTTTTTTATTTTCCAGATCCAATTTATGAAACTCATCCTTTACATAGACAATGGGGTATTATGGGTGAGACTATGGCAAGGAATGGATTTAATGTTATATTTTATTCAACAAATATGGCATGTCCATATATTCATGAAGTAAAGTTTCCAGACAAAAAGGAAGAATTGTTAAATAAAGTGTATCCAGATCAAAAAACGTTGTGGCAGTATGAAAAGAAATATATTTTATTTGAAGGGTATAATAAGTGGTTGTTTTAATTATGATTTATTAAAAATAATGGAGATATTTAAAATGAGCGCAGGCCCAATATTGATGAAGGAATTAAAGTTTAAAAAATATTATCATTTACGGTTAACAAAAAAAGATTGGTGTACATATTCAGGTAATTGCCCAACAGAAGAAAACCTTGTTGACGATTCTTATTGTTGGTTATGTAAGTATGCTAAAAAACTTGATTTACCGAAACTGTTATTAGAAAGGGGAATTTGTGAAAAGAATAATTTTGATACCACAATATCCGACAGCGATGAGATACCAAGAGTGGTGGTTTTGGAAGCTAGAGGATGAATTTATAAAGGCTGGTTATGAAGTATTTGTTGTAGGAAAAGATAAAGCAAATAAAATGACAAAAATTGCAAGCAAAGCAGAAATGTTTTCTCCTATAAATGCAGCAATTGAATTTGAATGCGTTCAGATAGAAGAATATATGTCTCTTGAATTAAGAGATGATGATATTCTATTTTTATGTGATATAAGTTTTCCGGGCGTGTTTTGTAATACACTATTTCATAAAAGACCAAAAAAGATGTTCGCATTTTGTCATGCAACAAGCCTAAATATATTTGATTATTTTTCTAAAGATAGTCCTATCAAATTTTCAATTGAAACTGCACATGCTAAATTATTTGATACTGTTTTTGTTGGAAGTAACTATCATAAAGAAAAACTTGGGTGGGATAATACATTTGTTACATATCTTCCATTTCATCCATTTGATTCATTTAGTGGTATAAGAACTAATTTTATAGTTTCAGCCTCTCGTCCTACACCTCAAAAAGTTGATTCTGAATTAGAAAAAAGAGTTGAAAAAAGATTCTCGAAAATTATACGAAAAACAACAAATTCTTGGGAAGAATATTTTAGATTTTTAGGAAATTCGAAAGTTCTTCTTATTACCTCATACGAGGACACATTTGGTTATCAAATTGTAGATGCAATCATGAATGGCTGTATTCCGATTGCTCCTAATAGGTGTGCATATCCGGAGTTATTACAGAATGAATATCTATATAATTCAGATGAAGAATTATTTAATATTCTTGATGCTGCTTTGTGGGGATTACTTGATGTACCTAAGTTGAAATGTAAAAATGAAATGAATAATTTTTATAATACTATTGTGGATGAAATGAAGAAGGAGACTTATATTGGAAAGTCCATATAAAATTTTTAATACTTGGCTCTTTGATGGGAGTAAAACGTCACCAATACCACCAGCAAGAGGAAAGGTTGATATATTAAAATATAATTCTCCAATAACACATACTTATATTCTTAGTTTATTTATGAGAAATAATAGTCTAAATAAATATTTAGATGAATATTTTAATAATATTAACTTAAGATATATTCCAAAAGAAGAACTTTTTAAGTTTATAAAAAAATGTGTTCAAGATTTTAGAGTTAGACGTAATCAAACTGTATTTTATAAATTCCAACGGCAGAATAAGCTGTATGGTATTTTAAGAGATAGATTCCCTCAATTAAAAAATAATGATGTTAGCCTTTTGTGTGAATTGATTGAAAAGTCAGAAGAAAAAGAAGCTATATATAATTCGCTTGGAATGGAGGTACCAAAGAAGAAAAAAATAAAGACGGGTGTAAAGAAGCCAAAAAAAGGAAAAATACCATTGAAGTCCTTTTTGGCGGAGCACTTTTCCACTATTGCTATGTGAAAAAGTGCTCTATCAAATCTACTTTATATCAAATGACTGTTGAATTTTTGCTGCAAGATCTGAGGATAAAACCGGATTACAAAGCTGTTTTTTTATTGTTGGTTTCTTCATTTTTTGTTTGACGACGATATTATTACTGATGAAGCCAAGTTGGTCACAATGTTTGCATGGGGTAGTTGACTTTATCATATGACTGGTAACGAGCTTTTTCTTTTCCCCTTTACCACGGCATTTCTCACATTTTATATAAATTGTCTTTTTGGCGGAGCACTTTTCGCATGGTTTATTAATTATACCATCATGCTTCCAACTTTCAAGGTCTCTCCCGCTTCCGTTGCATGTTGGACATTTAATTTTGATATGGCCTTTTCCGCCACATATATGACATTTAACTACAACAGTCTTTCGCTCAAATTTGTAAATTTCTCCAGTACCATGACAGGCAATGCATGAATTTTTGTACGGGGACTCGATTTCAAAATATCGCCTGGCTTTCATTTGCTCAGAGATCAAATGCTGAATCAACTTATTTTTTGCATCAATTTCTGGTCCGATTTCATCAAGCTCCCCATTTTCTTTTCTGACCCAATGGGTAATCTCAAACGATTTGAGAATACCTTCGGGAGTAAAGTTGTTTTTACTAAGTTTAAGAATTTTCTTATAATCCTCAATTGATTTTTTTGGTTCGCTTGTTTCTGTCTGCATAGTTGTCATAAGACTCTCCTTCTAATAATGTAATTGATGATAAAAATTAAGTGATTTGATTTTTGGTTCAATAAAATGTAAAACTTTTTATCCCTCCTATATTTATTAAATAAAATTATTGATTCAGAAATTAATATATATAGATATTAATCATTAAAATAAGAACATAATAAAAAGGAGGTAAGTATTTGTTTTCAATAAAAAATTCGTTTTCGAATTGTTCAATATGCGATTTACTTGAAGAAGGTTCTTGTATACTTGAAACAAATTGCAAAGGAGATTTGAAAAAGGTCGATGTTATTTTTGTTGCAGAAAATCCTGGTAAAGAAGAAGTAAAAATTGGAAGACCTCTTATAGGAAAAGCAGGTAAAAAATTCCGACAGTATTTTAATAAATTCGGAATCAATAAAATGAACTATTTATTAACAAATGTTGTTATGTGTCAAACAATTAATGAGGATGGAACAACTGGGAATCCAACTCAAGAAACAATTGAATTATGTAAAAATAATTGCATGGAAATAATAAGAAATTGTAATCCAAAGCTTATTGTTTTAATGGGTACAAGTCCAATGTCTGCCTTTGGTATTGCAAAAGTGGGTATTACAAATATTCATGAAAGATATGAATTGTTTGAGTGGGAAGGGTTTAAAACGATGGTTATTGTTCATCCTTCTTTTGTAAATAGAAATCAATCATGGGATGGTAAATTTTCAGAAGCAATGTCTCGAATTGCTGAAATACTTGGTGGAAAATATGTTAAAATGCCAAAGAAAAGCCAAACCAAAACATTAGGTAAAGGTATATTCAGATATAGTATTCCAAAGAAATTTTATACAAATGATTATAGACTTATTGATGTTCAATTTTTAAATAGAACAAGTCAGGTTTTATATATTTTTAGGGATAAAGATAATAATAAAATTTTTCATAAAGAAAATGATGATCATGTATGTTATCAAGCTCCAAAGGATGTTGAAGCAAGAAAAATTGTTCCATATAGCAAGTTAGATAAAGTTATGATTAAGTATAGAGATAGATATAATTTGGATCCGAATATTACATATGAGGGTGATGTTAGATTAGCATCTAAACATGCTATGGATTATTACTATAACAATAAAGGTGAATGTCCTAAGACTACATCAAATATTATGTTTTTTGATATTGAGATTGACACTGGAAATGAAAGAGTTTTTCCAAAACCGGAAGATGCAGCATTCCCAATCAATCTGATAACAACAATTTATAATGGTACCACAATTTGTTATGGAGTTGATAATAAAACAGAAGAAATAAAACGACGTCCTGATATAACTTATAAAATATTTAATAATGAAAAGCAGTTGATGTGTTCATTTATTAAGGATTATAAGAAAACTGATCCAGATTTTTTAGCAGGGTGGAATAGTATTAGCTTTGATTTGGCATATATTTATAATAGATTGCCACAGATCGGAATCCCTCAAACAAGTATGAATAAATTTGGGGAATTTTATGTTGAAGGTGCAAAATTTGTTTGTCATATCCCTGGTACAGTTCCAATAGATCAATATTTTTTGTATCGTACATTTACATTTACAAACATGGAAAATTATAAATTAGGGTTTATTGCTCAACATGAATTGGGTATAACAAAAATTGAATTACCATTACCAATAAATGAAATGTACTGGAAAATGCAAAGTTTGACATATGAATATAATATTCGAGATAGTGAATTGTTGGAAAAGCTTGATGATAAACTGGGTCATATTAATCTATTAAATGAACTAAGAATTATTTGTAATACTAATTTTGAAGCAACTTCATCATTCGGTCAAATTGATTCATTAATGGTATCATATCTTAGGAACAAAGGTATAGCATCAAAAAATAGTGACCCACATATTATAAAAGAACGTTATCCAGGAGCATATGTACATCAACCAATTCCTGGTGTATATGATTGGATTACAGATTTCGATTTTACATCTCTGTATCCAAGTCTAATAATTACTTATAATATCGGTGTTAATAGTTTTGTTATGAAAACGAAAGATCCGCATATTGGTTACGATCTTGTATATGATAAAAAGAATGTTCCTGATGAAATTGAAATGATTATTGATCCATTATATAAAGCGAAGTCAGTTAAAATGTCATACAAGAAATTGTATGAAAACGTACAAAAAGATGATTTGATTCATACAATCAATGGTTGCTTTTTTCAACCACATAAAAAGGTATTATCTGTTTTCGGAGAAGTTGTTGACATGTTAATGGTCTCACGAAAAGAATATAAAGAAAAAATGTTTGATGCAATTGAAGCTAAAGATAAAGATTTAGAAAAGTTTTATTATACACGGCAGTTAGTATATAAAGTTCTAGCAAATACATTATATGGAGTTGTTGCAAATAAAGCATTTAGATTCTTTAATATTTCTTTAGCATCAGCTATTACACTTGCTGGTCAAGAAGTAATAAAAACATCAATTATTGAAGGCGATGCTTTTATGAGGCACCTTAATACAGGTAAACCTTATATATCACCAGCAAAACTTACAAAAAGAGAAATGTTTAGTGATGCAATGCCAGATAGAGGCAATGAATATATTCTTACAGGTGATACAGATTCAATATTTTGTTGTTTTGAGAAATTCAATGATGTATCAGTTGATAACATTCGTAGTTGGTGTAAAGAGATTGAATTATTTTTAAATGAAGATAAAATTCTTGATGTTGTAAAAAGACATAATTGTGATCTTGATTTTAATAGAATGAAACTTAAAAATGAGTTGATTATTTCTCGTGGTTTATTTCTTGCAAAAAAGAGATATGCTATTCGTGTAATTAATAATGAAGGAAAAGATGTTGATAAAATAAATTATATGGGCGTTGAAATTAAGAGATCAGATTATCCAAGTAAATCAAAAGAATTTTTATCCACATTATCAGAGTTAATTTTGAAATCTGAAAAAGTTTCAATAGGTCAATTAATGAAATTTATTAATCGTCAAGAGAATGAATTTCTTGAATCTATTTATAAGGGAGAAAAAGTTATTGCTCGACCTGTGTCATATGGTAAATTATTAAAGGATTATAAAAATATCCCTCAAGGAGTAAGGGCTATGGAAGCGTGGAATAAAATAATGTATAATGTTCATAAAACAGGTAATAGAGCATATATGTATTGGGTTCAGGGTATTGATCTTGAAATAGCTCCTAAAGATGTAAGAGAAAAATATCATCAATATGTAAAAGATGGAAATAAATTGGAAGTAATTGCAATACCAGATGAAGAAAAGAGGTTACCAAAATTCTTTATTCCAAATAAACAAGCAGCATTAAAATTTACATTTAAAGATAGATATGAACTAATGTTGAAACCATTAGAGTTGAAAGTAAAAAAGCAGGAAGTTCTTACTTTCTAATTAGAACATAACATTAAATATGTGGGACATGTGATTGCAAACACTTTTCTTGCCCTATCAAGAATTACCACATATTTATATCTAATATCTATAGGGAGATATCAAAATGTCAAATCAATTATATAAGTATGGATGCAGAAAGGAAGTAAATTTAAACTTAAGAATGGTGTTGTTCTGAAAAACATACTCACTGTCCAGCTTTTCAATCAAATGTAACATATGCTAAAAAAGTAATTACACAACATAAATGTTCATATGGGAAAAGATTTGTATAAAAAGAATACAAAATTTTGTAGAAAGGAAAAAAAGAATGAAAGAAAAGACTGTTAAATTAATTGAATGTTTTAACACATATCAAGGTGAAGGACCAGATAGTGGTCAGGCAATGGTTATATTAAGATTTAAAACATGTAATTTAAAATGTCCTTGGTGTGATACTTCTGTTAAAATGAGAATAAGTATGGAGGCTGAATATGAATTGAGTAAAATTCAAAAAGAAATTTATAATAATCGCCTGGGTATTCTTATTACAGGTGGTGAACCAACAGTATCAAGACACATTAATGAAACATTATGGTTATTGAATGAATTGGATTATCCAATTGCCAATGTTGAATCAAATGGATTCAATCTTGAAGAAGTGATAGAACGAACCGATCCTTTGAAAAATGTTCGTTATATGTTCTCGCCTAAAATCTTTTCAGAAAAAGATCTTGGTTCTGCAAAAGCTAAAACAAGATCCCTCATAGAATATTCAAATTTATATATCAAAGTTGTTTACGAAAATAATGATCTTATATCTAACTATCTTGAGTGGCTTTCACCTCAAGCTGCAAATAAAGTTTGGTTGATGCCAGAAGGTGTTAATAGAAGCGATTTAATCAGGAATTCTGAAAGTGTATTTGATGCGTGTGAAAAATATAAGTTTAATTTTTCATCGCGTAATCATTTAATATTTGGTTTTGTATAAGGAAGGAGGTGAATACCATCAACGTAACTAGTTATTATAAACATTTTAAACCAGAAGAACAAAGCGGAATGTGTGTAGTTCGTCGAAGAGGTGAAAAAGACGAAGACTTTATTAAAAGATTTCGTAAAAAAATTTCTAAAAGTGGGGTCGCAAAAGAGTTTCGTGACCGAATGTATTTTGAGAAACCAAGTGATAAAAAAAGACGTAAGAAAGCTCAATCAATTAGATTGATAAAGCGTGATGCAGAAAAGGCTGAAAAAATGAATGAGCGTTATATACGCATGAAAGCTAAACAAAAACGTAAGAGAGAAAAAGAAAACTTATTAAAAGGAGAACGACATGATAGAAGCAGTAGCAGACAAAATCGTAGTCGAATATCTAAGACAGACAGTGAGTGAAGCAGGAATTCTAATTCCTGAAATGGCCCAGGATCCACAGGGTTATGGTAAGGTTTTATCAGTTGGAGATTTGGTAAAAGATACTCCAATTGAAAAAGACGATATACTTATTTTTCACACAAGGGCAGGTATGGATTTTATTCAAGATAGAAAAGTAATGAAGTGTCTGAAATATGAAGAAGTTTATGGTATTGTTAGAGATGAAAAATTATCAAAGAGACTTCAACCTTTAGAATTTAAATCCAAAGAACAATCTAAAATCATTCAGCCTTCGAAAGGGGGTGGTATAGTTGTCGCTTAATTTACAATATATTAAAGCAACTAATCTTGATGATGCATGGCACCAAACATTATTTAAAATGCTTGAAGAAGGTAGTGTATTTAAAATTGATCGTGGTTCATATGCAGGACAAAAACGATTGGAATTTGACTGGATTACATGTCATATTAAAAATCCAGGTGTTCGTCCATTACTGCCACAAATTCCAGACTCATATGGAGTTCCTAATCCTGTAGCAGAGGATTATTTGGATGATTATCTTCCTTATTTAATGACTGCAGAATTGAAAGACGATGAGTCATATACTTATGGTCAACGTCTTAGTGGGTACCCAATTAAATATCCTTTATATTTATCAAAGGAAGGGCATTGGCCAAACATTCTTATTAAAGAAACTGATGAATTAATTGAAAAAGGTATTATTTATTCTACTGGCCAGTGGCATTTGAATCAAATTGAGCTTCTTATTTGGACGTACAAAAATAAGGGATTCAGAAATAATCAGATGGTATTACAAGTAGCACATCCAACCGATATGTTGCTTCAAGATCCTCCATGTTTGAGAAGTATTGATACAAGGATTCAAGATGGAAAACTTCATTTCTATCCTTATTTTAGATCTTGGGATCTATGGGGTGGATTCCCTGCTAATTTAGGGGGTATTCAATTACTTAAGGAATATGTTTCAAGTGAGATTGGTGTTGATGATGGAGAAATTATTGCTACAAGTAAGGGAATGCATATTTATGATTATTCTTTTGACCTTGCAAAGTGCTTGAGAATGCGGGATGATATAAAATTAAAAGGGGAATAATATATGTCAACTGTTGTTGGTATTGTTAATAATGGTAAGGTCTGGATGGGTGCAGATAGTTTTGCAACAACAATTGATGGTGAACGTAGGCGAACTGTTTGTAACAAATTATTTATAAATGGACCATATCTTTTCGGTCATACTGGTAGTGTAAGACCTGGTCAAGTTTTAAGACGACAATTTTTTACACCACCGAAAAATGTGTTAGAATTACCAGACTGTATTCGTGACCATTTAAAAAAAAAGGAGTGTCTTATAATTAATCCTGATACTCAAACTCAGTTGTTAGAGGGCAATTTTTTGATTGCAACTAATCATGGGAAATTGTATGAATTTCTTTCTGATTTTCAAATGAATGAAGTTATAGATCATACTGCAATTGGATCTGGTGCACCCTTTTCTTTGGGTTCATTATATACAACCAGGAAAGTTTATAACAATACTCATAGACTTAAAGTAGCGCTTCATGCTGCTGCGGTATATGATCTTCATACAGGACCACCATTTATTATCAAAGAATTTCTTGAAGATTAAAAATATATTTGGCTATACATCATTGAGTAGAAAATATTTAACTGGTTCTACTCAATGATTACTTCCAACTGTATGTGTTATAGGAAACTGTGAAAATATAGGATATTATGTATAACATTAAGAACAAAGAATAAATACAAACCAATACATTGGGGGGAATGATGGCTAGAAGTGGTTACGTTTTAGCGGGTTTCGAAACATTAGCAACAATATTGAAATTATTTACCGACGGTAAACGCGGGAGATGGAATGATAACTTTACAAAAGAAAGCGTCTCTAATTTTTTATCTGAGACATGTTCTGGGTTTTTACATTCATATGGTCAAAATTTTCCAAACAAAAAGAAATATGATACATATAATTTAACTGAAGCAAATATGTTTAAAAAGTGTAGAGATTGGGGATTTTTTGATAAATGTAATTTTATTGTTGATAGTGGTGGTTTTCAAATTTCAACAGGTAGATTAACAAGACGAGAATCTGATTTACTTTTTCATATGTATTATGAATTTTTAGAAGAGTATCATGAAGTATATAATAGAGCTTTTATTTTAGATATCCCGCCAGGACCTGGTTGTGAAATATTTCATAATTTTGATGATGTATATAAACAAAATCTTGATTCATATGAAATAGCAAGAAACATGCCTGAGCATGTAAAGAAAAAAATAATTTATATTCACCATTTTAGAACTCCCAAATTATGGGAAATATATACAAAAATTTTAAAAGATGGTGAGATGTTTCCAGAATTTGAATATCACGGTACAGGTGGTATTGTAGCAAATATGTCAAGTGATATGTCAATACCGTGTATCATTTATGTCCTTCCTTTAATACCTCTTATTAATCAAGCAATTAAATATGGTAGAAATTATCTTAATTTTCATGTATTGGGTGGTGCAAATTTTAGAGATGTTTTATTTTATGAACTATTTAGAATTACAATGAAAAAGAAACATAATTTTGATTTGAATATGACTTATGATTCATCTGGACCTTATAAACAGGTAATGCACGCTCGCTTTTTACATGCTAAAGATGATAACGGTTATATAAGAAAAATGAGTATTAAACCAAATGATATGGACAAGAGATTTTGGGATGGACGAACAGTTGAACAACATTATCAGCATTTGTTGAACGATTTAGCAGACAGATGGGGATTTAAAAGGATTTTTACTGATACCGTATATGGTATGTATTTGAATAGATCAAAAGTATATACTGAAACTTTCCATGCTGATGTTAAGGCATATTCAATTTTATATGCATTAGATATTTATTGTGAAATCCACAATCAGATGAAAAAATTTGCAAATAAAGTATATCCAGTTTATGAATCTGGTGATTTAGAAGAATTTTATGAAGAATGTTTTGAAATAACCCGAATTATTAATCAAGGAAAATTAACGAAAAAACAAAAAATTAAATCATTCAGTATCCCAAAATCTTTGGATATGCTTGGTGATTTGGATGAAGAATACTGTAAATACTTGATAACAAAATATTTAGCAAAGGATGAATTTATTGAACTAAATGATAAAACTAGGGTACTCACTATATGATAGAAGAAAGATATAATAAGGTTAAAAAATGTTTGATAAGATTAAATAAAGGTGAAGAATGGTGTAAGAAATGTGAAGGTAGTGGGAGTATTATATATAAAAGAGGGACAGGAATGTTTATAGACGGGTGTTCTCTTATATGTAACAGATGTAAGGGTGATGGAAAGGTGGATTGGCTTGAAAAAGCAATAGGAAAAAAATAGAGAAATACATCTTGAAGAAAGTGACATGATATGTATTCAATGCCATGGTACTGGGTTATATGTAACGTTTTATAATAGCGGTGAAGATATTTGGCTATAGTATAGTAAAAAATGGCAGACAAAGAAGATAAAGAAATCCTGGTATCCTTACAAAACCATTCAGAACAAACATATAAAATAGAAATCGTAAACATGCTAAACAGTTAAAGTTTTGAGTGAAATAGAGGGGGTAATTTTTGATAACAGAATCATTTCTTAATTCATGTTTTTCCTTAATATTGAATAAAAATTCGAATGTTAAAAGAACTGGAGCTTTGTATCGTGATGTTCTTGATGTTTTAAATTTTACTGATTCAAGAGAAACATATGAAATACCATTACCAGTTAAAAGTAAATTGGAGTTTTTGAAAAAAATAACAGAAATGTTAATTGGTGGTAAAACTCCTGAAAGTGTTAGAGATAGTATATCATTAAGTGAAAAATTTAAACAGCATCAAGATTTTTTAGATTTAAAAGTTACAGAAGACTTAAATGAAAATATGTTTCAAGATTTTTTACGTCAACTTAGAATCCGAAAAAAAATCGGAGCATTATTTCAAAATTATGATGAACTAAACCATGTATTAGAGTCAATAAAAGATGGGTCATTTGATTCAATTGATGATTTAGTTGATGATTATGAAGTTACAATCAAAACTCTTTATACCAATATGATGGAAAGTAATAGAGCAGTAACAATTGAGTCTGCTGCTTCTCTTGATTTAGCAAAAGATGATTATTCATCTGTAGTTGAAATGATTACTAAAAAATATGAGAAAACAAATAAAACATCAAGCGGGTTTATACTACTTGATGAACCAGAATATTTAAATGGTGGTTATGAACCATCAAGATTATATATATGGGGTGGTGGCTCAGGAGCAGGTAAATCAACTATGTTGAATAATTCAATATACAGAGCTGCTTTAAGCCATCAAAACCTTACAGTTGATGGAACATCAAAACCACCAGTAGCAGGTGAAATTCATAATGTATATCTTTATGTAACTTTAGAAAATACAATTGAAGAAGCCTTAATGAGAACATATCAACCAATGTTTAATGTATCTATACCTCAAATGCTTACACAGATTAAAGAAGGTATTAATATTGGTTCTACAATTCAAAGTGAATTAGCAAAAAATAGTTCTACAATTATTATGAAATATTTCCCAGCAATGAGTATTAGTACACTCGATTTGATGGGTGTTGTTGATGAAGCTATTGAAATGTATGGTGTTGATTCTATTAGAGGTTTGTATATTGATTATCTTGATTTATTAAAAACTGATATGAGATATGATGTTTATAGAATGGAGTTGGGTCATATTACATTATCCCTTAAAACATTAGCTGTTCAGTATAACATTCCTGTAATTACAGCAACTCAGCTTGCAAGGCGTGTATATAACATTCAAGAGTCAAGAGAATTAAATCTTGATCAAATGTCTGAATCTATTAAAAAAGTTGAACATGCTGACTTTGTTGGTTTATTGGGTAAAGATAGTAATGATAATTCAATAGTTCATGGAAAAATTGGAAAAAATAGAGCTGGTAAAAGTAATGTATCATTAGAATTTCAAGTCGATTTTTCTAAATTCAAATTTACGGATGCTTCAGTTGTTGCAAATAAATCTAAAGCAGATGCAACCGATAGTCTTCATATTTTAACAACATCATTTAATGGACTTGATTCACAATTTTAAGTTGGAATCTTAAAATATTATACACCCCAGATTAGAACATAATATTAAACATGAAAATGTTATTAAAATATATATTTTTATCCTTAGGAGGAAAAACAATGAGTACGAAAAAAACTTATATGAGTTTGCTAAAAGAAGCTATTGCTGAATTTGATACCAGTGATAGTGTTGATGTTAAAGGACCGATGTTAGACCCGATCTTATCGTGGGATGGTGATGGTGAGCTCCCAACAAATAAAGATGCCGCTAGTATTCTCGAAAGGTATTATTTCAACGAAAATAAAGATAATGGTATTGAAACTGTTGAAGAGGTTCATGAATCTAAATATCAGAATGACAAAGGATCTTCAGCAGGTGATTCAATGAAACATACTGATGGTGCAGGTACTGAACAAGCTGGCACAAGTGATGCAAAAACAATTCCAGCTTCAAAAACTGAAAAAGCAAAAGATATTGCAAAAGAAGATATTCAACTTGAAGATGATGATAAAGATGATGATAAAGATACTGATGAAAAAGAAGTCGAAGAGTCAGAAGAATTAGAAATGGAAAATGCAATTATAGAAAAACTCATTGCAGAGATGGAAGAAGAAGACGAAGAAGAAGAGGAAGAAGATGACAAAAAATCTGAAGTTGAAGAAGCTGAAATTATGACTCAAACAGGTTCTGGTCCAAAAACAAATGCTCCAAAAGAAAAGAAAGCAACAGGATCAGAAGACGATACAAAAGGTGCTGGTACTGAACAAGCTGGTACTGGAACAGCTGCTGGTGAAATCCCACCTCGTAAAGACCAAGCTGACAAAATGGTTAAACCAAAAAACTACACAGATGAAAATGCTATGATTGAAGCAGCTCTTGCGGAATTGGAACAAGAAATTGCTGAGCAAGCTGATGTTGATGTTGATGTTGATGTTGATGATGATGATGAAAAAGAACTTGATGTAGATAAAGAACTGACAAAAGAACAATCCCCACCTCCAAGCGCAGTTCCAGGTGGTCCTGGTCCAAAAGACAAAGGCGACGATAAAGATGATGATGAGGCTGCTTATTCGGAGGCCTTCAAACTTTTCAAAGATGCAATTGATGCTGAATAAATAAAATAAAGAAGAAAGTAGAAGAATATCTCTACTTTCTTCTTTTCCAATGAAAGGTGAAAATATGGAAAATGTTTTGACATATCGAGTGAAAGTATTTACAAAAAATGCTTTTATTATTTTTCGAGGAAAAAGGATACGAACACCAGTTGATTGTTATGGTGTATTTGATCATGAACTTCCATTATTAAAATTACAGATGTCAAAAGATGCCTTAAAATTTAGTATCACTAAAGAGTCAGTTATAAAAGAAACAATAATTGAACCGTTAGTTATTGAAAAATGTGATGAAGATGTAAAAATTGAAGAATTATATGATCCAGATATTGAAAATAATTCAATTATGGATAGATTATTATCAGATGAAAAGGCAAGAAAATAATGATGAAAATAACTATACATCAAAGTGAGTCAGGAGATATTGAAGTTTATGATGATAGTGATGACTCTATTGACCAATGTTGTGATCGCTTGACAGAATTGATGAAAATGGGAAATATTGCTATCCTTAAAACATCTACATCTCATGTAGTTCTTAGACCAAGTAAGATTGTTAGCATTAGAGTTGAAGATAGTCCAAATTCTCAAGATGTAATTCAACCTGAAGAATCACTTGATAAAGAACCAGTAGAGGATATTATAACTGATGTTGACGCATAATATATTAGTGTTAATTGAAATAATTATATTTGCTGGATGTTTTATATTTGGACTTAAATCTATCCTTAATTTTTTAAAACATAAACAAATTATAATAAATTTTGCTGATTATACTGCTGTATTACAGTATTATATGGACAAGGGATATGATATGATCCATAAAGATCGTATACTTGTTTATTCTCTTGAGGCAACAAAAGTACCAGAGGAAAAAATTAATGTAGTTTCAAGAGATTTTATTACATTGGTTGAAAAACTTTTAGGACCAAGACTTCGTAGCGAAATTATATTTCTTTGTGGAAATTATGAAACATTTGTATTTGTTTTGGTAGAATATTTTAGTACTAGATATGAAAACGATGCAATAAGAAGAGATTCAGTTAGTGAGATGATGGAGTCTGGTTCCCATTTGGAGACATAAAATGGATTTATTAGATGAATATCTCAATATTTTAAATGAAAAACCGAAGAGGACTACTAGATCGACTATTTCTCGTAATACAAAAATTAAACGTGCAACTGGTCAGATGGGTACAGCAATGGCGAGAAAAAAGAATGATCCTATATATAAGAGAATGATTTATTTTCGTGATAATTATTTCAAATATAGAGAAATGATAAGAAAAAAATATTCGCCAAGAGTTAGATCTAGAGCAAGGAGATAGGAGGATGTGTTATGGCATTGGAATATAAAGTTATAACAATTGAAGATTTTTCAGATGATACAGAAACAAAAGCCCTTCTTGATGTACAAGGAGCGGATGACTGGGAATTGGTACAGGCAACATTTTCTCCTGATGCAAATACCGGAAAGGCAACTGCATTATGCATCTTTAAGAAATAAAAGAGAATTAATATAGGAGATAAAATATGGCGGGTATTAATAATATACTCAATAAACTAAAAACTACAATAGTCCAGACACAAACAAAAAAAATTGATGCAAAACTGGATCAAGCTGTTAAGGATATTGTTTCATACCGGAGTCATTCGGGTAGAAATGGTTATATTGAGTTAGTCCGTAGTTTAATTTCAAAAACTGCTGATGTTAAGATCTCCGGTTCTGGTGGTGGTCTTTTTTCTCAAGGCACAACACCTACAGCATTTGGTCAAGGTGCAAGAATATCAAGATATAAATCATATCAAGCAACAATTTCTATGATTAACTATGCTATACGTGCATTAAATGTACTTGTTGATAATATTCTTTCACCTGATGATATTACAAAACAAGCTCTTGAAATAAAACCAAAACTATTTTTAAGTGATGATACATCGGTCGCTTCAAAAGTTAGATATGTAAAAGAAGTAATTAAAGAGGTAGATCTTGAAAGACGTCTTGATTTGATTGTTAGAAACACACTTTTATTTGGAGATCTATTTTGTGAAGTTGGTGGACCCAAGGCAGCTTTAACAAGTCAAACTCTTTTATCAGAAGGACGTCAATATCAACAAACAATTAAAGAACAATATGAATTAGGATTAAGAGAAAAAATAGTTCATAAAGTTGGTAAAGAAGGTACCCTTGAGTTTAATATGGATTATACCTCTTTACAGGAGGCATTAGTTGATCCAAAACCTGATACCAAAAAACAAAAGAAAAAATCAAAACGATTGTCAAATCTTCATTTAATATTTCACGATGCACAATTTGTAGTTAAACTTCAAAGTTCAATGTTTCCTATGTGTTTTGGATATTTAATCTTTCCTGTTAGAACAGTCATGGCTGGTTCAACTCTTGCGGATGATGCAATAAATAATATATGTATTTCCATTATAAAAAGTTTACAACAAAAAATACCCCAAATGGCAGATTTTAAAGATGATAAAGAATTAAAAGATATTATTAGTGCTCTTGTTAGTAATGCAGATTTAAATAAAGCTATGGATATTAGATATTTGCCGCCGGATAAAATGGTTCATTTTTATGTACCAACAACTAAATATCATCCGTATGGCGAATCAATATTCGATAGTACACAATTCACTTCAAAAGTTTTAGCATCTTTGGAAACGGCATTAGCAGTTCAAAGAATATCACGTTCAACAGAAAAACGTAAAATTGCGATTGAAATTGGATTACCACGTGATGCTCGTAAAGCAATTGAGGCTATGAAAGAGGAATTTCGTAAAAGGAAAGTTAGTCTTGATAGTTTCGGAAGTGTTGATACTATTCCAAGTATGATTACAACATTTGAAGATGTTTATATTCCACAAAAAGATGGTAAACCGTTTGTTGATATTTCTACATTCAATGAAGGTAATGTAGATGTTAGAAGTAAAGTTGATGAATTAAAATTTTTAAGGGACCAAATGGTCTCTAGTTTGGGTGTTCCTCCATCCTTTATTGGGATTGAAGAAAACCTTTCAAATAAAGGAGCTCTTAGTGAAGAAAATATTCTATTTGCAAGAACTGTTATTGGTCATCAAAAATATTTAACACATCAAATATGTGAGTTAGTACAAAAAATATTTGATGTAATTGATCCAGAAGAAGCTCTTACAATCTTAGAGCATGTTGATGTTTCATTGCCTGTACCCAGATCATTACAATTTGAAAGAGAAGCCAGATATATGAATGAACTTTCTACTCTGGTAGAAAATCTTGAACGAATTGGTATTCCTAAAGGGTACTCTACTCGTAAATATTTGTCACAAATTGATTGGGAAGAAGTCAAAAAATATGAAATTGATGATAAGATTGATAAAATCATCGATCCTTCCAAAAAAGATGATGACGGTATGGGAGGCATGGGCGGAATGGGCGGAATGGGAGGTGAGGGTGGATTTGGAGGCGGGATATAATGCAATATAATACTTTTTTAAAACATTTAAAAAATTTAGTTGAGCAAACTATAACATATACTCCACCAAATAGACAACGTGATTATCATGATAATTATGATAGATATGTTGATTTTCCTCATGTTGATGATGATCAAACCTATATAACACATCGTTCAATGGAAAAAACCGATATTGATGAACAAGACTGGGGTAGTGATTCAAGTCATGCGGCAGGTACACCGCCTCATATAAAAAAATCTATAGCAACAGAACAAGAAACTGAACCCGCAATAAAACCGGAAGAAAAGGGTGCAGCAGCTGGTGGTGAAGAAATGCCTGGTATGGATGATAGTACGTTGGGAGCTGATGTTTCTGCTGGTGGAGTTCCGGGTATGGATGTAGGAATGGGCGCTGGAATGGGCACTGGAATGGGCGAACCACTAGTAAAGTTAACTTCAACAGAAGTCGGTAGAGTATATGAACTCAAAAAGATTTATTCCAGACTTTCATCAGTTGAATCATATTTATCAAGAGCAACAGATCAATCAATATTAGAATTGAGAAAATATGTTGCTCAGTCAATTGATTTATTTGAAATTGTAATGGCAAATTATGATCAATTTAAAGAGAACGTTGATGAGATTATAATTCAATATTATGAGTTTTTGGATGTTATATATAGTTCTCTAAGAAAATTCTATAAAGATATTAGGAGTTAAAAAAATGACAGGACCAAATTTAATAATGGAACAAGCTCTTTTTTCTGAGGCAAAAGTTTTAAAGAGTACACCAACAAAAGCTATATTCTCGTGTCCTATACAATCTGTTGATGAAGTTAACCAAAACCATAGACTATACCCAAGTTCTGTTTTACAGGAAGGTATGGGTAATTGTGATTCGAGAATGAAGAGAAGAGCTTTTTATTCTGAACTTGATCATCCTTTTCCTTCTGGTGTAGACGCTGTAGATGGTATTAGACAGACCACTGTTTCTCTTGAAAAGGTATCACATATTTTAAGAAGCTATGACTTTAAAGGAAAACAATTAGTCGGAGAAATGGAAACAACCAGTACACCCAATGGTAATATTCTTTGTGGTCTTTTAAGGGATAAAACAGGTGTTGGTTTTAGTATGAGAGGTCTTGCTGAACTTGAAAGAGGTCAAGATCATAATGTTGTTAAATCTCCTCTTACTATTATTGCATTTGATGCAGTTTCTATGCCATCACATAAATCAGCAGTTGTTGATTTCAATGAAATGAAGTTTGAAAGTAATATGTTATTTGAAAGTAAAAGTGGTGTCGTATGTGTCAATGGTAAATGTTTTATGCCTAACTACTTTGACAAACTAGTCGAAACTAAGATGGTTACTTTTTTTGATAGGTGGGTATAAATGCAATTTTGCGAATATGGTTGTGGTCAAGAAGCAAAATATCAATTTAAAAATGGTAAATGGTGTTGTGAAAAAAGTAAAAATTCATGCCCTAAACAGAAAAAAATACTTGCTCAAAAAAACAAAGGTAAAAAACGAAGTGCTGAAACAATACAAAAATTAAAAGAAGCAAGGAGAAATATATCAAATGAAACTCGGGATAAAATGAGTAAAAGTCACTTAGGTAAAAAACAACCATATTCTGTAAAAAGAAAAATAGGTATATCTCTTAAACAAGCATATAATGAAGGTAGAAAAAAATATGTCCCTATTTCAAAAAAACGAAAATATACAAATGAATTTAAGGAGAAATTGATATATAGATGTAAAAATGAGTTAATAATTATAAATAAATTAACAATTGAAAAAATAAAAAAGAAGTACCCATTTTTTTCAAAAATAGAAGAAATGAGATATAATCCAGACAAACCTGAAGAAAAAGAAATACAAGTTCATTGTAAAAATCATAATTGTCCAAATTCGAAAGAACAAGGTGGCTGGTTTACACCAACTTATCAACAAATAAAAACAAGAAGAGATTGGCTTGAACATGAAGGAAAAGATTTATGTTATTTTTATTGTTCTGATGAATGTAAAAATGAATGTCCTCTATTTCGTTTAAAGGGTAATCCTTTGAAAGAGTCCCAAAAATTATATACTATTCAAGAATATCAAATATTCCGTGAATATGTTCTTGAAAGAGATAATTACATATGTCAATACTGTGGTGAAAAGGCTGAACATATACATCATGAAAGACCACAAAAAATAGAACCATTTTTTGCACTTGATCCAGATTTATCATGGAGTGTTTGTAAAAAATGTCATTATAAATATGGACATAAAGATGAATGCTCAACTGGTAACTTAGCAAACCAAATATGTATATAAAGGAAAATAAAATGGAAATCATTAGTGAATCACACAATCTTGAATCAAAAGAATTATTACCACAAATATTACTTCGTATTTTTTCAATATGTAAAAATGATTCAACCTTTCCACTTAAAAGTCAATTGAATGAAATTGAGAAGAAAGTTTATACGTTACAAGAGAAACTTCAACGTCAAACAGCGTTATATAAAAAATCTTCTGAATTACGGAATGACTTACAAAAAAGAGTTGATATTTTAGAGCAGAAAAATTATGATGTGAAAAATAGACTGATAGAAGAATTGGGGAGTGAAATATGAATATTACAGAAACTAGAATCCCAGACGTAACAAATGAAAATATTCCAAAATCTAAAAAAATACTTGTTGATAATATTATAAAAAATGTGTATCCACTTTTTGATGAAGTTTACACAGAAAAAACAGAGATAATTCAAAATTTAAAGACCAATATTAAAATTAAAACTCGTGAGCTTCAATCTGAAAAGAAAACCATGGAAAAATTAATGGAACAATATACCCGTTCAAAAAAGGTTGCAAAACTTCTTGATAGATTGGATAAATTGGTTGGTTCTGGTCTTATTTATGATGGAACATTGAAACATGAAACAGTTATTTTATTAAAAATAATTCATAAACTTCCAATTGAAAAAATTGATAAACAATTAGCAAAAACAATTCATCTCATAAATAAAAGATTTATAAAAATTTAATTACCACATTTCATATCATTATAATTACAACCCTCTATTTTATGAACTTCTTTATGACAATCTTTACATAAAGTAATTACTTTATCAAGATCAGCACTTTCAAGAGGTTCCCATCTAATTCCTTCTATATGATGACAGTGTAATCCTGTTTCAAGTTCATCTTGATGTTTATTACATCTTTGACAAGTATAATTATCAAGTTCAAATCTCATTTGACGAAGTTCAGGTTGAACTTCTCTGGATGTAGCTGGTTTATAATTTTTAGAATAGGATATTTGGTGAAAAATTGGGCATTCTCTTTTACATTGTTCTGAACAGTATAATCTTTGTTCCCCATGATTTCTACCTTCTAAAGATCTAATTCTTTCATATATATTTATGACTCCAGGAGTAAACCATTTACCACAATATGCACATGTTACTTGTAAGATATTTTTATCATTGGGGTCTCTTCTGCATTTTTCAGCATATGAAATTTTTACAGCATATGTATCATACATTGGAATATTATTATTATAATAACCACCTGACCATTTTGGATGTTTTTCTTTTTTGAAATTTGGTCTTGTTAATCTTATTTTCTTAAGAATCTCAGGTTTATTCATAGCTTCTTTAGTGGTTTTACTTATTTTTTCCTTTTCTTCATCAGTTCTTGGTATACCTTTATTCCATGCTTTTTTACCTTTATTTTGTTTTCCACATTTTTGTTTATTTTCATCACTATGTTTTTTTCCATAGAATGGATTGTTAACTCCTTTATATTTTTTATTTTGTGATGGACATTTTAAATAATGAGAGGAACAACACCATTTACCATTTTTAAATTGATATTTTGCTTCTTGTTCACAACCATATTCACAAATAACCATATTGCAATTACTCCTTTTTTTAATTTTGTTCTTACGCTTATTGGAGTCGACCCATCTATATAATTAAAGAATAAAACTTATAAAAAAATTAACTCTCAGATTAAAACTCATAACAAAAAACTACATTGAGAATTAAACTAATTATAATTTTTGGTACTATTTATAAAAGTTAATAACTTATATAACATAATTTTAAGAACATAATATAAATCGTAGGACATTTTATCTAAGTCGTTTATTACTAATAAACCTTAAAAGGGGGATTATAAAATAATGAAAGAGTTACTGACAGAAGTATATAAAACTACAAAAAAAATTTCAGGAGTTGACCCATCAAAACCTGGCAATATGAAAGCAGTTCTTGTTGATGATGCCGCCTGGGAATCATATGTGACAGGTCTGGCAGAGTCAATTGAGAATAAAAAAGATCGTACTGCATTTGTACAACTGGCAGAAAATACAAGAATTAATTTACTTGAAAATTCAATGTTTCAAATCAATCCATATGAAACTTTGACCCTTCCAATTCTTCGTGTATTTTACCCTAAACTAGTGGCTAAAGAACTAGTAACAGTTTCACCGATGGATAAACCTGAAACTGTAAAAGCATTTGTTAAAGCACAATTTTCACCATCAAACAGTTCTACACAGTATGATGCACCTGTTACCAATACAGATATTTCACGCGGTGTTGCTTTTGGTACTCCTATTGCTGCTTCATTATCTGTTCCAAGTAGTGGTTATGATGTTTTGAATACAGCTGGTTTAAATTCAACTGAAGCTCATTTAGAGAGAGATTTTGAAATTACTGGTGTTTCTGCTGATGGAACTACTTGGGTTGATGTTTCAATTGTACCTGCTGTTGAAGGACATTTTTCAGCAAGTGTTAGTATCGGTGGTGCTGCTGATGTTATTTCTGGTAAAGTTGATTACTTAAATGGTTTAGTTGATATTTCTAGTACTACAAGTACTGTTCTGTTCGCTCGCTATCAAGTAACTACTTCTCTGGAAGAAAACAGAATTAACCCAAGAGTTACTTTAAATGTTGATAAAATCAGATTGTATGCAAGAGATAGACAAATCAGTGCAAATTGGACCATTAATATGGAACAAGATATGAGAGCTCTGTTTGATATTTCAATGCAAGCTGAAATTGTTAATATTCTTGGCCAACAAGTTGCATTAGACATTGATAGAGAAATTATCAATGCTCTTATTACTGCTAATACAAGATTGAATGCTGCAGATCACCAAGGTACATTCAATAAAACTCCACCTGTTACATACACTTGGGGAACTAAGTATTGGCACGAAAACATTATTCCTGAATTGAATGCTCTATCAGGTCAGATCTACACTGATACAAACATTGAAGCTGGTAACGTAATTGCTGCCAATCCACTTGATGTTGCTATTCTTGAAGATCTACAAACATTTAATTACACTGGTACTTCTTCAGTTGATGGTGACCTTGGTTATCGTTCAGCTACAGTTGCTGGTGGAAAATGGAAGATCCTGACAAGTTCAGTTGTAACACAAGGAACAATGTTGATGGTTTATAAACCAGTTGAAGAACTGAAGGCTATTTATTTTTACAGTCCTTATGTGCCAGCAGTTTTACATCCTTATCCATTGGGTTACACACCAAGCTTGACAATTCTTAGTCGATATGCCACAGCGCTTGTAAGATCATCGGGCGTAGCTACTTTAAGTATTGGTGCATAACGATGTTTTAAAGGTTTACCTTGAGACAGTGCAATAGTCTCAATTTACCCGACAGGAATGACTCCTGCTTATCTACGAATGAGTAGGAGTCATTTTTCCGTCGGTATTTTTATAATATAGAACAAAATTATATGAGACGAATAACAAGAAAAGAAAGAAATAGAATACATCTTGTAAAAGATGTTCCTTATGTAACTTGCCCATATTGTGGAAAACAAATGCAATTTTTACACTGGCAACATTTAAAGTTACACAATAAAAATATTAAAGATGTTAGAAAAGAGTTTCCTGATATTCCAACAATGACAAAAAAAGATACAGAAAAAAGAAGTAAAAGAAGAGTAAAATGTGAAAAACAAATTATTGATACATGTAATCAACTTTATGGAGGAATGGGATATTCTAGTGATAAACTATTAAAAAAATCTGAAACTACAACAAGGAATAAATATGGCAATAAAAATGTTATGAAAACCGATCATGGAAAAAGTTATTTTAAAGGAGATAAGAACCCTTTGAAAGATCCAGAATCTGCAAAAAAAGTTTCGGAATCAATGAAAGGAAGAAAATCACCACTTAAAGGAAAAACATATGTTGAAATACTTGGGGAAAGAAAAGCATTAGAAAGAAAATTAGAACTAAAGAAATCTGGTGCTTATGGTTGTTCTATAACACCTCGTATTTCAGCTCCTCAACTACAACTCTTTGAACTGGTTAAAAAGAAATACCCTACTGCTGTATTGGAGTATCCAGTTCTTGATTATTGCCTTGATATAGCTGTTCCTGAATTGAAATTGTGTTTTGAATATGATGGTTCATATTGGCATGATATTGAAAAAGATGCAATTAGAGATCATATATTAGAAAGTTATGGATGGACTATTAAACGATTTATTGATAAATTACCAGAATATATTAATTAAAACTATATTTTTTTCCGTCGGAACATTTAAGAACATTTTGTATTTGCAAGATTTGATGTCGAACATAACCCATAATGTAATGTAAATAACGAGTCTATATTCATACTAACATATAGACCCATTATTTACATTATAACCCCTTAAATGCATTTATTTAAAATCTAACGAGGTTACTTCTACATTGGCGATCATACGACCGCCCACCATTTGCGTATTAATGAGTTTACCGAGAACACATACTTCTTTCTTTTTGGTATCATGTGGTGGTTTGGTCTCATGTGGTGGTTTGGTCTCATGTGGTGGTTTGGTCTCATGTGGTGGTTTGGTAATTTCTATCTTGTCATATACCATGGCAAGTTTGTTTGATTTCTCCGGTTTCTTGACGTAAGAAGTCAACTGGGTGTCCTTGGTATAATAATCCTTGTAAACTTTCTGAATTTCATTTCTTCTGGCCATACCATACAGACTTATACGAATTACTTTATCAGGTGCCATCTTTTTAGCCTCGGGTAAAAGACTACGTACTTGGTTATATGAAATACGACCTTTGATAACACCATCATTGATCCCTCTACGAACTACATTGGTAATACCGCGAAATCTTGTTTTCATACTGTTTCCTTTTTTTTATTTCTGTGTATTCTATGCCTTATTAAATCATTGATATAATCAATTATTCCTTCTTAAAAAAAGACTGACATATGCCAATCTTTTTCTTATTTGGCTACACTTATGCACTTTCGATGATATGTTCACACAAACCTCGTATAATTTCAAAATTTGTATAAAGATTAGGGTTGTCCCGATGCCCAAGATGTTTACCACAATGATTACATTCATAACCCAGCCAACCTGTATCATCATAACCTGCATCTAAACATGACAAATTATCTATAGGATTTTTACAATACCAGCAATGAGTTATATACAATGGCTGAACATCCTCAAGTAAATGATTCATAGTAATAATCTCCTTTAAAATAAATTATTATTTATATTCACATATTAATATATATAGTTAAATCATTTATCCTTCGTTTTCTAATTTATAAACAGATTCTTCAATAACATTAACGATGGTTTCATTTGTATGACCGAATTTTTTAGTTCTAAAATAATTCTGGATTAAAGCAACAAATTCCCCACATTCACCAGATATTTAAAGTAGTTATAGAAGAAGTTCAGGGTCGAGTTACATCATAATATTATCCCTTTATATTTATTAGTGGTTTGGCATGATCAATTATATTTATAACTATTCCATTTTGTTTTTTGATTACTTCATAGACATTCTTATAAGCGTCAGGTGCTTCATCTATTGTTGACTGATCGACCTTAGCAACAATACCTTTCATTTGATTTTTGAAAAGTTTCATGTCAATTGTAGATTTGGCTTTCTTTCTACTCATCGTTCGTCCAGCACCATGTGAAGCTGAATTTAAGTATTTTTCATTACCTAAACCTTCTGTAACATATACACCAGTTTTCATATTACCAGGAATAATTCCAATTTGCCCTTTTTCAGCAGGTGTTGCACCTTTTCTGTGTAGAACATGCGTCCCTTTTACCTCTGCATGATTATGATTTTCATTAATCATATGATCATGGACTAAAATACTTATTTCGTGCTCATTATAACCAAGCAGTAAAAGAATTTCACTTATCATTAATTTTCTATTATCAATAGCGTACTCAAGGGCAAAATTCATATCTTTGAGATATTGCTGCCCTGATTCACTATTGAGATGAAAGAAACCTTTTGGCAAATCAATATCAATTTTCTTTGAAAGTTTCATATAATAGCTGGCAATCGAATGACCAATATTTCTTGAACCAGAATGAACAGTTATAGTTAGGTAACCTTTATTATTTTCACCTATTTCAATGAAATGATTGCCGCCACCTAAAGTACCAAGTTGAACATTTAGTTTATTATCAACTTTTTTCTGTAGTTCTTTATCTCTAGATGCGCTTTGAAAATCATAATAAACGTATCCATTTTTTCTAGAATTAAACCCAACAGGTATCGTTTTATAAATATGTTCAAAAAGTTTTATTTTTTCTGATTCTTGTTTAAAGAACTCTTTTGCTTTAATTTTTGTTGCAATATAACACATACCACAACCAATATCATATCCTACATATTCAGGAGATATTACATTATCAAGTAATGCTACACCACCAATCGGTAATGTGTAACCTGTATGACAATCAGGCATTACCGCTAATTTGATTAAAAAGTCAAGTGCAAGGGCTTCATATATTTGTTGTTGTGCAGTCTGTTCTAATTCATGAATAGGAATTAAACTAAAGAGTTTTTCTAATTTTTTAACAGGATTTAAATTTTCTGTGTTTTTAGACATAATTTACCTTTTTAATACAGTTGTTATACATTGTCTTTTTTCACTCCATACTACTCGTATGGGGTCGCAATATACAAATTCTAAATCATAAATTATCTGAATATTGTTTTTGCCGCCTTCTTTTTTAACCATTATAGTATTCTGAGAATTTAATATTTTTTTACACATATTATCATATTGTTTTATTGTAAGATCATCAATATTGTATCTTTGTTTTAAACGTAATTTTGTATGGTTAAAACTATAAGTTCTATCTTTTTTTGTTTTCATAATTTTTTTGGCATCATTCTTTCAAAATGGTTCAAATGAAGTTGTTCAACTTTTTTATTAAGATTTGCTTCCAGCTCTTTATTGATATTCAAATTTTGTGTTTTCAATTCACCAATATGAAGTGCTCTATTAGCAAGGATGTGACCAAATCTTTCTGGATCTACTTCTATCATTTCAAGACATTCTGGATGGTAAAAAATTCTTTTACCAAGTTCACCATAAATACCATATTGATGTACAGCATGAAAGAAACCCGTTTTTTTACCGCAAAAGTAACATTTTAGTTTACCTATTATTAATGCCATATTTTCCTTTCATAAATAACAAAGTCATCTTACTTAATAAGTCAAATTGACTCTGTTATTTATAATTTACATTTTTATATATTATCAGTAAATTTTTTCCAGGCGCCTTCCATTTCTTCTTTTAAGTTTTCATGAAGGGTGTTTAATAATTCTGTAGAATCAGGATTGTCTCCATATTTTGGATTGGTCCAACTTTCATATGCACTTTCTAGTTTTTCCAAAAGATATTGGCCAACAGATTCTTTCTTCATATGACCTCTTGGTCGAAAAACATCTGAAAAATCGTACATATGTACCTGAACTGCTCCTTTTGGTATATCTTTTGAATTAACAAATTTAACTTTTGACCAGTCTACCATTATTCACCTCATTTTAATTTCATAAAGTTTGTTACTTCTAAAGAATCTAACTTGATTTCCTTCTTTACAAAGTCTCATTGTTGAGTTGATAATAGGATCCTCAATTCGTTTGATATTATTTTTATCAAATTTATTGAGAAATATTTCCACTGCATCAGTATCTGTAATTAATACACATACCCCATTATCAAGACATGTAAAATTAATTGGTGTATAATCTACATTCTCTTCTATACGACATTTATATTTATTATGTTTATTATCAAATATAATAATGAATCTGTTATATACACCACCTTTATGACCAGTTATAACACAAATCTTATTTTCATATTTAGCATCCATGATTTGAAAGTCATTAAGTTCAGGAATAGATTTGATAATAAAATAACTTTTATCAAATGAGGGTAATGGTATTACCACATATTTTTTTCCAATAATACTCTGAATTATAACATTACTAAACATTTGACTTGAGTTAGGTTCTATATTCCATACAGTTTTAACAATGGGATGAATTTTTTCACCCATATGTTTGAATGTTAATTCTATCAGTTTCTCTTTATTTTTTAAAAATAGGACATTGTTGGTTATCATCAGGTCAGTACATTCAAGATCAATTTCTGGATTAATTCCGCCCATAGATTTAAATTTTACTCTTTTATTTTTAATTTTAACAAGAATAGGATGATTCCTTAAAGGAGTAAAAAGTATCTCAACACCAATAGGGAGTTCATAATCTGTTTTACCTAAATATAATCTCTCTTTTGTTTTAGTAATACCAAGAGATGCATTATGATAAAGAACATCCCCTAAAAATTCCTGTAACTCTATGATTTCAAAATTATCAGTATTTTGAACAAGTTGAACAACAATCTGTGCAACTCCTGCTACACCAGGCATAGCAGGCGGTGGCTTTCGTAAACCATTTTCAAAAATATTATAGAACCAATCTTTATAAGATGCTGGAATTAAAGAAAAATCTCTGGTTGTTGGAGGTAAGGATACAGAACCATTGAAAACTGATACACAATCAATAATTCTTTTTTTAAAATCATTCTTTTTATATCCTCTATGTTTTCCCTTAAATGGATGTATTCCGATAAATAATTGAAAAGCAATAATTCCAAATGAAAACCAATCTGATAATACTGTAAACTCTTTGGTTGTCCAATCTCTAATTGAAGGCATAATTGCTGTTGGTGGATATGATGGAGTTTTCCATGCATTTACATCGATAAAATATGGGGTCACAAAGTCTTTTGAAACCATGTAATTCAGCTCATTATTATCAACTATCAAACATTTTTTATCATGAATAAATTGAGTAGTATGTTTAATATTTTCAACCAATTCAATAATTTGATCGTTTTCAATTGCATTGTTATTTCGAAAAGTGTTTGTAAATAATTTGCATAAAGTAACAATATCTTCTCCTAACCAATTCATTGTAAAACCAATTTCGTGCTTTTTTTCATCGAATACTACATCCTGAGGTCTTACAATACTATCATGATTAAGTCTAGATAGTTCCCCAATTTTTGCAATAGGGATCATTTTTGTTAAATCATTATATATTTTGAAGGCTATGTTACCTTTTTTGTATATACTACCTTCGCCACCTTTGGTAACATAATCATTTTGGACTAAATTCACCTTATGCCCATTTACATAGACAATCATAGGATTCTCCTTATATATTAATTCCAGGAATTAAATTAAATACTTGTGGATCAAAAACATCAAAGATATAACATTTTCTAAACGTGAGAGTATCTTCAATTGCATATGAATTAATTCCTAATTGATAATAAATTTTTCCGGTTATATTATCACCATTAATCTCTTTTACTTCTACCCAGAAGTATTCACATTCATTTCTTATTTTAACATAATGTCCAACCTTAATATTATTGAAATAAACTGGGTTGATAGCTCGAGTGTTAGTCGGGCATAATTCTTTCATTATTTTTGGTTCTGTAAGATCAGTTGGATTATAGTGTGCCATTAATCTATCCTCATATATGCTCCTACTGAAAGATCATCGTAGTGAACGATATCATCTTTGGTAAATTGATTCAGAGCTTTTTTTAATCTTCGTTTAAGAAATTCCCCTTTGATGGTTTTAAATGCCATTATACTGGATAAAACTTCAAAAATAGATATCATATCTTTTTCAGTTGGGGTCTTCTTTATAAAAGATTGAATACCATCTGAGCAAATTAAAAGAGACTGGTATTCTGACATTTGATAACGTCTAGTAATTTGTGCATCATATGCATATTCTTTTGAGATTGAAACTGTTTCACTCATTTGTGTTTTAAATATTTTTGAATTTTTATTTATGTGATATATCTTATCTCGATCTTCATCAATGTAATATGTTAAATAATAAGGAGCATTTTTATCAAATTCAACAGAATTAAATTCTATAATACCAGAATTATTTTTGCATATAATAGCACCATCTCCATACATAAATACATTGATAATCCCATCTAATTCAAATGAAATAATTAGGGTTGCATCAAGGCAGCTAATGGGCAAACCCAATTGTCTAGCTGTCAATTCAGCATTATGAATTATCCAACTTCCCATTTTATAATAATCAAGATTATGAAGATTACTCTGTCGATATTTTAAATATTGTTTAGCCAGATGACAAAGTATTCCTGCACCCATTTCAGTATTATTAGATGAAGAACATCCATCAGATAAAATTAAGAAAGGAGTAGGGGTATTACCTTGAATTATATAGTCTTGACAAATTTTATGACTATCTCCTATCTTCAAAAATGTATCAGTATTTATCATTGTTAGTTCCTTTATAATTGTTTATTACCTTTTTACTCGTCCATATCTAGCATTTTTCGTAAGGTTTGTGAATTGTGTGCATGACCAGCTTCGCGTACATAAAATTGATATGGGAGGAGCGCTGTAGATGGTGTTATCTCGACTCCTCCTCCCATTAAAATTAGGCAGCCACTCGGGCTGATTTTATATATGTTCGTTTTAGAATTGAAACTGAATGTTCACCAACTGCTGGTTGAAATAATTTCAGTCGTTGCCATTTGATTCGTTTTCCTGGCATGACAAAATCCTCTTCCCATTTTACATTTTTGAACCAGGATGGCATTCTTTCAGGATTTATATAGTGGGCGTATTCTGATGCTCTGGTCATAAAGCGCAGTTTGGAGTTAACTTTCATTAGTTCTTTTCTGTCTGTATATGCAGCTACAAGCCCTTTTTGTGTTTCGGGATATATATGATATGTACCGGATCTAAATGTGTCTGGTGTATAAACCATAGATTCAAATGCAACAAATTTCTTTTGAATTGAATCCCCATATGTATAGTTATGGGTTTCTGGTTTTTCACTTGTTGTTGGAAAGTCTATACCGGCAGCCTTAATACGTTTTATTTCCTTGTTCAAAAAGGCAGCCTGGTCTGTCAATCGGTCTTCCAACATTTTGGTAATAATATAATGATGACCGAAAAATGATGTCCATCGATTCGGGTGAATGAAATTTTTAAATATGATTTTATTTCCAGACCATAGTTTGTTTTCTGTAATGAAACGATTTTCTCTTATGGTAGGATCGAATTGAATTGTTTCCCATCCTGAGTAAAATTTACCATCCTTTCCGGTAATTGAAAATGTGCGAACATCACCAACTTTGTCTTCACCAATAATATTCTGATCTATTATATTGACATTGAAAGAAAAGAAAAATTTATTGGCTCCAACACTGATAAGCTCCCCGTTACGATTAAATCTAGATTTTAATACCTGATCTTCACGTATTTTCGTTTGAGTGTGGGGTTTGTAAGTTGGAATGTTAATTATAGCACCACGACCGGCAAGCGAATATAGAAAACATGCTAAATCCAAATCTGTACCTTTAAATATTCCATAATCATCATATGCAGGACTGGGTTTCCTGGTAAAAAGGTCATAGTTCCACCATTCAATGACTTGATCACAAATTGGTTGAATTTCAGCGTTTCGGTTAAGGATTGATACAACAAGTGGATTCGACAAAATAGTTTTAATACTTTGGGCAACATGCTTTGGTGCTGTCATATATTTGTTCCTTTTTTATGGTTGCATATTAGCAACACGGTTAAGTTCACGAACAACATTAGTTGCTTCTTCTGCACAAAATTCATCTGGTACTATCAATGATTTATATAAAACTTCTTTTTCATGAAAATAAAATTCCTGGGTAATAATTAAACAATCTGGTAAACTTCCTCCTAACTCATAAATAATAGTTGCAGCTCTTTTATGGACTGTATTGTATGCTACTATATTTCCTTGAGAATAGATTGTATTCTTACGATTAATCCACTTTATATCCTTTTTAAATGTTCCATCTTTAGGACGAAGTGTTGTAATCAATATATATTTATCTGTATTATTGTGTTTCCATACATGATATTCTCGAATTGCTATAGACTTCTCTATATTAACACTTTTACTACCCAGGTATTTATATGTTGGAAATATTGCGATTTCATTATGATATAGTGGGCGAAAATAATTAATATCTTCAATAACATCAGTTTCTATTTTTTCTACTCCAACACAACCTATTGTTATTAATAAAGATATTAACAGAATAAATTTTAAAATATTTTTCATATATGATCCTTTCTGAAAACTTTTGACATAAAAACACCTATATTTTTATGTCAAAAGTTTCAGATAAAATTAGAAGGTCAAGGTTTGGCTTGGTGCGCCAGTTCCAAGAGCTTGACTTTGGCTACTGATACTTTCACTTACAAAGTTGGCCAGCTTTGCCAGTTTGCCAGCTGTTGCATCTCCGATATCAATAAACTGCGTTAACCCGGCATCCTTGCAAAACCTTTCCAGTGAATCTATAACCTGTTGTTGTTTATTAACTTGTGGATCTTTCAAAGCAACCACAATGATAACATTTGATTCGATTTCTTCATTCAACATGGCATCCGTATTTTTATCTTTGATTGATTTGGGTGTCATGGTAGATCGGTTATCCATTCCATCGGTAATGATATAAATTGCACCATTACAATCAAAATCCTGATCAATCAACCGCTTAGAATATTCCAAGGTGGCACATACTGCATCATACGTAGCATCAAAGAGACTGGTCATACCATCGGGATACAAAGGAGAATAAGAATTTATGTCGATATCTCCAAGATTAATGAAACCATGAACTTCAATGATATTTTCGTTAAACAGTAAAATACGAAGCAGTAGATTTTCTGACCGGGGGCTTTTCTGACATGCTTCAATTATGGATTTGATAGCATCCAGTAGATCATCGGCGAATCTGATTACGCTACCGGAAATATCGCACACAATGGTCACCAGTGTATATTCGGTTGCACCCAATTCTTCAATTCTTATAGCAGAGAACTTGAATGAACCAGGTCCTTTAATATCAATTACTTGTGTATCATCTTTCCCCATCATTTTTGGCATTGTATATTACTCCTTTTAAAATGTTATATTATTGTCAATGATGTATCTCCCAATACGGCACTCATAATCTGGACTGCTTTCAATTTGTGTGTGACTGTAACATGGGGTTTCTTTATACCACCATTTTGAATGAATACTACATGAATATTCTCCAGGTTTTGAACCTCTTAAATGTTTACAAGGACCATTCCCTTCATGTATGTCTATATTGTTTTCACTTATGGGTTTTTCTGGATCATCAACAATTACAACTATATATTTATGACAGCAATACCCACAACGAAGACATATCATAATAAATATTCTTTAGTTGTACTGACTTGCATTCCTCTTGCTTGCATATCCGCAACAAACTTATTACCAATGTCCGAAAATAGTGTGGTGCCGGGAGGATCAGCTACATCAGATGTGGCATCTGTAAGGAGTACCATCTTTTTGATACTTTCCTTGCCAAATTCATCGGCAATGTCGATAACTGTATTTGCCAAACAATGTGATCTGGCTTCACCGGCAAGTAGGATAACATCTGCTTTTTCAAGGGTGTCAATCAACTTCATATTGATATTTGTATCAGGATCTGATGTGTCAACCACGTCAGCCTTAACGGCAGAGTAATGTTCAGTTCGATAATTGGACCCCTTAGTTACATAATCAATGATACCAAATTGTTCCTCCCATTCAAGAAATGCATCAAATAGAGGAGCATCAGGCTTTTCATTTATAACAGAACCACCCCAGCTACCGATAAGACAATGTGGAGGCCAAATACAAAGCGGATAACGTTGGTTATCTTCTAGAGCCTGAACATAATCCTGAACACGCTTCTGAAACTGTGGGTTTGTAGAACGATATAATCCTTGTTTTACATCTGATACACTGATGACTGTAAATGGGTCGGGATGTTTGCCGGCGGAATTGATCCAGAAAATCGGGTGGGCGATGTCAACAAAATGATGACTGTCGAGGGTAACATGAATATCATCAATCTTTTTTTTAAGTCGTATTATCATTGCTGCTAATCGTGCCATATCTTCGGTTGCTCCGGGAACATACAAAGAACCATTTGGATGACAAAAATCATTCTGTGGGTCAACAACTAATAATTCAATTTGCATTTTTTCTCCTTTTGAAGTTTTTTGTTTAACTATACAAGAAACCTATAAGTATTGCAAAGTTATCTGGTTAGTAAATCTGCTTCTTTATTGAAACCACGTTTTACATGTTCAAGTTTCCACTCAGTAAAATAATGTTTTAATTTATATCTTACTTGATTGCAAAGTATTAATAGTTTTGAATCTTTAACTTTCCATTTACCGTTTACTTGATTTACCACAAGAGCTGAATCTCCAAATATTTCAATACTTTTGATATCAGCTTTTATAGCTTCATCCAATAATCTTTTCAATGACAAATATTCAGACTGATTATTTGTACCATAATCTAACTCTTCTGAATACTTAATAATAACGGTATTGGATTTGTCTTTTATAACTCCTCCTATTGTCATAATACCAGGATTGGGTTTAGAAGAACCATCAAAAAATCCTTTAAATTTCATCCCATAAATCCTTTAAATTTAGATGTTTTATTCTCTTGAATATAATATACTACATTTTTGATAATATACTTTACGTCTTCATTTGAATAATTCAAATTTTCTAATTCATTTCTGAAACCTCTTATAAGTAAAGCTGTACTATCACTTGATCTAAATGGTTCTGCTCCATAAGCTTTTAAAAAAGCTTGAAACATAGTAGGGATTTGAGGATATGAATAATTGGTTGCAGCCCTACTACGTTTTTTAACATCATTTCTCCATGAGTTTAAATTACTACAACAACCAGCCCCGGCGTATAATTCTTTTCGGTAACCTTCTCCAATTAATCCTGGAAGACGCATAAGACCACAAAAATATCGTCCCTCAGATTCATCCCATTCAAGTTGGGGGCATTCAGTTACTCCTGGATATAATCTTCTTGCTGCCTCACATGGAGTTTTTAAACAACAATAACCACAACCAACACAAGATTTAATTTTCATAATTTTATTTTTTTAAAATCCAAATATATGTGGAGTTTTACAAGGGCATGTCAACAATCGATCTCCACGCTTTAGATCAGCCTCCTAATATATTTTTTTTAAATTAGTGTTTGTTTTCTACTATATATATAATCTAGGAGGAGGTGTGTAAACACCCCCTCCTTTAACAATTCCTTAAAAACCTACTCCTTTTTATTATTACGTGATAGACCTAAACTCAAATTACTGGCACCAAGAATGGCTGCTGCACCCTCAAGACCACCTGCCTGACCCATAACAAATGTAGTCGGGAATTTGATCATATTGGGATGTGACGATGCTGCCGCAAGAACTTCTTTTACATATGCAAGTTCAAATGCCTTATCTTGGCCAAGCACGAGAGCCTGAGCTTTCTGTCCAGAGGCAACTGCTTTCAAATAATTTTCTTCACCTATACCCTCTTTCTTACGGGCGGCTGCATTATTATCTGCAATAGTAATACCGATTTGGGATTTCATCAAACGACCTTGTTCATCGGCACGTGCTCGCTCTTTTTCAGTTTCAACACGTTCGCTCTGTGCGATCTTTTCCTGTTTATACGTAGCCATTAAAGATTCGGCAAGTTGTTTTCTTTTACCAGGAATCAGAAGTGACGGCGGAACAGCAGGATCTCCAAAACGTACCCATTGAACAGTAAGACCAGCTTGGGCGCCGGCAGGTATTAACTTACGTGCAACTTCTTTTTCCAGTTCTTCTCTATGATAAAGAAGGTCAAGAACTTCACGGGGGCGAGTAATTTTCTGCATCTTGGGTTCACCCTTTGAATCGGGAATTTCATTACCATCTTTGTCAATTGCAAGATTATACACTGGCTCACCTTCTTTATCAAGGACAGGTTCTTCAACAGTGACAACCTGTGATACAACATTCCGCAGGATTGAACGATAATTGGGAGTAATGATTTTGTTTTCAACAGCTTCTAGACTCCCAACAGATGCAACAACAAACGGTGCATTCTCAGGTGTAACCTGAACTTGGACTCTGGAATCCTGAAATACATCCCATCCTTGAACACGAAGAACAATTGCCATATCGGCGGCATTTTCTGGAGTTATAATTTTTTCTTCATGAGGAGATTGAACAATCTTTCCATCATCCCCAATTGTCAAATCAATCCATTTTCGAGTATACCCACCAATATATTTCCAGGTTTGAACTCTGGTATCAACGATTGTAACATCATAGGCTTTCTCATTGAGATAATATTCACCTGCATTATATACATCATTCCAAACACCACGATAACCTTTAGGTACTATGGGAACAGACAGGTCAGTTTGTGTAATACCAGTTGGTAGAATTGGTGGTCCTTTATAATCTTCACCAACATTCGATTTAATAACAGCAACATGACCAGCTGGAACAGGAGTTGATGATCCCTCATATGCTTCAAATAGATAACGATTTATTCTGTATTCACCAGGAGGTAATATGGTCAACTGCGGACCTTTGATACCTTTGGGGACACCATCTTTATTATCATATCCCATAAATATCATTGCGTTAATCATACTACTTAAATCATCCCATTCCGAAGCAATGAATTGACCTTTTGGCATGGGATTTCCATCTTTGGCAACAAGTAGACCATATTTGCCTTGTTCAACTCTAAGTATTGGTAATTCTTCAATATCATGTGTAACCCGTATGAAAGGAATTAAATGAAAACCAGGAGCTAGAATTTTTGCCTGGGGTCCTTTTTCATTTATATTAGCAATAATTCGCCCAGACGGCATCTGATTTCCGAAATAAATACGTTTGAGATGACCAACACTGTTCGAATCAATAATAAGGCAACTGGTTGCCAAAAACGCTGTAAATGCAATACCAATTGCTGAACCACGAATCGTCAAACGAATCCACTTATTATTACTATCCCTATCTGGAAACAAGTGAGGCACAGTAAAAGCTACAATAATACATATAACGATTAGAAACAAAAGTACCATTTTTTTAAATCTCCTTTTTTAAAATATAAATAGATCGACATTAATAACACAAACGTTTATAAAGACACCTCCTTTCATATAGTAATTTATTATTTGCATTTCATATCATTATAACCGCATCCTTCTATTCTATGAACTTCTTTATGACAATCTTTACATAAAGTAATTACTTTATCAAGATCAGCACTTTCAAGAGGTTCCCATCTAATTCCTTCTATATGATGACAATGTAACCCAACCTCCAACTTATCTTGATGTTTATTACATCTTTGACAAGTATAATTATCAAGTTCAAATCTCATTTGACGAAGTTCAGGTTGAACTTCTCTGGATGTAGCTGGTTTATACTCTTTAGGATAATATTGTTGATTATATATTGAGCATTCTGTTTTACATTTCTCCGAGCAGTAAAATCTATGTTCTCCAAAGCCAATGGAATTTATAGATCTTATTCTGTCAATAACGGTATGCAACTTTGGTATAAACCATTTACCACAATAAACACATCTAACCTCTAGTATATTTTGATCGTTTATACATCTTCGACATTTTTCAATAAACGATAATTGTGGGTTGTATGTATCATATTTTGGGATATTAATTTTATTATACCCTCCTTTCCAGTTATTATTACCAGAACTCATCTGTGTTTTTTTCATTTTATTACTCATTATTTCTTTAGTTTTCAAAGAACGTTTTTTTCCAAGGTTTTTACCTTTTGTATTTTTACTGTTTATTTTTTTCATAGCTGGGCAAGAGTTATGACTTTTACTACAACACCATTTACCATTTTTTAACTGATAAATTGCTTTTTGATTGCAACCGTAATTACATAATGGCATATTGCAATCCTTTATCTTTTATCTGGTAACCACATCCACCATCTATCTCCGAAACCTGGTGCACTGAGAGCATACCACTTTGTAGTATCCAGTAATGTCCCTTTATTATAAGTGTGCCAATGACCGAAAAACCATAAATCAGGTTTGTACATATCCCATAATGAAGATAGAGCTTGATTTGATGGTTCGTGTGTTTTTTCTGGATAAAATTTAATCAATTGTGGTACTAACTCACTTGGGCACGTATGAGTTATAAATATATCGATCTTGACATCTGGGAGATCTACTAAATCTGCTTGTGTAATAATTTCTTCGGGAAACCAAGTAATACCAATAGTTCTCATATGTTGATCAATTGACCAAGCACCCCCCATAAACATTATGGTTCGACCATCAGGTAATGTATAAATTGAACCTCTTGGCATATAAATAATTCCGGGTTCCAGTTCATCACTTTCTCTATTCTTTAACGACCAATGATCTTCATGATTTCCATCACACCATAATAATTTTTCTGCCCCTTGAAGTTTTATAGATGAAAGCGGAACACTCCAGCTTACCTTTGGCCAATATCCAAAGTCACCACAACATATAATAAGTTCTGGTTTCCTTCGGTTTATAAGTTCATTTAATTGACTAAAATTATTATGAACATCACCTGTTATTAGAACTTTCATAATAGACTCCTTATTGTCATTAAAAGTTTACCCAACTGATTTTGACCAATTATTTTTTTACATTTTTTACATTTACAATCACCCCAATAATTATCATGCCAATAGTTTCCTTCTATAAGTTTAGCATCCCCAGTTGATAAAATAAATTCTTTAAATTGATTTTGACTGAACTTTTGAAGTAAAAAATTTTTCATTCTTGCTATTTTAATAAGATCCCAATCCTTTCTTAAATAAATTTTTCTTCCCATTAGTTTTGCTTTTCCAGCTTGGCCAGATTTAAGTTTGGAAATTTTATACCAGAATTCAGGCTTAATACTTTTACTGGCAACGAAGGCATGTTCAACAGTTGGGAAGTTGATATTATTGAATTTTATAATAACGGGATAAAAATTACTAAGTTGTTCATATTCATTCGCAAATCTATCAATTACTTTTAATTCTTGCATTATCAAGTTCCTTCCTTACAGACACGACATTATTTGATAAATCAACATATGTTTGAAACCAATCATCTTCAATTAAATGTGTTGATGAAAAATGATGTAATGTTGCCTGATTAGTTGCTGCTGCTAATCTAAGACCATACATTTCGACTATAATTGAACGACAATTATACATCATAGATGCTTCTTTTAATGTTGTTTTAAATACTTTATCAACACTCATGAGTGTAGCATTTTGTATATTTTTAATATCTTTATGATGAAAATATATAGGTCCATATTTTAAGAAAACTTTACCTCTTTTATTTAAACTGGCAGTCATTGGGTAAACTGCAACTCCTATAATATAATGATGAGGAATTTTTGGATCTGCTTTTAGTTCTGTTAAATTATACATTAAACACCTCTATTTTTTAGAACAAAATTTAAATAAACAATGAATATTTTAAATAAGGAGAATACTATGAATGAATATCCATATCCATTATTTGATGAAAAGGGTAAAGTCAATTGCCAAATATGTGGTAAACCATTTCTTGTAATATCGCCAAAACATTTACAAAAACATAATGTAAAACATGCTGATTATGTAAACAGATTTCCAAATGCTCCTTTATCAAATAAAGAATTTGCAGCTCGTGGAAAGTATGGTAAAATCAATAACGATATGTTTATACAATCTGAAAGTGAACCAGTAATTGGTGAGCATATTCTTGTTACTGAACCAGAAATAGAGGAAATGGACGACATTGAAAAGTTCATTAAAACTGAAATGAAATCCACAAATCCTATGAAAGCAATGAAAAATAAATTGCGAGATCATTTAAGACTTTACTTTTCAAACATCAAAGTTGATTACTTGATTAGACAGTTTGGAACTGATAAGAAATTAAAGTATGAGTTTATAACTGATTTTTGTGATCCAATATTAAAGGTTGTAATTCAATTTCCAGATACCTTTTGGCACAACCATGATATGGCGATTGATCTTAATAAAACAATAAAATTAAATAAATATGGATGGAAAGTTTATGAGATTCATTCTAACAACCCTTCGTTTGAAAAAATTGACAAAATACTAGGAAAATGTAACTAATGTGTTTTAATATTTAGAACAAATAACTAATAAATTACTAATCAATTATATAGTAAAGTTAATAAAAATGTTACGGGGCACTACGAATGGGTGGTGCCCCATTTTCCCACCTAAAAAACCTACCTAAAAAAATAATACAAAGAATGTGGTTCTCTTTGTTATTAATATATATAGATTCTATTAATAAAACCAATTATGCATCTCGCAAAAAATAATCTAATTAGACTATAAGTTTAGAACAAAAAATAAATAAATAGAGGTTAGATTATATATGGTTTATAAGCATTCCGAATCAACAAAACAAAAAATAAGTGATTCTTTGAAAGGTAAAAAACTTTCGATAGAAACGAGAAATAAAAAGAGTAAAGCTTTAAAGGGAAAAACATATGAAGATCTTTGCGGAAGGGAGAAAGCTATTGAACGGAAAAATAAATTAAGCGAATCCTTAAAAGGAGAAAATAATCCGATGTATGGCAGACATCTTTCTGATGATGCTAAAATAAAAATCAGTAAATATAATACAGGCAAAAAACTTTCCGAAGAAACAAAACAAAAAATAAGTAAAAAACTTTATGGTATTCAATCACATAATAAATATACAATCCAAAAAATAAAAAATAAATATCCATTTTTTTCAAAAATAGAAGAAATGAGATATAAACCAGACGAAAAAGAAATACAAGTTCATTGTAAAAATCATAATTGTACAAATTCTAAGGAACAAGGTGGTTGGTTTACACCGAGTAGATATCAACTATCAGAAAGAATACGTCAACTTGAAAATGATGATGGTAATGGCGGTAGTTATTTTTATTGTTCTGATGAATGTAAAAACAATTGTCCCTTATATGGATTACAATCGGATCCATTTAAAGCAAATAATAAATTATATACAGATTCAGAATATCAAACTTTCAGAGAATTTGTTTTAAAAAGAGATAATTATAAATGTCAATATTGTGGTAAAAAAGCAGAACATATACATCATGAAAAACCACAAAAAATAGAACCATTTTTTGCGCTTGATCCAGATTTAGCATGGTCTGTATGTAAAAAGTGTCATTATAAGTACGGTCATAGAGATGAATGTTCAACTGGTAAATTAGCAAATATAATTTGTGGATAAAAGGAGATATAATTATGGCAAGCCCTTCGCCAAATCAAGCAAGAGCGGTAGACCCGTTCGCATCGTATAATAGCGATACTGTTAATAAATTTACACGAATGCTTACTTATGGGGAAAATGGTATTGCGACACCTGCATCATGTGATGTAACACTTGATTCAACATCAATCACACAAGTTATTGTTAAAGAGGGTTTCGTTTATATGGACGATGTGTGGTTAAATATTTCCAGTCCGCATATAGTTGATTTTGAAGATCCTGATCATTATTATGATTTCGGTTTAGGTTTTGATCGAGCAGGAGAGTATTATATTGTACTCGAGTATACATTTCAAAAATCGAGACCTGCTCCACACGCTGAAATAAAAATTGTAAAACCAAATCAACGAAGTGCATATATACCTGGAAGGTCATGGTTATTTCTTAAATCTGTTACAGTTGAAGGTGTTGGTCCATTTTATATAACAGGAGTTAGTGACGCTGATCCAGAAAACCTTCAAAATAAACGACAATATATTAGAAGTTATGCTGGTGGCGAAGTTTTCATTCCAACTCATAGTAGAGAAAGAGATCAAGGAAGAATCACTTACGGTGTAGATGATGATAACTTCTTTTTTGGTTTATCAGATAAATGGGTTGCATTAGGTTCAGGTGATACATTTGAAATAAATACAACTGGTTTTAATCTTGGTGAACTTGTTTATGTAAATCAGTTTGGGAATTTAATAAAAGCTGTTTCTACCTTACCAATGTCAACAGCAGACGGTGTTGTTAAAAAAATCGGAACTACAGATGGTCTTGTACAAATGAATGGAAAAATTAATGACGTTAAGGGAGAAGTAGGAGAATCTATTAATATTGGAGACCTTGTTTATTTATCCAAAGTTGATCCTGGTACAGTAACAACACAAAAACCAGCCCCGATTTCACAATTTACAGGTAGATGTGTTGGTGTTGAAGATAGTACTTCATATACAATCTTATTCCATAGAGGTGAACCAACAGGACTTAGTGGTACAAATCTTGCATATACCATACCACAAATATCATTACCATCTGGTGGTGCATGGATTTCAAGTGGTTCATCTTATTATCAAGAAATAGATATCTCAGATTTTGATGAAAAGGGTGTAGTCTTTACAATTTGGGATTCTACAAGTGGAATGGTAATATACCCCGAAAATATCGAATTTGTTTCAAACAATATTGTAAGAATCTGGATGCCTTTTAATACAATTGCATTAGAAGTGTTAATTATAGGTCCTCCTTCCTCAACAATTACATCAAGCAATCTTATAAGCATTACTAATACCTTATCATCTGGTGGTGCATGGTTATCAAGTGGATCTTTATATTATCAGGATATCGATGTCTCAAATATAGAAGATCTGGGATGTTCTGTAACTGTAACGGATACAACATCTAATGAACAAATCACTCCAAGTGGTATTCAATTTGACTCAACTGGTATCCTTAGAATCTGGATGCCAGTAAATACATTAGAATTGGAAGTAACTGCTATCGGTAAAACTTCAACCACACAAAGTACATCTAGTTTAGTAACTATTTTACCAAGTGGTGGTTCATGGGTATTAGATAGTGGTTTATACTATCAAGATATAAATACATCAATATTTAATAATAATGAAATAACTTTTCAGTTTTATGATATTGACACAGATGAAATAGTTATACCATCTGTTGTATTTTCAGTTGGTAATATGAGAATTTGGATGCCAGATAATACACACCAACTAAATGCCACATTAATTGGATAAAGGAGCTTCAATAATATGTCAAGTACTGACACCCTAATGCAAAGGTTCTTAAGAGAACTAAACTCTGAAGAAGTACAGGAAGCGTTTCAATCGCTCGATGTCCTTCTGGATCATCTTGAAAAGAAAAATGATCCGGAGCCATTCGAAATGCATATTGTCGATACTGCATACCAGACAATAGAAAAATTAAAAACTCTTGAAGGAATAATAAAAAATCGTATTATAGAGTCTAGTATGCTAGATGGCAATAAATTGCAAGGATTATATGATAAAACTCTTACCAATATTGGTACCGGAGTTTTATTTGATTAAAAAAGAGATGACAATCAAAGGACAAAAAATGTAATGGCTGATAAAAAAATATCACAACTTAATCCATTACTTACAAGTGCTGCAGGTGACCTCGTTGCCATTGTAGATATAAGTGGCTCAAACGAAACCAAAAGGATTACTGTAAGTAATTTAATGGGCGCTCCGGGACCAATAGGTAACAATATACCAAATACCGGAACATTTACATCTTTAGAATTAACAACTGGCCCACAAGTTGATGAAATTTCAACCGACACAAGTTTAGGACTTAGTAATACTATATTACCAACACAAAAAGCTATTAAGGGATATGTTGATAATAGCATTGCTGGGGTAGTTTCATCAAGTGTGAATCCAATTCATGTGTCAACAGATTCGACAGCCAATGCCGGAGATGTAGTACTTGTTGATACAGTTGGTGGTAATGTATCTATAACAATGATAGAAACCCCGAAAGGAAAAATCATAGTAAAGAAAACAAGTGCAGATTCAAATGAAGTAATTGTAATTCCCAACACAGGAACAATTGATGGAAATTCCTACGCAAGTTTAACAACAGAAAACGAATCTTTATCTATTATTACAGATACAATTAATTTTTATATAGTTTAAAAAAGTATATACTCCTATTTACTAAAAAATAAATAGGTTAGGAGGAAATAAGTAATGAGTTATAATCCTAAATGGAGTTTATTTAATCAAATTTTCAAAGACGATTCGAATATTGAAATAATAGATGAAGGAACTGCTGCTAGTGTTGTTACGCAACTTGATAATAAAGATGTTGCAACATTTAAAGCTGCCGGTCTTAAATTGGCAGATACTGGTACAAGTTCCCGAGTAAGCGAATTTAGTACAGATACAAAAATGGGTGGAGATGGAATTTTTGGTCAAGTAGATGTCGAAGGGGCGGATACGATAGTATCTACACAGAAAGCAGTTAGATCATATGTTGAAGAAATACATGCTGGTATGCAAGAACCAACAGGAGTTCTTGATAGAAGTGAAACTACATATGGTCTTGATACAAGTGGAACAACAACTGTTAAATATTATATTCAACCTACGGGTTCTACAGCAGATTTTTATGCTGCCGGAAAGAAATATGTATTAGATTCGAAAAAGGAAATAGAACTTTCTGATGTTGAGGGGTTACATTATATATATTTTGATGTATCCAATAATATGACTCTTGCCGAAACAACAACGTTTAGTGATAGTATTATTACAAGTCAAGTTTTTGTTTCTGTAATATATTGGGATGCAACTAATAAAGTAGCTTCATATCATGGTGATGAACGACATGGTACTGTGATGGATGGTCAGACTCATCTTAATATCCATAGTTATCGTGGGACTCTTTATGTTTCTGGTCATGCTCTTAGTGATATTGTTGCAGATAGTACATCAGCAGTTAATGCAAATGCACAGTTATCTATTGATTCTGGGTATATATATGATGAAGATATTCCTTTTAATCATGCAGCAGCTTCAGCACCTGCCAATGTACCTATTTGGTATAAAAGCGGCGGTGCTGGTAACTGGAGAAAAATAACAGCAACAAATTTTCCAATTACTACAACAGGAACTGGTAGAGCAGCATGGAATGAATATACTGGTGGTACATGGCAATTATCAGAAGCTGGTGATGGAAATTTTGTTCTTGTTCATATTTTTGTTACAAATGATTCAAGTATGCCTTATATCTCTGTTGTTGGCCAGGATGAATATACTACAATTCAAGAAGCAAGAATTGGAGCAACGGAAGAATTAACTACACTTGTTAAATCTGGTTTACCATTTTTAGAATTTGTTGCACTTGGTACTGTTATTTATGAAACTGACAATACATTTGCAAATACAGTAAAATCTATTATTAGAACAACAGATGAAAATGATACATATGTAGATTGGAGAACGTCAAATATTAGTCCAGCTGCCAGTTCAACTACTGATCATGGTGCTCTATCAGGTTTGGGGAATGATGATCATACCCAATATCTAAGAGTTGACGGTTCTAGAGCTGCAACTGGTGCATATACATTTGAAGCAGGCGTTCAAATTACAGGTGGAAACTTTGGGTTGCCATTTGGAGTGGATGTAAATGAAATTTCAAATGATTCTACATCTTCAGATACAGATCAGTTATTAACTGCAAGTGCAATTCAAAATGCAATTGTTGATGCAACTCTTGTTGGTACATCTGGAACATCAGGTAGTTCAGGTAGTTCAGGTTCAAGCGGTACTTCTGGTAGTTCAGGAACCAGTGGTAGTTCAGGTTCAAGTGGTACATCAGGTTCTTCAGGTTCAAGTGGTACATCTGGTAGTTCAGGAAGTAGTGGTACGTCAGGAACATCTGGATCGTCAGGAACTAGTGGAACTAGTGGTACATCTGGTAGTTCAGGAACTAGTGGTACTTCTGGTACAAGTGGTTCGTCAGGAACATCAGGAACTAGTGG